TTATCTTTCCATTGATTCCTTAGTTATTCTAGCTAATCCTTCACTGAATGATATTCTAACATCTTCAGGAATTCCTTCGAATTCAATAGACAAAGGTTTTGATGTACCTGGAATACTATCTAAAATAATATACTCAGATTGAGATTTATTATCTTTCTTATACATCTCTAACCATTCGTTAAAACAGTTACTGATGCTTGGATTAGGTACTTTATAAAACTCTTCAGGTGTTACTAAGACTGGTACCATTTTAGCTACATAATCGTAATCTTCAAGAACACGCAATGCAAAGTAGTAGGCATACCAATATGCCGATAGAAAACTTTTATCTTATTCTCTGGGATATTTCTTAATCAAAAACTGATTGATAGGATTTAACCTAAATAATTCAGCATGTGAATATTCAGGATAATCTGAAACTGTTTCAAACATAACATTTCCTTTATAAAAAATTAGCTATTAAATCTAAATAGAGAAAGAGGTAACTCTTTCTCTATCACTATTCTTTCTTAGTGTTCAGCAATCAATCTTAAATCATCAGGGTAGAATTCAAATTTTTCACCCTCATGGATTGACCAACCTTCTGTTTGTACGTACTCTTTATTTTCAGTATCGTACGCCAGTATTTCTTTAAAAAATTCTATATAAAGACAGACACCCTCATCGTCTTCTTCTTCTAGAACTACATTAACAATACTGTAACTTTTAAACTTCTCGATAATCTCTTTTATACGAGATTTTTCTAATGTATCTGTATACACTCTCATTTTTTAGTTTCCTTTATAAAAAATACTAGGGTAGAATTAACTATCCTAGTGTATATTAATTAAAACAAGATGTTAAGAATAAATTTAGAAATAACGGGTTTGCCCTTGTTATTAGCAAAGATAGGAACTAATTCAACAGGTGTTTCACGTAAATCATTATACAAACTAGGGTTAAGTTTAGTTGCATCAATGTATTTACCAGGTGATGTGAAACGGAAATCCTTAATTAATTTAATCACTTCATTGTATACAGTACGGTTTCTTCCATTTCTGCTAATATTAGCAAAACACTTAGTTTCACCATTAATATCATTACGATCAACATTGATAGCAATTGCTAACACATTGCCAATTTTAAATGGTTCAATGTCATTCATTGGATCAGTAAATTCACGAATGGAAAGATTTTTATCTCCTTTATAATAAACAGGAATAGATAACTTCTCACTGTTCTTAAATAACTTATCATCTAAAATGAAATCATTGAAATTAATAAATTTATCACCATATTTAATCTTAACATTACAAATAGCTAAACCATTAAGTTTAATAGGTGACATATGATTCTTTTTAGAATTACTGTTAGAAACGAGACTATAGAAAAGTTTTGTCTTTACTTTATCAATAAAGATTTTAAAATTCTCTTCGTCTTTAATTTGGTAATAGTCGATAATGAAATCTTTAAGACAAGCGGAATATACATTTTCTTTTACTGAATCTGGTGATAATCTAACCATCAGATAACAAAGGTCGTTAACATCTAATTTAAAGAAAATCTTATGTAAAATCCATTTTACCTCATCTGTTAAGCCATTATCACCATTAAGGTGGTTTACCCAGTTATCGGCAAACTTAATTTGTAAAGTAGATTTAACATCGTCTTCCTCGAAAAACTTTTTGTTTTTCCAATGAGATAATGTAATACCTTTAGGAGACTTATCAATCGTGGTAAATAAGAAGTCAGCTAATTTAGCTGCTTCAATTACCAAAACAGTTTTCTTTTCTTCGTTTAATGTTGACATCTTAAAGTCCTTTTCAAAAATAAATTAAATATACTAACGATTTTTTATAGTAGCTCGTTACCTACTTTAATTAAGATAGGGAGAGTTCTCCTTATCTTAATATACCGTATAATTATACTACCAATTTAAACAACAACATTTTCAAAACCTTTTTATCTTCTTCGGTTTCAAAAATTGGAGTTAGTTTCACAACACTGTCTTTATGGGTAATTGTTGTAGTATCCTTTCTATAGTACATTTTAACCTTACCAAGCTTTTCAAGTTCATCGTAGTGGTTATTGAAATTCAGATATGCTAAACTCACGATGTCTGGTTTAAATTTAGTACCTATATACACATCATCTCGAACCACAGTCATTGAAACAAAACCATTAGATACCCCAATCTTATGTTTACTTAACTCTTCTTCAGGTAAATTAGTAAATACACTAATATCTCCTAGTTGTTCAGTATAGTAATACACTGGTACTTCTTTATTTAATATATCTACATCTTCATTAGAGAAAAAATGGTTAAAACCATCTACATCTTCAACTGGGATATTTTTAAGATGTTGTCTATCGCTAATGCCTTTACTAGAATGGGATGATCTCATTGTATAACTATAAGTTTCTCTGAAAACATTGTTTAAGAATACAATGAATTCCTCTTTTGTTTCAATTTCGTAAAAGCTACGTAAGAAATCCTTAAAAGCAACTACATCATCGTAATGTTGAGGGTGAATTCTATTTGGGTTTTGGATATACCAAAAGAATAAAGGGATGTATGTGATACTCTGCTTTTTAAAAAGTTTATCTACATTTTTTACCCAATCTTTATTTTCCGTTTCTTTTACTTGCTCTAAATAATTAATCCAATCTATCGTTAGTTTAGTAATGGTACTTAATAACGGTGCGCCATTAATACCTTTCACAAGATTTGGTAATTCATCTTTATGGATATAATTATCATATAGCGTTGATGCTATAGCTTTTCTTCTTGTGATTTCTGACAACACAATAGCGATACGTTTATAACCTAACTCTTTAGTAGTTTTAGCCATTTTAATTTCCTTTTCGGTTAAATATAAAATAAGAAGTTTATTTAAAGTAGTCTTCTTTCACTACTCATTTAAATAATATATGTCTAATAAAAATTAAGATAGAGGGAATTATCCCTCTATCTTAATTAGCTTACATTAAAGTTCCATATCTAAATCACCATCTTGAATTTGAGTATCGACTTGGCTTACAAGATAAGAAGAAATTTCTACTTCTTGCGGTGCTACTTGAACATTATCTGAAGTCAACCATGCGTTAATCCAAGGAATAGGATTATGTTTTACATTTGGGAAAATGGGGTCTAATCCTACTGCTCTCATTCGGTGATTAGTAATGTACTCAACATATTGGCAAAGAATAGCTTCATTCAAACCAATCATGCTACCATCTTTAAATAGATACTTAGCCCAATCTTTTTCTTGTTGAGCTGCTTCTTTAAAGATGTTAATACATTCTTCTTTGGTTTCTTCAGCAATCTCTTTCCACTCTTTGCCTTCAGCACCAGAGGCCAGAGTATTGATAATATGTTGCGTTACAGTTAAATGAAGTGCTTCATCCGAAGCTGTCCACTACGGTCGTTAATCGTAGCCGGTGTGCTTAAGACACCCGCCCAATATCACTACTGGGGTCAGACTATATCACGATCTATTGTTAAAATAGACCCTCTGCGTTTGGCGGACTAAACAATTGTCCACTACCCTACTCTCTCTAATAATTAATTAGGATTTCGATAGTCGTTAGAGTTGGTCAGTTTAAATATTATAATATAAACGTCTTTACTACGGGATTGTCTATTATAGGTATAATAGAGTTTCCCCGTTTAGCAGAGTTATTCGACTACCATCACTGGTAGAAGCCGCAATGAAGTTTACGGGAAATTAATTTAATGATTTTAGCATTGCCTTCCATGAGTTTACGTTCGGCAAAACTAAAGCTACCGTTACATTTAATATGGGTCGTTAGGCCACATAATACCTACTTTGAGGTATTCCCTATCTTTCGATAGGATACTAGACTATATCACCATCTTCGACATTACTCGCTAAGACTCCCTACTAATTAGTAAGAAGGATACATAGAGGTTTTTCAACCACTGTATCTGCTCTCTATTTGGAACTCACTTGAGTCCTACGTCTTTCGACTAGTCGTTGGAGTTTCTACTTTTATATAATAAAAGTAGCTTACCTGCTGATTGCCCAATCTTATTTATTTTCAAACATTCACGCTTGTCGTCACCGACTACGTTGTAGTTAAATAAGCTCTAAGGGTTTCCCAGCAATTAAGAGAGTTTATTATCTTATTATTTCTAATAAGCTGCGCATAAAGAGTTTACGCAAAAGATACATAGAAACGAATAGCTTCAAGTACATTCACCACAAACATGCAAAGATAAATTTTCTTCATCAATTCATGTTTAGTAATTTCAATACGGTGATGGGTCTGCATTAATCCATCTTTGTCTTGTTTCTTAATTTCGAATACACCTTCTCCTAGGAGATTATAGTATTGAGAGTATTCAATCAAATCATCGTAGTATTGAGAAATTGAAGTAGCTCGCTTCTTAATTTCCTCGTTTACTACAATACTATCAAACTCTTCACTAGGGTCTATCAGTACATTACGCATGATATACGTATAAGAGTAAGAATGAACCCCTTCCATGGCGGTCCACCATATAGTCCAGTGTTCTAATTCAGGAATAGAAATCAAAGGAAGGAATGCAATAGACGGACTTCTGCCTTGCAAACTATCCAAAAGCGATTGATAATCCAGATTACGTAGGAAAATATGCTTCTCATGCTCTGGTAAACCATCAAAATCGATACGGTCTTTTGATAAATCTACTTCCTCAGGACGCCAGAAGAACGACTTTTGTTTCTCTGTTAAATCGTTATATACCTGATATTTAGATTTATCGTATCGTTGTAAATTAATAGGTTGACCTAAGAACATTGCTTCTTTAGTGGCATCATTAGGTGTTTGATTAAATACTGAAAATCGTTGTTTTACTTGTTCACTCATTGTTTATTCCTTCTCATTATCTTGCTGTTGATTTTGTTCAGCTTCTTCGCCAAAACGAGGCAATACTTCTTCTACTACTGTACCCATTTTAATTTCCTTTCGTTGTTTATTTAAGGATATTTTTTACCATATGTCTGAATTCTGCTTCTAACATTGGTAATACCATAATCTTACCTCGCCAACCTTCAATATTAAACATAGTGCGTGGTAATAGACCATAAATTATTGTATGGTATGTATAGCCTAATGGTTCACGTGTCAGTAAACCTTTACTAATACCATGTACATTACACTCTGATAAAGAAGAATCAAAAACATGGATAAAATAGTGTCCATTGCAGTTCTTATATTCAGTATTATATTCAGCTGTTATACTATATTTGCCTATCTCTTCGTATAGTTCTTTAGTATCACTATTGAATTTAAAACACTGTAATCCTCCATTGTCTAAAAGACAATCTAAATCTTCTTTAAACCCTTTAAATAAGAAAGGATTGACACCAGTATTTAAAACAAGCTGAATTTTCTTACCGTCTAATTTGAAGTATTTATCACTTGGTCCTAATAATACATCCGCTAGTTCGAAATATACCAAATCACTATTGTCACTATCCTTGTACGCATTATAATAACTATAACACAATTGTTCTAAGAAGATATCTTTTTCTCCTGTAAATAAAGGAATACCTAGCCGATGTGCAAAGATGTAGAAGAACTGAATACCAGTACTATCTGAACTGTCTATGTCTTTAATTAATGTAGAAAATTGTCTTTCTGGTTCAATATTCATTATTCTTAAATAAAGAACAAACTCAACCAATGCGTAACATGCATTATATAAATCACATTCTTTAGGAACAAAGAACTTATATTTAGCACTACAGTCATTGATAATATTGATAACCATTCTGGCTATAAGATATGCATTTACGATACGGTTATCAATCTCATTTGGAGTATGTTTGATATCTAGTTGGCTAATACAGTATTTATTATATCCTAATTCGTATGTTTCTAAATTAAGATTGTTAATAGATACCTCAAATACTCTATCGTTAAGGTCATCTGGATTATATACCTTACCGTCTTTATTAGTTACTGTTAATTTAAATAAATCTGGGAATCCTTTTGTATAAAAGCTAGATTTATCAATTTCAGTAAATAACTTATTGTCTTTTGTTGTATTATCTAAAACAATATTAGACAATTCATTGATTTTCTCAATAAGTGTTTCTCTAGGTACTGTTGTACCCCAGTTAAATACCTTTTCCATTTTGATTTCCTTTCGTTTTAAAACATAAAAAAGTCTTTAATTGTATTTGGTTGGATATTTAATCTAATATTAATGGTTTCATTACCAGCTAGATATTTAATAGCTATCTCGGGGATAAGTCTAATCCTATTAGTATAATCTATTCCTGTTTTATAATACGTAAATCCAAGGACATTAGATTTCTTAATAAATACTACTTCATCTATCAGAGAAAGCGTTTTTGATGTATTTACTTGTAAAGTTCGACCAGTATGAGAATGATGTGTTATTATCTTGACTGAACCATTATATCTGTCAATTGGGTCGTCTAACAATGTAATTGGTATAATGTTATTGATAACTACTTTATCTACAAACTTCATTAGTTCTCTTAAGTCAGATTCCATTGTATAAAAATACTCTGACTCTGATTTATTAAAACCTAATCTAGAAGCATTATTCAGATAAGACGAAATCTCATCGGAATTAATTTTTAAAATGTAATCACCTAAACACACAAAACTCTCTTGTTTACAACTGGTATTAAGTTTATGGTAATTAGAATCTTTCTTTAGATAGTATTCTATCCTACTAGACTTAAGATTACTCACACTCAATAGTTGACCAATATTACTTAGTTGATTATTATCTAAGTTATATCTGATTATTTTACTCCATGTTTTACATGTTATGTTAGCGATAGTAAAAACGATATTGTTAGCTGTCCATTTCAAAAGTGCTTTAATCTTTTCAGAAATCCCATTGCGATACAAATCACGAATAGAATATTTTAGACTTTCTAATTCTTTAATAAAAATAAAAATACCAGAGAATTCACCAAATACATTATCTACCTCAAGAAGATAATCATCTGTATAAGTAAATTCATTTTCTTTACCTAGTAATTTATTTACTTTAACTGTAGGAATCTTAAAGCCTGGATTTTCCTCAATAACGATGTCAGATGCAACATCTTGATTAGGGTCGGTATTTGTATTTAAATACTCGACTAAATCTTTTAATTCATGTAGCATTTTAGTATTGTAGTCTGATATATCAGATTCTGTAAATTCGACTAATTTACCTTCTACTATACTTTTTTCAATTGACATAAGTTTGAATAACTTAGTGTTATTTAATTTTTCTAAGAAAGTATTTTCCATTTCGTTACTCCATTTAAATTAAAAAAATAAAGGTAAGTATACACTGGATTAATCCAGTGTATACTCACTTAATCCATAATATTTTCAACTACTATATTTTTAATCAGCAAGAGCTAATTCGTATACAGTACACGGTAGTTCGATATTATCCTCACCTTTTATTTCAACTACAGTAAGAGGTAAATCACCTGGATAGGTATTCTCTTTCTCACTGTATAGTTTTAAAAGATTATCAGGAATAAAGTAATGCAATACACCTGCCGAATGGTTTAAGATAATTTTAGTACCATTTTTCTTTTTACTATATTTGATAATCAGTGCTCTTTCATTATCATTTAGTAGAAAGTCACGTACATTGGTATCAAAACCAACCACTGTATTTCTACTACCGTCTCTTATTAGTTGATTTTGTTTAAATACCATATTAACTAAAATAGATCGAATTTGCTCTTCTTTCTTATCTTTAAAGGATAAATTAAATACCAAATTATCTTTAATAGTATTAATGGTAAATGTAACAGTTTTATGGTTTTCCGGATTGATATCTAATTTAATAAAATCACCTATTACAGAAGGGATACTTACATTAAATAATCTTTTAATCCTATAATCACTATCATCGTCAATACTATTAATATCAGCTAGTTCTAACTCAAACGTAGTGAGGTAGAACATAACACAGATATTGATAAACTTCCTATAATACTCTAGTCGTTCTAACTTATCACTCTTATTACCTTCGTACATTAAAACAGACAAATCTGCTTCATCAGGAGCATGGTTGTAATATTCACCATATACTGCTAATGCATACAGAAATACCTTTCTAAGATGTTCGTAGTCAATATGCTCGATAACTAATTTATCGAATGATTGTAACAATTTAATATTTACTTTAGCGCTTGTAAGATATTCGTATTTACCTTCTTTAGTAAATAACCCCATTCGCTCTTGTAACTTATTAATATAGAGACAAGTTTCGTGTTTAAAGTAATAATCAAATTCTAATTCAAATTCTTTAGAATCAGAAATCTTCTTATAGTCTTTAGAAATTTCAAGGAACATTTCCTTGATGATTTCATTAATCTTGTCATTTTGTTTTGTATAAATAAGCATTTTGGTTTCCTTTAAATAAGTTAAGAAATAGTGAGAGATATTTAGATATCTCTCACTGTAATGATATATGTTTATTTAGTGTTTAAAAAAGGAATATCGGACATTCTACACATTAATTTAATTTCCTGATTATAAGAAAAGTTTTTAATAATGGTATAGATAATTCCATTTTCATTTACTTCTGTTGCTTCTATATTGTTATCTGGTATACAATATATTTTAGGATTTACTAAGTCGTTTACTCAGATAAACCAATCGTCTACTTTATTGATAAACTCTATATAAGGACTAGGTTCATATCGATCTCTTAGATTCCTAATGTCTGTATTTAAATGATAATCCTCTCCAATAACACCTAACTTAGGATTAAGTTTTTGTAGCTTGGAGTCAAGTTTCCTTTTATCTTTAGCTATAGTTTTCAACTGATTAAGAAAAATAGTTTCTTTATTACTATTTAAATCTAATTCAATTTCAAATGCTTTTTCTTTAGTTAAAAAATCATCATTAGATAAAGAAAATAGAAGACCATATTTAGATAGAATAAACTTACAACTTAGTTTATTATCTACTATATCGGTAACGTGAAATCTTAACTCATAACGACCTGCGAATTTTTCTACATCAAAGAAATCTAATCCAAATAAATCTCTAATAGTATACTTACCATCATTCTCTTTAGGTAATGTATTTTTATTTGTAAGGTTATCTAGTAAGGTAACCAGCTTATCTTTAAGTGCTTCAAACCTATTTAAAAGACAATATAGTAAACAATTTAATTTAAACTCTGCAACTTCATCAAAATAGTTGTCTATAACCGTATCATGTAATGCTAATGGATTATCAAAATCCAATTCTAAGATTAACAGAAATCCTAAGTTTAACAATATTTCTTCTCTAAATTGTTCCAGTTCATTACCATAGAGTGTTAAATACTTAGTTAATTCAGATAAGCCAATATTAGACATATTGACATATTTTCTATAGGTACTTGGTTTAATAAAAGAGAATATTCTAGGGAGTTTAGTTTTAATGGTTTCGTCAATATAGTCACGATACATCTCTATATGGTATACACCAGGGTGATTAGGTGCTTCCATTAACCTTAGATAACTACTATATTCTTTTAAATAGTTATCTCTAATTTTAGTAATTACTTTTGAACTATTCAGTAAGTCTACCAATATATTGGTAGAATCTTTTGTATGTTTAATTTCTTTACAAATCATTTCGTGCTCCTTAAGTGTTAATTTAAAATAAAGAGATATGGTGTAACCCATATCTCTTTATTAGTTATATTAATTTTGAAGATCGATAACACATGTACCGATAAATGCTACAAAAGCCAGTACCAATGACGATACCATTGTAATATTTGCTATCAATTCCATCTTAAATCCTTTTATGGTAGTTTACAAATAATAGTCCAAACTATCCCTATTACTAAAACCAATAGGATACTAAGTGTGAAATTAATCATTATACCGTATTCCAATTTAGTGTCCTTTTCTAAATATACTTGTAAGATAAATTCATATCACCTGTCCAAGTATAAATATTTTCTAATAGGTTAGCTCGATAGTATTTATCTAAAGCTTCATCAACTGTATCTGTGGTAATGATTTTATCTGGTAGGGTTGATTCACTTTCAGATGTACATATGTTGTGTAATACTGAGAAAAATACATATTTAACAATTAACTCGATACTCTCTCTATCAATCACATGATCTGGTAAGGCTTCTACTTTCTTCCTTAACTCAGTCATGTAATCAGCATAAGATAATTTATCACGCCAATTCTCACCTCTAAACATTAAAGCATTTTTATCAGATACTTTATTTTTATACTTGTGTTCAGTATATTTATCATCTGTTATAAGACTATAGAAATCTGATAATGGAATATTGTGCGTATTTCCATTTTTATCTTTAGTTTTAGTTAAGATAAAGAATGTTTTAAATTCATCATCTTGAGTAATATTAAGTTTAGTCTTTAATTGTTTTAATGCACTTCCTTTTAATACACCATAGTGTAAATTACTCAAAGCAGACATTTTAACAATATCAAACATTGCATTAAGTAGTGTTTTATACTTGTGTTGTTCTACAGAATAGCGACTATTGAATTCTCGCATAAACCAAGTATAACCATTCTTTAGATTATCTAATTCTTCACTTGGTGGTTCTAGATACGTACCTTTAACTGGTTCAAATAAACTCCAAATATTAGCCATATAACCAACATCTTCTACAAAACCCCATCGAACATGGAATCTATTGTTAAGTTGATTTTCATTTAACATAGTCATTCCTATATTTTTATTGGCTATGTTTAAACTATCTCCACTATAACAATATAGTTCTTTAGACAATAAAGTAAAATTAAAACTATAACGTTCAGTATCCATTAATCTTACTTGATTCTCATTTAATGCATTACCACAACAGAATATTGGAAAGAAAATATCACCAGTTTGTTGCGTAGGGGATAAAGATACTAAATTACTAATTTTACGACTTAATGAATTAAAGATATATTCACCGATATCTCTATTCGTAATCTCATTGTCTGTACTAATACGAATACCTGCATCTCGATTAGTATAATCTACTGCTTTAAACCAAGGATTAGGATAAGTAATACTAGAACTAGATAAGTAACCACCACTAAATCTTGCAATATCTATATAAACTTTCAGTAGTTCTTTTAGTTTCTTTACCTGATTGATAAATATTCTGTTCTCTACAGACCTTTGTACATCAGAATCAGCTGTACCAAAACCATACCATGCTAAATAGGTACTAGAAATATATACTGCTACTTTACAGAATGCAATATTAAGTTTATCCCAAGCACCATTCTTTTTAATATAAATATTGTTTGGAACATAATCTACCAATACACCATCTCTATTTGCTATCTTATTTGGACGAGCTAGTCTTGTATCTACTTTGGACTTATCTACTTTAGGATTACTATTTTTAAATTCTTTAACTTTCTCTAATACCTTATCTCTAAATTGAGTATAAGACATTTTAAGAGGGTCGAAGTAACTAAAATAAATAATAGGATTACAAGTAATAACTAAGTCATCCATGTTATCAATAATACCATCAGGCATTGTTCTTTCTGACTTACAATATACATTGTTAATCGCACTATTAGTATTTAATAGTTTAACTAAGTCAAAAAACTCCGGAGTATACTCTATAGCTGGTTTAGTCTTATTATCTTCTAATCTATTTTTATAAGTCGGTAAATCTTGTTTAAATTGTTCATTAATTGGGAATAGCATTGAATTAACTCTAAACCCAAATTCTTTAACAGAATCTCGATAACTAGGTTTTAATTTAGTAGAGTCTGTTATCCAACCTTGAGAAATAGCTTCTTCTTTAATCTTATAATCTGCAAAGTTATATCCAAAGAACGAAATAGGAGCATAAGGTGCTAAACTACCTGCACCTTGAATACCAATGTTTTTATAAATAAGAGGTTCGTAAATTTGTTCACTAATTGAAATAATATCCCTATTGCGTTCAAAGTTTAAGTCTTCGTAATTATTAATATTAAAATCATTTGCTCTGTGTATATAGTTATTTAGATATATCCTTAATAGTTTTGGTAAAACTTCTTTAGATATTCTTTTACCATATTCAATTTGTTCTGCTACAGTATTTATTACAGGCGTAGGTTCTTTAGTAAATGCTATAATAAAATCTTGAGCTTCTTTATCGTAAGGGCTATCTACTTTTAATCTAAGCTGTTCGTTAATATAACTCCTAGCATCTTGTCTTCTGTGAAAGTTTTTTTCGTATACTGTTTGTAATATATTGTTTTCACCAATAATCATTTTATATTCCTTTATTAACTATTAACTATCACAATATTAATTAAAAAAAAAAGAGTAATTACAGAGGTAGGAATTCCTACCTCTGTAATCTATTTAGTGAATATTACTTGACGCCAGTGGAAATGAAGTTTCTTATTAAACCGTTTAACAGTAATTGAATCTTCATTAAATCCAATTACTTCACCTTCTTCAAATAAACTTTGTTTGCCATTAAAGTAAGGATACAATACTTTCTGACCAATTGAGATATTGTTAAAGATTTGTTTCTGTTCTTTATCTTTGGTGGCATCTACAATAAGTAGTTTGTAGAAATACCAAGCTATCATTGGGTCGGCTGATACAAACCAAGGCACTTCATTATCGGCGTAATGTTTAACTTGCAAATTAAGCCAGGCACATGTACTAAACCAAGAATCCTTATCATTAATCTCATGGATAGACTGGATATGCGTTCCTTCTTTAGTACGGTGTTTGTAATCGTAAATCTTTTTAAATAAATCGGAAATATAACCTACATTTACACCTTTATGAATAAATGCAAATAACTTAAATACTTCTTCCTTACCAAATACGTCTACTTTAAAATCACATGTTTTAAATTCGTATTCACCGACATGTTCACGCAGGAATTTGAAAGTATCGCCTACGGCACCGAATTCATATTCAGCCGAACCCATATAGTCTAGACGAAAGAAAGTGGATAAACCATAATCTCTTTCAAAATTCTCTTTATGTCTTTTACTAATACGTTGAATGTAATAGTTTTGATTTTCGTTTAAATTAATCATTTTTTAGTTTCCTTTATATAAAAATAATACTACTAGAGTGGATATAAATCCACTCTAGTAGCTTACTTCAATTAACCACGAATACGTTTAGTAGTAGGTTGTGCTGGTACTTCACGTACAATCACTTCGCGTACTACTTCATGTACCACTTCTTTAGTTTGTACAGGTACTCGTACACCACCGAATACATAGGAGAGACCCAGACCCAAACCAATATTACGGCGAGTGTCTACGTTGATACCTGCTTTAGATACCCATTTACCAGAATTGGAAATATGGGAAACACCTACCGCAGCGGCACCTTCGTTTTTGAAGTAGCCCGCACCTACACCAATCGCAGTTTGACCAGGAGCGTGAGGTTGTGGAATAGCCGCAATGGCGTTAGCACCAGCAATACCAGCACGTGCTTCACGGCGATTGTCGTGAAGCTCTTTACGGATTTCAGCATTGTCACCATGCAAACCATTTACCAGTTTACGCAGCTCAGCGATTTGGTCATCTTGAGCTTCGTTCCAAGTAGTATGTTGGTTGATGGTGTTGTTAATACCTTGGATTGCTTGTGTGTTGCTGTTGATGTGGTTAGCATTAATAGCAATACTGCTTTCATTGGAAGCTACTGCTTCTTTCAGGATTTCAACAGATGCTGCGTTGTCGCTTACTTTAGTAGCAACAGAATAGAGTTGAGAACCATTGATAGCGTCAGTAGATTCAGCAGTAACGCGACCGGCTGCTACGTTGGTAATAGTACGTTCACTACCTTTAGAACCTACAGATACGGTAGCTACAGGTTTGTGACCTTTGAATGTACCGTATTCTACACCATTGATAATAGCGCTAGAAGTACCTACGGCTTTCTCAGTAGTAGAGAAAGAACCAATAGATACGTCATGGTCGTTATTAGCTTTGGCGTTTGTGCCTACAGCTACAGAGAAACGACCAGTAGAAGTCGCACCTGAACCAATAGCGGTAGACTGACCGCCTTCGGCACGTGTAGATTGACCGATAGCTGTAGATTGACCACCCAATGCATTAGCATGGAGACCCATTGCTACATCGGAATTTTGCTTAGCATAAGCATGAGCACCTACGGCAGTAGAGCCAATACCTTCAGTGCGAGTACCTTTACCGATAGCAGTAGAAGACTGGGCAATAGCAGAGGCTTCAGAGCCAATTGCTGTATTCATTGATTCCAAAGCTTTAGCGTGATGACCAATAGCAACAGACATATCACCTTTCACAACTGAGCGTTGGCCACCTACTACGCTGTCTTTACCTTCGACAGAGCTATTAATACCAAATGCGGTATTGGAGAGACCTTTATTTACCAGTGCTGTACCTACGGTGGTATTACCACTACCAGTTACGGTGATTTTATCACCTTGAGTAACGTGATAGGTACCTGTTACTGAATTGTCTGCCAACACAGTAGTAGATGCAGCAGCAGCAATTACGGCCAGGGCAATGTTAGTCATTTTAGTCATTTTGATTTCCTTTTTACAAGTAAAGTGTTTAGTTTGATTAAGAGATTGGGTTTAAGTTATTTACTTCTGTTAAACCCTAAACAGAAGGTTAATGAAATTACTCTTTGATAATAAACAAAAAGTCATTCTTAAATGTATTAGTAAAACCATGTTTGGTAGAATACTCTGCCAATAAGCTACCAATATTCAGTGTAGGTTCACCATCTTCGATTGTGATAGGGTCAATAGTACACTCGCTATAAAGAGGTACCAGATATTCTTGGGTAAGTGTTTTATACACACCATAAGCTTCTGGCATTGTATGTTCTTTAGAATCAGGATATTCTTTATATCCTTTTTCTTTACAGAGTTTATAAAGACCATACATCTCATTAGATAAAGAAGATACGAAGATAGGTTTCAAGTTAGTAAACATTTTGGTTTCCTTTATATAAGATTTAAGATTAACGGGTTTGTTCTAAGAGTAGTTCAAAACCACGTTTTGAGAAGACGATAGGTTTCTTAATAGGTTCGCCTGTCTTGTGGTCATCGACAAATGCAATAACATCGCCTTTGACCGCTTTCATTTCACCATGATAAGAATCAACGTAAATGTTCTTTTCTGTATTACAGATAGAAGACTCTACTCCATGTTTTAGTAACCATGTTTCAATCTCTTCTAAATTATCGTCTACAAAAGCACATTCTTGTAAACGATTTTTAATCAATACTTCTTTAATCATTTTTTTACACCATTTCAGCAGTTTCAAATGTAAAGATAAATACATTTGTTTTATCAGATTCAATGGTAAAACGATATTCTTCACGGAAATAATTGATTTCATTTCCGTATACGTCAATATCGGTACTAGTTTCAGCACGAACACGATATAAATATTTTAAGATACCGCCCATAATTTCTTCAATCTGGTGGCGGCGGCAATAGATGTGCCAATTAACTACAATCACTTTCTCGTTATCAATAAGTGTGTCGCCGTTAGATAAAGTAAAACCATCTTTACCATCTAACTGATTGGCTTTGATCAGAATATTATCAATATGTTCCAGTTTACTGATATCATCAAGATGATGTTTTCGACAAAACAGTGAGAATAAGTTTTGAAAAATAGTTTTCATTTGTCGTCTTTCCTTTTAGGGGTATAGAGTTTATAAAATAAGTATCCTGTTATCAAGAAATAGATAATCAAGATAATATAGACTAAGATGGTCATGATATTATCCACGATTAATCACCATTATTATAATAAAGATAATAATAGCAAAAGTAGAGAATATCTCACCTACATTTTCCATCGGTAATTCCTTTATATAAAATAAAGACTATTGTGTCTTTACACCATAATTGTATATGTTTCTATATTTTTAATTTATAGTTATTTTTCATATCCGTTACCGGAGGCCGACCCAGGGACACCACCCCTGAGCCGACCAACAACCTATTATACTATTTTTGTTTATTTTGTCTTTGTTAATGATATTTTTGTCTTTGTTTTTGTTAATTTTGTTTTTGATGAAGGTGTTTTTTTTGTTGATGTTGATGTTGTATGGACTACGCTCTGGTCATGCTCAGCGCCTGCCGATCCCCGACAGGAAGGACGTGTCTACTTCTCGTTTCCCTAAGGCCCCGTACTACTCTGAAGCTTTGCTTATTACGTACACCACGGATGATACGTGTTGTTAAGGTAACAAACCCTTATTTAGAATAAGGTTGAAAGAAGTAGTATAAAGGAAAAGAACAATGATACAAACCAATTGTATATCAGGTCTTAACTTTGGATGTTAAATATGGAAAAGATTAATTCGTCCTATATTCCACCAATATAGCAATCCGTACTAGGTTGTTAAACGAAAGGGGGTAAAAGAAAAACAACTATGTTCTGGATTGCTATTTGTTACTACTTCTTTCATATAGAGTAAACTATAATAAAAAAAATTATATTTAAAAATTAAAGTTAATTACAATTCTTCAAAAGTCTCTACAGATTCTTCTATCTCACCATTATATTCAGCTTCTTCAATCTCTTGAATGTTACTGATAATTTCCATAGCAGGTACATCAGGAATAGTATTACCGCCTTTTAGTAGATTAGAGAGATTATTCTCTAAGTAAGGTAATAAGACATTATACACCTTCTTACGGTTAGTATAGCCATGAGCATCACCAATAGGCTTAGTCTTACGACCAATGTTTACTCTATCACAGCACCCATCAAAATCACCTGCATCAGCACTAGCGTTAATATTGGCTTTACTCCAGAACCAACAAGCTGCTAATGCGCCTAAATCAGGCTCTAGAAGCTTATCAGTGTCTGTGTTAAGGGGTAGGTTATTCTCTTTAAAGAAACGAATGTAATTGTCTTTACCGGTCAACTGAATAGGGCCTTTACCAGCATGTTTCCAACCATCACCTGAAGCTTCATTACCATTACCCATACGGTTAGCATAACAGTGGTTAGCAATTGCCATAGGGTTACCAGCAATAGCATTTGCTTTAGCATTAGGTAAACCACCTTTTTTGCCTGTTTGAGAATAACGATTAGGCCATGTATTGGCTAAGCCTTTTGCTGAATAGCGTAAGTTCTCACGCATGGTAGTTAGGAAGATAGACTCTACCATTACATTGGCTAGGAATGAGGCTACACGCTTAGGTGTGTTGATTTTAAAGGTATTACAGTGCTTAGCAAAGTAAGGTGCCCATTGGTGGGCTATAGCTGTCTTACAGCCAGCTTTGATTAATAGTTTGTTCCATTCATTGATATTCATGTGGATTCCTTGTTATTAGTTAAAAATAAGCCATTAATAGTCATTAAATAACGACTCACTACACTAGAGGAATATTCCTCTAGTGTAGATAAGTCTATTATAGCTAGATTAGCGACCAAAGTAAGCTAGTAGACGATTACGAGCCATTTCACTAAAGCCGTATTGCAGTGCACGACCCATATCAATTTCTTTATTGATTTTGCTACTACGAGTAGTAGGGTCAGCCAATACAGATAGCATGGTCATTAAGTTAGGATAACATTGTTGTTCTACTAAGTCAAGACGAATGTTCTCTTGGAAACGCATGAGAGAGAAGATATTGAGTGGTTGACCTTCTTTACCATGTTTTACGAACATTTGCATCAGTAAGTCCATAGAGTAACGGAAGTCTAAGTCTGAAGTCTTAGTGATAATGTCCATAATGTTACGGAAGAGTTCTGCTTGCATGATAGGGCCTTGATTAGTGACAAAGCCTTTATCGTTCATTAGAACACGAATCACACCTTTGAAAGATTCCATCTTCTCAACATAGTCGATAATACCAAGCAAAGACATACGGGCAGTAAGACTAACTAAACCTAGTACTTCATCTACATCTAGTTCGCCTACTACGTGACGACGACGGTCTTCTTCTTGCTCTTGTTCTAAGTCTACAGAAGGATTGTGGATTTCTTCAGTAGCATCTGGTAGAAGAATATCATTGGTAGTGTATTCACGACCTTCTTCAATAGCAGGAGAATCTTCATTAGATACTTCTTGGATTTCTTCAGTTTCTTCTAATTGGATAGGCTCTGCATTAGCAGAGTTAATGTTATTGCGGACATTACCGCGTTGTTTTTGACGATTAGACATCTTTAATATTCCTTATAGGGTTAAATGTACATTAGAACGACTATAAAGTAATCATTCATAAGCTTAGCTAGAATGGGTAATAGAGGTATAAATACTCTACGATATAGCGTATATTAAGGGGTATGAAAAGGGTAGGTAAACCCTACGCTGTAGCGTATGGTTTTATGTTAAATTTTAAAGGGGGGTTTTCCCCCCTCTCCTCCTCCTCCCTAACAACCCTCCTCCTCCTCACCCCCCTTTCCCCCCAAAAAAGAAAGAAAAAGAGTATATATATATTCCACTCGTCACTCCCCGCCTCGTTCCGTTATCACTTCACTCGAAAGGTCATTCCTCGTTTCATATATATATACTCTAAAAAGAAAGAAAAAAATAAAAATAAAATAAAAAAACAAATAAAAAATAAGTAAAGAGAGAAAGCGTAAGCTTTCTCTTGTAACTACGTTGCTTAAACAAGAAGGTATAAAAGGATATAAAAGACAAATGAAGCAACGCACGTTACTAACGTCTTTGGTTTATCCAAAGACTATTTGTAAAAGGTTTTCAACCATTACACAAATCCCACTACTCGAATAGATGGTATATCCAAGAAGGTATACCTCTATTCGCCTGTGGCACTAGTATCCGTAGTGGTATTTGCTTTTTGAGTTGTACAACTAATGCTATACTCACTCACTCGGATAAATGGATTACAAGTGGTAGTATCCATTATCTTGTCTACGACGTTAGTATCCGTGAGTGAGTATGGGTTTTTAATATCTTCTAATCCTCTTAACCCTATCCTCTTTAGCATACGCCTAAAGAGGCGATAAAGAGGATAGTGTTATTCGTACTTAGAAGATGGTTGCAGAAGCAACAGGTGAGGATAAGAGAGATAAGGATAGGATAAATCCAACAAGCGTTCGCTTAAAGGACAATAAAGACTTACCACATGGGTTTATATCAGGTATCCACCATGACGCACGGCGCTCCTGCATCGCGCAGCCACCCAAGTGTGTTCCGCGCGATTTTATTTTTATTTGTAGGTCTATATATGCTTAAATATAATTTTGAATACTGAAACTAAAAACTAAGTAATGAAATTGAAAAATCCTTTTTTATGAATCTCTATGAAAGTTTAGTCCTTTACTAACCTAAACGTAAAGATAACGATTGAAAGATTTTGATTAAGGCTCGTTATAAGGTGATTAGGGTTTAAACCACAAGGATACGATAGTAAACCTAAAGAGTGTCCTTTTGATGGTTAATCTAACTCAGGTTAAGAACCTTGTAAATACTGGTCTTGAGAATAGAATCTTATAATTCGTTTGTAAACGCACGTTATGTGGAGAATGTTTCTTAAAAGCAAATTATGGGATGAAACGTGCTTAGTAAAGTATTGAATGAGTATAGTGTATTTTTTATGTTCTTTTGCTTATCAATGAAAACATAACTTAAGATAGGTAGAAGATATGTCTGTCCGATTTATAGAGCGAAGTTTATTCGATTGTGATGTTAGTTTAACAAACTTAGCAGTACCAGTATGTTACGAAGGATTACCTGATGAGAATTCAGTAAGAATTACAGAAGTCTTTAAAGAAACGTATCCTCTTTGGTATAACATGTTTAAAGAACTAGAAGATGATTACTTTAGTGAAAATGGTTATTGGTGCTTTAGTACAGAGAATGTGAATTTAGTGAGTATTCCTTATGCTATTCTCGATACACCATTTGAGTTTAACATGGATGTACTTATCCATGCTTTAAAAAAGTTTGAAAAAGGTTATTTTGAAGACAATGGGATTGGTCACTGTATTGACGAATTAAGAATTCCTATAGTCAATCGTTTTTTAACAGAAGAGTCTTGGCTAGAATTTCAAGAAAGAATAGAAAAAGAGTTATTTGATACCAAAGTACTATTTACGTTCTGTATTGACTCTAGTAAGTGTCCTAATCGATTTAACGCTATGTTTACAGAAGACAAGGTACATGGTAATGCTTATTGGTTTAAAGGCTCTAGCCCATTAGGTATTGTGGGTAATCAACCTGTGTTTATAGACTCACCGCTTGGGGAGTTAAAGCAATATACCAATATACTAGAAGCTATTTACGATTATGTGGACTTTAATTTACTAAGTGATGTAGTAAGACCAAAAGATTATAATGGTTTTATAGAATCGACTAAAAAAGATTTGATAGACTACATTACTACTAAACACACTAATGTTTTACCTAGTGGTAAAAGATTATTTGATATTGTTTCTTATGTCGTAAAAACAGGTATTGCTTCTCGTTATAATCAAGACGAGAAGTTTAAAGCACAAATCGAAGAACTAAAAAGACAGAGAGTCAACCAAATCTATTACTGCGGATATGAATTCCCTAGACTATTAGGAGTTGACTTGGATATGTCTGAATTAAGTTACGATGTAAGTAATGTAGAGATTAAATGTCGTAATCTATTAGGTAGTATTTTAACAGAATACTTGTATACTTAAAAGGAAAAGATAAATGTATTTGAATAGTGATGAAATTAAAAGATTAGCGTATGCTGATTTTCCTGTGATTACTGATTTTGTTAATAAAAAAGTAAGTATGGTAGATGGTCGTATTGTTGCTTCTTACGGATTAGCTGAAAATTGTTACGATGTTCGCATTGCTGAAACACCATTGGAATTAGTTGTTCCTACAGCCAGTATTAATCCTAATAAAGATAATCATGCCCATCCAGTACTGGATATTAAGAAAGACTTGAGTGAACAAAAAGAGTTAACTAAACTTTTCATTGAACCTATTCGAGAAAGAGACGGTACAGTCTATTTTCTAATCCCACCTAAAACCATGGTATTGGCACACACAATTGAGAAGTTTAATATTCCTAATGATATTAGTGGTGTACTTTACTGTAAGTCTTCCTATGCTCGTGTAGGAATGAATATGGCACCTACTACATTGAAGTCAGGTTGGTCTGGACAATTAGTGTTAGAGATTTATAACCAAACCAATATCCACATGCGTGTATATACTAATGAAGGTATTGGTACTATCTATTTCTCAAGACATACTCCTAGTGATGATAATGTAGGATACAATGGTGTATATCAAGACCAAACAGGTATTACACATGCTAAAACAAAATAGTTTTAGTGATAACCAATTAATGAAATGTAGCCCATTTTCACTCTCTCTCTTTTAAAGTTTAAATTTAATCAATTTCAAAAAGGAAATCAAAATGACTACAATGTCTATTACCCGTGCACTGACTCGTGCTAAAACTATTGAAAAACAATTGGCTCGATTGGTAGAAAGCCAATTTGTTGTTACTCTGATGAAACGTGAAGTAGATGATGAATCAGATGTCTTTAAAGATAATCTGAAAATGACTCAATCTAACTTCGACCAATTCAATGATTTGTTCGCTGAATTGAATAACATCAAAGCGGCAGTTCGTAAGTCTAACGAAGTAACTAAAGTCGTCATCGGTGGTGAAGAACTGACTGTAGCAGACGCACTGGTATACAAAAACACTATTGTTTACCGCAATAACTTCTTAGACCGCATTACTCGTGAAAACCGTAATGCTGAATCTCGTGTAGAACAAAGTAAAATCAGTGCTGACACTAAGTTTGCTTCTGTACGTGAAAACCTGATTAAAAATTCACAAGGTCAAGATGTCTCTGAAGACTATCTGAAAACAGTATTGACTGAAGAAGAACGTCGCTTGAAAAAAGCGATTGTAGAAGTTAAAGTATCTGGCATTAACAATGTAAATGAATTCATTGAAGCAGAACGTAAACGTATCGATACTTTCATCGAAGAAGTAGACTACGTTTTGTCTGAATCTAATGCCACTACCATTATTGAATTCTAATTTAGTTTACTAGAGTTCTGTAAAGAATAAGGAACTACTTTTGAATAAATTAAAATTTAGAAGTAGTTCTTTATATGAAAGAAGTATAGTTTTTGCAAATTTTTCTATTCTTCTTTTACTTCCTGAATTGCAACAAGATTAAGAACTTTGTGATTTGCCTTAAGAAACAAAACCATTGATTATCGAATAATGATAAATCCAATACACTCCGTCTTAGATTCGGAATAATCTAAGTGCTTATAATCAATTAGCATATGATCCCTTATAGCTCAGTGGGTAGAGCGTCTGTCTGATACACAGATTGTCGGGTGTTCGAATCATCCTAAGGAAATATACACATTTGGGTAAATAGAGATTGCCCATAGCGAGTGAAATCGCTGATTGATAAAAGCTAAAAGTTTAAAGTTCGAAAGATACTAAAGCTTAAAGATTATTTATACGGATTAAAGATAGAAAGTTAAAAGCTATAAAGCTAGTTCAAATCCTCTACTAAAGGTTATTTAGGATAGTAGTATATATCCTTTCATTTCCTAGAGGCAGGTAATTCGGTGGTTTTGTTTCACCCCTATTCTTAAGTATTACTCTCTACTCCTATTTTGGAGTAGAGAGTAGTATTTCCTTATGTTTCTTTTTTAAATTGTATGATTATTATCACTATTCATTAACAGTTAAGAAAGACAAAAAGATGAATCACATTTATTTTAAACTCATTAAGAACCTTGTTCTTTTTATTCCTTTGTTTATTATCTCTACAGTAGTAAGTCTACTCTCTTATCCGTTAGGGCCTATTATTGCTTTATTTAGTTTAACTAATAAAGAAGGTAACGTACCTAAAGTCTTTACACCTTGGTTAACTCATGATAACCCTATAGATGGTGATCAATGGCATTTAGAGAGATGGCCTGGTGATACTACCTTTATTAAGTTTAAACGCCGTACAGCGTGGCTATGGCGCAATAAAGGCTATTGGTTTGATTACTACTATCTAGGTAGACCAATTGGCAAATGTTTAATTAACCATGGTAATCCAGATACTTCAGACCAAGGTTGTGAAGGTGTGTTATTCCAATATAATGAAAATGGTGTTTGGGAATTCTATTTAATCTACCGTTATCCATTTAAAAAGGATAAATGCCTTAGAATTAGATTAGGTTGGAAATTAGATGATACTGTAGTAGGTTCTGACAAGATGATGATGATTGCTACATCTATTGGGATTTGGAAATCATTTGAAGAAAAGAAATAAAAACTAAATAATATTTTCTATATCTTCTCTATATATGAAAATGAGCGTGAGTGGCGAAATGGGCATCCGCGCAGGCTTTAGATGCTTGTTCCGAAAGGAGTGAGAGTTCGAGTCTCTCCTCACGCACCAGTTATTAGCATCTATAGTGTAATGGATAGCACAAGACACTTCTATTGTTTTAGTGAGAGTTCGAATCTTTCTAGGTGCGCCAGTTAATGTACTCTTTAGTTTAAAATAAAACAATCACCAATAGTTACCCACAGGGCGACTTAGACGTATAACGTCGTAAGTTACGTAAAAGCACATCTTCTACTTCAAACCGCTTGTATCAATGCTTTCGGACAAACGTAACTTATGATACTCTGTATCTAAGTCGCCTGAATTAATATTAATTCAGGTAACCTACGGTGGTAGATGCAGGTAAATCCTGTAAGAGTACACCCAATTTTAATTGGAGGGATTGGAGAGTGGTTAAATCCAGCGGACTGTAAATCCGCCCCGAAAGGTTCGTAGGTTCAAATCCTACTCCCTCCACCAAATAGAAGTACTCGTACTCAATTCCTATTCTGACGTACGGTACTGCTTTAAAATGTAATGAATAGGTAAAGTGTTAGTGTATTAGAAAACTTTCGGTGATGAAACTAATTTAAACCGATTTTTTGCGCGTATAGTTTAGTGGTAGAATATTTGCGAGTCGAGAGAATCTGGTGCAATTCCAGAATGGGCGAATAATTGACGTCCATTAGCTTATTAGTAAAGCGGCGGCGTGGAGCAGGTGACCCTGGTTCGATTCCAGGTGCGCGTACCAAAATATAATCCGCGAGTGACGTAATCGGGTAGCCGTAAAAGACTTAAAATCTTTTGACCATAGGTCGTGTGGGTTCGAGTCCCACCTCGCGGACCAATTCAATAGAGTATATTAGATAGGGCACTTTGATGTGTCCTATCTAGTTACTTATGTTTTTATGTCTTTTTATAAAAGGAACTATAATGGGCGTATTAAAAAGAAAATCATTTGACAATGATAGAAATTATGTTAAGGAAAACATTTTAACAGATATTATCATGCCTACATTACTTATAGGTATAATTATTCTTATACTTATATCAATTTTTTGTTTGATAAATTCCTAATTGGTTAAAAAATGGATTATAAGAAATTATTTAAAAAAATTATTCGTAAAGTATATTCTGGTATAGAAACAGTAGTAGTATCTGTAGCACCTACATTAGAATATCTAAAAGATAAAAGAATTGCTTTTAAAAGTAAAGTAGGTGATGACGTATACTATGGGATTAAGTTCCTAATGGTTTTATTATTAATATACATTTTTTATTTTTTATTGGGAAAATAAAATAGTTACAACAGAACAGCTAATTACAATTGTTATTAGTCTAATTGCAGTTTTAGCACTGATTTATCTTGTCTTTGACGCAATGAGGAAATAAAATGACTCAATCTCTCCTTAGTTTAACTCTCTATAAAGAAAGATTAGAAGTACCTAAATGGGTATGGGAACAACAAGAGACAGTTAGTGATGACGAATTAATTGTTGATTGGCTAAATAGAAAACATGCTAATTTAAACATTACTAAATATTGTTTATCTAAAGATAAAGATTTTATCTATTTTAATATTCATCCAAAATATACACCTACTGTATATGTTAAAGATTATAACAATAGTGGTGTGTTATTTGATACATTGGATGAAGCTGTAAATACTTTCATTTCAGATAACCCAATCAATGCTTGGATTAGTGTTAAAGGACAAACAACACATAAATCCAGTAATCCAATTAAGTATAATAGATTGGTTAGAGAGTACTTAACTAAAGTATTTAAAGAAAAAAAATTATATATTGTATTAGGATAAATACTACAGTAGACAGATATCTGTCTACTGTAGCGTTATCTTTATGCTGTTAATTCGAGAATTTCTTTTTGAAACTCTTTACGAATTTTTTCCAGTCTTTTTCGGAAGAATTTAATACTAGCTTCTTTTTCAGCAGCCTTTTCAACCAAGCCTTTTTCAAGTGCTTTATTTCGGTCTTCGATGGCTTCGTAGATAAAATGATACATCAGAGAGATTCTTGTTTCGAAGTTCTTAACCATTCTTCCAGCAGCTTCTTCTTTTAACTCTTGTTGAGTTGCTTTTTTATATAACTCTTCTTGAGTTGGTGTTTTAGAGAATAAATTGAATAACATGTTCTTTCCTTTCTATAAAGTGTATATTACATTGAGTCAAGCAAAATGTCCATTTTTTCATCAAATGAATCAGCTTCAATAACTTGAACCAATTGTTCTCTTAAAGATGAGAGAATATAGTGTAGATTCTCAATTTTCTTATCTTGGCTAGAAATTAATTCAATTAATCCCTTAGCCACACATTCCTCACGGAATGCGATTGCTTGAGTCAATAACTTCTCTTGAAACTTAATACGGTGTTCCAAACCGCTGACAATATCATCGGATAATTGATGATTAATTTTGTTTAAAGCGTTTTGTAATTCGTTCATGGTAATACTCCGTTAATTAATTATAAATTAAATTATTAGAAGATTGCTCTTCTCTTTCAATTTAGTAATATATACTTGAAATAAAATATATTAGAGTGCATCTTACGACACACCCTAATATAAATATAATCAAGATAACAGAGAGTTTCTCCATCTATTGGTAGATACGGTTTTATTGTGCATCACAGCCATGGAGAGACCCATAATGACACTACCCAAGCTAGAGTTAACTGTAGCGATACCATTTTCATAATTTGAAATATTTGGACCTACACATTTTCTACAGTAACTATTATTCTTAGAAGTACACATACTAGGTGCTCTAAACAATAAATATTTACCTGCTAAGTCTTTAATATTCTCATTAGTAATTTGGTGGGAAGTACCTTTAACAATATACCAGTAACCAATGTATTTAAGACACTTATCTACATCATCTGGCATCTTATATAATACACCATGTGTACTACCACAATCATCACCTTCTACTTTTAAGTTAGCAGCAGAACGTAATGCGTCTTTAACCAATACACCACCTTCTTGTGTTTCTAGACCACGACCAATAGAACCATTATACGCGTCATTTACATAGACGGATAGATTCTTATAATCTACGCCTTCTTTTAAACTACGTGTAATAAATTGACCTGGTTTATCGTCTAAGGTGGACGGTGTACCAAAGTTATTATTCAAACGTTTACGAGTATTGTTAAATGCTTTACCACTGATTAAGAAACCCATGGAATCATCGCCTTTCATGAATTCCTTATCAATAGCCACTAATTCAGCATCTACCTTAGCAGCAATAACAGGGTCATTTAATCTATCACCGTATTCAGCATAGAGTTCTTTTCTACGTTTCTCTAACAATGGGTTAGTACTTAAAGACTTCTCAGTAATAGATGGTACAAACGTTTGTGTATAGTTTACTAAGTGTAGAGTATTTTCTGTATATTTCAGAAACTCTTCAGTGAATATCTCATCTGGTTTTTCTGGCTTATCTTCACTGATATCATCGCGTGAACGTTCCCATTTATATAGGAAGTATTTTTCTACATCACTAGGGAAGAAACGTTTATTGATAAATGGTACTTTACCATTAAATGGGTCGATAACCATTAAGTAGTTCTGAAACAATATACCACAAGAAGTCTTAATCTCTTCTTTCTGACCAGGGAACGTACCCATTGGTACAGTAATCATTTCACCTACTCTAAGTAATGGTTTAGTAATATCGGTAGCACCTGTAATCAATACTTCTTCATTGTCCTGTATAAAGTAAAAACCATTACTGTTTGTTTTAACTAAATAAGGAGTAGTATCTTTGGTTTTAAATACAGAGAAACAACTTTTAATCCAGTATGAATCTAAGAACCATCTGTTTTTTAAACCCATGAGGAAATAACTATATTTGTTCATTTCTTTCATTTTTAAATAGTCCTTGTTTTTACTTGAATTTCACGTACTGCTCTTAACATAGTATCGACAACACCATAATCAAATACATAATCACCAATATTGTCTTCTACACATTCGGCAGGCTCGTCTGTACCATCTTCACTGATTAATGCAAACAGATATAAGTTATAACATTGTTCTTTTAAATCAAGGTCAAATAGAGCAGTAGAATAGATGTTCAAATAACTACGAAATGGTAGACCTAAGTTAACACCATTTCTAATTAAATCAATAACCATGAAAGATTCATCGTTAACAGCTTTACAAAACTCTTTAACACGTAAAGCTATCTTACTTAAGTCTTTAGGTTCTACTGGTAACGTTTCTTTTTTAGTTCGTAGATAGTTAACTAATTTCTCTTTAGTCATTGGTAATATCTTAACAATGTGATTATTAAAATCAGATTCATCAATGTCTAAAGAACCAACAACATTTAATAATTCGTAGAATGTTACAATAATATCTCTATCTGATTCTAGAATAGATAGAGAGAAATCTATTTGTTCATTAGCTTCAATCTCAATAGCTTCTTTATAAATCTTATACAGTATCTCGTTATCTAAATAGTAATCTTCAGAAACAAAGAAACCAATTTCTCTTAATAGTTCAATTAATATTTCTTGAACAGAGCTTTTAATTAAGTCATCTAACTGACTTATTGTAACATCGTCATTACAGTTTTGGATGATATAATCTATGTTATCACCATAATCATCTCGTACACCTGTTACGAGTTCCATTATATCAGTATATAGGGCAACATCTTCTTTTTCCCATGTACTGGTAATGTAATTTAACATTAAATTACCCATTATAAATCTACCTTATAATAAAGTTAGTAAATAGTTAAAGACTAGCTACATATGTGATAATCTTTAAATTCATAACATAAATCGAAGAATGCTAATAAATATACATTAATCGATTTATTAGATTCATTTAAATAAGGAAATCAAAATGACTGATGTAATCCTCCCTTTCAATTTAAAAAATGGCCAACAAATCAAAACTTCTTTTAATGGTGAAAAATATAGCGGCAATCGACTGCGATTGAAAACAAACAACAAACACTTACGTGAGAAAGTATTGTTGCTTGACCCTAAGAAACCATATGTTAAAGCACGCGATGGTGAATTAAAGCCAATCGAGCGTGTTCGTAAAATGCCAGAAGATTTGAAAGGCATGATGACACAAGAAGAATACTCTACTTTAGTAGATACAACATTTGAATCTTGTGTAGAAATCCATAAACACTTGAAAGAACAAATCCTAGCCCCTAAACGTGCGCTAGAAGCATTTGGTGCAGAAGATAAAGAAAAGATGTTACCTTACCTTCCAGAACGCGATAAATTCAAGCTATTGGCGAATATGACAGTATCTGATATGTCCGACATGGAACGTGAACTTAACTCTATTCGTAAACTTTATTCTAAATACTTGAATGAAGACGATACTGTTAAGAAAGAAGTAGACCAAGAAGATGCTTTCTTCTTGGAACTGATTACAGATATTAAACTACGCTATGTAGTGTGTGCAAACCGTATTCGTAATACATTGCTGTCTGAAGTACAACACATTAGCGACTTCTATACTACCATGGTAATTAACTATTATCATCAACACCCAGAAGAAGCTCCAGAAGATATTAAGAAATTCATCTCTGAAGAATTGTATAAATATACAAACCCTAATTTAAATGCTGTTAAACCAGCACCTGTTAAAGAAGGAAATTAAATGAGTGACCAAAACGAAGTTAAGTTACACGATACAATCGACATTGAAAAAGTAGGTAACACTACTGAACCTACACAACGTAGTAATAATGAAAATGTAGACCCAATGTACGATACAATTGATATTGATAAAGTAGGTAATCTTGCTGAATATGCCCATCGTGACAATAATACTGAAAATGTCGATTCAATGACTATTGAAGAAATGATTCAGAATGGTGAGTTAACAGATAAACAACCTAAAAAAGAAATCGTAGTTGAAGAATCACGAATCATGGATCCTTCTCTGTTTGAATCATTGAAAGCAGATACACCAGAAATTGCTAAGATTGATTTTGAAGCACCTAAAGAAGAACCAAAACCAGCAGAAGATAAAAAACAATCTGCTGCTAAGATTCTTCACAATGTTCAATCACGTGTAGGTGCGATTGATAAATCAGGTGTTAAACACTGGGTACCTAGTAGTTCTTTGAATGAAGAAAAGAAACCAGCTTCTAAACCAGTTCCAGTAGCAATTGCTAATCGTTGTTTGAATGGCTCAGAAGAAAAAGCAGTAGACTTTAAGAAACGTGAAGACCTTGAAAAGTTTAACGATTCTATCTCTATTCCACCAGATTCTAAAGAAAACATTATTCGCTATGTTACAGAAAATCCACATTCTGTAGAAGGTGATATGGGTTCTACTAAACTCTATCAACTTACTACAGGTATGGAACTTATTTCCGGTGAAGAAGAATTTGTCAATAAGACCCTTAATGATGAAAATGTAGAAATCTCTACAGCATATACTCGTGAAGGTTCTGAAAAGAAAGTAGCTTCACACCGTTCGATGATGCGATTGGAAACAGGTAATGTATCTGGTATCCGTGCTCGTGCAGCGATTATGGATTCATTGGGTTTATCTACCTTCTTCGAGGTGGTGTTACCACACTCCGGTTTAGTAGCAGTTATTTCAGCACCATTGGTACATGAGTTAGTAGACTTACAAACTACTATCGATACTTCTAAAATTAATCTAGGTCGTTCTATTGGTGGTTCTAACTACGGTACTACTACTTGGTTTATTAGTAATAAATTAGTTGATTTGTTTATTAAGAAAATTGAACGAATCAATGTGAAGAACTATACTCCTGAATTACTCCGTAGTTTAATTGACCCAATGGATATTCCTACTATCGCGTGGGCATTGGCTTGTACCAAGTATCCAGATGGTTATACTTATAGTCGTTTAGTACTGGGTAAAGAAGGTCGTACTAAGTCTGTAATGGGTACTATCAATCTTAACGATATCTCATTCCCATTGAATTCTAAATTGTCTATTCGCCAAAAACAACATCTTGGTAATGCTGACAATATCATGCATTCAGTTGAAGAGATTGAATCTTATCGTCGAGATTGGAAAGCTAAAGACGAAATTGAAGAATTCAAGCGCACTATTAGTGAACGCTCTGTTATTCAAAATGGTCATCCAGTAACTAAAAAAGTAGAGATTACTTTTACCCCTACTAATGTCGACAATTATGTTGAACATGGTACGGCATGGGATGTCTATCTACGTGAAGCTATCAATGAAACCTTGGCTATGGTTCCTGATGAAAATGTTCGTTCCGAATACTTGGCTCGTAAAATTACAGCGACATCAATGCGTGAATATAGTCACTTGATTAAAGAAATCACTATTACTAACGATTACGGTGAACCAGGTAAAGAAATTACCACAACCATTACTAGCCATAGTGATATCATGGACTTCATTGACATTTCTGCAAATGATATTAATTTGATTAAGAAATTCCGTGAAGCAGTAATTGAGTTTATTAACCAACAAACCAAGATTGTTTATGGCGTTCCTGTGGCAAATGAAACAGAGGAAACACATGAACTCAGTAACTCAATTGTCCCAATCAATCCGGTGATGCTTTTTTTTATTCTGACCGGTCGGATTTATCAGTCACTCGGGAACTAGATAATAGACGAGTAATACCTAATGCAACTGGTGCTATTAAAGACCCGTTGTTTGGTATTGACTTTGTTAAGCGTTCTGATATACTGGAAGATACAGCTGGTACAGACTATGGTGAGGAAGAGATACGCCATAACAAAGGCAATGAAGAGTTTAATACAGTCATTGCTTCTGGTAAGGCAGACCCTATTAAAGACGATGTGTTGAAAAAACTATCGATAATGTCACTACATGATTCTTGTTATAATCTAGAACCAATGATAAGTGATAAAGAGAATGGGGTTAAAGTATGCCATTCCTCACTATACCCTGTAGCCATGAAGAAAGCATATAGTATTCATGGTGAAGGAAGTTTGTTACAAACAGCAATTGAAGAATTCATTTTACTAGATATCAGTAAGTTTACTAACATGGATTTACAACAGTGGATGTCTTTAACTTATCATGAACAAAAAATGATAAGAGAGACAGTAGACAAACGTAAGAAAATGGAAGCTACTGCTACTGATAATCTAGTTAATGGATTAAAAGAATCCGCCGCACAAGCAGAAAAAAATAAACATTGATACTATACCACTACTACCAACCGGTAGTAGTGGTATAATCTAATTAGGTAAGTTATAAATGACTTCAGCCATTTGATAAAAACCATATTCCGCATTACAGTCGTAACCAGGAGGATTCTCTACTAATACTATTTCATCATCACTAATATACGATACAGATAGATTAAACTTAATCAAATCTTGATAAGGAATAGAAACAGGACCAATATCTCTATTATTTTCTTCAATGTATCTGAAATCGTTTACTACTTCAATGAATCTCAAGTCATTTATTTCTTTAGATATCCATGTAGATAACTCAAATAAACCATTAGCAACATGTCTGCAAATAGTATAAGCTGTTGGTTCATCCATGTACAATGTATTCAGTAAACAAGCTTGTAAACTAGATAAAGTCATTTCGTAAGATAAATCATCTAAATGAGGATTGTCTAAATCGTGCTCAAATGTAGGATTCATCATTCTAGTTTGACTATTAAATAGATTACGAACAAAGTCGTTAATGATTACATCGAAGTTTAGTTTATAAGCGGCATTGATATTGGTTTGTTTAAATTTAAGATTACTGTACCCAATAACTAAATTAGCAGCTATCCTAAAGTCAACAGGAATACCAAAATGAAATTCAACTAGGTTTCTTTCCATTATTTATTACTCCGATACCAAACTTAAATTTACATTTATTACTTCAATACTAAGCTCAAATATACCTGAATGAATGACTCTAGTTTTATTCCAAGTCAACTGAGGATTAAGAACTTGCTCAAATCCTACCACAATAGTCCCAACCACATCAAACATTCCATTACAGATAATTTCAGCAAATACATTCCTTAATAAATTTCTAATATAAAGCTCACCATTAGTAGTAGGTATATTTTCTTTATACATTGAATAAAGATAAGAATCATCTAAACCATCTGTATTCTGAATACTAATTCTATCTAAATACTTCTTATAAGCAATATCACTTAAGTATTCAGCATCTTCAACAGTCAAAGCTTTATTGAAAGTATAAGTACCACTAATAGCTACCTCTAAGATAAATTGAATATCCTCTTTGGTATCTTTCTTATAAATTAACTTACCTAATTCATCAGCAGAAAAACCATAGAGACTTTCAATATTAATTAAATGTTTTGCCATGAGATATCCCCAGATTGTACAATGTTATTTGAACTAACCCTAAAGTCATTAAGACCGGTTTTAAGACTATACAATTCACCATTATCAAAATCAAAATAGATGTTACACAACATATTATTCTCTAAAATATTACCCAAGATAGGAGAAGGGTTATTTTGTCGATAAAATATATCCGTATATGTTGCAACACTTGATACAATTATAGACATATTACCTTTATCATTCTCGATAATATAGTTAGATAATTCTGGAAATGATGCGTAAAAGTATTGATTAAAGAAATATAGAAAATAAGCAATAAAGTCAATAATCTCCACAGGAGCAGAAACGGATATTCCTACTTTTACACCATCTTTATTTACTATCATACCGCATTCTTCTCTGACTTCATCATTTTCTATTAATTCATCGATTATAGCATCCATTTGTTGTGCAATTGCATCTATTGTTGTATAACCAGAGTAATTAATATAGTGCCCTAACACTTCTTCTGTTAAAGGCATTTGTGATACCTCTAATGACCTTTTATCAATCATCATCGTGATAAATATATACTCAATAATCTCTTCTACAGTAAACGGGAAATACTGTTTTTTACTATCGTAAAACTCACCATTTATATCATTATAACATAAATCGATAGCAGAATACCCCATGGCATAAACACATCTATCGTATATCTCTCGGATAGAAACACTCATCTCTATACTAGAGAGATTACTAAAATCTAAATTCATTTCTAATCCTCACGTATTTCTAAGAACACCATATTTAGATTATGTCGTTTATCTACATCGACAGTTACAAAGTAACAGTCAAAATCTCTTGGTACAAAATAAAGAAAATTAATAATGCATTCAATAATAGCCATTAGATTTTCTTCTAAATCATTATCTAGATAAACAGACTCAGCGACATATGTTTCATTTCCATTGATATCTCTATAATGGATGTTTATACCGTCAGTCACTTTTAATGTATTGGTAATGAAGTTACTAACTAACTCGATTTCATTATCGAGTTTAAAGATATCCAAGTCTTCCAACATAAACACAAATACATCGCGTAAAGTGAAATCAAAATGATTAATAAAATAATTATTAAGTTTATTAATTTCATCTAATGTGAAACGAAAACCTAATACGTGAATAATGTTAATGGGAATAATATATTTATCCATTTTAAATTCCTTTATATAAATACTGAAGAGGATAATAAACCCTCTTCAGTATAATAATATATGTTTAATCTTATTTACAGTTTTTCTCTAATTCTTCATGATATCGTTTAAAATAGATACGAGCAGACTCATCACTAATATAGATAACATCTTCTAACTCACCATTACTGTTAGGGATATCTTTAACATTATATTGATTAAATCTTAAAATAGTATCTGCTGTATTTAGAATTTTAATATCATCGTCTTTAGTCGTTTGAATTACTTCTTTTTGACGACATAGGTGAAATTCATTAATCTCATCAATAAATTCTTTATAGATTTCTTCACCACCAATAATCCAAATATCTGTACCATGAAGTTCAGCAATGTTTCTCAATAGTTTCTTCTTATTGTCAATGTTATAAATATGTACAATAGATGGGTCTACCATTTGGTCTTCATTAAGAAACTCTCTTGAATTCTTACGACTAATGATATAATTAGTTCGATTAGGTAATGGGCCTTTTAATGTTTCCCATGTTTTCCTACCCATGATGACAGGATGACCTACTGTTAATTTTCTAAAGTATTGTAAATCAGCTTTATTCTTAATTGGTAGTTTATCGTTTAAAGAATAAATATAATAACCATTTTGGTCGACTACTACACCAATAATAGCTTTAACCAAATAATCATCCTCGTAAGCGTATTCGTCTTCTAAATCTTCAATATCTGAATTAGGTAATTGTTCCATATTGGTATTCCTTAATAATAAAATAATATACTGAAGAGGATATCCTCTTCAGTATATTATTAAGTAATATATAATTATTTAGTTAGTTCTTTTTACACCATGGAAACCATCTAAAGTGATAGGTAAGAATGATATTGGTTTAAAGATTACATCCATATCGAAGGAACCAATATAAACCAAAGAATCAGGATTAGCCGTAACCCTAATCTTACCAGTATCGTAGTTATAGCCATTCTGGCTATATTTAACCACAGTTACTTTTAAAGAATCCATTCTAAAATTAGCTCTACTTTTAATAGCATCAAATACTTCTTTTACTTTAGGAGTACTGTATCGCCAACTATCAGTAGTAATACTAAACGAACCATCAGAGTTATCACCATCAATTGCGTAGATTAACCATTGTGCACCTACGTGGACTCTTCTATAAGAACGAATAGTACTAGAACCTTCCCATCGTTCACTATTATCCTTAGCGGTAATTTTAACCGAAGTATTCTTTTCTTTTAAGAATTTATTACGAAATGCTTCAGATGCATCAAATTGGTCTTTAGTTAAACTATCAGGTAAGTTTATTTTAGAACGTGGTGTACCAAACTCAACCTCACTTAATTTTAATGGAAACTCATTAATATCATTGATGTGGTTAAGTAGATTTTGTTCTTCTGAAATATTTGGATTGACTTTCATTTCAATCTCCTTATTACAGAATTACCAATTAAATGATTTAGATAAATCTTGTTTAACTGGTTTAACAGAAGTATTTTTAAAGATATCCGTTAGAACAGATAAAGTAGAAGACTCTACAGATACCATACCTGCCTCAGCACGTTCTACCACACGTTTAGCAGATTCAGCTGTAACTTCAACGTCACAACTGTCGATAGCATTAACATGGTTAACAGATTCACAGGATGGGCTGATTAGTTTTTCAGCACAAGTAATACCTGGTTCAGTTACATAGTCGAATGTAATTACAGTGTGCAATACTTTAACATTTCGACCACCCATGTTCTTACGAGTAGTCAGACTACGAATACTAAAGCAAACATTGAAGCCTTTTTCTTGTAAGTCTTGTTCTAAGAACTTACCATAAGGGCCACTTGGTTTAATTTTAGCAAAGATACCAACACATTTCTCTTTAGTCAATGGATCGATATAACCTTGCACCAACCAAATCGCACCAAAGGTGGCGCATACTTTGGTTTCTTCAATTTGCATATTTCGTTCTAGGAACTGAATATCAGTCATGCCTGCATCACGTTTAGGATGACCATATTCAGCTTTAACGAAACCACCTTGAATTCTATCATTAAACAAAGTACCTGGAGCAAAGAAGCTTTCAGCACCTTCTGAAGAATAGTATTCATTTTGACCTGATTTATTTACATTTTTAGATGCGTGGTCTAACGCACCAATACAGATAGTATACCAACCACCTTCATCAGGCCGCAGGATACCTTGTTTATCTGTACCATCTAATCTTGACATTTTATAGACAAAATTAGAATCTTTCATGTCGTAACTTAACATAATTAAATATCCATTTCTTTTTAATATCTTAAGATATAATCGATAGTTTCTGTTTGGTTAGTAGGATTATTAATAGCTGAAACGACACCAGTGTAGAAATAACTACCAGTAATTTTAGTTAAAGCACTGGTAGCACTAAAGTTTACAGATGAAGCTGGAACATACACAGGTGGTGTATTAACTATATCAACATCATTAATAATTTCCCGATAATACTGGTTGATGTCATTTGGGTTCCTCGCAATAATACTAATTGGCACAGTAGGTGCTTCCATTGTATCAGACAACGAAGCTCCCGCAAATTCATCACACGTATCGAATATCTTATTAATATCCATATACGTTACGTAGAATGGAACCTTACCCCTACTAATAAATTCCTTAAATACTTTTACGATAATGTTATTATCTTTCAAAATATCCATTGTTTTAATAACCACAGAACCAGGTTGATAAGTTAACACATAATACGGTTCTTGTGTTTCCTCATGTGTAACAATATCTACAGAATCTGGGTCTGAATGTAGATACCCCATCATGTTGTGGATTGCGTAATAGTTACCATCTAGTGTCTCTATTTTAAACAAACCGTAGAATGAAGTATCTACACCAACAGTAGCCAGACCAACTGTTTCAAAACGTACAGGGAAAATGATTTTACAACCTTTAGTAGTAATTACTTGGTTGTCTACTTCTTTTAAAATATCTTTGATTTTATCAGCATCACGCTGTGACAGATTATTCATCAGTTGGTCCTTTCAGAGGTCCTTACAGATTAATAGCTTACTAGTTCAATTTGACCACTAACCCATTCAATCAGTAAATCAATCATGGTGTTAGAAATCAATGAAGCTGGAGTAGCATTAGGGTTTTTAATTTCTAATTGATTAATACGTTGAATGATGACACCAGCCATAGTTTCATGGAAGAATAGTTTGCAAATAAGTTGAGCAATAACCATTCGCAATGGTGTTTCCAATAAACGTGAACCAGGGTAATTCGTATTAAGAAACTTATTGATTTCGCTACGATATTCTACAGACATTTTGTTGTCTGGAATAAAGCTACGTAAGTCAGAAGTCTCTTCACTATCGATGGTTTCTTGAATCAGGTTAATAATATTACCTTGGATTGCATCCAACAAACGAGAAATTTTACGACTTTTCTCTACACGTACTTCACTTGATAAAATAACAGAACCACGGTCTTTTAATTTATCTAAGTTTTCAACAATGCTACTAATAGAACGATAGTAAACATTATTAGAAGTATTCAGAATACCTACCATTACTTCGATTTTATCTGGACTTTCCCATTCATCGTATACTTTACCATAAACGGTAATTTCTTTTTTAGCAGTATCTGGATTAATACCATGAATAAGGATTTTACCAGAAATAGCATTAGCAATTTGGTTGATGTTAGATTGAATAACACGAGCGCAGGCAGAACGGAAGAAGTTACACCATACAGTCAAGTTAACATTATCTAAATTCAAACCTTTAGTAGGTTCTTTTGCAATTTTATCTACAACCAAGAAACCAATAACGCTTAATAACATATTGCGATAAGATTGAACCAAACCACCTACTTTCTCATTACTACCTAAAATCAATTCATTGTAAGCAGTATCGAATAAATCACCTTCAAATGAGTTATTCCAAATAGTAGCTAATTCCATAATACCAGCATTAACTTCATCACTGCTAGTACGACACATTTCAATTAATTGGTCACGGCTTAAGTTATCAGCGAATGTAGGTTTAAAGCTAGGGCCTTTTTGTACACGTTCTACAATAGCGAAACTATTAATATATTGACCTAATGCACCGTATAGGAAATCAGGAATATCCAACTTCTTAATATTAATTACAGCACCGCGTTGTTCTTTTTCTTTTAAAGTAACTTCTACTTTATTGTGTAAATCCTCTACAATTGGGTTAACCACATTGCGTACAAAGTTTACTTGGTTAATAAGAGGTTTAACATAAGTTTTATCCATCTCATCTAGAGCAACACCTAGTGCCAAGTTACCACTTAGGGCAAATGGGGTATTTGCTTTATCGGAAATCAAACTTAGACTTTGATTAATACTTTCAGTAGAAGCTACAATCTCTTCTTCAGGCATACAGTTTTTAAAGATATACTCTAAAGGACTGTTGGTTTGACATTTTAGTTTTTGACGTGGTAATAAAGAAGCTTTAGCCGTTTGGGAAGAGAGAGCCAGTAAACGAGTGTTAATCATTTAGAATCTCCTTTAGAAATAATACGACGTTGAAGGTCAGCCAATGCTAATTCTTCGATTACGTCAGTTGTTAAAACATCACCGTCTTTTTCAGGAAGAGTACCGATGACATTATTAATTACATGTAGTGATAAACGACTCACTAGAAAAGCAGCACTGGCTAAAACCAATGCGTTTTCTGAATCGACGAGTATTTCTTTATTCATTTTAAATACCTCGAGGTTAGTAAATAAATTCATTAAACGTTTAATAAGAAGAGAGACTACTCCCGTAAGGAAGCAGCCTCTCTAGTCACAAATACAGCTAATTTTTACTATTAAAGTAGGTATCTGCTACCTTTTTACTCATCTCAACCAATAGGGTATTTGTCATACCCATTAGGAAAGGACTATTAACGATCCTATTGTAAATTGAGTTACTACCGAAGATGCCATCAAGTTCCATACCCATAGAACCATCCTTATTAGCAATACGTGGTGGCTCATCGTATACATAACCCACAGTGGCCTTCAACTGTGCTGCAAAGGTGAGCTTGTCGCCCACACTAATACCTTGGTCACTACTAATAGTAAATACAATTACAGCAGTATCTACAAGCAATGGATTACCATCTACACGATAAGTATCATCTACTTCACCAGTATATGGTTTTTTACCTAAAGCTTTTTGTAGAGCAATCAATTTATTGTCAGAAGCATTAGCAATTTTCATTAGTGATTCAGACATGTCTTCTTTATCACCATTGTAGAATACTTCTACTTTATCAATCACACCATTAATGCTACTCTTAGGTGCTGACTTACTTAAGTTTCTTAATAAGTCAATACTATTTTCATCAAACAGATTACCGTCATGTGTAATACTATCTTCAATATAACATAATGGGTCATCAATTTTAACGACAGTACCAGGTTTAGCTAGTCTATGGATACTTTGGTCAAAGTTTACAACTACTTCTTTTTTAACTACAGTTTTAACACGAGTGTTTTCACCAAAGTTACGAGTAATAGCTGTAGAGTCTTCAAAGGTATACGGATGCTCGATTAATGCTACTTTACCTAATACACCAGTTTTCATGGCTAATTTACCAGGCTTCATTGGATCAGCAGTAAAGAAGTCAGCATTATAGGCAATTGCATCACCCTTCTTAATTTTATCACCTTTCTTCAAATGAGTAGTAATGTCGTGAGCAGTATTGAAACCACCACTAGAACCGTAACGTCTACCGATTTCTACTTGTTTCGTGCTACCATCTTTATAAGTAACGATAACCGCAAAATCATTAACATCAGTAACGACACCATCTTGTTCAGCAGTAGAAGCGTACATATCACTACAACGCTCTACTAACTTCTCATCGTAACCAGTACGCAGAGGCATTACCTGGCCATTAGATGTCGATAGGCTGTGATTTATCTGGACCCCAAGTAGTAAAGTACGCTTAGGGTCGTCCATATCAGAACCAGGATACATCAATGCTGCTGTAGAGAATACATTTTCAGGTTTTAAATCCTTATTCTCTTCCTCAGTACCAGAATTTTCAGGTAAACCGTAAAGTGATTTAAACTTAGGGTTAGCAGACATGTAAGTGGTTACACCAGAATCGCTACTATCCACACTAGCTTCTGAAATAATACCTATAGAAGTTTTGTGGTGAATACGTGTACGTTTAACCATACTCTTCTTACCACGACCACCATTACCACTAAATGTCGTAACTTCCTGTTGTTTTAAATCTTGAATTGGATTTAAGTTCTCTACAGTTTGTTTAGATGTGTCTTTTAAGATAGACATCCATACTGCTTCTGGGTTAAGTTCAATTGGATAGTTTGCTTTAATACCGTGTCTGTTATGCTCACGCAATGAATTAACAATGGCTTTATATACTTCACCAGCCATTCTTTCATAACCGGCAATACGTTGACCAGTCATGTCTACTTCATCAGCATGATAACGTGTTAGTAATAATTCAACAGAACGAATCAATAAGCCAGTAAAGTCAGTAGGTTCATTCATTTCAATCAAAATACGTTCAGTAATTGGGTCTACAAACATGTTGTTGTATAAATCAATTTCTTTAACATATCGTCCTGGAATTTTAATAGTTTCCAATAGATTGAAATAAATTTCTTTTCTATCTAGGAGAGATATTGCAATATCACTGGTATCGCATTTACTTAAACCAGATAAGATTAATGAAGCCATTCTGTCTTTACGAGATAACACTAAAGAGAAATCAGAAAACTTAACCATGTATTCATGGTTTTCTAATTTAACACGTGTACCTGTTTTAACAGTTTTATAGTGTTTTGGTTTTAAAGCAGCAATCAGTTTAGTTAGACCAAGTTTATAACCTAATACTAAACCAATTGGTAAAGGTTTACCCATGATATCAATAGTCACTGATTCTACTGGTGCTTTAGACGAATCAATACCACACATGGATTCAATATCACCCAACTCATTTACTTCATTACCGATAACAGAATAGAAAATACCGTCTTCATTAACACCTAAACCAAATTTACCTTTATAACTACCAGCAAAGAACAAACCTTTAGATTCTACACTTCTAACTAAATCACTACCAAAACGCTCATTGGCTTTGTGATAATCAAAATAGATAAAAGCGTCTCTTGTAGTTACTGCTCTGAAATGCATCGATAATAAAGAATAGATATCTGGAGCTTTTACATTATTATCAAACACATTACCACTACGTGTTTCTTTTACTGAATCTAATTCAGGATTAAATGCGATAGCGCGTATTTGACCAATTAACCATTTCTCGTAGTTAAACTGACGAGTAGTATCTCGTTTAGCAAATGTCTTACCGAAGTAAGAAGTCAGTGCTACGGTACTGTCATTAATCTTACGTAGGGGAAGGTCTCGCCTGGCCGATCTCAATATGTAATCGACCCCACTGACCTTAAATTTACCATCGCTATTTACTCTAGGTAGCTTAACACGAATGGTAGATTGCTCACCTTCGATAGGTTTAATCTTCATGGAGTATACATCGTAACCACCCATGATGTTTTCATGAGTTTGCTTACGTATATCGTGTACAATTGCACCACCACCTTGAATACCTACCATCATTGCAGCTACATCTCGTTCTAAGTGTTTCTCAATGTAACGTTTACCCATGACATTTAAAGTAGAAACTTCTTTATCTTCATTTGAAATTTCTAATTCTTCTGGTTTAGTATTAACCATTTCATCGACGGTCATTTTACTATCATTGGTTAGTTTCAAATTACGATACTTACCAATAGATTTACGAATACCATCGTATTTAGATACTGTCATGTTTTGGTTTTTAGCAATATAGTCTAAAGCCGCTTTTGCTTTCTCTTCAGCTGTTTTTGTTTCTTTAGGTTTAGTTACTAAGACAGGAATTTCTTCAATAGGTAATTTAGATACATTGAGTATATCAGATACATCTAAATTAGTATCAATTCTATCGTTAAATTCTTCTTCTTGTTCAGTAGGGATAGAAACTACTCGACTAATGTTAATGTTGTTTTTCTTCTCTTGCTCTTTAGATTCAAGAGATTCGGAATAATCAACATCATCTTCATCGTCGATAATATCACCAATAATGTCTAAGTCTTTTTGAACAGTCAAATCAGCAGAGTCTTCTGTAATAATGTTTTCACTAATATCCAGATTATCTTCTTCCTGTCCTTCTACTTCATCAGTATCATCAGTTGTATCATCCTCGTTATCTACATCTACTGGTTTTTCATCCACCTTAATATCACTAAATGCTTTACTTTGCTTATCTTTATTAGATTCGTCATCAGAACCTTTAAAGTCTTCTGTATCTTTAGCTTCTTGTTCCAATACTTCTTCTTCAGTTAATTCAATTAAACTAGAATCTACAGAAGCCTTATTTAATTCAATAAGCATTTTAATAAAGTTTTTAGACATATTAGTTGGGTCTAGTTTACCTGATTTATTTTCATCAGATTTACGCCATCTGTCTAATTGACCTAAAGAATAATAAGTAAAGACATTATTACTAATAAAAACAATATTAATCTTATCTAAGATTTTTAAAGGAATGTTTTTAAAGATAGACTTATTACGATTTAAACCTAACCATTTCCACAATTCGAAGATAATAAGTTTTTCAAGTGTATTGAAACGAGTAAAGAACGTGTTAGTAACAACATTCGCACCCATCTTCATTTCAGATACTTTTGGCAAGTCTTTTAAATCAGGTACATTTAAGAAAATAAACTGATTATAATAATCACCATGTGCATCGTAGATGTCTTTCATCCCTTTAATAAAAGTATTAATGATATTAGTATTCTTATAGTAAGGAATCCTAATTTCATTACCTAAGTATTTATATCTTTTATCGCAGATAGCATAGTTTAAAATAACAGGTACTAAGGGATTTGGTTTTACTTTACTTAAGTCGTAACAAGGAATAAACTTGTGGTTTTGTTTAATGTATTTACGAATAACTTCCAATGGCATGAAAGCACGTATATTCATGTTACCTAGACGAGTAATTAAATCTTGGTAAAAATAAATTGGAATACGTTGTACCGTTTCCGCAAACATAGGGTTAGTCTTACTAGGCCCTGCATCATCACTGGTACTACCAAAGTAATGAAAAGCATTTTGTTTTGGGAGGATAAATTTAGATAAATTAAAAATCCTCGGTGCTTGTAATTTATCTACAGTTCTATTACCGAACTTAAGATAAAAGTTATTGTAGTTTATTCTCATTTCACACTTTCCTCAAAAGTACCAAGATTATGGCAAACAAAGTTAATCGTGTCAAAGCCCAAGGGATAACGAATCCTACCGTCGCTATTAATATAAGCTCTTTTCTCTTTTTTATACTGTTTAATCTCATTTTTAGATTCCTCAGTAAATGAACAAATCATGTTACACATATCCCCATCGTTTAGTTTGGGGATTAAAAACTGGACCATATCATCATCTTCAACATTACTTGCTAAGACTCCAAAGTAACTATAAAGCTACTAAGAAGGATACATAGAGGCTTTGTATTTCATTACAAAGCCACTGTATCTGCCCCCCATTTGGGACTCACTTGAGTCCTACGTCTTTCGACTGGTCTCTGAACGTTCATCCTTAATAATAAGGGCGCTTCGCTGCGGGTTATTGTATTGACTAATCTCTTTTACTATACCTTAATTAGTTAGATTAAGCCCTATAGTGTATTACTACCTATAGTTAGTGTATTAGTCTTTTTACAGTTTTCCCGTCAGTTAGAGGGGTTTGCTATTCTCTTATTTCTAAGAGAAGCGGACAACGAATTTAAATACTATACCAGTATTAAAATGTTAATTACAGATATGTTTACCATTAGCGATATCTTTTTCTACAATGATAGATTCATCTTCCCACTTAAACGGTGGTCTACGCAATCGCCACTGCCACCTATCTATACCAGTACCAAGTGCTTTTGCTAAATTATTAAGACCATTGTATGTTATTACTTCACCAGTCTTTTTAAAAGTAACTTTAATAGGATAACTAATAATAGGTCTTCTGTTATTGTATTTAACTTCAGGCCATTCACCATTAAAATCACTTTTTAACATATAAGCATAACCATCTGGATATCTAACAGTGCCTCTAGATAATAATCTAATCTCACCCACACCTTTACCGATACCTAATTGCCTTTGCATTTCGTTAATACCAAAGTATTCTTTAATTTCTTTAGTATCGCAGTTATAAGACAAAACAGGTTGTTGGTATGTAGTTAGATATTGTTTGGCAGTCTGTAGGTTATTTTCTCTACGACTTTGCCACTGTAAGTTAGATAAGTCATTGTTCTGTGGATTACAATCTAAGTGACTAACATCTAATTCAAAGTAGTTATTAGGCATTGGTAAATAAGCATAAGCTAGTAGTCTATGTTTACCACACTTCATTGTTTTTAAATCACAATCCCTATATATGGTGTTTTTTACATAAGGTGCTTTTACACGTTTTGATTTTTCAAGAGTGTTAGATATTATCCTACCATTGTTTATTTTTTTAATCACACCTTCTCTATTAATTTTATATCTAGTATATCCAGGTATTAATCTAAATCCATCTTCATCATCTTTAATATTGGTATTATTCCAACTAAGATTAAATGGATATAGATTACCTTTATTACCATCGATATAGATTATATCCCAATCCATTATTTCCCAAAAGAAATCAGGATTAGTATTCTTAAATACAAAATTAACAATATTAGCAATTCTTACTTCTTTGTCTTTAATATTTACAAAGAATTCACCTTCTTTTTCAAAAGGCAATACTTGCTTAACAGATGGTGGTACTGATTTTTCTACATGGAAAATATCACCTTGAATATTTACTGTGTAATAGTCTTTATCTGTTTCCAGAAAGATATCATCGGTTTTATCATTGTGTCTTCTTAACATTTTAATTACCTATTTATAAAGTTATTCAAAAACTTGAACATAATTCATAAATAGGTGGTTAGTACTAAATGTCCATAAATTGCTATTTTTTATGGTCATTTATCCGCACCCATCCCTTTATACGCTGTCACTGGCGGACTCATGGAATTAAAACTATCCATTCCGTATACAGGGAATTTTAAAAACTCTGGTTTAGATTCATCAATCTCCCAGTTATCATTTAACATCTTACGTTTTTCTGTCTTAGTAGTTGTCATGACAATTGTATTGCCAGGAACATTACTACCAATACCTGTAATAGGATAACGTGTAGCAAATCCTGGAGTATCATTGATTTCATGATAAGTACAAATATAAAGTAATTCAATAAATGTCAATGGGTGTACATCTTCCTTACTTCTATCAGGTGGTAATTCTGTAATACTATTCATGATTTTGAAAGTATTGTCAGGGCCTTTATAAATTAAAGCAAGATAGTAACCATCTACTTCAATGGCTTTATGCCTAACAGCATCTGGTTTAAAACGATGAATAAGTTTACGAATACCTTCATCAGATTGGAATACATCAAACCAATCTTGATTAAGATAAACATCTTCTTCTTTTAGTGTTTTCTTATTAACCAATTTAACTGGATGCAAAGGGTCTGAAAACTTATCTTTTAAGAAACTATTCTTAATACCACGAATTGCAAATGGTAGACAAGATACAAGCTGTTGATATAAACCAACGACAATATTATTGTAGCCTTGGTTATCTTTATCTTGTGCAAAACGACCAGATGCTTTAGGTGCTGTAATCACGTTACGAGTAGTTTGGAATACGTTACGTGAAGCCCATTTACCTTGAATTAATTTCTTCTTACCATGACCTGTAATTTCACCTAAGTACATGAATAATTTTAAAGCAGTCTTCTGAATAGCATAACGTGTATTATTTAATAAAGCCATGTTTGATTTATGCGAAGTACTACCGATAGAAGAAGCTAGAGATAATAACTCACGATAAATTTGGTTTACTTCATCATGGGAAATCTGACCATCTTTAAATTCTACATCACGATAACCAGCTTGTAGAATAATAAACTTATTAATCTTTAGAATGTCTTTATTCTTTTCAATTAATTTAATAGTCTCACGTCTTTTAGGTGAACCAGTATCTGGTAATTGATACTTATCAAAATTTCTAAAAAAGAAATCATAACCAGTTTCACCATCAATTGCATTAGAACGAACAAACTGTTTCGTCTCTTCATCAAATACAGCGAATGCAGTACCTGCCATAATTTCGTCAAGTAATTTATTTGCTGAAATCAATTCACGATAAACTAAAGGATGTAGAATTTCTACGTTTAAATCCATATAGGCTTGTTTCTTTAAACGCAATGGGTCGCCTACAGGCCCAAAGATTTCATTAGACCAAAGACCTTCTGGGTGCAAGTTATAGTTAGCACCATCGAACATATTACCAGAAGTAACTTTGCCTAATTGTTTATAAATATTTCCAGAATCTAGATTAAGTAAAGAAAGATTAAAAGGTGTTCTAACCTTTACTTTCTTATTGTAATTTTCATCCATAAGAATTATTCCTTATAATGAGAGTAGCCTAACAGTGTGTTAGGCGTAAAGTTATGAAATCCCAATAATATAATTGGAGTATATAAATTTTTAATAAAATACAAACAGGAGCATTATATCATGTTTGGAAAAAAGAAGAATATCCAAAAAGCCATGGCTATGGATAATGATTTCGACTTCGACTTTGATTTCGATGACGAAATGGATGACGCTAGTTTCTTTGGCGATGGAGAATCAATGGATTTTGAAAAGAATAAATCCAATCGTTCTCCAGCATTAAATGCCACAGCGGATGTTGCTAAAGGTATATCGGATGCAGTCATCTCTAAACAAGGGATGAAGACAATCTTAACCAAAGTACTTCCTAAGTCTTACGGTGAAGTATTCGAAGAAGTATCCAATGCAAAAGATAACTTAGGGTACACTATCGGTGAATCGTTAGAATCACTTAATTCCGTTAAAAAACAAACACAGAATCTCTTACGTAAAGCTATTCCTGCTGCTGATAGAAATGGTTTAACCAAATTATCTGGTTTATTAAATAAGGTAGCTGGTGAAGCTGAAGATTCATACGATAACCAACAAGAATCAATAGAGTCTAAACGAGACGATTCTATCAATAAAACCCTTGGTGAATTGTTTAGTTTACAGACTAAAGTACAACAAAAACAAAAAGCAATTGACGAGAAAAAAGAGTTAGCTAAAGATGCTATTGAAACAACACGTTTTGAAGGTCAATATCGAGTATTGGCATCAGTAGATGCTTCATTGCGTCAATCTGTATTATTTAGTAATACCAATACATTTAATTATTATCGTAAATCGATTGAATTAGGTATTCGTCAATTACATGTGTTAAGTGATATTTATCATAACCAATCGACTTCTAATATTACCTTATTGAAAACATTAAACGATATTAAATTAAATACTGGTTTACCTGATTATGTTAAAATGAAAAATACAGAAGCATTGAAACAACAGGCTAAACAGAAATTCTTTGGTGGTATTTCTTCTAGTTTCCTAGATAGATTCACTAAGAATATTGGCGAAAATATTGCTCAACACGTTGGTACTTTAAACGAACTTACTGAAGCACTATTTCCATTCCTAGAAGATGGAATGGATAGTTTAGCAGAAGAAGATGATGGTTTTGGTGAATCTAAAGCCCGTAGAGCCTCTTCTTTAGCTTCTGGTTCTTTATTAGCATTAGCCGGCGATAGAATCGGTAAATCACTAAGAAAGAGAATGAGAGGTAATAAGTACGGGGATAAGATATTAGAAGGTGGTGTTAAGTTAAATCGCTTTAAGAATAACATGGGGCCTGAATTATCTAAGATGTTAGGTAATAAAGCTATCGAAGAAAAACTAATCAAGTTATTTGGTTCTAGAACAGAGAACTTTGACGGTACACGTGGTGAGAAAGAATCAAACGGGTTTGTAGAATTTCTTTTAAATGGTGTAGATTGGTTAAAGATGCACGTAGATGAGGCTTCTGATAAAGCTAAAGCCATTACAGTAGATAACTTAAATGGCTATAAAGACTTTAATACACCAGAAGGCCAACAAAGGTTAACTAATAAATCGGTTAATGTTATTATCCCAGGATACTTGTCTAGGATTTTACGTGAAATCACCATGTTAAGAACAGGTGCTCCTGCCGAGCTTTTAGATTATAACCACGCTACAGGTTCATTCCAAAAGAGTTCCGTTATTCAGAAAGATTTATCACTAAGAGCCATTGGTGAAAGTGCTGCTAATACATTTAAGAATACAGGTAATGATATCTTAACTAAGTTAGAATTACATGGACGCAATAAGATTGGTAAGCTAGAATACAGAAATGGTTTTACTAAAGCTGATGCTGATTTAGTAGGTCAAATCTTGATATCTTATAGTAAATCAGGAAATCCATTAACACCAGAACTCTTATCTAACCCAGATACTTTCTCTACATTACTTGGTGAAGAAAAAGCCAAGATAATTGCAAACAAATTTAAAGAATTAGATAAGAAAGATTTAGATACTAGTAGTGACGAGATTAGTAACATTAATAGCACTATTAATAATGCTTCTAAGTCTTTAGAACCAAATATTAAATTAATTAATAATTTAGCAGCTACTGGTCAATTAGATTACTTAAGAAGAAATGGTTTGGTTTCTTTAAATGGTAAAATTGGTTATGAAAAATTCATGAGCGGATTGAGTGAATTATCTAACGATGATTTCAAATCTATTAAAAGAAACTATTACAGTGACGATGATGATAACCAATTCTTATTTAGAAATACAAAACTAGATTCTAATGCTGCATTAGCTAATACGACACAAAGAAGAGCTGGTGCTTTTGGTAAGAGTATGTTTGGTCAAAGAATCTTAAATCGTTATGCTGATGGTTCATACGACCCAAATAGAAAACTATTACCATCTCCTCATGGTAAAAACTTACCGATGTCTATAAGCGATTTAGAAGAAATGGGTAGTTTTGCTACTGGTGGTTATACAGGTAAATCTACTTCTGGTAATTCAGAAGATGAATTAGCAGGCGTTGTACATAAAGACGAATACGTTATCAACCAAGAAGATGTTAAAAACATGGGTGGCCCATCTGCTATCCAACGTTTTATTAACATGTTCAGAAGAACTGCTGAAAAATCATCTAACGCATTTGATTCTATTAAGAATACACTTAATTCCCAAATAGGTGGAAATAAAGAAGGTAAGTCTAATCTAGAAATCATTGCTGATAATACCACATTAACGAATCTCTATTTAAAAGTAGTCGTACAGAAATTAGATACTTTAAGTTCATTAGCTATTTCGGATAAAGTAGAGAATAGTGACCCTACTACACAAACGGGTAAACGCTGGTGGCAGTTCGCTAATAATATATTTAGACGTAAACGCCAAGTAATGGGTCCTCCTAGACCAAATGAAACAATTGAAGAGCAAAAGAAATCCTTGCTTAGACAAAATGCAGAATTCCTTTGGGGTATTGGTACATGGCCATTTAGAACAGGTATGCCTGCCGCATTAGGTTTAGGTTCTAGTTTTGTAGGTGGTGCTATTGATTTATTTAGAGATAATAAAGATAAGTACATGAAGAATGTACAAGATTTTTATAACGATAAATCAAATAAACTTAAAGATAAATTCATGGATGTGTATAAACAAGGCACACCAGAACCTATCTTAAAAGCCAAAGATTTCATGATGGGTAAATACCGTACAGCAGAAGGTAAAGTCATTAAAAAATGGGAAGACATCCAAGGTTCAATTTACGATGAAGAAGGTAATCTCTTATTAACTTACGATGAGTTTAAAGATTCTATTGTCATGTTTAAGAATAAACCAACTGTTGTAAAAGCAATGAATTGGTTTAAAGAGAAAAAAGTACTTCGTAAATTAGGTGGCTTAGCAGTAGGCGCAGCACTATTAGGCCCAGCCGGTGTTATCTTAGCAGCAGGGCATATGTTAGCTAAGAAACATAATCTTTACGGAAGAGTAAAAGAAGGATATGCTAACGCTTTACAAGTAGATGTATACTTACCTAGCGATTTGAAAAACCCAGTAATGTTAGCTCGTGATATTAAAGACAGAATGTATTACGATGAAGGTGCAAATGACTATGTAACTGACGCTCGTAAAATGATAGGCCCAATCTACGATGTTAGACAAATGCAGGAATCTGGTACACCTACAATCATTGTTACCCAAGAAGAAATCGAAAAAGGTTTAGTAGATAAAAACGGTAATAAGATTGGTACAATGGGTAAATTAGTAGCTAAGAAACTATCTAACATGTCTGGTAACTTAGTATCTAAAACAGTTAACCTAGGTGTTAAAACTGCCGTAGGTGCATTTAAATTAGCTCGATTTGGTTTTAATCTAGCTGTAGGTGCAGCTAAGATTGGTTGGGCTGTTTTATCTGGTGCTGCTTCTGGATTTAAATCTGGTTTCGATAAAGGTATTGGTAAAGTAAAATCAGCAATGGATGGCATGTTCCTGAATCTTGCTTTGGTTAACGACACCAATCGTTATCTATATGCTATTTATAATCTCTTAGATAAACGTATTCCACTACCTGCCGGTACTTTAGGTGATGTAGATGGTGATGGTTTACGTGAAAATGGCATGGCTGATAACCGTAAGAAACGAGCAGAAGAGAAGAAAGAAAAAGCTGAAGATGAAAAACAAGCTAAGCGAGATTTCCGATTGGCCTCTATGATTGCAAGTCTTTTACCATTTGGTTTTGGCAAAGGTAAAAAGAAAGGCGATAAAGAAGGCGAAGAGGAAGAAAGCGGCGGTTTGTTAAGTACACTTTGGGATGGTGCTAAAACAGTAGGTGCTGGTGTACTAGGTTTAATGGGTTTGAAAGGTGGTAGCAAAGCAGCATCAGCAGGTGGTAAAATGGCTGGTGGTGTATTAGGTAAAGCTGCTAAATTCTTACCTGGTAAATTAGGTACTGCTGCTAAAATTGGTGGTGCACTAGTAGGTGGTGGTAAAGCTGTAGGTACTGGTGCAAAAGCAGCCGGTGGGTTCTTAGCCAAAGGTGGTTTAGCTGGTAAGCTCATGGGTGGTGCTACTAAACTAGGTGGTAAATTCCTAGGTGGTCTTGGCATGGTAACTTCTGGTGTATCAATGGCCAGTAATTTAGCACAAGGTAACTTCGGTGATGCCGCATGGGATGCCGGTGGTTTAGCTCTATCTGCTGCAATGACTCCAGGTATTGGTTTAGGTGGCTTAGCCAGTGGTCTAGGTACGGCGGCTACATTCCTTGCTACTAACCCAATTGGTTGGGCTATCTTAGGTACAGCAGCCGTAGGTGCCGTAGGTTATGGTCTTTATAAACTATTGAAAAACGATACCAAAATCAATGACAAAGTAAAAGCACGTTTGTTAATGTATGGTTTTAATCCAGATGAAGATGAGAAGAAAGCTAAGATTATTCTGAAGTTTGAGAACATGTTAGACGAAGCTGTTCGTTATGTAAATGGACAGATTAGCATCGATGAATCTAAACTAGACATTGAAGATGTGATGGAATTATTCGATGTCGATAAAGAAGATAAAGAACATACAGCTAACTGGATGTACTGGTATAACTCTAGGTTTAAACCTGTGTTTACAAAAACCATGAGTGTATTAAAAGGTATTAATCCTAAAAACAGTGCTGAAGATGCTTATGATTTAAAAGACCAAGAAGAATACAAATACTACGTAGGTATTAAACCAAAACCAGGTGAGTATAATTCTACACAATCTCCATTTAAAGATGCTGCTATTAATAGTTCAGGTGACCAAGCAATTAGCTTTATTGATAATATTTTAGCTAAGATTAAATCCACTTCAGAAGGCGCTAAGTTTGCACAAGGTGCTGCAATGGCAAATGGATTACAAGAGCAATCTAAGAAAGATGCTGAAACTGCTAAGATAGAAGAAGGTTTAGATAAATCAAAAGCTAAAGATATTGGTAAAATGGGTGTAGGTGTAGCAGCAGCCGCCGCAGGTGGTGCATTAGCAGCCAGTGCAACCGAGAGTAAACCTGTAACAGACTTTATTAAAGGAGCCGGTAAGTTTAGCTTATTAGCAGCTGTTCCAGGTATTGGTATCATTACTGGGTTAGCTGGTACTTTTGGTTTGTTTGAATCCGATACTGCTGAAGACACACCTAAAGAAAGTGGTTACGACCCATTTAATGCTATTCGTTATAAAACATATGGTTTATCTAGCTTAAGCGAATCAGACCGTATTAGTACATTAGCTCGTTTAGAATTAATGGTTAAAGAAAACGTAACTATTTCTCAAGGCAAAGCAACCTATAAAGGCGATATAGCAGAATTAGTCATTAAAGCCTGTGGTTTATTTGGTATTGATAAAAACGATACTTCTGGTTTACAAAGACTGACTATGTATATTGGTGGTCGTTTCTTACCAGCATTCTTGAACTTAATGAATGGTGTACGTTCAGTATTGAATACTACAGATATCTTTGTTATTTCTCGTGCTAGACCATCTGAACAAATGGCTATTGCTACAACCATGATGAATAGTGAAGGTAAATACGGTTCCGTATGGTCATGTACTGTTTCACCATGGGAAGGTTATACACTAAATACCAATAAGGCATCAGCTAATGCAGATATTAATTATCTGAAAAAAGATGTAGAATCTAAAGGTAGTTCTGAAGGTAAGATTAAAGCTATTGAAGAAGCCAATAAATCAACCGTCATGGGACAATTATCTAGTGCCATGGATAAGGTAAAAGATTATGGTTCTAATCTTTGGAATACATTTAAGAATACAACAGCAAATGCTTGGGATAGTATTAAGCAAAATGTTTCAGCTTGGTGGAATGGTGATAAATCAGCCCTAGATGCTGCTACCGATGTCGCATCTAACTTAGCTAATGGTACTATGGCAAACACACAGGCCTTAACCGGTGATGGTGCTGGCGGTAGTTTAGCCAATGTACCACAACCTACTGGCTCTGGTAGCTGGGGTGCTGTAAAAGATACTATCATTGCAGCTGCTAAAGTGGTGGGTGTAGACCCTGGTTTGTTAGCAGGTATGGCTGCTCAAGAATCTGGTTTCCAACCTGGTATTAGAGCAAAAGGTTCTAGTGCAACTGGTTTGTTCCAATTCCTTGATGGTACTTGGAAACAAATGTTAAAACAATATGGTCCTAAATATAATATCCCTGCTGGTACTCCTGCTACTAATGGTGCAGCGAATGCCATCTTAGGTGCCCAATATGTTAAAGACAATATTGAAGCATTAAGAAAAGTAACCAATAATGTTCAACCAGGTGATGCTTACCTAGCACATTTCTTAGGTTTAGGTGGTGCAAGAAAAGCCTTACAAGCAGGTGATAATGCATCATTTGCTTCATTGTTCCCACAAGCTGCAAGAGCAAATCCTTCTTATTCTGGTACAATTGGTCAGGTACGTGCACAGTTAACAAATAACATGTTTGCTAAACACCGTTCATTTGGCGTAGATGTTCCAATCGGTGGTACAAATACCACTGCTGGTTCAATGCCTAGCGGAGGTGTTAATCCTAATGTAGCTGGTAAATCTACTAGATACGATTGGGCTAATTCTGGTTTCAGTAAGAATACAATGGCTCCAGATAAAGAGTACATGGATAAGATGCGTTCATTTAACCTTGCTCGTAAGATGGTTAATGAAAACAAATCATTATCCGCTGCTGAAAAACAAGCTGCATTAGTTAAGATTAATACTGAAGCTAATGAGTATGGTAAACAATGGGCGACAACTAATGGTGTACCCGAAAACGCTGGTAAACCACAAGGTAACGGAAGTACTCCTTGGATGGCTGCTGCTTATAAATACCTAGGCTTAAATGAAGTTAGTGGTGATAGTACTGTAAGACAATTCCATGCCGCAGTAGGTTTGAAAGCCGGTGGTAAAACACCATGGTGTGCTTCTTTCGTAAGTTACATCTTAGAGTCTGTAGGTATTCGTTCTACAAAAAGTGCCGCCGCAATTTCTTATAAGAACTGGGGACAACCTGCTGTACCTGGAACATATCCATATGGTGCTGTTGTGGTAATTAGATTCCATAATGGTAATCACGTGGCATTCTGTTTAGGTGAACAAGGTGGTAAAGTAAGGTACATTGGTGGTAACCAAGGTGGTGCTAAAGCCGGTAATAATGGTGGTGCCGTAACTGAATCTAGCTGTACTAAAAATATGGTTATTGCAGTTCGTCTTCCACCAGGTTATAATGGTAGTGCAAAAGCACCAGCTGGTGCATCCTACAATGGTTCTGTTAACAGTATGGCATCGTTACCTAAAACACCTGCGCCAGTAGCAACATCGTCATCTAGTGAGAAATCTGCTGCTGCTAAACTAAAAGCAGCTAGTGGTTCAACCAGTAGTAATAACCCAAGTATTCCTAAAATACAAACTGGTTCTAAATCTACAGGTGATTTAAAAGGTTTAGATGCTAAGACTTCATTGAAAAACGCCTTGGCTAAATCACAGTCAGGTGAGAATGAAGTACACATTACTAAATCCACTAATACAGGTGACATATCCGATTTAACAGGTACTGTAACTGACCTTAGCATACTAACCAATGGACACTTAAATCAAGATGGTACTTCTACATCTCAGCCAGAAGACAATGTAGCTAAACTTCAATCTTCTATCCGAAATATTCTAAAACACTTTGGTGAAAGAAGTGATCCTACCATGGTAGAAACTACTTTAAATAAAACCAAGGAAGCTCGTAGAAAATATAAAGAACAAATGGATAACCATTCTGTTCTGGATACCGCATTGAAGACAGCTAAAGCTGAACTGGATAAAGTTAATGTATCTGAAATGAAGAATGTTTCTGAACAAGCAACTAAAAAGTCAGTAGAACATTCTAAGAACATTAACTCTGTTGCAGAAGATATCCTTAAAGAGAATAAGAAACAAACTAAACTCTTGACAGATATTTTAGATGAATTAAGGAAAGGTAAAAAAGAAATTTCCGCTAAGGATTCTAAAACTACTGCTAGAGACAAGGTGAATTATTCTAATGAGTTTAGAACAAACCCAAATTTAAGTGAATCACCGGTAAACATGAGAAAAGGTAATCAATAAAGTAATCAGACTACCGCTGTTTATACAGTGGTAGTCTATTATTTTCTATGATTGATAAATAGGAGTAAAACATGAGTAACATGAATCCTTATAAGGACGTACAAAAGAGAGTACGTGAAATAGATGGGAAGATAGAACCCAGTAAATCGAGTTATTTTAACGATAAAAACTGGGTACGTAGTATCTTCATGATTAACCAAGAAACATTGGATGGCGCATCACTAGAGACCAGAACATGGAGTACATCTGATTCTAAATTCCAAGATACTGCACCAGGTGGTTCTTTGGTCATTAATCCTTTACCACAACCTTGTTTGTTTACAGACCCTATGTCAGATACACATTGGTTAAAAGCAAGAAAAGGTGCAAATGACGATGGTTTAAGCCCATACTTTTCAGAAACATTTGACGATAACTATAGACAGGTAACATTTAGGTTTGGTACACTGGCATTTAACTCATTAACTGGTTATTTGTTTGGTATGTTCCACCCAGGTGCAGCAGCATTTATTAATAAAGGTTTGATTAATACTTTATTATTTAAATTAGGTCGTTTAGTTGGTAATGCTGTTTCTATTATTACATGGCCTCTAGCTCTAATTGGTATGTTGGGTAAAGCTAAGAACTTCTTCTTACGTGTACCTACCTCTAAGTATGCTTATCTAAAACCAAATATGCCATTATATTGGTCATCTGTACAAACTATCTGTAACCACTTCTTAGTAGACTTAGGTTTGATTCACCGTGGTACTGGTACAGACGAAAACGGTAATGACCTCTCTCTTGGTGAAGATGATATGCAATGGGATGAAAATAACGCCAAAGCAATGAAAGCGTTATGGCCTAATACATACGGTGGTAATGGTCACATTAATCAATTCTTAGATGGTGCATTAGGTAAAATCACAGGTTACTCTGCTGGTGCTCAATTTGACGTATTTGCAGTAGCTACACGTGCTCAACGACTAGCTCATGCGCGTTATAAAACATTAGAAGAAATTCAAATGGCCACAGGTACTAAATTAGACCTAAGACAGATGTTACATACTTCTTATCGTAATAGAAATGGTAGAACCTCTTTCAAACTGGCTGATTATATTGCTAAATGGACTTCCATGTCAGCAGATGGTGGTGGTGCTATGTATAATTCAGATAGACCTAATAAAGACGGTGAACCACAACAAGATGAAAACGAAAAAGCTAAAACTGGTGACATTGGTGATACTCCAACCTTTGATAGTGTAAGTAACGATGGTTTCTGGAAATTCTTAGAAGAAGAGTTAAGAGAAGGTGGTGCATTTGTTAGTTTCCGTGTAGATGATACAGGTGCTGTTTCTGAAACATTCTCTAATAACTATAAAACTTCTTCTTTGATGGAAAAGATTAACAGTATGTCTTCTACTGGTCGTTCCACTTACTTTGATTTAGCAGGTGGTAATATTGGTGATGATCCATTGTCTAACACAATTGAATCTGTTGTCGGTGGTATTAAAGCTTTTGCACAAGGTGCTTTACAAGGTGTTGGTCTAGGTGGTTTATTGGTAGCTGGTGGTGGTGGCACAGTCTCTATGCCTAAATACTGGGAATCCTCAGAAGCACAATTGCCAAAACCGAATTACTCATTTACATTAAAAGCAAGATACGCTAATCGTCGTTCTGCATTTAATGATGTGTATTTCCCACTGGCTTGTATCTTAGCAGCTGCCTTACCAGCATCTGTAGGTAAACACTCTCACTCTAACCCACTGTATTGTGAATTCTACGATAAAGGTAGGATGCAATCTAGGTTAGCGGCTATTGACTCTATTACCATTACACGTGGTGATGGTACAATGGGATTTACTCCAGAAGGTAACCTAATGTCAGTGAATGTTAGCTTCTCTATTACACCAATGGAAGAAATTATCGCTATGCCTATTACAGAAGGTGTTTCTTTGGAAGATACTATTGAGAAAATGGTTGGTGGTGGTTTAATTGGTGGTTTAGGAGGTGTAGCCGCAGGTGCATTTTTCGGTGCAGCAAATAATTTGGCAAATGGTATCTTTGACGATGACACTCCATTCATGGATTATATGGCAACATTAGCCGGTATGGGTGTTAACGAACAATACTACTTAGGTACTCGTTTAAAACGTAGATTGGCATATAACCAATTAAGCTTTGTTTCTAGCTTTAGTAGTGCAAGACAGGCAAGTGTTATGAGTAATAGTTTACCTGGACAAATGCTAGGTGCTCTATTCCTTAAAGACGGTTTAAATGCCCTACTCTGGGACGAGAGAGCAGAACGTTAATATGTGTATACATTACAGTATAGCTTTCGCTATACTGTAATGTAATCTTTATGCGTTATTAATTTTAAATGCGTCTGGTGAAATAATAGAAACTGTTTGTTGTCTTTCATTAACGATAAAGTTAGGGAAGTCTTTATTAAGTTCAGTTTTAAAATCACTAATGTTAGTGAATACATTACCTAGTAGTAATAATACTTCATTTTCTTTATCAGTATAATCCAATGACTTCTTAACATGACTATCTAAAAAGAATCTATCTGCTAAACTTACTTTAGCAATTCTCCTAAAGTCTTCAGAAGCACTCATGAACAAACGAACATTAAATAACTTACGATTACTTTCTCTATCTACCCAAAGGTAATTACCATTGTCAAATGCTTCAATTGTACTTAGTACATCATTGAATACGTCTTGTTCAGTTCTACCTGTGTTAAATACAGAATTCATACTGAAGTTTTTCAACATCTTCTCAATAGAATCACCTGTAATTTCTTTTAACTTTTGTGGGTTGATAGATTTAATCGCTATCTTAGCAGTATCGTAATCACCATATTCAAGTAAGTCATCCATTACAGTAGTAGCAACATCCATGGCAACATTGTATTCATAACCGTCTTTATCACGATGTCCTACTAAGGAATACCAGTTGTCTCGGATAGCGATACCAGCACTACTAAACTCTTTAACAATTGCAGCAGCTGATGCTTTAAATGCTTGAATGTCTTTTATCAAACCAATGTCTTGACCAGTAATAGCTTTGCCTAAATTATTCAAACCATTTAAGATATCTAGTTTACCAGAACGAACATCCTTAACTGTGGTAATAACATCATTACCAATCTTAGCCGCAGCTTGTACCTTATCGAACATGGCAGGGTCTAAGCCAGCTGATTGTAATGCTGCTTTAGCACCAGGTGCTAATGAACCTACCCTATCCATTAGGTTACCATTCTTAAGACCAGTACTAACGTCCTTCGCCATCTTAAGGTATTCGTTAATTTTATTTAAACCATTTAACCCACCTTTAATAGCATCTGTAATAGAAGTCAAAGACATAGTGTTAGTAAACTGATATAAACTATTAACAGTATTACCTAAATTCTGATAAGCATCAATGGTAGCTAACTTAGTATCTAGACTACTATTAAATACCGTTTTTGCATCATCTTTCTTTTTAGTAGATACTTTATTACCTACACCATTTTTTGTCTTTTTAGACTTATTTCCTTTTTTACCTTTTGGCGGAGAAGGTGTTCTTTTTACTTTAGCCATGTTGTTTCCTTTTCTAAAACTAAAAAATAATTCATAGATTTTATATACTACACTACCCCTATAAAAGAGGTAGCGTAGTATAGTTAGTTAATTGATTATTTACCACGTAATTCGTCAATTACTTTTCCGAGTATTCGAGTATACTGAATATAATTTACCTTAGCATATCCGTCATTACCAACATGATAACAACAGTAAGGTAATTTATTTTCTACAGCCATACTGAATAAATCAGGTTTACTCAATAGAGAATACGTAATAAACTCTTTAATTACATAATCTGGTACTTCTGTGGTTTTAACCGTATTTTTACCAGATTCAATTTGTTCTTTTACATATTCATCTAACTTGGTACCTGTCATCAATCGTACATCGAAATCGTCTTTTTCCAGTTTATACCACTCAATGGCAGATTGAATACTGGCAAATGAACCGTAAACAGGATGATAAAATGTACGAGTATAGCTGGGAATCAGCTGTTTCCCAAGCAAGGTAATGGCATGTTTATCGATACGGATATGGTCAATACCATCTTTCTTATCCATATCTCGATATGCTTTAAACTCGAGTGTATTTGTTGAGTTGGTCATTTAAGTTAATTCCTTTTTAAATAGTCTATATTATTTAGAATGCTTCTTACGAGTAGCATTCTTTTTGATTTTCTTTACTACTAAAGAATCAGGACAATCTGCTGGATGTTCGTGACCTCCAGATTCACGATTGTATTCTTCAGTATATTCAGGATGTTCAAATTGGGTTTTACCAATTCCACCGATATGTTGCATATAGGTTTTAACTGTACCGGATTTACGTGCAGCAGTAATCGAAATATCTACCCAATCAAAATCCAATACCAACAGTAATTCACCCAATACTTTAAATGAAATACCATCACGTGAGAACTCTGTCAGTAAACGAGATTTTTCAGATTTTAATTCAGCATCTGAAATACTACTTCCATAGTATCGTTTAACAAACTCTTCGATGAGTTCTTCCATTTGCGGATAAGTAACATTCTCATCCTGCCATTGCATAAAACCTTCTTTACCTTTACCAATGTACATATCACGGATAATCTTCCGTAATAACATGGCACAAATTCCAGGCCAATCATTAGTGACTTCACCTAAACCACCATCTTTAGAATCGGTGATCTTTCGAAATCCACGAAGCATAGTGTCTTCATTATTCATGTTGTTTCCTTTATATAAATAATTATCCTTCAACCTTATTAAATTCGTACAGTGCTTTAGAGCTAACGACAATAACAGACATCAGTACAAATATAAGAGGTTTCAGTTTAAAGTAAATCAAAGGACTGTCTTTCTTATCCTTTAATGTTTTTAACAAATTAACCATTTTATCGAAGAAATCGACAATAGTGATTATGTTAGGAGAATACCTTGAATAGTTAGTATTCAGTCTTTCTACTTCTAAAGGTTTTAATTTAAAAGTAGGGTTATTCAGTTGAGAAGTCAAATACCCAATGGCACTATTTACTTTTATTAAAGTATCTGCTTTAGTTAGATACTTAATCCCAACTGGTATCTGATTAATATCTGTACCAATGTTATCTGGTAAGATACGTTTATTATAAGGAGATAACTCTTTATGGTAGTACTCACAAACCTCTATTAGGTTTGTATACATCGTATTAAAATCACCATTAATCTCGATATAAAGAGCATCGTTGATAAAGCTTTCGTATTGTTTATTTTTCTCCATTAGAGATTTTAGTTTTCGATTAGCCTTATAATGTTTCCAGATATAGAAGATATCTTTAATTATAGACATAGGGATTCCTTTATATAATTTTATGAATAACTGATTTTCTATTTTTTAGAAATTCATAAGTAAAATAACTGGTGGAGAAGTACACCAATTCCAATATAATAGTATATGTTTAAAACAAATTTAAAAAAGGATAAAACAATGGTTGAAGAAATGATTGAAGATTCACCACCTAAACCAAAACAAGTTACACCAATTCGTATTGATGGTTTTGAAAAAGTAGGTAACACCAGTAAATACGATGAGCTGGGCGTAATGGATGAAAACATTAAATTACGTCAACAGTTGACTCGAACCATTTTTGCAAAAGGTGAGGATGTTGCAAATGACCTAGATTTATTAGACATGGCTTTAAAGATGATGGCTGCAAATGATAAAGCAGTGATTGCACAAGCTAGATTGAAAGTAGATGAAGAATCAAATGCTGTACAGCAAGATTTGGTATATGCACTTGTATCCGAAGCAATGAGTCGAAATGAAGAACAGCGAAAAGAGATTAAGGAAATTATCCCTAATTCTGTTGAAACCATGGTGGAAAGAGTAATTGACTTACCTCCTGCGTCTCGTGAAATTACAGACAGTGAATTAGTACGTGGTACTGTTATTCTTACAGAAAAAGAAGTATTAGGTAAATTGAATACATTGCCTGAAGGCGATAATGATAGTATGGATGATTAATCGAATAGAGAGACACTAACTTAGTGTCTCTCTATTTAATCTATATGTTTAAATTTTAGTTTCTTCGATTTCAGAATAGTTGGTTACGTGAATCTTTTCAGCAGTACTGTTTTCAGGTTTACCAGTAGAAACGAAAACACCATTTCCAGCACCATTTGGATTAGGGTGTTTAACTAGTGGTTCTAACGCAATGGTAGGACTCACAATAGGGCGTGAGATATATTTGCCTTTATTGGCCCAAGCATACAATTGTTCATCACTAACAGAATCAGCACGAGTGACTGAAGGAATAGTTTCTACAGTACTATTACCTTTAATAGATTCAACATCTTCATCAGAAAGAGTAACAGTATGTTCAGAAGAATGTTCAATATCTGGTGCAGTAACTAGAATAGGCGCATTCTCTACATCGTCTTCTGAAATAGGTTCTTCGACTACATTAGCTTTATTACGATAACCATCTAATTCATTTCGCAATTCTTCATTCTCTTTTTTCAATACTTCAACCAATTGACGAAGTTCTCCTAATTCTTTAGCTGTACTCTCGTTTAGTTGTTTATAAGCTCGAGTAGACTTAACCAACAAATATTCTTTAGTAGCATGAGATTCTGCATACTTCAAAATAGTGGATTCAATAAGAGAATAAATATTCAAGCCAGTAATGAAGTTCTCACGCAGTTGAGCCAACATATGTTGTGTAGCAGCACTTACATGAACTTCGTATGTGCTATCATCACAATCGTGAATTGATGTATTAGCGATAGCAGTATCTACAGCTTGTTTACCAGGATTTTGTTCAATTTGATTAATCATTTCAGTTTCCTTTTTAACGAATAATTTCAACACCTCTATTGAGGTTGTTAGGTGGTAAAACGATATTGTCTTCCGATAATACACAGAAAGACACATCATTTAAAACGGAATACTCCATAAAATTGTGAGACACAATAAATATTTGGTCTTCAATAAATTCTTCAGATAATTTTTCAATTAGCTTTAAAGCATTCTCTCTATGTTTAGCATCAAATGTCCTACCAAACTCATCTAAGAATATCGGATAACCTGATAATCCTAATGCTTTCATGGCAATCATTTTAAATGCTAAATCAATAATCTCTAAAATACCATCACTACCTAAAGAAATATCTGCTTTTGGTTTTTCACTCAAACCCACAGTCATTGGAAAACGATAAGATAACTCATCATTACTTTCACCATCTGTCATTTTAGCAGGATGAATAATAAGAGGATAAGACCAAATAGATTGAATAAAACCATTCATTCTGGCTAAGAATATCTTAATGTAACCTAATAGACCTTCAGCAATTAAACCATCTTGAGGATTTAGTGTATCCACAATAGCAGACCACGATTCAATCTCTTGTTTAATATCTTCGATTTGTTTATTTACCATCTCGATATTCTTTTCACGAGTGATGATTTCAATTTGCTTTTTAGTCAATATAGCTACTTGATTTCTTTCTTCTGCAATTAAACCAGATACCAAAGTATAGATATCGTATTCAGCTAACTTCATTTGGATATCGTCAATATCATCTAATGTCGTTTGAAGAGAGTCTTTAGCTTCTTCAAATTCATTGTAGTAATGAAGAATATCTTCGATAGATTCCAAATGAATAATAATACTTTGTTTCTTTCTTCTCACTTCTTCCAATTGAGATGACATCTTATTCAATTGTTCAGTTAAAAGATGGTGTTCTTTCTCATCTACTTGGTTTGCATTGTCAATAATTTGCTGATAAGAGAGAATCTCTAGATTCAGTTTATCGATATCAGATAGCAAAACCACATAGTCTTTATAATTATTATAAAGTTCAGTTGCTTTATATACTTTACCTAGATAAAGTTTATTACGAATAACATCAACACACCATTGGTTTAACACATTAGATTGATTTCGACAATATTGACTAAAGTCTTTTAAGATAGTATACTTTGTATTCTTATCGATGTATTGTTCTTCTAAATCCTTAATAAGTGTAGTAATCTTATCAAGGTCTCCTTGAACTTCTTCTCGTTTTTTCAAATACAAATCATACTTCTCTTTATCAAACCCAGGATGAAATTCATGTGAACAATTAGGACAAAGGATTTTAATCTCTTTCTCTTTTTGTTCTAAATGTTTAATTCTCTCATCAATTCGGTTATATAAAACAGTAAGGTTAGATTGTTCTTTCTTAGTTGAATCTATTTTATCAACTAATTCAGCAATAGAATCACGAGTAATATCTTCATCACCGAATAAACTTAAACGATGGAGTAATTCTAAAACATCTGGGTTACCTTGTACCAATACTTCTTTTTGTAAGTGTAAATCAGTAATGGGATATTCACATGGAATCGAATTAGCTTGTTTTTCTAATTCGTTTTTCTTCTTTGTTAATTCCTCAATCTTAATACGAGTAGATTCTAATTCAGAATGAGAAGTAATCTTTACTTGACTAATCTTATTTTCCATTTGACTATATTCTTTAATCAAATGGCTATACAGTAGTTCAGTCGCTTCTAATTCTTTCTCTAATGAAAGTTTACGCTGAATAATCTCTTCTTTATACTCTGGCGTTAATTCCTTATTAGAGATATCGGTAATAGACTTTACTAATCTGTCGTTCAGTGGTTCTACCTTATTGACTAAAGAAGATAAGTTATTCTCTAAATCAATATTGTAATTGGGATTAGCAAAAGCGTCTTTATAACCGATAATCTTATTGAGTTCTTCAATCTTAAGATTGTGTTCGTTAATAGAAGCATTAATGTTTGCTAATTCATTTTCCTTTACATTAGTAGAAGTTAATTGAATCTGGTGTTGAGTCATTTTCTTCAAAGCACCAGTAGCATCACGTAGCTTATCTTTTGCTTTATTGAATGTATTAATGGCAAATGTGTAATCAGAATCACACAGCATAGTAAACCATTCTTTTCTCTTTACAGGAGACATTTGCGTAAACTTCTCTTTACCTGTTAAGAGTAAATGGATTTTATCGGTATAGTTAAAGTAATCTTTAACCAGTTGTTTCTGCATAGTCGCAGTACCACCGATATTCAATTCTTCATTTAATCCTTCATCTACGAATGAGTGTTTGTTAATACTAAAATCAGAAGTCAAACAATAAATACGATTATTGTGTTCTACCCTAATCTTCTTATATCCGTCTTTACTAAAGTCACTCTTATCAGCTAACATTGGACTTAGGTAATGTAATAGACTAGACTTACCACTACCATTGCTACCAATTACTGCCATGATACTGGTTTCAGGAGTAATGGTAATCTTTTTAATGCCACTCAATTCTAAACGAATAGCACCTTTTAATTCTAGCGATAATATTTTCACGGTTTATTATCCTTTTAATAAGACATAATTGTTCAAAAATATGAAAGGTTACAATATATTAATAAAAGGAAAGTATAATGGATAATCTAAATAACCTTGTACCATACTCAAGGGGTATAGCAGCCATTAACTTAGAGATAAATACAGACATATTGACTGTATGGCCTAAGAGCGTGCTACCTATGGTAGATGGTGAATTACACGATGTTATAGAAGAATATACGACAGAATATACCGATAGCTATGGTAATAAGATATCTGTTGGTGTACGTACCAGTAATACCATTGTTGCTAAGTGGTTATGTCGTGACCCAAACATGATGGTACCACCTAATATTAGACGTGGTGCAGAAGTACAAATATACCGTGAAGCCAATACAGATTACTTCTATTGGGAAACGGTTTCTAATTCTAAAAACTATCAGAAGTTAGAAACCAGAATCATGGGCTTCTCTAATACTCAAAATGAGAATGAGAAACCTACTCCAGAGAATACATGGACACAAGGTATCTCTACCCATGAGAAGAAAGTTAATGTATTACATACGACTAAATCAGATGGTGAGAAATGGGCTTATGATGTCAATGTAGATGTTAAACAAGGTTTAGTTAACATTATGGATGACATTGGTAATCTGATTAAGATAGATTCAGGAAATGGTATTATTCGTTTACAAACAGCACAAGGTGCTTATATTGAAATCAACAAACGAGATATTACCATTAGCTGTGATAATTTAACCTCTAATGTATCTCAAGTGACACAAGTCAACACAATGCAAATGCAGAATAACGCTACTGCTAATATTGCTACAGTTACACCAATTCAAACCCATACTGGTAACTTAACTGTAGCAGGTGGTATCAGTGCAGGGCCTGGGGGTGACGGCAGTGGCTTTGAAATGCGTGGTGATATTAGACATATTGGTACGATGACTACCGAAGGCGACCACATTATTGATGGTAAATCCTTTAATGGTCACCGACACAGCGAAACACAATCTATTACTTCTCCTCCAATTGGATAAACATAATAAATACTATTACACTAAGCACCGTAGTGGTGCTTAGTGTAATATAGTTATTTAATTATTAAGCTGTAATATTCTTTAGTTCTAAACGATTTTCAATCATCTTCTTGATATCTATAACCATGTCAGCATGATTATAAATAAGCCAGTTAGGAGTTCTACTGATTATCTTAGAAACAATCTCTTCTTCAGCCTCTTTTGTCAATACGACACGATTTTCTGAATTCAATTCTGATTTGACAATCTGTAGTTCCACACCATTCCAGAAGACTTGAGCTAAGCTCATCCCAGCACCACACGCATAGTCGTTATTACATACTGTTAAGAGCTTATTGACTTTATGATAAATTCTAATATCCAAAGTCTTGACATTAAACAGTTTCGTATAAAGAGATGTAATAAACAAAGTTCTAATTAAACGCTCTGGGAGTAAAATTTTTAGAAGTTTATAGATTATACTCATCATGGTAGGCTATCCTGTTAATCAAGTAGAATTTGAGATACCCCTACGCCTTCCCAAATTCCATAGTTTTTAATTGTAAGTTTTTCCTCACTTAACTTTTCATGTAAAGTTACTAGAAAAGCAAAACGATACAAAGCACACGAAGTATGCCATACCAAAAGTTTTACAGATGGATATTCTTGTTCAAAATATTTCATCTGATTTCTACGTGGCATGTCAATACCACAGGTTAAAATAATATTCTTAACTTGCTTTTCTTTCACAAATTCATCACCACCAAATTCAATAGGAATTTTAATGGACTTCATTGTGTTAGTGTGCTCTTTAAGTAACGCTTTACCTACTGCCGTTTTAATATTATTTCCCTGTAAATCTTCAACGACTTCCATTTCTTTAGTAGAGTAGAATACATCGGTTAAATCTACTGCTTTAACTAAATGACTATTATCTTTATACAAATCTAATACATTCTGTAAAGCAGAAATATTATCAATGTTCTTCATCCCTAAGTAAACTGGATCGTTCACATATGTCAGTGTACTACCATCTACAGTTTCCAGGTTAGGAACACCCTGTGGACGAGAGATAAAGATATTTCCGTATTTTGCTAACTTACGGTAAGTCTTACTATTAGCAATGTTGTCTAACATCAAACAATACATTAGGTTATTATAACCATAATGTTGATTTAACCATTTGTTTTGTTCCTCCTCTACCATTTCAATGACAGGATTTCTATCTTTCATGTAGACAATGCCAATTTGTGCGTCAGGGATTTGTTTACCAATATAGATATCTTCAACCTGATATCCTGGATTGCCGACATAGAAAAGATTTTTATCAGTTCTACCACCGAAACTAAAATAAAGTCGCTTATTAACCAATAGAGGATGTATCGGTTCTGGTTTTTTATCTATTTTTAATTCCTCTATTGTGACCTCACGATATACTTCGTCTAAAGTATCTGGAAAGTAAAGTTTGTTATTGGATAATGAAGCACCAATACTGGCACAGTTATCTGCAAACATATTGCTGATGTTTGAAATGGTACGACTATCTTTGATGTTATCCCCATGGCCTTTAATCCACTTAATAGAATAAGGGATTTTATTAGCACGCAGAATATTTCTTTCTTTGTAGATTTCTTCCCATATTTCTTTATTGTTAATGGGCTTACCAGAACCGGTAATGAAATCGGTAGACTTCCATTTATCTAACCAACCCATACCTTTAATAATGTATTCAGAGTCAGTAAAGATAATACAAACATCAGGATGTTCTTGATTAATTGTTTTGAGTGCTTGTTGGAAAGCAAGTAGCTCACCAACATTATTACTACCAATAGTACCTGTACCCTTACACCACTCTACCATGTTGGTAATTTTAACATCGTAGAATGATTCATCATCGAGTACAGATTTAACAAACTCATCTAGATTTCCAACATTAGGATATTCTTTTACTTTCTGCATTTTAATATCAGTAAAGCCCTTACTAGTAGGACGAATACCTTTGATTGGAAATACCTTTTCAGCTTCTTCATTAGAGAAAGTATAATAATAAAGACCTGACCCTACTGGGCCTGGGTTTCTTTTAAAGTTACCGCCATCGCAGTAAATAATAAGTCCTTTACCAGTATAAGACATAACGTTTAGTTCCTATAGTTAAAAGTGAATTGAGAGTATTGAGAGATTACTTTTTTCATAGAAACCAAACATCTGTTTTTATTTACATTGTGCCAGGCAAAGGCGGTGGCTTATATTTTCGGTCAATGTGCTTAACTACAATATCATGCAATTTTCTATTTTCTGCTTCTAATTGCACGTTTTCTTTTTTCAATTTTTCGTACTTAACATTCACATCATTGAACGCATCGTAGTAAACAAGCAATCTTTGAGTGACCAGGTAATTATAAAATAAAGATGCACATACTACAATTACTAATAGTATACGAAATTTATGATGTTGATAAGCTTTACCTGGTCTTACATCCTTACCGATGATAAGCTCCCAGATAAAGCCAAAAATTATTTTCCACATTATGTTATTCTCCTATAGTTATTCATTGTATATTAGTATATTTAAGGACAAAAAATGAGTAAATCTATTAAAGCATTTGCACAACACGATTTCTTCGTGACAAACACCAGAATGGAAGAACATCGTTTTGGTGAACTATCTACAGACTCTCGTACTTACGAGAAAGATATTGCATTATATACCCACAATACAGATAAGTCAATCACTTTAGCACTATTTCGTTCTACCGACAATAACAAGCGTGTAGAAATTGCAGCTAATGATTTGAATCTGACTTTAGATATTGTTAAACATATCTACGATTATGTATTGCGTTCAGCTCGTGAGATTTACGTAGATGAATTGAAACGTAATCTATTAGATACTTTCCGTACACGTGCCCAAATGTTCCAATTAGGTAATGTTGTTACTGACGGTAACTATTATTGTGTTCAATGGGTATCCTGGAAAGACAACAACAATAATGAATTCCATGTCTGGTTTAGTGATAAATCATTTAAATCAGAATACGATGATTACGAGATTGAAATTGTACCTCCAGTAGATGCAATGGATGTATTCTTTACCACACGTACTCAAGTAGAAGCTGAGTTAGCTAAAACACCTGTTAATTTATTGACTAAGAAAGCCAATGCTAAGAAAGGCTCTTCTCCAGTTACAGTATTCCGATTAGATATCTTCAAATGGCATAACCCAGTTAATCGCCAAGCAGAATTAGATACCAACTGGTATGTATTGATTTGGGGTGATGCAGGTGACAATATTGACTCTGTGCGTGAGAAGATTCAAGATACTATTTTAGCAAATTCCTCACATAGTCGTGATGAGTGGAAAGAAGTATTCCCAGAAATCTTTAAACGTAATGAATTTATTATTGTACCACAATGGGATGTATTCAGTAACGAGAATAAAGTAAAAGAGAAAGCCTCTTTATATTCTCCAGCCATGGATTATAAAGAAGCATTTACTAAGTATGGCAAACCATTCATGAATGAAATGCCAGATGCGCACATCCAAGATAACTTACAAGTTACTTCGATGTATTATCGCTCTATTACCTCTAGTGTTTGTGGTTCTCCAGAAAACCGAGACAATAAATTTAAAATCAGAGACATGTTCCCTGACTTTATTGACGTGCCTTCTACCTCTACTGACTTTAACTATCAATCTACCCGTACACAAAACTGGTCTTTGAAGTTACAAGACATGATGGCGGTTGCTGAAGAAATGACACCTACCTCTACACTACCTCGTGAACGTTTAACTTTACCAGGAGGTGAAATTATCAATGGTGATAAAATCTATACTCGTGTTACCCGTAATGGTAAGTTATTCTTAGTCATGAATTTTGAAGGCTTCCACTACTTAGTAGCTGCTAAGTATAACTTCAATAAGAAATAAGGAATAGATGAATGTCTTCTTTAAATAACCCAACAGTAGGGTCAAAAGGATTATGGGAACTTAAAGCCCCATTTAATTCTTTGTTACCTGTTAATACTGCTTTAGAGTGTACCGCAATATCTAATTACGGACAATTAATCGCAATAGGTATTGACCCTTATGAAACGTATTATAAGAAGCATGAGATACCTGAAGCAACCTATAAAGAACACATGGAAACAGAAGGTAGGATTGTATTCCTAAGAACTGATTCCGGACAACGATATTCATTCCCATTACATTATTTAGTATCTTATCCTATTGGTACAGGTGTAAATTATGTAACCATGGGTATTGGTATTCGCTTAGGTGCTATGCCATTAAATACTAATTTAGATTTGTTAATTGAACAAATTAAAGAATTATGTAATTTAAATGTAGGTGTTGAGATACATGCTGAAACCATGGCTTTATCTGAAATACACATTATTTCAAATCAAGACCATGAGAGAATCAAGTCAGTAAGAGACACACGTAAGAAAGAACAAACTCCTGCGTTGGCTAAGATTACTGAATTGGCTAAAAAAGATGCAGATAAGGGAGCTAAACTTAAAATAGCTGAAGAGAAAGTAATCGAATTAGTGAATAAAGTCGCTACCTTAGAAGCAGAAATTAAACAATTAAAAGCAAGATAACATACTACTACTAGGATACCATATAGGTATCCTAGTAGTAATTGTTTTATTTAAATCAATTCACTGATTTCTTCATTAACATTATCTAGTGCTTTAACAATCATTTCTTGGTTAAAGACAGAAGCACTAAATGCTTCCACTAGTTCAGCAACACAAGCGACAGCATTACCAATTTTAACAATCAATTGGCGAGAGAAACCAGATGATTGAGCCAGTTCAGATAATTCTTTCACATAGTTCATTGTGGTTTCTACAGACATCAATAGTTTCTTACGGTCAATAGAGTTAATATTGGTATTGGTTTTACGTGCAATTTCATTAGATTGAATTAGTTCATTATTGTTTTTAAATACTTTACCGTATTCTCGAACAGCATTGTATTCGTCACCTTTACGTAACTTATTTAATACATCTAATTCTTTCTTCAAATCTTTACCTGTTTTAATGTAAATAGCATCAGAAAAAATAGTAGAGTCTTTAATACCGTCTTCAGTAGAGATAACACGACCAATGTCAGAACGCAATTGCTCAATTAAACCAATTGTGTTTTTAAACATTTCTGACATCTTCAAACTATGTTCTGTATAATTAACATAGGTAGTATTCATACCAGCTGGTACAGATACCATTCTATCCATTAAATAAGCATAGTTACTCTTAAGAGCATTACTAGTCAGTTTACTAGCGACTGCTTCGTTAATAAACAATTGCTTTTGCTCTGTTTCTAGTAATTTACTTACACCGATTCTTAGTGCGTTAAAACCTTTACTAAAAACACCTTTGATTGCTTGAATCAAACCTTCGTTACTTAATTGAATATCTTTCAATTCAGCTACGGAGAGATTGAGTTGTTCAATCGATACTTCTAATGGAACATTCCATTGATTTTTTAATGCATCAAATTTACTCATGTTAAATGACTTTCTTCTTAATTATGGTTAAAAAATAGCTAAATAAATTGTCTCTCCCAATATATTTGAATACATTATATTTAACCCCCCGACAAACAGATTTTCAATAAAGGACATAACATGGCTATTGAAGGTTTCTTTCAAATGGAAGCGAAGACATCACCATATCTTCGCGCAAATATCAATATCGGTTGCTTAATGGATATTCTAACAGGTGCACCTGTATTAGGAGAACATGGGCGTTATATTACAAACGGTGGACATAATGGTTCTGTTGTAATTGTAGGCCCTGGTAACTCATATAAATCCGCTATTGCTGACTATATTAGTCAGATTTGTGCATTCCGTTTACACCGCTATTCTACTGGTCAAAAATACGATACTGAAAACAATGTGTTTATGCCAGGTCTAGAAGCACGTTTACGTCGTATTGTTCGTCCTGACCATGAACCAGATTGGTTCCAATCAGGTCGTTGGATTGTGACTGAATCAGCAATCTATAAAGGCGACGAATGGTTTAAAATGGCAAAAGACTGGATGTACGCTAAGAAAAAAGCAGGTTCTAAAATGATGGTAGAAATCCCTATTCTAGATAGGGAAGGTAAGAAGATTAAAATTCTATTGCCTACACACATTACATTAGACTCTGCTTCTAAGTTTGAAGGTTCTCAAATTAACGAATTGCGTGATAAAACAGACTTAGGTGATGCAAAACAAAATATGCTTCACATGACTTCTGGTAAGATTAAACGCAACATGATTGATGAACTACCAGACATCTTAGTAGGTACAAACACTTATTTAACCACTACTGTCCACTATGGTGAGAAATATCAACTTGACCCATATGCTCCAGTACACCAACCACTTCAACACTTAGACCGTGGTATGCAGTTAAAAGGTGTTCCTAATAACATCAACTATCTTGCCATGACCATGTGGTTGATTCGTGGTGTAGCTAAACTCAACAAATACGATAAAAACCAAATGGATTATCCATTAAAAGGTGTTGGTGTAGACAATAACCCAGATGACTTAAACGTAGTGAGCATGAAGATGTTGCGTTGTAAGACAGGCCCATCCGGTGTTACAGTAAACGTAGTGGTATCGCAGAAGTATGGTGTATTGGAAGAATTGACTAACTTCCACTTCTTACGTACACATGGTTTCTTTGGCTTAAAAGGCGATATGTCTTTGAATGGTAGCTTTAAAGATTCTTATTGTGTATTGCGCCCTGAAGTAAAATTAGCTCGTACTACAGTTCGTAGTTTGATGGATGAAGATATTCGTTTGGCTCGAGCTATTCAGATTTGTGCTGATATGTTACAAATGAAAGAATACTGGCGTGCAGCTTTAGGTAATATCGATGTTCGTTTGCTTGACCTTACTCCAGAGACACTTTACGAGAAAGTCAAAGAACAAGGATACGACTGGGATATCTTACTGAATACTCGCCCATGGTACTCTGCTGATGATGACGACCATTGTCAACTAGAACTCTCTACAGTAGATATTATGCGTATTGCGTTAGGTACTTATCACCCATTCTGGTTAGAAGCAGATAAGAAAACCATTAAGAAAAAATACCGTAAAGAGTTTGTTAAATCAATCACCACAATGATTGAAGAATCTTCTAAATAAAGGAAATCAAAATGACTGAATTGAATAACACTAATGAAGAACAAGTAATCGAATTGACTAAAGAAACAGCTCAAGAGATTAATGATGAATATGCCAAGATGGCTGGTGAAGAATCAGTAAAGGTAGAAGACACTCTAAATAAAACAGGTTTGAAAGATGAGACATTTGAAGCTCTGATTACTGACCCTAATTTTATTTTGAGTGATTTGAAAAAGCTGATTGATAAACACGGCTATTTCACACTGACTGATTTGTTTAATTTCATGGGCTTTAATATCAATACTCTGAAAGCAGTAATTTACAATAAATCAATTACTGAACAAATCTTCCTCTTGTCTCGTGAACTTCGTCTGTTCTTGTATCGCATTGGCGAACTCTCTGGTAAGAAAGAAGACGGTTACAATACCCGTGAGATTCGTTCTTTACTTGGTGAAACCATGACTTCTAAGGAATGGTTAGAGTTGTTGGATACTCAAATTCTTCCTTATATTGGCTACTATGTAGAGAATGGTAAGATTGATACCGAATGGTTTACTCGTGAAGAGAATAAACTTGAAGACCCAGTAGAAGATGTTAAGGCTATTGTTAAAGATACATTTGAAATTAACAATGCCTTGGCTAAAGAAATCGGTGATGTTGCTATCCCAGAATTGGATGAAGTAGTGAAACAAATTGAGGAAACAGAAAATCTTCAGGATAATCTTCACGATAACATCCAACTTGAACACGGCGAAGAAACTGTTCTTGAAACTAACGACGAAGAAGTCAAAGAAGCTCAAGAACACATCGACCACGCTGGTGAGACAGTAGTGGAAGAAGAGCCAGTACAAGAACAAACACAACAGTAATTAATTAGACATCCTACGTAATCTTATGATTACGTAGGTGTTTATATTGTTATATGTTTTTATAAGGTAGTTCAAAATGAATAATGCCAGAAAAGCAGCGACTGATTTAGCTGTAGAATTTATTGGTAAACTATTACCAAAAACCAATAACGCTGAATTAACTCGGCAGCGTTTAGATAGACTAACAGACAAAGAGTTCGAAGAATTAATGCATTCGTTTAAGAATGAAAAAGATTACTTACAACTATTCTCACCAATTGGTGATGATAATTCCCGTCTGAACATGGACAATTTACATAAAGTAGGGCACGAATATGGTATTAGTTTCTACCATAAGATTTGGATGCCTGAAGAGGATGGTAGTTGGGAATTATCTAATAAAGAAGCGATGATTGTTTATCTTCCTATCCGTGTACAACAACAATTGATTTCTAAAAAGATTTCTATTCCTAAAGACAATAACCATGTCGACTTTTATACTGGTCAAGCAACAGGCCCTATTTCAAAAGGTGCACGTGTATCTTATCCTGAAGTCAATATGTTGTTAGCCATGGGTTTAAATAAGACTGTAGAAGAGATGATGCACTTTAGGGGCGGTTCTGAAAAAGGTATGCGTCTATTAGAACAATCTATTTCTCAAATGGGTAGAGCTTCAGCAGATGCCTTAAAACCATATAGTGGTGAAGTAGGTGCAACCTTAATGCTTCACTCTTATCTAACAGCAATGATGTTAAAATCTACTTTATTGCAAAAATAAAAGGAAACCAAAATGGAAGATGTAGATATTGATTTAACCCAAGAACAAAGTGATGTAGAAACTGCATTTAATTTTGCTGTTAGTTATATAGCTAAACTAGAACAAGAGATTAAAGATAGTAATAGTTTTTCTAAAAAGATAGAAAAAGAACTTTATCGTAGTAGTGCTCATGTTTTATCTAGATTTGATGAGGGTAAACATTTACCTTTATTCTTTTCTATTATTACAGATAGTAAGTTATCTTTCTTTATTAATAACCTATTTAAAATAGAAAAGATTCAAGACATCTATCGATATTTTGAATCAGATACAGAAGATACTAATTTATTATCTAATATTTTACAAGACATCTATTGTTACTTTAAGATAAATAACCATGGTTTATACGAAGACATTCATCGTTATATTAGTGGATTGGTTAGAGAACTTAATAAACAAGACATCGCTGAAGATATTGTTAAAAATTATTTAACTAAACCTACTATCTGGATGTTTGTAATCTTATTAACATTTACTAAACTAAACTACAAAGATTGTATATTATACTATATTCTAGATGAATCTACTTTGAAAGGATAACTAAATGATTAATAAAGAAGTCCAAAAGAAACATGGGTTTCTAGTTAGTCTAGATGAATTATTCGACACTCGATTAGCTGTATTAGAGATGATGGATTTCGAGAAAGCAGATGAATTACAAGTCAGTGGTTTCTTTACACGAGAAAGAGACGACTTCCCAGGTGTAGACTTATACGAGTTTCGTAAGCGCTATGCTGAAAGAAACATTGCTGTATTGGCTAACTCTACCATGACTAACCTCATGATTAATCTTCGAGACATCATTGGTTCTTATATCGTAGAGAATACATACGAGAATAAAGAAGCAGAAGTAGACTTAGTATTAAATACTTATCCTTACCAATTAACTAAAGAAGAGTTAAATGATATGGTAACCTGTATTAAACTTCATTTAGGTAATATTGTTCCGGTAAGGGTAATCCATCAACCTCTTAAGAATATTAGTAGTGATTGGTTAGATGATAATGTGGTTTCATTTTATTGTTACGATTGGAATGAATGGCTAACACATCACCATTTAGAGTTTATTAAAAAACGACTAGAAACAGTAGTGATGTTGTGTCCACGTATTGCACCATTGTCTAATCAAGAAGGTATTAATCAGGTAAATGAAATTAATAAAGAAATAGAATCTGTTAAAATTATTTCAGAAAAAGACTTAGAGTCAGAAGACTTTAATGAGGATTCATTTGGTGCTATTGAATCTATTTGTAAACATTCCGGATTAAACATATCTTTTGTAGATACTCGTTTATTCTGTCGTATGTTACCAAATGAAGTACCAACTCCGACTGAAAAATTTAAGTATTAATTTTACAATACATGATTTATATGAGAAAGATGTCGGGTTTTTCTCGTCCATGAGAATGAAACAAATTTTCACCATATTTTTGTTTCATCATGTTAGTTCCTTAGTGATAACATACTACTACTCTACCTGAAAGGGTAGAGTAGTAGATATGTCTTTTATGTTGTTTATTTGTGGTTTATTTTTTAACGAGTGTTAATAGGTTAAAGAAGTAAGCAGATGGAATGCGATATCTGTCTGTAGGCTGACGTGCATCATTGTAATAACTATTCTCTGTTAATGGCCAGCTCTTATTATACAAACGTGGACGATATTGACAATCCGCAGTTTCTAGAACGTAAGTATCACCATCTTTAATCGTAACATATTCTTCGAATTTACCTAATCGTGTCATCATGGGTAATTTAGGTTTATATTCTGTTAAATAGTTATTTGGAATACCGCGCATTCTAGGATAAGTAATGTCTCTAAATACTTCAGTATTATCTAATAAGACAATAAAAGAATAACTTAGTGTGAGATATTTCTTAATAAAGTCATCTGAATAAACATCCGTTAGAATTAGATTAGTCTCACCGTATTTCTTATCAAATAAAGTATCACCGTAATCTAAGTCATCATTACTTAAATGAATACGTTCTAACAAAGGTACATTTTTTAACTTAACTTTAACCGCACTGTCTGAAATACGACTAAATACTTCGTAATCCAAAACATGCATGAAGCCACCTAGTATTAGGATAATGGTTTTATTACTACAGTCTTCACCAATGTCAATGACACATTCATGGTATAAACTAACCTTATCGTTCAGTTTACTAATCATTTCTTTACGAATAGGGACTTGTTTTAAAGCACCTAGATTCTCAAAGCTAATCACACCAATACAGTGTTTCTTTCTCTTCTTAATGGTCTTATAGCCATCTTCTACCCATAACCCCTTACTGTTAGCATCTGTTTGATGGACATAACCATTGACAGTAAATAAAGTATACTTCTGTAACTCCACTGGGTTAACACCTTTTTTAGTAACAAATAAATCATTATAGATATACTTATCACTAAAGTCACCATCAGGTAATAATCCTTTTCTAACAGGTACAATCTTAAATCGATTACTCAATGCTTCTTTATAGAGTAAACCAGATTTACTAATCTCAGTACTACCAGGAGTCAGTTTAAAACCTTTTTCACCAATTCTATCCAAGTATCGAAAGAATGTTTCATTAGCTCTTAATTCAGTTTCGTAATCGTCTACAGTAATCACACCACTCTTCTTAGTATATTTGTTAAAAAGAGTAGCACGTATTGTGTTGTAACGTTTGTATAGTTTATCTAAAGGGTATTTCTTCAAATCCACTGGTTCCCATTGTGCTTGAGAGCCAATGACCCTACCCATTGCTGATTTAATTTCATATGCAGCAGCCATGTAAAATCTCCTACATGCCCGAGACAAATATATGAATATTTGCGACAGGCGCATTATAGATTAATAAATAAGTATTAACGGTATTTTTTTATATTCCGTTAGTCGTACTAAAAGTTTCATAAATTCGAGGAATTGATATGGCACAAAATACAAATCCTGTTTATGCATTTGACCCTAACGGGATAAATCAAAACAACATTATCCGGAATGAACGACATACTGTAACCATTAAGAATAATTACGACTTTAACTACATTGTACCAGACTATGCTCCTTTCTTTGTTAATGATTTTAAAATGTATACATTAACACAGCAAGGTGCTAAGAATTACATGGTTGAAGGTGTAGACTATGTATTTGGCTTTAGGTTTATTCAAGCCACTATGCGAGCCGGTAAAGTACTCTATGGTTCAGTACAATTCATTAACCGAAAATTTAGTGGTGATGTTTATTTAGAATACCGTACAGTAGGCGGTATCTGGAACATCGATGCTCAAAAGATTAACCACATTCTATCCGAATGGATGCATAACCCAGTTACTACTTCTTGGGAACAAGTTGCTGACTTACCACAACAATTCCCAGTAATTGAACATACCCATGACATTAATAAAATGCCTGGTATTGAAGAATTGATTGCTGAAGTACGTAAATTAGGTTCTGCATCACGTGAATCATTACAAGAATCCATTATTAACCAAGTAAACTTAGCAGTAGGACGTATTACTAAAAACGATATTGGTTTAGGTAACATTCGTAACCTAAGCACATTACCTGCTACTAAATATACTGACCGTAGTGAAGACTACTATGTTACACCTAAGTCTGTGGTAGGCATTATTGATAACTACATCAAACCCATGATTGTTGAACACATCAACGCTCGTGGTAATGTACACCACTTAACTGCTGCTGATATTGGTGCAATCACGACATTAGATTTAAATAATGCTTTATCTGGTAAATTAGGTAAAAATGAGAAAGCAGCCGATACCACATTGATGGATGGCCGTAACTCACAACAACTGAAAAACTGGGTATTAGAAGGTACATCTGGTAATACGATTAAGTTTAATAACTTAACTTACCCGCAGATGATGGAAGACGTGACTAACCGCATTAACGCTTCTATCCAAAGTGCTACTGGTAGTAATAATGAAGCCATCATGCAACGTTTAAATAGTACTACTGTAGGTAATACTCAACGCTTTGGTAATAAAACTCCAGATGAATATGCTACTTGGTTACTGGCTAAAGAAATCAATGCTACTACACTTAATGGTAAAAACTTAACCACTATTTTAAGTGAAGCTAAAAACAATGTCAATGCAGCACAGTTAAATGGTTCGACTAAAGAACAAATCATTGCTTCTGCTAAACAGAATGTGAATGCGGCTCGATTAGAAGGTAAGTCAGTATCTGATTTGAAATTTGAATTCCAAAGAGATATTGTAGCTAATAATGTAAGTCCTGCTGTAGTAGATAGAATCACACAAACTGTACGTACTAATATTGCAGGTAACTTAGATGCCGCTACTTTAGGTGGTAAATCTGCTGCTGCGATTATTAACGAAGCGAAAAACAACGTCACTCAAGTAGGTGGTTTAACTGTTGACCAAATCGTTGCTAAGTCTTTACAACAAGCTAATAACAGTGTGAATGCAGGTTCATTTGGTGGTAAATCACCCCAAGCCTGGCGTGAAGAGATTCGTCAATCCCACGTGTCTGACTCTGACCAATTAACAGGTAAATCATTAGCGACTATTAAAACTGAAATTGAAAATGAAAACCGTAATGCCTTTACTAAGAACTTTGTAAACATGGGTACGGGTGTAGACCAATTAGCACCTACAGCTAATGCCAATATCTTGAAGATGGGTTGGTCTAATAAGAAACAAGTCATGACCACTGTAGACAGTAAAAACTTAGGTTATATATACCGATTTGTTAAAGTATTGACTAGTGAAGACTTGAATACACTTAAAGGTGATGAACACTATGGTTTCTATTCTCAAGACGCTAACGTTAACGCGACAACTGCGAGAAACTACCCAGAACAAAGAGCAGGTACACTTTGGGTGATGCCAGGTGCTTACCAAGGTTTACAATTCTATACAGTATTTAATACTGGTAATACTTACTTCCGTACTACTGAATACGATGGTAGTTGGGGTAATTGGATGTTAACCAGTGTATCAGAAAATCGTATTTCTCATTCTACTACAGGTACAGATACGACTAAAGTAGCTTCTGAAAAAGCAGTAGGTGATTTAAAACGTGCTACTGATACTAACCTAGATACTAAAGTAGGTAAAGAAGGTAATCAGGCGATTAATGGTCAGTTACAAGTAGGTAAACAAAATGAGTGGACGAAGATTCAAATGCCATCAGGTAATGGTAATTGGATTTTTGAAGCATTACCTACCTCTAATGTTACTGCTGCAAGCAAAGTATACCCTCGTTTGAATCTTAAGTATACTGAAGGAAACAATGTCTACGCAGTTAGATTCCCAGAAGTTACTAAAGACGAAACTGTGGTGTATAAGTCTTACTTAGATACTGCTGCTGCTCAAGCCATTAATCAGGCTGTGACTAAAGTCTATAACGAAGGCGGAGTATTTAAGAAGAAAATTACCTTGACTCCAAACAATTCCGAAGACTTAGATATCTTAGGTTCTGCTTCTCGTAATAGTGGTTTTAAATTTAAAGAAGACGGTAGTATTTTAACTAAGGTTGCTAGCAAAGATAGAGTAATCATTGAACCAGATGGTAGCATGACAATTTATACTGGCACTGGTGCTCGTGTATTGATTGATAACAATGGTAATGTTAAGTCTTTCTCTGCTGAAAATAGAATGGTATTTAATTCAGGTGATATGGAAAACACAATTATCAATACGGTAAAAGCTTTCCTATTAGACAGTAATTCTAATAAACTTAAAACTGAATTTGTACCTCCTGCTCGCTGGAGTTAATAGGATAAATTACTACGGTGAAATAAATCACCGTAGTAATTTTATCGAATATCTTTGAGTGTTTATATTAAAATAAGGAATTTAGAAATGCCTATTTCACCAGAAATGAAAATTCGGTATGAGTTCGATAAATCAGGACGAAATCCGAATAACTTAGTATCTGAAGAAGGCCATGTACTGAATGACCGAGAAGTTAGAATTATCTCCCCTAGACACGCTCATTTTTATATTGAAAGTGTCGTGATTAAAGATAAGAAAAACAACCAAGTCGTTCCACGTGCTTCTTACTTCTTCGAAGATACTTCAGAAACTATTGCAGGATTAACAGGTTTAGGTGCAGCCTCTACCATTGTCTTAGTAGATAAAACAGTAAGTAAAAATATCTCTGTAACTTACCAAGCAGTAGGTGGCCAGTTTACTTCTATCGATATCCCTGCATTACAAAATAAATTAAATAGTCTTAATTTAGATAACAGACCAGTATCTTGGTTGAATATTGCTAATAAACCAGATGCATTCCCACCAACAGAACACTTCCACCCTATTTGGCAAACTTATGGTTACGAAGGTTTAATCTATGTCATTGAACGTTTGATTAAAGCTACTTTAATCGGTGATGAGGAATCCCATAACGTAATTTGGGAAGCCATTGGTGGATTTGATGCTAAGTTAGAGAAACTAAAAAATAAAGTAGATGTTGATGTCGCTAACTTAATTGGTGATAACAACAATGGTGTTAATGCTAAATTAGAAGAACTAAAACGTAAAATTAATGACGATGTTGTTCAAAAGGTTAATGAATTAAGAACATCTTTAGATAACCACATCAATGCTCGTGGTAATGTCCATGGTTTAACATTAGAAAATATTAAACAGTTAGGTGTATATTCTAAACCAGAAATCGACGAGCGTGTTCAGACGTTAAATGGCAGCATCAATGCCCTAAAAGGGACTGTGTATACTAAACAACAAGTAGATGCTCTTTTGCCTCCTATTCGTGATTCTATTACACAATTGGAAGGTGTAGTAAATGCAGATAAGAGAAACTTAGCTGACAATTACTATAACAAACAGAATGTAGATAGTAAAGATACTACTGTAAAAGATTTTGCTTGGTCTAATAAAGCCATTATGGAAAACATTGTAAGTAAAATGTTATTTGGTAAGTATACTCAACCAGGTAAACAAATTACTCGTGAGAATGGTACTAAGGCTAATTTAGCAGAAGATGAAATCAATACTGAAATGAGACGTGTATTTGGTAATACACCCAAACTAGCTAAAGACATTATTCCTATTTCTACAGCGGCTAATAACCAATTACGTTGGAATGGTGATGGTTTGTACTACGGTAACGTACCAGATGATATCTTTGCTAACGTTTATGTAGACCCAGATGCTGGTTTAGATGAACCTATTACGTTTGAAAATAAACGTGGTACGAAAGAGAAACCTTTGGCGACTATTGGTTATGCTCTAGCACAAGGCCCATCAGATGTACGCCGTACTATCCTTTTAAAAGAAGGTAAGACACACGTTATTGGTAAACGTTTGGTTTCTGTAACAGGTACAACTGCCACATACGAATCTAATCCAGTAAACCACAAAGATGGTAATGATGTGTATTTCAGAGGTGGTAATATTGAGTTTAGACCTTATGGTACGAGAACAGACGAAATTTATGCTAAAGCACGTGCTATTCGCGCTAACTTTAACAACTATGGTGGTGGTTCTGAAGAGCGTCAGCAAGAGATGATTGACCTTGGTTGTAAGATTGAGTTTAGAGGTGCTTATATTGGTAATAACATTACTAGAGGTGGTAAATCTTATCCTACCTTTACACGTTATTGTTTGGCTATTTCTAATAACACCAATTTATCTTTTATTGGTTTAACTATTGTCTATAATACAGACCCTGTAGCCGATGCTAAAGTAAAAGCAGATGAATTTGTTTATTCTTCTACTAATATCTTTAACTGGTGGAATACATTTACTATTAACTTCTTAAGTTGTGCATTTAGTACAGGTGAAAGAGCCACCTATGATAACAAAGGTGGTAAACAGACTATTAACTTATTCTCACCATCAGTAGCCGCTCAAACATTCTCTTTTGATGATTGTTGGATGACTAAGAGATTCTATACCGGTGAAAACAATGTAATTGAGTTTGGTAATTCTACTAACTCTGCGATTAAGTTTAACCGATTAGATAGAGACATTGTGGGTATGCCTACATTTGTACCAGGTAAAACTTATTACACTGGTTTGAAGATTAAATCAGGTATCTTCTACAATGTTAAAACAAACATTGAACCTACGCAAGAAGAAGAACTCAATACCAATAAAGCAGGTGCACCTAGTGGTACACGTCCTGCTGAAATTGAGGTATTAGGTGATAAAGTATTTGCCGTCTATCATGATGGTAATACTATTCGCCGCATTCAAGTATCTCCTGCACGTTGGGCTGGTTAGACATAAAGTAAATTATACTACACTAGGGTATACCCTAGTGTAGTATAATTATTTATTTACTAATTAACTCTGTTTTAAGATAGACTTGTCTTATACTGAGTCTTCTATTTTTATTTCTAATACGCTCTAATACAGAATTATAATTATAACCACTATCAGAACGCCATGTCTCATTACCTATAATAAAAATAAACGTTATTTCATCACCATTTTTAATATCTAGGTGAGATAAACCATATTTTATAACTGGGGAATAGTTCCAACCTCCTTTACCATACCATAATGAAGTACCACCACTACCATGTTCTTTAAGGCTATTGTTAGTAGAATATGCGGCAATTAAGACACCATTTCGTCTTATTTCTATACCTTCACCAACAGTTGTCTCATCACCACTGTTAGTTAATTCATGGTAAATATGGTGAATCTTTCTAGTAAATCCTTTAACAACATATTTAAATTTATAAGTAGTACCATTACTATCAATATTTAAATGGTTTGTATCTCTATCATTATAGATAATTTCTCTATTAATGGTTTCTAAAGGTACAGATTCAAGATTACCGTTAGGATCAATAACGAAATCATCACTCCAGATTAATTCAGTAATTGTAAAATTAATCCAACTATTATCACCACGGTCGCCATGTGTTTTAACTGTGATTTTTAATATAAGATCATCGTACCCACTTTCAGTTAATATAATAGGATTATTAAATGTAAAAGTATGGTTACCATTTCCACCACCTAAACTTCTACTATTAGCACCACCGACAACAGTACCATTTCTTTCATTTAATACGATGATTTCGTTAAAACGTAATTCGTGTCTATGACTACCACCATTCCTATCTAATGCTATAGAGAAACCTTTTAAATTTCTAGTTACCTTAGGTAATTTAAAATATAATCCCTTTTCAGCTTCACCAAAGAAAGTACGAATTTGTACTCTATTGGTCCCATATGTCTCATGGCTATCTTCACCTGGTCGACCATAATACGGTTCATTAGCATAGTATTTAATATCATTCACTACGGGGTCAGGTAAACGTACTTCGTAGTTTATAGGGTTATTTACACTATTCTCTACAATCTTACGAAACCATTTTTTACAAACACCATTAAAGTCATCAGAGTTAATAATTTTATTTTTTACTTCATTGTAATCAATTAAATTAGAAGGAGTACTACCATTACCAATAGCATAATGTGTACTTTCTGAAAACACACGATTACCTTTTTTAATAGTAATCTTTAATTTAGATAAAGTACCTAGTTTATTAATAGTTTCGCTAAATGTATTACTTAAGTCACCAATATCGATATCACCCTCTCTATCTTTAAAGTCAGAGAGTTTTAAATAATCATGCATACACATGAAACCATATTCATTACTTAAATAAGCATTACCTAACATATTTACTAAACCAGCATGTAAACCATTATCATGCCAACCACCAAAATTACCCATGGGCACAAAATAGTAATCACGACTATATTTAGGAATATGATTGGTTCTCTCAATGACTTGTTTATTGAATATATCCAATACAGATTGTTTAGTAACAGGTTGACCAGCTTTATTGGTGAATTCCTCAATAGTAGTTTCTACAGCCCCAGGGGTCATTACTACATTAGGGCCATCGTTATTTCTTAACATCTCTAGAGTTTCTCTAGAGTATTTTCTTGGTAAATGAATTTCAACTGCCATATCTTATTTCCTTATTCAAAAGGTTTATAGGTTATTCTCATACGAATAAATAATAATTACTACGTGTAATACATAGCGTACAATAAGTAAAAACTATGAACCAAACACGTTACACACAACAAAAAGGAATCAAAATGATTGATGTAAGAAATTATTTTATGTGTCCCTCATGTTCAGATCAACATAATCGGACATTTACAGAGGCTCTAGAGTTAGCGATTGAATACGCTGATAAACTAGAGGACTTTGTGTATATTGACGAAGGTGAATATACTTTAGAAAAGCAAATTACCATTAGCTCGACTAAAAATAAAGGTTGTAAAGGTATTTTAGGCGCAGGTATGGATAAGACTAAGATTAAGTTTAACTGGCCTCAGACTATTGACTGGGACCCTAGAACAAACTCTACAGATGCTCGCTCACAAGCAGGTATTCTTTTAGAACATGTATCTAAACGTACTGTTGCCAATCTATCCTTAACTTACGAAGGTGAATTCTATCGTAAAGGTGAATCTTATTTTGGTACCATTAATGGTATTTACATGGAGCATACAGATGACTGTTTAGTCTCCCAAGTAGAAGTAACAGGCTGTAACCGTGCAGGTGTATTCTTAAATACTGTAGACAAAAAGGTTATGGAAGGTGCGAAAAAACACCATTCACAAGGTATGGACCCTAAACTAATTGGTTTACCTAAAGGTAATAAAATTATTGGTTGTAATCTACACCACAACCGTGTAGCAGGTATTCTATCTGCATGGCAAGAAGACTTAGTAGTACGAGATAACTATCTGAATCATAATGGTCACGCAGCTGACGGTGGTACTGGTTATGGTATCGCAATGGGTTCTGGTTCGGTTAATATTAACTTCTTAGTAGAAAATAACCACGCAGAAGGTAACTTCCGTAAAGGCTTAGATGTACATGATGCATTCTCTGGTAAATTCGTTAATAACCGTGTCATCAATAACCGTTTCCATGGTATTGCTATTGAATCACGTGGCTATCCATCCAATGGTGTAGATGTTATTGATAACTACATTACATTTGATAAAACCTTCCGTTTAGTAGCCGATGATGAAATCCCTGTACGTACCAGCATGGACTACTATCAACAACGTGCGATTCGTATTGAAACTAAACCACAAGATTGGCAACCATGGAAAGGTCAACCTACTAGTCCTGTATATAATGTTACAGGTAACGTCATTCGTGGTGTAGAATGGGAAACCGATAAACAACAAGGTATCCACCGCGTTATCGAAATTCGTAATAATGACCAAGACCCAAATGTTATTCCTACTTGGAACATTAAAGACAATGATATTGAAGCAGTAGATGTTTCAGATATTATGTTCTGTATTGCTCCATCTCAAGTCGTTAATGGTTTAGGTAATGTAGTAGTAGAGAATAATCGTTTTGTATCTAAACGTGTACGCTCTGCCCCAGTGACATTCCAAGAAGAGAATACTTCTAAGTTACGTGAAAACTCAATTGTATTTAGAAATAATACAATCAGTGTAACTGAACTTAATGTTTATATTAAAGCATTGATTATTATCTCTACAGATAAGAAACTGACTATTGAGAATAATACCATTGACTTAGTAGATAACTTTAATAAACCACTATTTGATATTACATCAAAAGAGGATTATAAAGACCAAACAAACTGGACAGTAAGTTCTAATGTATTCTCCTCTACAGTAAATGCTGATGTATTTAAACGTATCTTATTGGTTAAAGAGAATAACTGTAAAGTGACTCAAACCGGTAATACTTACTTACAAAAGATTACTGCTGAATTACCAGATAAAACATATTAATGTTTAATACTAATACTACTCTACCCAAAAGGTAGAGTAGTATTAGCTATATTAAAACACAAATAAATGGTGTTCTGAATGACCAGTAGGACCAGTGATGATTTCACTCACACCTGGTACATTGGTATCTTTCTTACCAATTTCACCGTAGATTGGTTTATGGAAGTTAAAGTAAACAGGAATTTGCTCAATAAAGCAATACTCTACAATACTACCTGATAACCAGTTAGGAACATCTTCACCAATTAATACACCATCGTAAAGTTCAATAGGTTTAGGTGGTACAGGAAAATCTTCCAAGTAACCATTCTTTTCATATTCTTGCTGTTTCTCTTCACTCAAAAGCAAGAACTTCTCTTTCCATTCATCCATTTCTTCAGAACGTTTTTTACTTTCTTCAGCACGTGATTTAATACAGCGTGCAGCTTCTTGAACAATATTAAATGCATTAAAGTCAATTTGATTACGGTCAGGTACAGTAATAAAGTTCAACAAACCTTTAATCTTTTCATTAGGTTCATCTACATTCAAGCCATTGACTTGTGTATACTCATGTTTATTAGCAGAGATTGGGAATAACATAATCGTTCCTTTGTGTTAAAAAAATAAATGTATTACATAGTTAATTAAATAATGGAATAAATTAGGTAGAGTAAATCACTCTACCTAATCTACTATTTACCATTTAGTAAATCGTCTACTTCAGCTAATTCCAAACCACTAATATCTGCATAGTCATTTGCAGATACAATAGTTCTACACTTAGGAAAACGATTACAAGAGAAGAAATTACCTCGTTTACCAACACGAATCACTAGTTGTCCTTTCTTACAACTAGGACAAGTCGTTCCAGTATTCACTGCTTTAGCCTTTTCAGTACCGTCAATATTACAACTGTACTTACAAGGATTTTCTTTACGAGAATAGTTTTCACATCCTACGAACTTACGTCCTTTAAAACCTTCTTTAATTAAAAGACGACCATTACACTCAGGACATTTCTTACCTTCAAATACTACTTCTTCTTTCTTAGGACGATTGTTTTCCAAACTCTCTTTAAAACCGCATTTCTTATCTGGACAAGATTTATACTTACCGTATTTACCTTGCATCAGATTGAGATTGTGTTGACCACACTTAGGACAGAGTTCAGCCATCTCTTCAATCTTACCAAATACAGACTTAGCTTCTTTAGCGACTCTTTCTACAACTTGATAGAAAGGATTCCAAAAGTCGTACATAACCTGTTTCCAGTTTAGTTCACCTGAAGCAATCTTATCTAACTGTACGTTTAAGTCAGAAGTATAGTTATAATCGATGTATTTAGAAAAGTATTGTAACAAGAAATTAATCACTTGTTCACCAATATCGTTTAACATGAATCGTTGTCCATCCATGCTAACGTATGCTCTATCTTTTAATACACGGATAATATTAGCATAAGTCGAAGGTCGACCAATACCATAGTCTTCAAGTGTTTTTACTAGAGAAGCTTCATTGTATCTGGCAGGTGGTTTAGTCTGGTGTTCTTCACATTTGAAATCGACTACCTCTACTTTATCATGGTATTCCAATTCAGGTAATTTAGTATTCTCTTCCTTATCAGAATCTAAATCTTCACCTTCTTGATAAACAGCTAAGTAACCAGCAAACTTCAATACTGAACCTGAACTTCTAAAACCAAATTCTTTTAAGGTAAAAGAGACAGATAATGTATCAAATAGAGCAGGTTTCATTTGAGAAGCTAGAGTACGTTCCCAGATTAGCTTGTAGAGCTTGTATTCGTCGTTTCCTAGGCGATTCTTAACGTCGGTAGGGGTAAGGTATATGTCAGTCGGACGAATGGCTTCGTGAGCCTCCTGGGCGCCTTTAGCGACCTTCCCATATTCAATCACATGTTCAGACATGTATTGTTTATAGTTCTCCCGACCAAATGCAAAGATATTATCCAATGCTTCTTGACTTAAAGCAGTAGAGTCAGTACGCATATAGGTAATATAACCATGGTCAGATTTACCATCACCTTCAAACAACTTCTGTGCTGTTTGCATGACACGTGTAGTAGTCCAACCTAATTTACGTACAGCGTCTTGTTGTAAAGTAGAAGTACGATAAGGTGCTTTAGGTTTAACTGATTTCTTACCACGTTTTACATCAGAAACCAATAGCTTCTCACCTTTACCAATATACTGAGTAATCGTATCTTTATAACCCTCTACAACATCTTTAGGAAATGAAGATTCTTCAAAAGACAATTTACCTAAGTTCACATCACCTACACGTACTAACTTAGCAGGGAAAGTAATATTATCTTTATTACCAAATACGGTCATTGTCCAATAAGTAGTAGGAACAAACTTACGAATCTCTTGTTCTCTTTCTACAATCAAACGTAATGCAGGAGACTGTACTCGACCTGCTGATAAGCCAGGTGTTAATACTTTCCACAAAAGAGGAGAAACATAAAAACCATATAGGTAATCAGATACAGAACGACCAAAGTGTGAATCTACTTTATTTTGGTCAATCGTACGAGGATTCTTAATAGACTCCAGTACGTGTTTCTCTGTAATCTCGTTAAAAGTCACGCGTTTAAATTCACAGTTTTTATTCACACCTCGAATCAGTTCTTTCAAATGCCAGCTAATACCTTCACCTTCTGTATCAGGGTCAGTCGCCAGATAAACAACGTCTGCACTTTTACATTTATTTAAAAGCTCTTTAGTATTCTTAGCATTATTCTTATTTAAGCAAAAGTGTTGTTTAAAACCATTATTAACTTCAATAGCACCTTTATTTTTAATAGAAATATCTAAACCACGTACATGGCCGATAGAAGCCATTACTTGAATATTGAGTGGACGTACAAATTTACCAATCAGTTTTACCTTATTGGGAGACTCCACAATCATGATACTTTTCATGTTGTTGTTCCTTATATAAAAAGTTATTTTTCATATAGATAAAATAACAATGTTAAATATTCTTCATCATTTTAATAATATAGGTTCTAAATTAAATAAAAAATAAATAACACATAAAACTACTAGATACACTACCCATTACAGGTAGTGTATCTGAATAGCTTAATAAACTAATATGTCTTTAAGATTTATCTTCAGAGTCTTCTGGTTTGGTAGATTTAATAAGAAGTTCATTTAACTTCTCATCCATCTTTTTACCTATCTTCTTAAGTTCTACAAATCTCTCATCCATTGCTTCACGCATTTCACTTAAAGATTCAGGTCTACCAAGACTATCTTCTTTACTGATAGAGAGTTCAGATAAAAGACATTTGATTAACAACTTACCTTTTTCTCCAGTTTGCTCTAACAATGGTATATAGATAATTAACATTGCGCTAGAGAGCATATTAAAATAGAACATTAGTACAGAATTAAGTCGATAGAAATAGTTTGCTTTCTTTACGCCATTGATGGTATTTTTATACTCAGACATGATGAAACTAAACAAACCAAATGTAAAGATACTAATGATAAACAAAGCAGTCAGTTTAATAGGTGCCCAAACATTAACATAGAATGATTGGCGATAGTTACTTATACTATGTATTTTTCTCCATGATGAAATACCGGCAATAATACCCAATACAGCTAATGCAAATAACTTCTCATCAGTATTAGGTTGACTTTGTTCTGGTAATAACTTAGCAGCCTCACTGTAACAAAACCCCATTGCAAATAAGTATAAATTAAACAGAAACACTTTCCATGTTGGTTTATCATCTTCTAACAAGCCAAAGTTAATATAGAACACTTTGGCTGCTGAAAAGATAAATAGCAATCCACCGAATGTATACGATAGCTTAATCAAATCTAGATTTGCAAATAAGCCTGATAATACTTTGTCATTTGAGAATAGGTTAGTAATAAATTCCATTTTGAGAATCTCCGTAGTTAGTTAAATTTGTTTTGATATGCTTGCATTAAAGAACCATGTTCTATCAAGTTTTTAGGTTTACCGATTGTGTTCTCTGGTAAAACCTTAACCTCGTTATATAGAGATAAGATTTCATCTCTTTGACCAATAATCACTGAAGCATCGTTAGCCAATGGTAACATGATGTATGTAAATCCATTGCATAACTTAATTAAGAAATTGCTAACAGAATTATTAAGATGGGTATAGACTATCCAGTTAGTAATAATTTCACATTCGCATTTAATAGCAGTAGACATACCGAATGTACAAATATTAAGAATAGCAATAATGGTAATCTTAATAGGTAACAGTACATAAAGGTATAGTACACCTGGATAGAACATCAATGCACCAAATGGGTCTTCCTTAAACTTAGGGTCAATGATACGAATTAAACAAAACGTATACATTAAATCACCAAGATTATTTAAAAGCTCATTGTAGAAAACATTGAAAGGATCACCATCATTCAAACGGATTTCAGCAATATAGTCATGAGTTATTTTATACTCAATCATTGTTGCTCTAAATAAACCCAAAGTGAGAAAATGGATAATAGCAATTGTCAGCATCTTTACAGGGACAAATACATAGACGTAAAGGTTATCATGAAAAGACTCTTCTCTATTGTCATCGTTAATTCCTGTCATCTTACGTAAGAAAAGAAATGTTATAACGATAACAATTAACTGGTCTTTGGTTATAGTATAACCTAGATAAATAAACCCTGTAACAAATAGAGCAATAATAAATTTTAGAATAATGAGTACAGATAACGATGGAAACAGGTTAATATTCACTTGTCTATTAACAACTGTAAATCCATTAGATACCATTAAGAGTATCTTAAACATAGAGAATGTGATTGAAATGGCTAATAGACAATACGATATAACCGCTAAGCTATTAACACTAAATAAATTTTCAAACATAAAGTTTCCTTTATAAAGATATATCACATTAATAATATATAGATAAAAAATACTACACTACGCAGGGGGAATCCCCTACGCAGTGTAGCTACTTAATCAATTTACTTTCTCATTTCTTGAGAGATTTCACTGGTGATGAAATTAAATGTTTCATCTGCTATACCAGTAGGTTGTTCTTCAGTTTCAGTAGAGACTTCTACAATACCATTAATGTCTACTTGACCATTGGTGTCGTAGTTTTTACCATAGTTGTCAAACGATTCTTTAGAGACTTCTTTATCGTCTTTAGCAGGTTCATCCCAACCAGGTTCTTTATCACCTTCTTTTTCACCTTTATCTTCTTCACCAGAGTCCTCTTTACCAGATTCTTCTTCACCTTCAGACTCACTTTCACCTTCATCAGAATCAGTTTCTTCAGTATCGGTAGTAGCTTCTTCACCGTCACCTGAGTCTTCATCAGGACCTTCGACTTCTTCACGGGCTTCTTTAATTTGTTCACCACGTGTTTCTACTTTCTCAGCCTTTTCTTTATCATCAGTGATGTTATCTACAGATAAAGATGCTTTAGCGTCTTTCTCTTTATCTGCTTCATCAGCATCTGGTGTATCTTCAGATTCAGGTTTAGTTTCTACTACTTTATCTGCATCACCTTTTAACTCAGTATTGTTTTGAGCTTTATCGTCATCCAGATAAACATTACCTTTAACAAAGAAACGACTATTCAGTTTATCAGTCTTTTCTTTATATTCTTCTTCAGAAGTTTCAGATAATTCAGGAGGATAAATAATCTCTTCTGTTTTAATAGGAAATTCAGGTACTTTGTCTTTCAAATCTTTTACTTCGATTTCAGCACGTACCCAAGGATAGTAACCACCATTGCCATCAGGAACAGCATCTACTTCCCATTTCAAACCACTACCTTCATCTGTAAAAGTATAGCGGTGTTTAAACATAGAGACAGAAGCCATTACTTTAAACTGAATAAAGTTCTCTTCAGTAGTAGGAACAGTAACTTCAATCTTACCTTCTTTAACATCAGATTTAGTAGTTAATTCGTAACGTACATCACCACTGCGTGAAGTTACTTTACGGATACGGATTTTACCACTACCTCTGTTTTCTTCAGTGCGTTCAACAGGGATAATATACTGTTCTTGGATTTCGGCTTTATCCGCTTTTTTAAGTTGAGAGAAATCAAGAATACGGGCATATACAGTATGTTCTTTTTCACGTACTGCCTTACCGACATTCTCAATCTCTTCATTTAGTTTTTGCTCGGTTTCTTGGTCAGCCATCTGTTCAGCAGCTTCTCGAGAAATACTAGCGAAATTTAAATCAAATAAACTCATGAGTTTAATCCTTTTTATTCAACGACTGGTTTACCTGTAAACCAGATATCTGTAATTTTGTTTACTAAAGACATAAAGATTCTAAGTAATTCATTAGTATTAATATCATTCCTAATAATACCGGCAGTAATTACACCACCAATGACAGCAATAAACAAGAAGAGAAAACCATAACCTGCCCACCACAGAAAGTTAATTCTAAATTTCTTGACTTCTTGCTCGTAGTCGAGTATCTCATTTACCTTACCAGAACCACAAAGATAACCATAAATCACAATCATTTGTTCTTCAAATGTCATTTTATTAATGGCTTCTTTAATATCCTTACCAGTCATCTCACCAGTTATATCAGGATAATTAGAGTTCTTCTTAGCGATAGTATTATACTCTTCAATCAGACGAGTTAAACCTGCATCGTCTTCTTTTCTATTACTTAATACAAAATCATTACGAATGTTCTTTAGACCCTTAGTAATCATTTCTGAATTTCTAACGGCCATTATCTTCTCCCGTATATTCATCTAAATAACTCGGTTTCTCTCCCGAGCGGATAATTTCGTATAATTTAATTCTTGATTCGTTACTTACTTCACTTTCATTCTTATATCTTTCAATTTGATTACTATAGCGAGCAATCTTTAAAGTCCTTTCTGCAATCACAGCACAAAGTAAAAAGATAATAAGTAAAGTAAAGAAATAAATCAAGTTATCTTTGTTTCTTTTATATCCTACGCGAATAGATGCTAGGATACCTAGATATATTTTATTTCCCATTTAACCCACCATCTAAGACATATTTTTTATAACCATGATATCCAATCGCACAAGCATCAACAGCATGTTCGTCTAACTCGGTTACAGGATTAACCAACTTCAACTTATCAGCTACTTTTTCTAATGCGATAGTCATATCGTCTTTTTTAGCATTACCTTTAGCACCAATGGCTTTTTTAGCAGTCGGTGGGTCTACTTTAAAGAATGGTATTTGATTATTGAAATCAAACAATGTCTTCTGAATAATGGAAACCAGTTCTGTTAATACAGAGAATGCAGAGGGTGTGAATCTACTAAAGAATGGAGATTCGCAAATAACAATAGATGGACGAATGGATTCAAATAATTCCATTAGTTCATTCTCCATTGCAGCAAAGCGTGCGAACCTATCACCGTATTGATTACTTGCGTGTTTTGAATATTGAGATAATCCAGTAGCATGTACAGTAAATGCTGTAGTCTGAATAATATCAAAAGTTTTCAAGTTTAATTCGTAGATAGCTACACCCAGACTACTAGAGCCTGGGTCAATAGCCATTAGATTACACACCCAGTCAGAGGTGTCAAAAGTCATGATAAAACCTTAAATGATTTATTGGTTTTGAGAAATATTCCAAATAGGTTCATTAATACCTAAGTTGAAGATAGATTCAAAACCACCAGTATTCGCACCAAGATATTGAATGGTACGGTTAATGTGGGCGATTTGTGCAGCGATTACTTCTGTAAATTGAGAACGACCAGAAGAGGTAACGACTTCTACAGTCTTATCAATACCAGAGACCAAACCAATTTCAGAAATCACCGCAGTCATTGGGTCACCATGTAGAATATTAAATACTTTATAGATTTCTTCTACGTCTTGTTTACCAAAGTTAACAGGTACTTGAGCAACCGAACGAGCATAAGTAGCTTTCAATACATTTTCTTCACCTACAGTCAATTCTTGTGGTTGTGGTTTCAGGTTACTGTCACGAGGATTAAATTCAGTATTGGTAAAAGAACCATCAGCTTGCTTAGTAATAATCTGCGTAGAAATTTGAGTACGAGTCAAATCTAAGCGTTTTAAATAATAAGCATAGTATTTTACACCTTTGAAGTTTTCTTCACGACGCAATGCATACTTGGCACGTTCTTGAGGAGTCAAGTCGTTATTAATTTCACGCATAACGAATGGTACCATTTTAAATAAACCAGTATCATCAGCACGGTGTTGGAAAACTTTAGGGAAAGGCAATACATCTTGGTTATTGGTACAGTTTTGCATACTGATACCACCGTAACCAATACAGTAATAACCAATAGTAGGAATAGTAGTAGAAGGAGGGCTTACATTTTGGTTAATTTTAAGATATTCATTCAATGTAGAATTAGGAGTAATGCTATAAGGTAATCCTAACTCACGACGAATTTGGTTTTCGTTACCAATAATGGTACGAACCGATTCAAACACTGTACGCTTATTAGGTACAATAGTAGTTGTTGCCATATTTTATCCTTTTATAATTTAATTGCAAAATTTGTAGGAATATCATTCCATAGGAACATCATAACTGAGACGACTACATTTCAGTAATCGCCTCAGTCTAACGTTTATTTGTTATAATCCAAACCACGTAAATCTTTATTACGAATATTCCAATCCAGCGCTTCTTTGGCTTTCTTAGTATCTTTATCGTATTCAGACCAATCCAAATTACCACCAAACTGGTCAATGATTTTCCTTTTCATTTCGTTTGGCATATTAATCCAAGATTGCATACCTGGTAGAGCAGGTAAAGACAATGGGTTTTCTAAACCTTCGATAGCATCACCTACAGCCCAGTTATACAAACCCACACGAACAAAGCTATCTGTATTAATACGATTAGCACGAGTTAGATGGTCGTCTAATGTTTTAACAGATGGGTCAATATTAAATTCAACAAAGATACGAATACCACCATCATCAGAATGGATACCATTGTCATCACTTACTTCGTAGATATCTTGTTTACCTACAGTATCATCATCGATAATTTCAGTAGCATAGTTACTGAATGCTGAATCAGTAACATGTTTGGTTTTCTTGTTATTACCACCATCTATTCTAAGGCTTCTAAAGTTAGTAGCAATTAATGGCGTTTCGTTAATCTCACGAATATAGTGTACAGAATAACTCGATAACTTAGTCATCAAACCAACCATAGCACGATGGGTATTATTCAACGATTTAATATTGATGTTATCTAAACCAGTAATCTTCTTCCAAATATCTGTAGCAATTTTTAACCAGTCTTGTTTTAATATTCCTTTTTCATCAAAAGACAACTGACTGATGAATTGTGGGAATGTTTTTAAACTATCTGTTCTAAAGGATACATTCTCGGTATGGTACATTTGATACACTGTAGCAATCTTATAAGTAGTTGCATCTAAGTGTTCATCTGTTTTAGCTTTATCTAACAAATAATTAAGTTGAGTGAATTGCTCATGTACTTGCTCGTAGAAATCAATCGTATTAATAATAGGATGGATAGGCGAGAAGGTTTCAATTAATTCAGTTAACCATTTATTAGATACCAAAGTCGTATCTGGAATAACAGATTTTAACTCATCTATTGTAGGTCGTTTTTTATTAGGTACTAAGCCAATCGTATAATCAGGAATACAGTGGTCTGTAATACCATTTAACTTATAAACAGCGTAAGTATAAAGCAATAAAGCATTCTTGCTATTTAATGGAATAGTCTCACCATTTAATGGGTGAGTAATCGTAATATAAGCTTTATAAGTTTTCTTATGTGCCATTTCAATCCAGAAGTCTAATAACATATTCGGTAAAATATGTGTTTCCGAATCGGTAAAGTCAATGGCTTTAGATTCCAGTATCTTAGTTTTAAGTTCAGAAGACAGAGAAGAACCTAAAAGGTTTTTAGCATCCTTTTCTTCAAACTCACGTTCACGTAAGTTAAATGGTGCTAATGGGTCTTCTTTATCCATCATTTGTTTTAAAGTCAATGTATCAGTAACATTGTCAATATTCTCTAAACCATTTAAAGATACTTTTTCAAACTTAGCAATCGATTCAACATCTTTAACAATATCGTTGTATACCTGAATGACATTGTATTCTGCAATAGGTAAACTACGCAATGTCATGATGTGTTTAATCAACCAACGTTGAGTATGTCTTTGACCAATATAGCGTTCTACCCAACGAATGTTCTTATAGAGGATAATGGCTTGTTTAATGGTTAGATGTTCAAGATAGAAATCTAGAAAACCATGTGAAGCTAAGAAACGACGATAGTGATAAGAATGTGCTTCATTGGTTAAGCAATTCTCCATTCGTATTTCCATAACAGCTTCTAATAGTTTTTGATAAAGAACACCCATGAATGTAATATTATAATAAGTGTTATCAATATTATATTGTTTTTGATACCATCGCTCTATCATTCCGTATATTCTATCTTGTAGTCTTTCAATCAACGTATATTCGTTAATTTCTACAAAACGTTTATCGTAAGAAAGAATAGTGCCATCTTCAGCATCAATGGCTGTTTCAATATCTACAGGATTTAAGATACCTTTAATTAAGAGTTCTTTATTCGGGTATCTGGCAACAAGCTCCTCGTACTTATGAGTTCCGTAAGAGTACTCTTTACGAGTATTTTTATGTATTTTTAAATTTTCTTTATTGAAAATAATTCTTTCCGTAGTGTCTACAGAAATAACGTAAATAGGTTCGTCTGTTACGTGATATTCACCAGAGATATGTTTATAATATATCCAACTAGATGGGTCATTTTCATCGTATCGATGTAAGGTGCGGTAAAATAATTCATTACTCATGTCCCTAGCATCTTTTGTCGATTTAATAATCATGGTGGATACTAAGGCTAGACACTTATCGATATATACTTTATAGTGATAATCGTATTGATTAATCATATCGAAATTCCTTATATACTTAAAGAGGTAATCAAAAATGAGTGGTAAAAATGACAACGCATTGTTAAATACGTTAAATGAACATTTAAAAGGAAGACCTGTTAAGTTAGATGAAAAAGATATTAAAAGAAATCCAGCTAGTTATTCATTGTTTTCAAAACTTATTCGTAGTCGAAATGAAGAATCATTTAAAAACAATGGTCAGTTAACTGATACTACACCTAGTTTAGATTATCTACTGGGCATGGCTTCAGACAAAGCACAAGATATTGATGACAATGAAGCCATCATGCAGTTGTTGCCAGACTTACAACGTGCTGCTCAAATTTTGATTTCCTATGTTCTTTCACCTACTTATATTACATCAGGTCAAGAATTACAATATCTACCTCCACCTGGATTGTTTACACAAAGTTCAGGTGTGCAAATGGTAGATAGAATTAAAAACTATATGGCTACCGGATTTAACTTAGACGGTAGACTATACGACATCATGTATAAGATTCTGTTTACTAAAGGTGCTTACTGTGTTGCAGTTATTCCAGAGTCCAGCTTGGATGAACTGATTAACCCAGAGCTTGCTAAAGAATCATTCTCTTATCAAACCAGTAAACAATCCATTACAGAAATCGATAAACAGCTTGATGATTACATGAGACCATGTGTTGGTTTTGCTGGTAAGAAAACAGAAACTAAAAAAGAACACCTTAATTCACTTTCTACAGAATCTTATTCAATTAACTTTAATAGTGTTGAAGTAACTTCTGGCAATACAGATGGTTCTACACCTACACTTTATCAGACAAATAATCCTACTGCATTTAATAATCCAGTAAATCAATTAGTAGATACAAGAATTAAAGTAGGTGATAAAATTGAATACGAATTTCCTAAAGAGATTTTCGATATTGATGGTGCTAAAAAAGATAAAAAAGATACTGAAATTACATTAAGTAAAGAAGGTAAATGGACTGTTAATCTAAACGGTTCTGGTAATGAGACTTTTATCGAATATACCGATGACTTGAACATGATTCGTTTAGGACATATTCGTAAAGAAGCTACCGATAAACGAATTAAGGGTACACTTGGATTATCTCGAGAATCTTATACTGATAGAAGTAATGCTTCTGATAGACAAATCTTAGACAAAGTATTTAAGAATATTGATAACTTTGTTAATTCAGGTTATGGTGATGACAATAATCTTAAAATATTGAAAAACAATCGTCAAACTTATCGTAAAGATTTGAATGAACCTTTGGTAATTGAATACCCAGTAGAATCAATTATTCCCATTTATAAACCTGGTACTCCTTCTGAACATGTTGGTTATTTAGTATTACACGATGAAGAAGGTGCGCCTTTATCTAAGGTAAAACCTGTTAACTATTATCGTGACTTGAGTAATACATTTAATAGTCGTACCAGTGGTTCTAAGATGGCATCTTCATTAATCCAACAAGGACGTGAGATGTTTGATGGCATGAATTCAATGATTGATGAAGCTCGTCAAATCGAAATGTTATCTCGTATTCATGGTAATGCTATTATTAAAGAGATTATTGAAAGAACACGTCAAGGTGAATATGGTAAAAACTTAGATATTGGTGATTCTACTGAAGCATTTAGGATTATGTTTTATCGTGCATTAGCAGGACAAAGAACACGTGTATTGTTTATGCCTAAAGACATCATGACCTATATGGCTCAAGACTTTGATAATAAAGGCATGGGTCGTTCGTTAATCGATAACATGAAAGTGTTATTGTCTTTACGTATTCAATTCATGTTAGCACAAGTACGTGCAGGTATTGCTAACTCTATTCCTGAAACAGTAGCTACCGTTAGAATTGATGAGAAAGACCCAGACCCTAAAAAGACTATTCAAATTGCACAAGCACTTACTTTAAAAACCAGATTAACCGCTGGCTTAATGGTAGGCGCATCGAATGTACAAACGATTGAAGACAGAATCAATCAATCTAATATTCGTCTAGCAATTGAATCAGACCATCCTAAAGTACCAAATATTGGTCACGATATCACAAGAAATACAGCTGATATCCCAGCACCTGATAATGATACTGCTGAATTGATTAATAGATTAGTACAAATGGGTACATTCTTACCTCCAGAATTAGTAGATAATTCCTACGGAGTAGACTTTGCTCGAGAAGTATTACAACAAAACTTCTTAGTAGGAATGGTAGTCAAACAAATCCAAACCAAACAAAATCCTTACTTTACAGAGTTTGTTAAGAAACTTATCCTAGCCTCCCCTACATTAAGAACAGAACTCAAAGAGACAGTTAAGTCAAATCTGAATGATATTCTTGATGTATTGAATGAAGCATCTGATGATGAGATTGATAAGAATGCTTTGAGTGATGATTCGCTTAGAACCATTATCGAGTACATCACTGATAAATTCATTGCTGGATTGGTAGTTAAATTACCAGAGAAAGCAAATGACAATGATGAGATGATTAACGACCAAATCAGTAAGATGGAAGCTCGTATTGATAAGACACTGGATTATATCTATTCACCTGAATCATTGCCTAATGATGTGTTGGGAGAAGAAGCCGCTAACTTTATCGACCAATACCGTGGTTTGATTAAAGCAGAAATCATGCGTAACTTCTTGATTGAATCTGGTTTTGGTACAGAAGTGATGGACTTCATTACCGTTAGTGATGATGGTGTTCAGACTTACGAGAAGAATGCTTCTATGCGTGACTTTGCTATTAAGACTATTAAGAACATGATGGATATGTTCGAGAAGTCTAAAAACATTGTTAAATCTACCGAAGGGTTTATGGAAGGCAATGATCTTAAACCTAGCGAAGGTGGTGGCGGTAGCTACGATAGTGGCGACAGTGGTGATAGTGAAGATGGTGGCGAAGATGATGGTTTTGGCGACTTTGGTGATGAAGGAGGTGAAGGTGGTGAAGATGACTTTGACTTCGACGAAGGTGGTGAAAGTAGCGATGGCGAAGGTAATCCAAATGATTCCTTAGACGGCGCACCTGACTAAAAAATAAAAGCATAAAGGATATCTAGAGTAGAGAGGGAATTCCCTCTCTACTCTATTTACCTTTTATTGCGTTAATTTGCAAATGCGATAGAATACATGGTTAATATCAAATCGACTAGCTGGAATAAACTCAATCAATACACCATCTGAAGTTAATAGATAAGTGTCACGAGTAGGTTTGCTTGATTTACGATTACGACGTACTAAAGAAGCAGTAATCAAATTACTGATTTCAGAACCAGTATCTCGAACCAAACATACCCAACCATTTTGATTGTTTTCAGAACCATCTAACGTGATATTTAACTCACCAGCACTACGGTCTACATAAGTTACAGTTGCTGTATTACTTACAATAGTCGGAGTATCACTGTCTGACAAATATTCATCATCATTATTGGTAATAGTAAATGATGCGAACATTTCTTCTACAAGTGTATTGTATTGCTGTCTTGATGACTTAGTGATAATATCATCACGTTCTTCCAAATCATTATAACACTCTACGATTTCAGTTACGCTGATGTCTGTCAAGTCTAGACACAGAAGAATCTTACTGAACTGAATATCAATCATTTCAGAAAGCTTACGCAACAGAACAAACTCACGTGCTTTAGTCAGTGGTTTAATGATTTTATCACGATAATCATCAAATGTTTTACATTCTTTGATTTTACGTACTACTTCTAATTGACGTTTCTTAGTAGAAACAGGATTCATGATAGTGACATCACTTTCAACCAAACGAGAATTACCGTGTTCTGTATAAACATCATCGATAATTTCAGTAACCAGTGATGGTAAGTTATCAGCGATAATCTCATTATCGTTAATAGTTACATTGTATTCATTTACTTCACCACCATTTGCAATGATTTCGGCTTCTTGATACTCGCGTTCTTCATCAGTCATGGTCAGATATTTAATTTCTTCTTCCAGACTAGGTGGATTCTCACGATTAGGGATTAGAGCACTACCTAAGATACCTGGTGTTTTACCAGGAATGATATGGTCTTTAAGTTCCATTCTTTCTTCCTCAGTTAAATCGTACAACACCTGACAAGGCAAACCATGTTCATCTAATTCAATCATACAACGTTTATTCAGATAGTTGTAAGATTGCCATAGTTTATTGCTTGCATTAAATGCAAATACATATTCACGTTGAACCAAACCGTATGCATCGTAGTATTCAAAATACAAACCATCTTTATCTTCAGATAGTTTTTCACGATGTTTAGTATAGTCAAATGGGTATAAGTATTCAGGTGTTAACTTACGGCGTACTTTTACTTCATTAATATCTTCGTATCCTTTGGTAGAAGTATTAATCCATAAACCTACTAACCAGTTACGACCAATTGCCATTTTACGACGATTATTCGGTACAATTGGGAAACCATCTTCTTCAACTTGTACTTCTGTTTGGTTGTTTACAATAGTTTCGTTAGAACCTGATTTATCAAAACGCTCTTCGTATTGGTTGGCATTACCATGAATAACAGTAGGTGTACCAAGAACAGCAGACTCATCCACTAATTCATTGTACGCTGAATTGTCTTGCTGTTTATTCGCAGTATTGTTCGCATTGCTTTCAGCCAACCTGCGGCGTTTGATAGCAAAGTAATCATTGCTATCATTTTGTTGAGTAGAGCCACTATTATTACTACCACGACCAAATACATCATGTGCTTGAGTGTTAGAAGCACTAAAAGTATTATCTACACGATTAGCACCCATACCACCAAAGTTATTACCACGTACACTACCCCAACGAGAACCGCCAGCGTTACCTACGTTATTATTACGCATAGCCATGCCGCCACGTGTAGCGAAACTACCAGCATTGTTATTACCATACATCATGCCATTGCTATTACTGTAATGACGTGCTAATTGGCGTTGGATGTTACCAATATAGGAACAATACTTATTAGCATCATTACGTACACCATGTGCTTCTTGAGCATTTAATTGATTCATTGGACCATAGTTCAAGAAGATGTATGGTACAGCATCAACAAAAGAATTACTTACTAAGTTGAATACTTGGTTTTGGTTATTGGGGTTGATTTGGTTAGACAAATATTCGTTTTCTAAAACCTGCAAGATATTCACGTAGATTTCAGAGAACAAATTATTGTTTTGACTTACTGCTTCAGCAGCACATCCACGAAAGAATGATACTTGGTTTGGGCCTGCATAAAGTGTTTCATCAATCACTTGTGTCAACATCTCACCAACCATTTGTTGCAGAGGTGCTGTTTGATACAAATCGATATTCATGTTAGTTTCCTTTTTAAAATATACTTTAACAATTACTCTGTGTCTACAATTTCATGTCTATTATCGACATCACCGTATAGTAATTTCTTAACGGCATCGATTTTATCGACAAGTTCGGGATTAGGCACAATGGTGTAATCGTCTGTAATGGTTACATATGGGTTTAATCTACTGCGACCAGATGGGTCTGCTTTAGACATATCAAATGCTGCACCACACTCTAACAGAGATTCATGTAGTGCTACAGATGGGTCTTCTACATTAAATTGTGTATTAGACGTTCTGGCTTTATCGGACTTCTCTTGTGGGATAACAATACGTCCCATTTTCAAGATAGGTAAATCAGCTGGGTCATCTACCACAATAATTTCTGTATGGTTTTTAATCTGCATAACAACTTCAGCACGAATGCTTTCAATTGCTTTACGTACAGCTTCGTACTTAACAGGTACATTTGGGTTTCTGTCTTCTTCTAAACGCAATGTACTAAGATTAAAGTAAGCATTGTTAATGGCTTTAGTCAAATCGAATAATAGGAATTGACAAATTTGCAATTGCTTACCATACAAAGTATTGGATTTAGAAATTTGTGAAATCTCACTAGTCAGGTCAATAAAGTTTTCAACAATATAAACAAACAGTTTATAAATGTTGTCAATATGTCCCAAACCAATTCGTTCGAAATCATCGATAGTCATGTCATCTACATAACCATCTAATGAAACCATGTGTTTATCAATATTGTCTTGAATAATAGATGCATGGTCTGATGTAGAACAAATTGCTTCACCCATCATGCTACGCCATGCTTCTGTATTATCTACAATATCTGGATTCATTCGATTGTAACGAGTATAGTGACTTAACACGTAAATCAATGTACCGATAACAGTCTTAGCTGAACGAATAGTTTCCCATTCTTTACGGTGTACTGCGAAGAACATCTTCGTAGGTTCGTAATAAGGATAGAGATAACTGTGTGGTGGTTTACGACCATTGCTCTCGACAATCACCCATTCGTCTTTTGGATATTGATTTAATACATCATCAGGATTCTCAAAATCATCACGATTTAACATCAGAACACTGCCAGGTTTAAAACCAAACATTTCTAATGTTTTAGTCATCCCAAATTTACAACACAGATAATGTACCAGAGTGCATTTCATTTTAATGAAATTATCAGTACGACCAGTGTCTTTCTTATTGTGGATTTTAGAATGATAAATAGATGTGTATTCAGGTACGCCGTCTACAACAATATTTACATTACGAATACGTTCAAACCACAATTTAATTTTAATCAACTTGACGAAGATTTCAGTAGGCTTAATTGTAATAATACCATCTGCCATTACAGGTGCAACCATGTATTTTACACCATTCATCCACATGAATCCATGTCGACGAATAAATGGAAGATAGATATATTTACGAATCGGCTGACCATCAAAGTCAAAGTTAAAAGCGTATAAACGAATATCATTTCGATTGATATCGTATTTACGTGTATTGTTATTACTAATTCTGGTCATGTATTGGTAACCCTCTTTTGGAGGGACTTTTTCACAACCAAGATACTTTAACTTTTTAGGAAACCGTTTCGAGTTAATACGAAACAGTCTATCCACATAGAGAGGAATATTAGGATTGTCATGATAAGACAATCCTAATCCAATTCTCTCGTCAATATGTGGAGTATCTTCCTTAATCCGTTGTATCAATAAAGGATTCATGCTTGTTTTCCTTGTATAATTATTAAAGTATATTCTACCATGGTAAAAGACTCGCGATATTCTTTTAACGATAATAAAACACTTAAATTATCTATTAAGAGATAATTCACTCAAATAAGTTCAATTGTATAAGAATTTTTATATTCTTTTACTCCTTTATAAATTAAGTAACCTGCTCCAACTACTAGAGTTGCAATACCTAATGGTAATGCTACTTTACTTAGAGTTGTCGTGATGGCACTAAAGTTGCATGTTGATTTTAACACATCACTTAGTGTACTAGCGTATCTAATGAATGTTTCAGTTTTTTCCTTTTTAGCACTATGGTCTATAAATATCTTGGTTAATGCACTGGTAATCGTAGCTACGCCTGCAATGATACCTGCAAATGCACCAATGTTTCTAGAGCTATTATTGCTTTCTGCTGCTTTAGTCGCTTCTTCTGCTTTAACTCGTTTGGTTCTCTCTTCGATAATCCTTTCTTCTAAGTCAAGAATCCTATCTCTTTCTTTATAGGTTCTTTCTGTTTCTCTATCTTCTCGTTTAAATGTCCTTTCTTCCTGTTTAAATTCTCTCTCTTCACGAGAGTTCTCATGACTACTTAATGTTTCAATATGGTCTAGTTTAAGTTTAAGTTCTTTAAGCTCTCTTTCTTTTTGGTTAATCTTTTCATTCAATTCTCGAACTTTAAGATCATGTTCACGCTCTTGTTCTTTGAATTGGTTATTTAAAATTACCTCCTGTTGTTTTAATCTACGGATCTCAATTTCAGAATTAAATGTCCTTGCTTCATCAGCAGTAATAAAATAACCATGTTCTTGTAATGTTATTTTATCATTGTAAGGAATAAAGATATGTTGCGTATCAATCTCATCATCATCGTTAAGATAAGAAGTATAGATATATAATCCAGGCTTTTCATCAGCAATAGGTTGTTCACCTTTAATGGCTTGAATCTTATCACCTATCTTACGATAAATCCTACCTTCTTTTTTCTTAGTAATAAACTTAATAGATTCTATTCTTTCTTGTTTATCTAATTCTTCTTTAATGGCTTTATGCAATTCAGAATCTTCTAATGAAAACGAAGGATGTAATACCTTAGAATAGTTTATTACATTTGGTGAAATAACAATATCTAATTCTTTATCGTAAATGATTTTGTTTCTACAAAGAACATCTTCAGGATAGTAAAACATAGTGACCATTTCACTATTAGCCATGTAGATATTGGTAGGATATGCACCAGTAGCAGCATTAATAACATTACTTGCTTTGTTATTTAATTCTTTTCTATTATCCAGTAGTTTTCCAAATAATCGTTTATTTTCTTTAATACCGAAAAATATATCATTTGGTTCTACTGTATTTTCTTTATAGTTATTCTCAATGCTATCTAATAGACCCACTGTCGGTACAATAGATTCTAGATTACTTAATTGTCTAACAACAATGTATAAACCTGAACCGTAACTTAATACTAAGTCTCTTTCATCTTTCGATAATCTATTTAAAGAACTGTATTGTGTACCAGGTTTTAAACGATAAACATAACCAAATCGATTACTGATATTAATATCAGTATTAGACATGTTAATATATTCGATAGATGTTGTTAGTGTAGAGGGGTGTTCAATTGATTTACCACTTACAGTATTACCAAAGTTACTAGTATTTTTAATAATAATAGATTGTGGTTTGTTATTAATTACATCAGAATGTTCAGCATTAACGTAGTCAATGTTTTGAGATGTATATGAAAAATCATCACATGTACGTTTCATTCTATTATTTCTATTTCGTACATTAAATAGAGCAGAGCCATTTTGATATTCTTCATTAGGCATAGTTGTATTCTCCTTAAGGAAACAATATAATATTCGGTACCAATTTAATATTATATGTTTTAGAAAAAATACAATAAGACGTAGATACACTTACTACTCCTCTACCCATGTAGGTAGAGGAGTAATAGGTATCTTTAATTAATTATTTAAATTAATCAGTTCTGATTATTAAGCACCTGGGGTACCATTAACAGCAGCAGCGGCAGCAGCAGTAGCAGGTTGAATTACTTCATTAGTAACTTGGAAGTTCAAGCGTTCTTGGATAGAACGTTTCAGACCAGTTACTTTAATGCGTACCAATACTGGCAAGTGACAGATGTGGCTGAACCATGGTTGAACCATAGTTTCGTGTTGGTATTTGCTACCACGGGCACGGCTAACGATACGTGGGATTTCACGTTTATCGAGAGTGTTACCGAACCACAGAGGTACGCTCAAGCTACCATTGCGTGGTTTACCGAATGACAAGAAGATAGTACCAATTTCGCCATCTTTAGCTTGACCGTGTTCATCCAATACCAAACGTTCGTCAGAACATTCTTCGATAGTGAAGTCAAAGCCATCACCCAGAGTACGAGCATCACCTTCGCGGAAGATGAATTTGCTAGTGAACGCGTCAGCAATAGCAATTACGTGTGGACGGAAAGAGCTACCACCGATGTCGGTCAATTCGTAACCAGCAGCCAGTTCAGAAGAACAGTAAGCTTGAGTCATTTCACCCAAGATGTAGTTAGTCATTACAGAAGACACGTTATTCAAACGGTCAGAAGTAGTCAGAGATTGACAAGTTTTGTAAACATCCAATTCTACATCTTTAACGTAAGTACGAGCAAACCATTGACCCACACCAACAGAAGTGTAGTTAAATGGTTCAGCAGTATCCAGTTGTTGAGGTTGTGATTTCAACATGTTCAGGATATCGTAAATGGCAGATACACCAGCGTTAGTACGACGGATGAAAGACAAGCGAATCAGGCTGTCGATACGTTGAGAATCAGATACGGTGTCTTTGTCATCGATAGGACGACGAATAGCGATTGGAGAATGCAGTTTAACACCGTAGATGATGCGTTGTACGCGGTCATCCAACAACAGGCCATGTTCACGCAAGTTGCTGTTAGTACGAGTAGCGTCTACTTCGTAACCAACGATAGAAGTTTTTTCTAATTCAGCAACCAGAGCTTTAACGTCTGCGTTTTCCATAGACAATACTTCTTTGGTTTCTGCATTGCGTACAGCGCGTACTTGTACAGCAGCTGCATTCAGAGTTACAGTACCCAAGTCAGTGTTACCACGACCAGAAATATCAAAGCGCAACAGAGCTTCCAGTTTTTTGTCTTTCAGTGCTTTCAATTCTGTAGGTAGAGCTTGAGAGATTTCACCGATAGTGTCAGCATTTACCAAGTGAGTATTTACATCGTACATCAATTGGATACCTTCACGGTCACCACTTGGAGAGTAAGTGAAAGTAGATTGTTGATGGTATTGCAAGTTTTTGAACAATACAACATCGTTACCAACTTTCAGACCCAGAGTTTTCAGACGTGGGTTAGCAGAAATTTGGTCAGTATCGTCAGACATACCCAAAGTAACCATACGGTCAGTTTGAGAGATGTGAGTCAGTTTAATTTCTTTACCGATTTTCAGCAAGGAAGTTTGTACATCTTCGTCGAAGTCAGTACGAACAACGTAAGGAGGCAGAAGAGTGCTGTCTACGAAAGAATCTTCGCTGATGGTTTTACGGAATACAGGAACGATGTCAGTGAAGTTAGATTTCAAGATATCGTGTTTACGCAATGCTTTGATTACGTGTTTTTGGTTGCGGTATGCATCACCTTTGCCGCCCAAGTCGTATTCTTTAGAGTTGAATACAGTTGACAGGTGTACGTCAATGGTGTAGTTGTTTTGAGTAGAATCCAAAGTGATAGTAGGGAAGAACAATTCTACAGCTTTAGATTGTTTTTCAGGACGGATGTTATAAGAAACAGTCATCGCCAAGGTATTCATCATACCGTGAACTTCGAAAGATTCAGTAGCCAGTTCTTGACCTACAACACCAACGTCAACACCACCACCAATAGCAGATACCACAGTACCTGGTTCAGTTTGTGCACCAGCATTGTAGTATTCGTCTGGGTTTTGGGCGATGATGATAGATTCAGACAGGTTGTCTACTTGGTCTTCAGTCAGAGTAGCACCAGTGCTCTCTTCGTAGTCAGCTACGATACCGTCGATTACAGTTTTTTGGCTGTTAGTAATGGCGTTCAAGTCTTCAGCTTCAACAGCGCTCAAGCTTTCAGTAGACAAGAATGCTTTACCTAAAAGTTTAGCAGATTCAGTGCTCAAGGATACATCATGAGCATGTGATTTTACGATGTCAGCAATCACTTGTGTATTTGAACGGGGGGTAAAGGATTTTTTCTCTTTACCGAAAATATTTTTTTGAGACATTTTCAATACCTTTAAAATTTAAATCAAGACAAGAATAACTTATAGTATCTTCGAAAATAATTATTAATTATCTAATAGTAGTAAATAATTACCGAACAATGCTGTAGCTGATATAGTCTGTTCTGAGTGGTAAATAGACGACTTTCTCATTACATCACGAATTTTCTCTAATACATAAGTTTTCAATGTATGTTCACTGTAGCTTCCTTCTACCGTTGAAGTAGGTACAGAAATAAAGTAAATACGTCCACTAGGGGACACGTCAATACTCTCATACATACAGTTTTCGTTAGTGTGTTGGTAAATGTTATTACATATACCTGTCATTACTTTAGATAGAATACGTGTTGTGTTAAACACTTCTTCTTCAAAAGTATGCTCACCATTTTCCTGAGGAAAATATTGGCTATAAAATGCTTCTTTATCATTAGCATTAGCAAGCCACAGTAGGCGAATATCCAATGCCTCACCCATCAAAGGGGTAAGTTTTTCAGACATCTCTACAGATTCGTATACTCTACTTTTATCTAAAGGTGAGGATTTAGATAAAGCGTTTAGAGCAATTAATTCTTTTAAAGCGTTGCTACCGACAGATGCGACAGCCTTATCATAATAAAGTAAGTCAACAGGGCTAATACCTTTATCTTTTAAGTCGTTATATAATTCTTCTGGTACAAATACTAATCGAATGGTATTCTCTGGATTCTCTTCTGAATCGATAAAACGATCCAATAACCTTTCAGCTTCTGTTTTCTTAATTAACTCAATCATGGGTGATATCCTTTATATGTTGGTAGATTTCTATTTAGATTTTAGCCCTGACTATCTATGTAAAAAATAGCTCTATAGGCTAATATATACTAACCGAATAATTCATATTAACATACGTTATAACCGTTACTTATTTTATTAACAATATAAAAATAAAGAAAGAAATCCCAACATGAACATTAAAGCATTATTAGCAAAATGTATTTCTTTATTATACAGAGAATCTCAATTAGAAGAAGAATCAGATTCCTCTAAATTGGTCAATGATATTATTAGTTCTTTAAAGATTAATAATAGAGACATCAGTGGTACAGACTCTACCTTAAATGACTTAAAAGATTTAGTAATGGATATGGTTTCTAGAGAGAATCCCATTCCTTACAATGATTTAATACAACATTTAAAAATCATCTGTGGACAAGATACTACACTTTTTGAAAGTATTCAGGATAACATTGCATTTGAGTTGACACCTCAAGAAGTACAGCGTTCTGTATTATCTTATCGTTTTGAATTAAGTAAATATCTAAAAAATAAAAAAGCACAAGATATTTTAGAGAAATTGACTTACGATTTAAAATTCAATCGTGATAAAGTAGAAGACTTAGATGGCTATATGTCTACTAAATTAACAGATGCTATTGATTTAGTAAATTACGCTGGTGAAGAAATCCCAGGTGTAGTGGTTGAACTAGATTTAAATAACATCGAACAAGTCGCAGAACAATACGAATTAATTAAGAAAGAATCAGATGGTTCTCGTACCATTCGTATGCCTTGGCAAGCAATGAATAGAATGACACGTGGAGGTTTACGTTTAGGTCAATTAACCATAGTAGGTGGTTTAGCACACAATAACAAAACAGGTGTGTGTTTGTCTATGTTTATTTCAGCTTGTATGTTTAATAATCCAAAAGATTTATTAACCAATCCAAAAAAGAAACCAATGAATGTATTGATTTCTTTTGAAGATGATATGCAAATTGTATTATCTAATATCTACACTTTATTAAAAGGTAATTTTGATAATGTAGTCGTAACAGATGACGATAAGAAAAACTTAGATAAAAATGAAGCAGCAATCTACGTAAGAGACAAACTACAGTCTACAGGATATAATGTAAAACTGATTCGTATTAACCCATCTGAATGGTCTTATATTGAAATTCAGAATAAGATTCTAGAACTAGAGTCTAAAGGATACGAAATCCATATGTGTTTGATTGACTATTTGAACCTAGCCAATAAAAATGGTTTACCTAATATCCGTGGCGACTCTGACGTACAAGAACTCTTTAGACGTACTAAAAACTTTATGTGTGCAGGACACAATATTGCTTTATTGACACCTCACCAGTTATCAGGTGATGCGCTGGATTTAAAACGTCAAGGTAATAAAATGTTAGCACAACAAGTATCAGATGGTTCGTATTATGCTGACTGTCGTGGTTTATATCGTGAACCAGAACTTGAGATTGCAGTAGATATTGTAAAAGACAATGGTACTAAATATCAAGTATTCGCACGTGGTAAACACCGTGGTCAGAACGATACTCCAGAAGAACATAAAGTATTCATCTTACCATTTGCACCAGTAGGTGGTTTAAGATACGACATCAATGGAAGTGATACTTCACTGTCTCGTTTCGGTGCAACACGTAATGAGAATGGTGAAGAAGAACTAGCATTCTACGATGTAGGCTAAAAAAATAAATAATACTATTACTACTCCCTCTGTTTAAACAGAGGGAGTAGAGTAGTTTATGTTAAACATTATTTAACGGAGTTAAACACCATTCAACAAGATGTCACCACCTGTTACCACTTCGATTAATTCGATGTTGGTATCCAAGTCGTAGGTTTTATACGTATCAGATGTAGATGATGGTTTAGATTCAGAATCCACGGATTTGTAGCATACGTATACATCTAATACGAGTTTACGTACTACATGTGTATCCATCATTGTATTACCAAAGTTACCATCATCGGTAAATTCGGTACTTAACAGACACAAAGAGAATGCTTCAATAGCTTCTGAATCAGATACTTTTTCAATGAATTTAGATGTTAAGTCTACACCCCAACGATAATCGCGGAATGTACCAATCTTAAATTCTTTCTTATTGAAATAATCAATCAGAATACGACGTACTAAACCAGTACGGTCTTGTTCTTCCAGATTAGTAATACCTGTTACAGATTTGGTTTGGTTAGATTGAGCAATCCGTTTGATACGGTGTTTGTTAATTATATCAGGTTTCTTAATCATCTTATTGATGATTTTGATATTCTTATCGTGTGGTAGTACCTCACTGTACTTTTCTAATTTAGCAATGAAGTTTGCTACGAAAAATACAATACCAACTAAGATTAAACAACCTAATGCAAAGAATGCAAATTTTTCCATTTTTAATAGTTCCTTTAAATAAGTGTTAATAAATAGATGTACTATCTAATAGATTTGTACACTTTAATAGTATAGATTTAAATTATCTTAGATTAAGGTATAAAGGACAATGGAAAGATATGAATAACCTTATAGTAAAAAGGAATAACAAAATGTTTGAAGTATTTAAATCACCGACTATTAAAGAAGATACTAGTAAAAACCAAATCATTGTAGAAGGGATTAACTTAAAATTAGTATACCGAGATTTTGAGAAATATATTGGCTCTAAGATGCTTTATAATATCTTAGATAAGTCAAGTAGATGGGAGATGAAGTTTCAGAAATTCTATTTACCTGACATGTATCATGTGGTATTAGAATTACTAAATAATGATAAATTTAAACGTAGAATCGTATCTCGTTCTAAATTACAAAAACTAAAAGAATTGTTTGAAACCATTCCTTTGGTACAGAATATTAAGTTAATTCAAAATACCAAAGATGAAGATATTCCTAAAGTGAATAAATCTATTTTAAAAAATATATTCGTACCAGGATTTAAGTTATTTGAACACCAAGATAAGTTTATTGATAACTGTTTATTTAAGTCTAAGTTAATGGACTTAAGAGGTTATCTGTTAGACGCAGGCCCTGGTTTAGGTAAGACCATTAACTCAATTGCTTTAATGGAACTATTAGGTGCGGATAAGATTATTGTGGTATGTCCTAAAAAAGCAGTTATTGACGTATGGGAAGAAACCATTAATCGTATCTACAGTAAACCACAAACTTATAATCTCTCTATTGACTCTGTCAAAGGTGGTAAAGTTAAATTAGCCAATTTTTCTCTAGATAGTAAATTCATGGTTTGTCACTTTGAAGCACTAGATAAACTAGTAGCTAGTTTAAGGAATATACCTAGCGGTAGATACGGGATCGTGCTCGATGAATGCCATGGGTTGAATAGCTATAAATCACAACGTTCTACATTGTTTAGAGAATTGAATAAGATAGTTAATCCTTATTTCTGTTTATGGATGTCAGGTACACCACTAAAAGCATTAGGTAGTGAAACCATGACAATGTTTGAAACCATTGATAAGTTATTTACTCCTAGTGTAGTTAAATCCTTTACCTCAGTGTTTGGTATTTCTGGTGTATATGCGGCCAGTGTAATGGCTAATAGATTACAATTAGTGAAAGCTACTATTAAAGCACAAGGTTCAGGCGTAGAACAATTTACTTATCAATCTAAAGTAGTATTACCTGATGCTTGGAAATATACACTTAGTACTATTCGTGAAGAAATGAAAAAATACATTAGGGAACGTACTGCCTTTTATAATGAATTTAGAGACGAGTATATTGAAGAGTATTTTGAAGGTATTGAAGAGTTTAAAGCTAATCTAGGAAGTAACTTTGACACTAAGATGCAAATAGCACTAGATGAATACTTAGCTAAAACTAAAGAGTTACATAATGGTTATAATCCAACATCACCAGTACACAAGCAATACATTATTGATTGTAATTACTTTGAAGATAAAGTGATTATTCCTATTCTTTCTAATAAGACTAAGAAGATATTTAGAAAAGCTAAGTCTGTGTATAAATACGTAGAACTTACGATTATTGGAGAAACACTAGGTAATGTTATTGGACGTAAGAGAACTGAATGTAATAAAGCTATTGTAGAAGCTATGGCTAAATCATTTACTGTAGTGAATGAAGAGAGTAAAGAAACTTACGAAACAAATCTAGGTGAAGTCATTCGTGATGCTGAAGCAAAAACATTAATCTTTACAGATTATGTAGATGTATTAAAACGTTGTAATGAAATCTTAACAGAAGAAGGTTTTCATCCTATTACTATTTTCGGTGAAACCACTACAACTATTGGTCTATCTAATCAGGTTAAGCAGTTTAAAGAAAATAGTAAGATTAATCCTTTGATTACAACATTTAAAACATTGTCAGAAGCAGTTCCTTTAACAGAAGCCAATACAGTTATCTTCTTAAACTTACCATTTAGGTCTGGTACTTACGACCAAGCAGTAAAACGTGCTAATCGTATTGGTCAGACTAAAGATGTACACTTATACGAAGTAACATTAGATACAGGTGGTGAAGAAAATATTTCTACACGAAACTTAGATATCTTAAAATGGTCTGAAGAACAAGTAAGTATTCTAATGGGTGATAAGAAAGGTGAAGTAGAAGAAGTATCTAAATTAACTATAGACCACTTCTTACCCGATATGATTACCAGAGGTATTCCTAGTATTAAAGACTTTAAAATGTTCTAAGTAAACATAGAGTAAACCAGTAAGTGCCCTAGTAATAGGACACTTACTGTATTTACAAGTTAGATATAATTAGAATTCGTTAATACCATACTCTTTATTTGAATGTCCGTAAATGTTAAACAAACCATCTTTAATACCATAAAGACCATCACAAATCTTAACAGTACCAAAGCCACTTTCGTTCAACTCTTTACCAGACACTTCTTTATATAATTTACCCCATCCACCATTAGTTCTAACATCACTAGATACATCACTTAAATGGATTCTTTCTAATTCAAGTGATACGCCTCTATTAAGAATTAAATCGTGTTTGGTAATTTCAGAAACAATATCATGATAATGGTCTAATAATGCATCTTTATCAAATACGGCATTCAGCGCACTATAGTTATACCCACTTACTACATTTGAATTACCACCATTAGTATTAAGTAGAGTATTAGCAATCAAAGATTCTGGGATGACGACATACTGTTTATTATCATCTAATTTAACAACATCTTTATCTGTATAAATCTTACCTAAGATAAGTTCATCTTTTACAAAATAAACAGATGCATTATCACGATAAGTATTACTTAACAGATAACATTTACCGTCATTACCTAATCTTTTAACAGTGCTGCGGTTAAAAGTCAAATAATCAGACACACAGTTATAAACAGCACTGAAGTTAACTTTACCTGATTTTAATAGTTTATTGAATACATCAACTTTTTCAAATAAAGGATTTGATTCATCTTTAAATTCATTGGCAAAATGAATAATCTTTTTAGTAAGTTCTTCAAGAGAAATAAACAGAGGACTATTTGGTTTCTCGTATAAAGCGATTTCATCGATAACCATTGATGTAAGAATAGCTACTGTGTTAGATAAGTTTTTTTCAACAATACCATCTTCAGTTACTAAACCAGTTATCAAAGTAACATAGAGTTTACGAATACCTTGTTCTTTATAGAATTTATGCAATCTCACTGAACTAACTAGATTGTCATCAGTGAATCGAGGTTCTTTTTCCTTAAATTCATTTACTAGATTTTTGCATTGAGTTACAAAATCGTTATACTGACTATCGTCTTCGTATGTAGAGTTAATACGAATAATAGCAATATTGTCGCTAGTGAATGTATCTGAACCATCTGACAACACGCCTTTTTGGAAATCTTCAATTTCTTCCATTGGTAATTGTTCATTACAAGAATAAACTAAAGACACGAAGTCTGCACTATATATTTTATTCAGCTCAGTAGGAATTTTATCTAAATCAATATAGTAGACACCGTATTCTTTATTGGTTTGTTCCATTACTTTAAGACGATATTCTAAGGCATCATCTACACTATGTTTAAAGATAGGGTAATAATCGCCAGATTTATAGTCTTTAGGAATGACTGCGAAATTACCATATTTATTTTTTCTTGTAAATGGTTTAAATGGTTTTAATACTTTATCTGTAATAGTATAGTCCTGTGGATTAATACCATCTACATAGACAGTATAATAGTCTTCAACAAATGCAAAACATAAACTTCCTTTTTCTGCGTCCTTAATACTTTCCTCAACTAATTTAGAAAAATTAGCAGACGATGAATTACTATCGAAATAATCGTGATCGTTATTACTAATTTCAGAATATACATAGCTGAACAAATTCAATTGTGCGAAGTTGCCAGTTAAAAGATAACGACGAGGACAGTCCTTAATTTCACTACAGATTTTAATAGATCTAATTTTATTATCTTCACAACACTTACATCGAATACCTGGCTTAAAAATTTAATCACGTGTTCGAATAAACTGATATTGTTTTCCATTATTTAGTTCCTTATAAAAGATAAAAGAGGGACAAAGTTACTACGATAAGGATGGAAGATTTATAAATCTTCTCATTAATAATTAAAAGCACAAGTTATTTTAATAAAAAATAAAGTAAGACATATTACTCTATACAGTACCTTAACGGGTACTGTATAGAGTAGATTATGTTATTTAGGTGCGTATTCGTAGAATGGTGTTAACTCATTACTACTGTAGCTACAATCAGTAAATGAATAGAACTCATCTGTACGACCATAAATACCTTCAGAAATCTTGAAGATTTTATGTTTATTTAAATCAGATTCAGTTACAATTTTCACTTTATCGAATGTTAAGATATCATCTACAGTATAGTGATTAAACATAATTCTTTCAACACCACATGTTTCATTACAGTAGATTAAATTATTGTCATTGAAAAATTTATCTTTATTGTTTTCTTTAGCAATAAGATATTTATCAATTTCTGAATATTTAACCACTAACTGTAATGGGAAATAACGATATTCGTAAGAACCTTCAATCTTAACTAAAGTACTTCTAAAGTAAATACCATTAAATAAAACATATTCACCTTTAGATAAGTTAATAGATTCACTAACTTCAAAAACATTACCAATTGATTTATTCTTACTACCTTTGGTAGTGAATACTGGTTTTAAATAGCTTGACATGCGATTAGGTGCTAAATAGAATCCATCGTTATTGTCTCGATTATCGTTTTCTAATAACATAAAACTAGTGTTATCATTTACAATATTAGAAATACCTAAGTTTAACTGGTAGGTAATCATTTTATTAGATAACGCACCATCACGTAACATATCTTGAATCTTATATGCTTTTTCAGCTAAGATACGACAACCACTATAATCACGAATAAACTTAATGAAGTCATTAACCAAATTATCAATAAATAAACACTTACCTTCACGTACTTTAGTAACATGCTGGTTTTTGCTTAAGAATTCTGCCAATAAACCTCTAGGAATAAAATCTTCTTTACGGTCAATTGCAAGAAAGTCCGCTTGATAGATTTTATCACCAATCTTGTAAACATCTTTGTGATAGTATTTATCAGGTGAATCTATAATACCAGTATTCTTGCCTTCAGGGTGCAACCAAATACCATTGTCATAGAACTCGTGATTACCAATATCCAATGGTGCATCACATACGCGTCCAATAACTTTTCCTTTAATGAAAGATACTCTATCAGAATACTCTAACAAGTCTTTGTTATCTAATTTATCATTCATGGCATCAAAATAATAAATAGGAATTTCATTCTGTAGAATATTTTTGTACTTGTGTTTATTATATTTATATAACACATTACGGAATTCCACAGCTACACCTAAATCGGTAAACACAGGATAAAAATCATTTGGAGTATAAATATCTCCTCTCGGTAATTGTACTAGAAAACGATGGTTACTATTATGGCTATAAATACCATGGTGACGTAAGGTATTAGGATAATAGGCTTCTGGTGGACAATCTACTACACATTTATTATCCACAGAATACATTCTGGTATCCAGACCAGTAATGATAAATACATCACTGATTTTTGTAATAGTGTATTTAACAGGTAAATCGAAATCATCTGGATTATATTCGATTTCATCAGCTGTTATAAATTGAGTATCTTCATTACGATTAACATATTCGTAAATAAAGTTATCAATATTGATAACTGCGATGTTACCAATAGCAGTGACTTTATCATTATTAGATTTAAACTGGGTTTTAATACCAGTTATCTTATAGGTTTTATAACCATTGTTTTCTTGCACTTCTTTCACAATGTCAAAAACATTAGAAAGAATTTCTACTACAAGTGATTTATTGTCGGACATAATTGCTTCCTTTACATAAGAGATTAAATTACTCTATGGGTAGAAATACCCATAGAGTAATTAAGGTTAGAAGTTAAATTAGAATTTAATATCCATAGGGATAGGTGTTACATAATCAATTTCAGTATATTCACTATAGAGTTTACCAGTAGAAATGTCTTTGAAGTAACCGCGAACATCACCTCTATTCAAATCTAATTTACTAAAGTAAATACCTGAAGTATCCACACCATTTTCAAAGGCTTCTTTAAGGTATTTCTCACAATCTTCTGGTGTTAAGAATAACTCTGAACAATGTTTAAATGAAGGGATTTTCAAACCAGACTCGTTTTTCTCTACTTTAACAAAATACTCTCTTTCTCGTAAGTTGGTAAGTAGATAAATATGCTCTTGTTTTTCATCAAAATTAAATGGTCGAATATTCTTAACGTTAATGTGCTTACCAGCAAAACATTTAAACGCATCTTTTCCATTAAATGGGTTTGGTTTATAATGGATAATACAACCATTATTCAATGTAATTGCATTGATCTTTCTATCTTCACGATAGCGTTTATGGAAGAATTTGAATTTAAAGGCGTCAAAGAATTCTTTTTCAGTAACATTAGCTAGAACTTCATCAATGTTAATAGGTTTTCCTTTCTTATTAAAAATCATTTCGTCTTTATGAAGACCAAAAGTATTCTTGATGTTTTCTTTAATAGCATTAAATAGAGTGTTATCTGTAAATACGTCATCTTTAGGTAATCCATAAAAAATATTACCTTGAGCACCTAAGCTGATAAATACATCAACATAATCAGATAGAGTATGTTCTTCTATTTCACTTTGTTGATTTAGCATTTTATTGATAACATCATCAATGTTTCGAATATCTTTATCTACAGACAGAGTAACATTATTATCGTCACGCAGTGGTTCAATCAACTCACGACTGATATATAGGTTAGTTAAAACATACTTAGATAAATCAGCATTTGAAATATCAGTTACACTAATACGGTATTCACCAGTGTAGTTAATATTTTTCAAATATCGTCCAACATCGTATGGTGACTCGAATATATTAACATAACTATTGCATCCTGGTTTTACAGTGAAAGCAATATCTTTATTACAATATTTTTCATTGTAACGAGAGAAAGGCGCGAGGTATTCGTATTCTACTTCTGGTACAGTGAATGAAGGCAAATAGAATTCTCCATCTTTATCTTTCAACCAAACTGTAATAACCTTATCATTACTACATGTGTTGACATTAATGTATCTGGTGATATCACTAGACAAGATAAATGAAGCGTATTTAGAAGCCTTGATGTGTAACATATGGTCATCACCAAATGTATTGTCATGGATAAAACCAAAACCAGTTTGTTTTTCCAGTTTTGTTACAATTCGGTTAATCAGTTTATAGATTTCAACATCGGCTACTTTCAATAACTCACGGTCTTTTTCCAATTTTTCTTGCAAACCAGTATCGTCGAATTTAGCGCACATAATGGTATAAGAACTATAACCAACATGGAAAGGAAGCTCGATATAGTTAGCATTAGGATAAACAAGTTTGCGATACATCTTATCTAAATCAAGAAGATTGTATTCATTCACAATCCCATTGACAATATCTTGGATGATTTCATTAGGATAATCATCTGATCTAGAATCCAGATACCAATACAAGCAACCATCGGTATAGATTGGTCGTGTACCAGGTTCTTTTGGGGAGTCGGTAACAGGTTTAAAATCAGTGTTAAGATTCATTTCGAAATTCCTTTTAATAAAAGCTAAGAAAAAAGAGTGTCTGATTATTCAGACACTCTATATTTATTACAAACGGGTAATTTGATATTCTTTAATTAAAGAGCTATCTAAATCAACAAAACCACTTACAGCATAAGAGGTTTTATCTAAACGGGAAACGACACATCCCATTTCTAATAACTCTTTAATTGTGTAGAATTTGACTTGATAACAAAAACCAATTTCATTATCTTGTCTAAATTCACATACACCAAATACATTACCACGATAGGTACTAAGACCTTTTTCATTCCAAATGCTAAAGTCAGAATAATCACCTTCATCAACAATTGCTTTAGCGATTTTTTCACTACAAGCAATACTAGCGTAATGGTAATTAGCATGTTTATCAGTAAGTACATTGTAGTCAATAAGACTGTTGATAAAAATACCAACTGTTTCGTTTTCATCAAAATCAGTATTAGGCTCAATGATTTCACCATGTACTAAATCTTGACCATCTTTAATGATTCGGAATGGTGTTGAAATTATACCAATACTGTTAGCATCTTTAGAGTAAACAACGCGCTTATCATCGATTTCACTATAGATATAACCTAACTTACTACCATAATTACAAGCATAACCATACATCTTTTCAATATAGCATCTGAAATATCCTTCACCAATAATCCCGTCTTCAATATATTGTTTAATTTTATTAATCTCTTCAGTTAAACCATATAAGTTTTTAGAATTATCGTAAGTCTTAATAAATTCTAAGAATTCAGATTTCAAGTCATTACAGTAGATAACAATATCTTCGTTAATGACTCGTTTAATTGTTTCACTAGAATTAATAAACTCTTGGAATAGAACAAATGGAATAAGATTACTTTGACTATTTAATGGCTTACGATAAGCAAGAATATAATCACATCCACCACCATAACTAATATCGACAGAAATAGGTGTAAAACCATTTACACTACTACCATGATTCTTAACGAAGTTATCAATATCTTCGTAATAGTCGATATCATCAGAGAGATAACAACCAGATACAATGACAATACCATCACCAATAAATTTAGTAGAATATCCATCAAATGGTTTAAACTCTACCTTCACCATAGGCAGTGATTCTGATGTAAAGTAGTAGCCATCGTATAGCTTACCGTATATTTTTACTTTATCTAAATCAAAGTCATTTGTATCAATGTGGTAAACTTCAGATTCAATACCGTATTGTTCTTGAATTCTGTATTTATAGTTTAACATGATTTCAATATTATCGAAGATAATGTAAGTAGAATCAGGTTTAGCGTCTTTTTCAATCAGTGCAAACTTGTGGTTATTGTAACCAAAATTGGTAATTGGTTTAACTACCTTAGAGTTACCACGAAGAATAGTCAATTCTTCTTCTGTAAAACCAGTGATGATAAGAGTGGGTTCGATACCAATACCGTATTTTGAACTATCGATAGACCGACTAATTACTTTAATGGTGTATTTATCTTTAAGTTGCTCGATAAATTTACCCATGGCTCTACGTGTATTTTCACCATGTATAGGTTTATACACAGAATGGAAAATATCTATATAACCAATTACAACAATATCGTTAATTACTGTGAAATGACACTTACCACTAAAGTCTTCACGTAAACCATTAATGGTGATATTTGAATGCTCATCTACATTACCATCAAAAAGAATATCGACAATAGCTTGCAATGTTTGTTGGTCTGTTGGTCGGTATTTTGTATCTTTTTGTTTTGCTTGTGTATCTTTGGCGTTGGGACTAACATAGTCTTTAATAAATTTATATGTACCCATCTTTAGTCTCCTTATTTAGAGAATTTAGCAAAAGCAACACAGTCTTCGTCTTTATCGTTATTAAAACAATAATCACGAATTTCATTGCAGGCAATACTGTTGTTTTCTTTACACATAATGCCAGAGTCTTCGTTGATTTGTACTTCTACATTCAGATTAGTTTCTTCAGTAGGTACAGATGTTGTAACTTCTGCTTTTTGTGTAGCACAAGCAGAAATAGTTAAAGCCAATAAAATAAAAAGTTTGTTCATGTTAGTTTCCTTTATAAAAAGAGAATATAAATTACTCTATGGGTAGAAATACCCATAGAGTAATAATACATTAAGAATTAATCAAATTTAAAGTTAAGAGGGATAGGATAATGGAATGGCTTATCTTTAAGTGAGATATAGATAATACCTGTCTCTTTATGGCGATAGATATCGTAGAAATATACTACTTCACCATTAGTACCAACCGTACTAAGATTGATATTTACACTATAATTGTATACATTAGATAGATTACCGTTATAATCGTTAATGTTCTTAGTATCGTGTAAATACTCTTGCAAGGATTCTTTAGAAGTGATAATTAAATCACATTTCTTAAATCCTGCAATACGGTTATCGTTATCATCTACATCCACTCGAATGATATTGGTATTCTTCCTTGCTGTTCGAACAGCATAAACATTAGGGTGATTTTTAATAAACAACTTAAGTTCAGTAGGATTGAATTTTACCAACATCTCTTCGCGTATATTGTTTTCGAAGAATTTATTGATTCTTCGACCAGATAGGTTTCCAGCATGTAGATAAATAATGGCGCCATTATTTAAGTATTCACGTGAAATATTGGTGTAGTTATCTAAACCATTAGCATGAATATTCAATATAGTTAAGAATTCTTTTTCAGAGATTCTATCTAGTAATTCACAAACAGTGACTAACTCACCTTTGAAATCTACCAGAAGTTTGTCTTCAGAAGGTTCCTTGGCAATTTGTTTTATTGCTTCGAAAATCTCATCCTCTCTGTAAATAGCTCCATCAGGAATATCGAACAATATATTTGGATTAATGTAACTACTAGGGAAAGGTTCATCATCGTAATTAAGAACACCAATGTGTTTATAAAGAGCATCACTAAAGATAGACTTAGCTTCCTCAGAATAAACATCGTCAAGTACTACATTATCGTTATTAAGTTCTTCAACATATTTAACATTGATAGAATTACCAATAATACAATCACTAAGACGAATAATATCACCAATATTCTGTTTTACAACCACAATACGACCAGTATAACCTAACCTTTCTAAATAGCTAAGAAACATACTGGGATTACCAAAGTACGGAGTATATTCTCCACTTGATTTTTTAAAGGTAAATCCTAACCCATTAAAACCGGTTAAATTGATTGCTCTCGCAGGAGCGATAAAATCATACTCTACTGAAATAGGTTCGAATGTAGGTAAGAACAATTCACCATTTTCATTTTCGAATCTAATGGTAAAAATGTCACCACCATTTAAGATGGATAACATCTTCTGTCCCATATTCGAAGTGATGTTTTCTGTAGAATACTTAGATACAGCTACATGCCAATAAGCAGAATAAGAATAACGATTACGGTTACACCAGAAACCTGTTTTACGATGGATTACATCACAAACACGATCAAATAGTTTATTAAACTCACCACAGAGTACATTACATTCTTTTTGTTCCTCTGTTAGTTCAATTTTAGTATCTGTATACATATCGTATTCTTCGTAAACATATACATATCGATCAATCTCAGCGAAGCTAATTGAGAGATGATTGTTTATTTCTATATTGAGTGAATGAAGTTTAAACTTATTCATTCTTTCTGCAATTTTATCCAAACTATGTAGATGATAATAATCAATCAGAGTATCTGCAAATGTGTTTATTACTTCATCTGAATAATCTTCTGACTTAGTATCAGTATAAAGACAAAGTTTATTATCTTTAAACAATGGATCATCTTCTTTACGATGATACTTACTTAAGTTAAGTTTAATTTCCATTTTAGTTTCCTTTTAAAAGAATTATGCTATTTTAGCAACAAATTGGAAAGTTTCCATATTCTCTTCAATATTGGAATGAAGATACTTCATCTTAGTTTCCAATTGCTTAGAAATAATAGGTAGTGTTGCACTAACTTTATCGGCATAAGAATCTTTAAATTGCTCAAATGTCATATCGTCTGGAATAAAGAAAGAACCAGAGTTATACATTTGACGCATGGCAGTAATAGCTAAGCTATTAATTTCATCGACCATATTTTTACCTTTACCGGTATTTAACATACTGTTAATAATAAATCCGTCTGTCAACAGTATTTTAACATTAGCGGTTTTATGGTAAGATTCTAACACATAAACCTCACAGATACCTTTGATGAAATTAAAATCACTTTTCAGTAATTTCTTAATATCAGAATGCTTAGGAGTACCTTGAAGTACTTCTACTTTAAATTCTTTATCCAATTTACCAACAGTCATTGTTTCCATTTTAAATTCCTTTATATAAAAAGTTAATTGAGATATCTCAATTTAATAATATAGGTTTGAAAATATTCAAAAAAAAAACAGGTGATGAATTATTGTCCATCACCCGTCTTCTTTAAGCTGCTTTGCTATCTACTTTCTCAATACTCTCAACATAGTTATCTAAGTAGTATGCTTTTTGTTCTCGATAAAGTTGATAGCCTTCACGAATGCGATAATACTTAATATTTTCTTCTTGGTAATTTTCATTACCTAAGCGAGCCATGGTAACACGACAAGCTTTCTGGAAAATACCAACATCGCAAATACTTAGCATTTCTTTAAAACACTTAATGTATTCATCCACAATAGGTTTTGCACTTTTACCCAATTCGGATACAAATACAAATGATTTTTGACGACGTACTGCTTGAGGCCAAATACGGATAATCAGACCTTCCATGTCTTCTAGAGATTTCTTCATGTTAGTCTTAATTTCATTAATCTTAATTTGGTCTGCTAAGTCATCAGACTCAATGTACTTGTTGATGAGTTCTAATAGTACTTTAGAGACATATACATTTTCTGTCAAGAAGCAATAGTCTTGCATACTGTCTTTTTCACGTGTACCTACTAAGAATTTATTCATATTGGATTTCATGGTAGTACAGAGTTCTTCAATATTCTTAGAACCAATACGTTGGGTAATTTGTTCTTCAAACAAATCGGTCATCAGTGAACCAGTGACAGTAGCATTCATTTTCTTATTACCACGGGCATCGTAACCGAGAGTATTCTTACGATTTACCACAGTACCCGTAGTCGCTTTACGGGCTTTCAGTTTTGCTTTACGTTTAGCGTCTTTATTTTTAGACATAATACTTTTCCTTTATAAAAGATAAAAAATAAAAATACTATAGGTGGGATTAACCACCTATAGTATTCTATTCTAGATTACTTCTTCATTACCAATGGTAATGTTGCCAAAACAATCTCTACAATCTTAGTAACTACCTCAGGGTTTACACCCTCTTTGGTAATTTTATCAGCAATTTTGTGGAGGTCATTTTGTTTAGCAGGTTTACCTTCCAATTCACGAACCAGTTTCAAAGATTCTGGGTCGTTCATTGATTGGTAATTACCTTCGTAAATGTTTACCGCAACTTCGATGTTAATGATAGGTTTACTACCATCTTCTTTAGGTTCGATGTTAGTGAGCAGTTTCTCAACGTACTCAAAAATGTCTTTTACAGTTTCCACTGGGAGTTCTTCCCAGTGTTCTGGCATTACAAAAGAAGTAGCTTCATCATCACGACCATCGATGTAGATGTGACCTGTGGTTTTAGCAATGTTAAGTTTAAACGGGAATGGGCGTACACCACTCATTTCCTCACCACCTTTACGAGATGGTAAGAGTACGTTTTGTGTCGTTTCAAAATTGAAGTGTGCTTTGTCACCGAATTTTTCAACCAATACTTTCTTCACAGCTTTAGTGAAGAATTTATTGAATTGGAATTTCTTAGTGAAAATTTTATCAGATTTATAGATATCCATTTTAATTTCCTTTATATAAAGAGTTAATAAGAATAGTGAAAGGAACCGTCGTCCCTTTCACTATAATAGTATAGATTTAAAATAATTTAAAGTTTAGTTAGACTTACGGATAATGTCTTGAGATTGACGAATACATTGTGTTAATGTATTAACGACAATACGACATTCTTCATTCTCTTGCATAACGTCTACATACGCACGAACCAAGTCACCATTGGTTTTAATCTCTTGGCGTTTAATAGGTTCAGCACATACGTTTGGAATAGGGCAATCGTAAGCCACATATTCTTTTACTTTAGTCGGTGTAGTACAAGCTACTAAAGAAAGTAAAATAGGAAGAATTAAGTATTTCATTTTTTATTCCTTAGGTTTTAAAGGGATAGGACGAATACCATTGGCGATATTTCGAATATCTAAAGGTAATTCTTGGGATTCGTATTCTTTGTGTTTGTCTAAAGAATGCTCTAAGTCATTTTTAACCACATTAAAGTTATCATGGCTTTGTTTAAATAATGCTAATTGATTATCAGCTGCTGTCTTATAAGCAGTCGCTAATTCAGTTTGTAGAGCCAATTCTTTTTTCAAATCACGTACTTCATCTTCCAACAATACAATCTTTTCTTTTCGAGTATCTAATGCTCGAGATTGATGTTGAATAATGACTAAAGAAATAACGATAATAGACAATAGAAAAATAAATAATCCAGGGATTATCCATCTCTTAGCACTTTCTTTATAACCATTTAAATCAGAATAAAGCATTTTTATTATATCCTTTCACCAAACCTCATGTAACGTACATCAGTAAATGTTAATGCTTGATTTGTTTCTGGCACACTTAAAGTATTAAACCAATCAGAACCATCGTAGTAACTAGGTGAATTTATTTTAATAAATGGCATGTATTCACCTTGAGACCACTCTGTGTTATAGTCATTAATGTATTTCTCATGTAGTGACATGAAGGTATTTGTTTTAATAAGAATAACATCCATTTTATTTCCATGGACGTCAGTAACTGTTTGAAACTTAAGATTACCAGAATTGATAAATGTATCGTATTGTTCGGGTTTTACTAAAGGGACAAAAGTAGCATCTACTTCTAAATCTTCTTTAATAAGATACTTAGGTAATCTATTCTTAGAATACACTATAGTTACCGCTGTTTGACGCGGTAAGCCCTCTTTATTCAAAAGGGTATGACACACTCCAATACCATCTAAAATCGAAGCTAGAGCCAATACAGACTCATTAGAGAGCATGAGTGATACATGGTCAATACAAACAAGGTCATCCCGAACAACAGAGTACATCTCTTTACTGGGGAGAATAATACTATCCATAATGTATTCCTTTATTTAAATAAGTACATTCAGTATAATATTATTCCTAAATTAAAATCTAAACTACTCGTTTAAACAATACTCCAAATGTACCTATAACAAACATATGTCCATTAGGTAGATTATTAATGGTAAATCTATCAGAATCTTCTGCATTATATAGGTTTCTTAAACTACTATAATCTTTAAGATTACCGTTTCTAATTTCAGATACCAATTTATTAGTACTAAGATTTTCTAGTAGTTTAATATTAAACTTACTAAATAACCATTCATTAAACTCTTTAAAGATAGTAGCGTAGAATAAGTCTTTTAACCATGGATTATCATCAGTAGTAGGTTGACCACTAAAAGATTCTAGTTTACACATATATCCATTATAGATAGTAAAGTCATTAGAATTGATGTAGTCTTTATTTAAATGTTTAGTAAACTTCAGTGATACATCTGCACCTGTCGCAATACCGTTATTAATTCCAGCTACATTTCTTATCGTGAAAGTTTTACCTACTTCACGATTGGTTTCTTTTAAGAAACGCAGAAATGCTGAACCTATATGCAATTGTAATATAATAGATTTAAATCCATGATATTTACCATCATCGCAGTAAAATACTTTATAACCAAAGATATCATCTTCACCAATAATAGCAGCACCTCTTTTCCAGATATTATTTACCCAGAAACCATCTGACTTATAGTCGTAAGTAGACATGTGTATATTTGGGTCTTTTACAAAGTTAAGTAACTTCGTTTGAATAGCAGGAACATATTGTTCTTCAAGTTCGATATCTTGAATTAAATAAGGTTTACCTTTATAAGGATCAATGTTATTTTTTAAGTTAAGTACCTTAAGGAAGAATTCTTTAACAGATTCATTACCTGTAAAACGACTATCTAAAGAATAAGCCCTTTCAATCCTAAATCCACTATTGTCTTGATATTCATTAGAAGGAAAGTGCCAGTCAAATGTCCAACCACCGTAGAATGTACCGATTAACTGATTCTTAGCTTTTGGAAAGAAATGACGTGATACGAAGATTTGAGTAGGAATACTGTTAATAGAAACCATCTCAATAACTCTAAAATTATATTGTTTACTTCCGTAATAGCAAGGAGAAGCTAGAGAAGGAAATACAGTCATTGAGCGTAAGTCTTCAGATACTTCTACACGAAATGGGAATTTACTTTCTTGAGAAAACTTAGGATGTCTGTTAATTTTTTCAGCTAGTTTTTCATTCATCAAAGTACGATTACTAAAGTCTACTAATCCTTCAGTTCTCTCATCATGTTCTAAACCAAATGTATTATCTCCTGGAAAACCAATAGGTACTCGATTATAGTTACTTTCAGCATAAGAATTCTTTTCACGTAAGTGTGTAGGTGAATTAGGTAAGATATGTAAGTGTAACTCTGTATTATAAGATTTACCATTAATGGTTTTATCACGCGCTAGACAAGAATATCCTTCAATATCATTCTTAACAGTTTGTGGAATTCTAGCTTGTTCTAAAAGATACATTAAGTTTTCTGTTTGTGACTTTTCTGGATCGACTAATATAGCCATTAAAATACTCCTTTTAAATCAAAAAAAAGAGAAGTAACCCTTCTCTTTTTTGTATTGTATTAGTTGCACTCTTTGCTAGAGGGTGCTTTCATACAATGGTCTGCCAAATCTTCGATCTGGCGCATCTTAGCGTCAGCCTTAGCTTGGCTAAGTTGTTGAGCACCCATAGTGACATCACTGTCACTAGGGGATACAACGTAGATTGCCAATGCGGCAATTGCAGCCAAGAGGATATAACGAATTTTGATTTTCATGATTCTTCCTTTCTTAAAGTTTTTCAATGATTTTATCGGTTTGAGAGATATAGATTTCTGTGGATTCGATCTGGTAGTTTAAGATTTCCATATCTCGTTCCAACTGGTATTTCTCAATACCGATGTTAGTGTATGCTGAATACACATCGATATTGTATTCACCATCCATTAATCGACTGGCTTTTTCAGAAAGCTCTTTGTGTAGAGCTTTCTTTCCATTAAGCTGGTTTTGAAAGTCCTGAAGAGTTTTCATTAACTCGTCTTTCATTGAAACCATTTTTTGTTTAATCGTATTTTCCATAGTAAGGTCTCCTTATTTGTTTGTTGTTTATGTAACGGATTAAAGAGAAGAAATAATTTTCCTCTCTTTCCACTATAGTAGTATATGTTTGAAAAAATCTAAAATACATTAGATATTCTCAATAGCAGATTCGATATCTTCAATCTGCTTATTAATAACAATCATCCGTGAGTGTAATTTAACTTTCAAACTAGTCAAATCACCGATCTTTACATTGATTGTTTTATCAACTCCAAATGGTGGTCTAATAGCAACTTGCACCGCTAACTCTGTACTTACATCACCGTAGGTTTTCTTCAAGCTAGATTTAATTTCTTTTAGCTTCTTTAAATCTTCTTTCAACATTTGTTTTTGTTGATTTAAAAACGATTGCATAGTCATTACCATTTTTAATTTCCTTTATAAAATATTAAAAATAGAGAAGCACTCTTCTCTTTCAATTTAGTAGTATGTATTTATATTAAAATAAAACATAATAAGAAATAGAAAGAGTAGGATAACCCTACTCTTTCTACTTAATCAATTATTATTCTACAATTTCAGTGTAACCAGCTAAAGAAGGTACCAAATCGATACTGTTTACTTCAGACTCTTCACTTGGAAGAGCGTCTTCATCAATACCTGGGTTAGCGTCAAAACCTTTTAAGTCTTTATCTACAGTAGTTTCTTTAATATCGTATTCTACTACGATAGCAAATTCACCACTAATAAATGGTTTAGCATCATCCTTAACGGTAACTAAGACAGTAGCAGAGCTATTGTCGTAAATATTACCACCTTGGTTAACGCTACCAAATTCTAGATAGCTACCTAACTGTAAAGTATCTTTAAAGTAAGTAACCAGTTCAGATAATTTTTCTTCTGCTTTCTCTTCGTCTTTAACTTCAGGATGTTCAGCAATTAATGCTAATGTACCATTAGTATTGGCTAGAGCACCAGTAGAGAATGAAAACTCAGCACTAACAGAAGCAGGTTTATAGTCAATAAATTCTTTAGGATAACCAGAAATATCAGATTGGATAGCATAGAAGTTACGACTACCAATGACTTTATTGATCAAAGAAGCTGGAATATCTACAGTAGGTAGTTTAACCAGTTTCAAGTTATTTTCAGTAATAACTTGACGCTCTTCTTCAGTAAATGCTTTTTCTAAATCATCACTATTAGCCAAAACAGCTTGACCAAATAATTCACTAGCACCTAAACCACTGCTTTCCAGATAAGTCTTACGCGCATCAAATGATTCACTATAGTAACCATTATTAAAGAAACGGTTTTTCACTTGAGTTAAATCAAATGACATGTTATAAATAGGTAGATTACTAGCACCAGTATAGCTTACGTCTTTTAAGAATTTAAAGCGTAATAATTCTACTTTAAATACTTTAGACAAATCAAGCTGACGCATTACTTTAATACTTGATTTCAAAGAAGAGAAACCATGAGTAACAGAAGGTACAACGCCAATAGTAGATACTACACCATAAGCGACATTACCTGTTTCTTCAGGACGATATAGGATTTCTACACTACCAGAATCTTCTGGGTCTTGATACAACTTATTCTTACTTAACAAACTAGCAACAGCAACATCAAATTTACCAGCAGTAGTCAATGCAGAAATATCTAAATTATCCTCTGGGATATAAGATACCTCTGTACCTAAGATACCACTTACTAAGTCTAACTTAGTATAACGGTGTGTTAATACTACCCATTCTTGATTTTCAGGAATAGATACAGCACTGACTTCTTCAAAAGACAGTAAGCCATTATTGTATTTACGTACATAAATCTTACCGGTATTGTGCGGGTCTACAGTATTGCTTTCTGTTTTAACGACATTGTGGTCTGTCGTATTAATACGCGCAGCAACATCTTTTAAAAAAGCAATATGAATAGCAGCATTGTATTTATCTTCAGAAATTTCAGACAGCGTGAAATACACGTTCTCTTGGTTCAATACTGCATTGGTGTAACCAGCATCAATCAGCAAACTATTAAAGTTATTTGCTGTAGTAGCATTTAGGTTATACTTAATATTAGGCATTATATATTCTCCTTATCTATTAAGCTTCTGGACTAACAGCAGCTGTAGTAACTTGAGCACGAATGTAGAATTTGTTTACTACATAATCCTCTAAACCAGGTTTAGGAGTTACGACCAACACGTATTCATTTTCAGAAGTGTGTTCATTGCTTTTCGCAACAGCTGTATAACCATCAATAAAGTAGCTTCTAAACATAGTGTAAATGTCTTCAGCTGCTTTTTTGGCTTTCTCAATAGTATCAATACTAGAATGGCTAATATTGAAACCACGAGTATTTTCTTCAGGTACCTCGTATACAGTAATGTTTTGGTTATTGTATACATCTTTACTGAATGTAGTGAAGTCTACGCCAGCAATACGGCCTGCCATGGCAGTATTCCATGGATTTTGACCATAACGGTCACCTTGTAGGTCTAAGTAGTCTTCTTTATATTCATTTGGGAATTCAGCTAAGTCAGCTGTAGCAAGCCAAACAGTACCTTTATTGATAAAGTAATCGACTTCTTCTTTAGTCTTAATAGTAATCACTTTACCAGGCATAGGTTTAGCATAAGCCAAACGAGTACGGTTAGGTTTAACCACACCGTCTTTATAGAACACAGGTAATTCAAACAAGTCAGGTACTTGAGTTACTTCAGAAGTATCCAAGTTAGCACGTTTAATAAACTCACCTTGACCACGGATATCGCCAGTATAGGTAAATGACAAGATGATTTCCATTACGTTATTACCGGTAGGTGTTACACGTACACGGTTACCAATAATAGGTCTAAAGTCAATATCATTATTACCTACTTTACGGTAAGTACGGTTACGTAAGAACCAGAAGTGGTAAACTTTAAGGTCAGTCTTAGGAATCTTAGCCAAGTCACCAATGACTTTAACAGTAATGTCTTGTGGACGTACAATCAATTCATTATCATTTTTAGGAGTCAAACGAATGGTGTTGTTACCGTATTTAAATGGACCAGCAGCAGCAAAGTCTTCTAAATAATATTGTTTCAAACGGTCAGAATCCTTACTAAACAAAGTATTCAGTGTTGCAACAGGATTAACGTTAAATGACAATACATTGTTGTTTTCTACTTCAGAAACATTAATCACATAATCTTTGCTTTCAGCTTCTGCTACATGGTTCACCAAAGACACACGACGGTATTGGTGTTTGTAGATAGAAAACTTATGGGTATGGTCAGCAGGATAGAATTTAACACGTTGGTATTCTACACCACTTTCAGATTTAACACGTTTGTAAGTATAAACATAACGTTTCTCTGTTTCAGGTTCAGTCAATACTTCTAAATTACCACCATCACCGATAACAGATTCTGGGAATGGATAAATAGAAGTATCAAATGGTACATCACCTTGATTGATTTCTACACCATAAGGATTATTCAGAGCTACAAATAAAACAGTATTGTTATCACCTTCGAAGACAGGTTTTTTCTTATCATTGAAATAAGGAGTAACGTATAAATCAAACTTATTTAAAGCGTCTTCTTTATAGCCACCAGATTTCAACAGTCTTTCAAAATTCTCAGTTACGCTTTTGCTTAAGCGGTAAGACAATTTTTTACTCATCTCTATCCTTTCATTCTTTATAAAAAACAGGTACTGTACGAATGAATACAGTACCTGTATGTCTCTTAACTAAAAGCTAGAATGCGTTATACTTCATCAACACCACGACGTTCGTGCTCGTAGCCTTCATAACCATTGAGGTCTTTCTCTACGGTAATGTCAGTAGGAACAGGATATTCGACTACCAGTGCGAATGAACCAGTGAAGATAGGTTCAAACTCAGGTTTAACACGTACTACACGAGTGAAAGAAGAACTATCGTATACGTGGTTTTCGTCCTCTACTTCTTTAGTAGCTGACAAATCAGACAAATCTAAAGGTTTCAAATCTAACTGACCCAACAAAGTACCGAATACTTGTTGCATTTTGATTTTAGCTTCTTCGATAGATTTCACTTCAGGAGCATCCAGAATCAGGGCTTTAACACCACTGGTCAATACACCTTGAGTGAAAGTCAAACCACTTAACATATTAGCAGCTTGTTCAGATACACCTGCTTGAATCAAGTTATCTTTATTGTCGATGAATTCTTTAGGATATTCACCAATGTCTACTTGTTCTACAAAGACATTGAGTTTACCTTTGAATTTATCTTGCAAGTCCGCAGCTAAATCTTTACCACGATATTGCAATACTTTTACTTTTTCATCGGTTAAGGTTTGTACAGATTCTTCAGTAAAGTATTTTTCCAATACTTCATCATCAGCAACTACTGGGTTTACTTCCAATAAAGTAGAAGCATCCAGTAAGTTATCTTTCAAGAATTGACCACGTTTGTCTTGGAATGCACGTTCAACTGCTTTACCCAATACATATTCTTTACTAAAGGTAGCACCACCGATAGACAAGTTATCAGTAGTAATCACATTACCTTTTACTTTTAATTCTTTATTCTCTTTAAGAGTCAAAGAACGGTTTTTACCTTTAATGAATTTAGGACGCAACAGTACAGCTTGAGATTGAGCACCTAAATCCAATACCAATTTAGTTTTAACTTTAGAACCTAAAGAAGAAACTTTATGGTAAGCAGTAGGAGTCAGTTCAGTAGTAGTAGACACACCATATTCTAAATCACCATCGCTATTGAATTGATAGTACTCACGTGGAGAACCATTTACATCATCAACATGGAGTTTCCATTTAGCTAGAAAGCCATCAATGTTTGCTTTTTTAGACAGAGTAGAAACACCACCTACACGCAATACTTCTTCAGTATCAGATACGTCAATAGTGTGTTCTTCTTTACCTGTTACTGCTTTCAGTAAGTCCAAACGATTATAGCGGTGAGTAACAATTACGTATTCACCACCAGTTAATTCATCAGCTGAGAATTGTTTTTCTTCAAAGTAAACAGAACCATCATTGGCTACTTTACGAGCAATGACTTTATTGTCAGTTACTTTTTCAGAGTTAAATGGAGTAGTAGAAGAAGTGTGTACGACTTCATTAGTAGTAAAGTCAATTTTATCTGCTACAGATTTACGCAGAATTACATCTACAGAACTGTTAAACTCAGCATCATCTGGAGTTTCAGATACTGTAAAATAAACGTTTTCTTGATTTAAGATGGCTTTAGTATAGCCTGCGTCAATCAAAAGATTTTCAAAGTTAACACCGGATTTTACACCGATAGTATATTTAATATTTGCCATTATACTTTCCTTTTAGCATGGTTTATTCTTCGATACCAGTGAATCCGCTTAATTCTTTATTTAAGACAGATTCATCACTGTATTCAATAGTTACATTGAATACACCTTCTAACAATGTGTCAGTATTCTCAACAGGAACATATTGTTTAGTGAGAGAAGAAACATCGTAAGTATTTACTGTTTCTTTTTCTTCTAAATAGAAAGAAAGATTATATTCAGCGTTTAATACTTTCATTAAGTCTTGTAATACTTGACTGGTATTTTCTTTGGTAATTAATTCACCTTTAACCAAAAGTGTTTTACTACCGTCGTTTAAATTACCCAATGAAAATTTCAATTGAGTAAATTTTTCTTTATATGTTTCATCTCTATCAGTCAGTGTAGACTGAATAGTATCAACCAATGTACTTAATTGTACAGTAGCTAATTCATCAGCTAATTCACCAAGATTACGACAAATGTTTCTTACCGTTAATCTACCTGAAAATAAATCGTAGAAATTTTCTTTAATGCTAGCTAATGCTTCGCTATCTAGATATACACTATATTCTTTATAGTTTGTGGTGCCCTCTAATACAGAGCCTTTAAAACCATAAGTGTATATGTCGTAGCCTAGTTTTGTTTTAGGTGTTACTTCATCGGTAATATTAACCAACAATTCTTGGATGAAAAAGTCTTTTCGTTTACCAGAATAATAGGTTCTAATTACGTCTCTAAACAAACCTTTGTTTGAAACAGTAGATTTAGGTTTATGGAATACTACAACAGGATTCTGTGTAACTGTACCAGTATCCATTTCAACAGAAACTTCTGTTTTAACAAAATCTTTCAAAGAAGATTGGTTAAAATCTTTTACAAACTTAATTGCATTATATTGCAAAATAGTATCTGTTAGATTCAAATCCATAGCAGCATGGATATGCAATGATTCAGGTAATGCAAAGAAGCGATGTACGCCTTTTGGTGTTATCTGAATATTACTACCACCTAATACTGGAGTGAAAGGTTCGTAAGAGTAATATTTATCTAAATTAGTAGCTGGGTCAGTTTGTTGTTCTGACTCTTTATCAGGGAATACTAAATGCACATCATTCTCGTATGTTACCTGACCTTCATGGATAGCTTGTACTTCTCTTACATAACCGTAAATGGTAGGTGTATTTGGTTTACGATTAGATGTCTCTCTAGCTAATTCAATTAATTTCTGACGACTAAATTCGTGTTCAATGATTGTAAACTCTTTAACAATGTCTTCTTTAGAAAACTTAAATGGAATATAATCCACGCTATCTTCAGAGTTTACACGTTTATATACATCGTATACTTGTTTCAATGTAGCATTATCTAAATGCGATTGAAATTCAGGTACTTCAATGTATTTAGCACCATTAGGTAGAGGTGCATCGTTACTATATGTTTTTACTTTAGATTTATCAATCTTCAAGGCAACGTCTTTAGAAAAGGCAATAAAGAGTTTAGCATTATTGCCTTCCAAAGTGTCGTCTTCCAGTAACTGAATATAAACATCGTCTTCATTCAGGATTTTTTTAGTATATCCTGCATTCAGTAAGAGTGTTTCAATGTTCATACCAGCAGATCGATGTATATTGTACGGAGTCTTATACGACATTTTTTACATCCTTGTTTGTTTTACCACTAAAAACTACTTATACTACCAACCAGTTAAACGCTCAGGCCATGGGTCATCTGTTAAGTAAGTAATGGTATCAAAACGAATATCATCAATCGCTTTTTTAGCATCTTCTTGGTCGAAGAACTCTAAACGAAACTGATTTTTATCGTTAATGCCACCTAACTTCCAGACGCCATAAGCTTTATTGGTTAAGTCAGAATAGAATTGACCAATCAAACTAGACGGAGAACGAAAACCAACAGGGATAAGATTCCAGGTAGGAGGACAGATATACGTGTGGTAAATTTTACCACCTTTAGCTAAACCAGTCCAACTCTTATCAGCCTGGGCAACAATACCAAACCAGTCAAACTGAGCACCACCGAATTTCCATGTTACGCGCTCGTTAATTCGTCTAATCCAAACTTTATTACTACTATTTTTTCTAGTAGTAGCTTTTGTTATTTCTACCCAACCCGTATCACCATTTAAAACTTTCCAACCTGTGTTGCCACTAGGTGTGGTTTTAATCCACTGTGATACACCTAGCGTAATTTGATTATCGGTATAAACAGTACCCTTTGTTGCCGTTACCCTACCTTCTGGTGAACCATCGCCAGCAATAGCTTTAGCTACACTAGCCAATTCTTTATGCTTCTCTCCAAGAAACTTCATGGTATCGATAAGTAGTTCTTTTAATTTTTGATTAGCCATTTGATTTATCCCTTCTTTGTTTTCGAGAAAACAATCGATTTAACTATATTCAATTATATAAGTCTCCTCGATTGTTTTATCAAATAGACTATAGAACTAGTTATGCATTACGAGTAGAGTTATAAGCTTGTTTCAGAGCAGCAACATCCAAACCATCAATATCCAAAGTACCTAATTTAGTTTCAATAGATTGAATCTTTTGTTCAGCAGTTTGAAGTTTTGTTTGGTTAGCTTGAGACAATACGTCAGCAGCTTCAGCTTTAGCTTTAACAGCAGCGTAATCAGCTACAGCAGTTTTGTTTTCTTCAGCTAATTGTTTAGCAGCATCGGCAGTTTCTTTAGCAGTGTTAGCCAGAGATTCAGCTGTAGTTTTGTTTGTACCAACAGTACCTGTTAAAACAGTGATTTTTTGTTCAATTTCAGTAAACTTAGTCAAGATGGACTCAGGTGTACTACCTGAAGCAGTTTTCAGTTTCTTAAATTCAGCAATCAGTTCACGGAAAGTATCCAGTTCTTCATCAACTTCACCACCCATGATGGTTTGTTTCAAATCATTGACTTTAGCAATAATTTCATCTGCTAAAGTTTTGTTTTCAGTACCTAAGAACTCAGCAAATTCCGTAAGCATTTTATTTAATTCAGACTTATCAGCCATTTTAATAACCTCTTCAATTTAAAGTTTAAGTTAAGATAGGGACACAAGAGTATCCCCTTAGTGGATGTCCCAAAAGGACTTATTATTGTTATCCATTCTTACCATGACGGTAAGCATCGATTAAGTTAGCAGTACCTACATCAGTAACACGTGGTTTAACAGGAGCTGGACGCTCGTGTACTGTTTCAGTTTCTTCAGTTACTGCTGGAGCTACAGGAGCTACTGGTGTAGCAGGAGTAGCAGGTTGAACTGGTTTTTCGTAGTGTGCTACACCAGAGAAACCACCTAAGTTACGTTTAACGACTACAGTCTCTTTTTCAGGTTTATGGTCACAACCACAGTTATCTTCATCACCATTAATTTGGAGAGTATAGTTAACAATAGCTTTAACATCACCAGAAACATAATCAGAGATTTTATCGTTAGGAGTAACAGAAAGAATCAATCGGTTAGCTTCAGAAGTTTCTAAACCAACATCTACAAATACAGAATAATCACCTAAGAATTTACGAATAATCTTTTCAGCTTTTTGTTCTGCATTAGTAACTGAAGTCTCTTTACCTAATGTGATTTCAAACTCTACGAAGTTTTTATTAGATTTAGAGAATACAAAACTACGCACCTTATCTTCTTTAAAGCGATAAGCTTGTTCTTCTTCTACTGGGAATAAGTTAGAATCCAGTAAGAGTTTAGACAAGTAACCACGAGCTACCATCAAACGAATGTTACCTACTACAGCAGATACTTCATCTTCTACTTGTTCTTTAGACAGAGTATAGAGATAAGAGTAAGCATAGTTAGCAGAAGCTTTCTTCTCAATAGATTGCTCTTCATTTGCAGGAGCGCGAAGCTCTTGTTTGAAGTTAGGGTTACGAACGATGTCGATGACTTCATCATCGATTTCTTTTAAGATGGCTTTACTGCGAATCATGCCGTATGCTTCACGTAAATAACGGTCTAGAATACGGCGTTCAGTTTCTTGAACAGTAACGGCAGGAGGTACTACCATCTCGATATAGCAGTCTTTTTTGTTCATTTGTACAGTATTGACAAATGGGTTTACTACTGCAACAATCTTAGCTTGTTTGTGACCCAAGTCTACAAAGTATTGTACTTTTTGATAAGCCACACCAGTTAAACCATAACTGCGAGCAGAAGGACGTACTTCTACTAAGTTACGACCATAACGCAAGCCACCAGCTGTACCTTGTACATCAAATGACAAGTTTTCACCTAAGAATGGGAAGCCGTCATTCGTCCAAACATTTTTAATGTATTGGTCAATGCTGATGTTTTCCATTTCAGAATCACGCACGTACATGATTTTGTTTTGCCATTTATCTGGAATAGGTTTCACACGGTCGTAGAAGTGAACGTTAGAAGTCTTTTTAGTGAGCTTAGCCAATTCACCAGAGTAACTTACTTTCAAAGCAGTGTTACCTACTTTGTCTTGATATACATTAAATTCTGGATTAGATGAATCTTTTACAGATTCAATCGTTACATCATCCAGTAATTCTTCTGGAATACCTGCGGCTTCCAAAATACGATTGATGTTATCAATACCCGTAACTCGTGGGTCGTAAGGCATTAGCTTATTTGCATTGTCTACCATTTTGCTTTATCCTTATATTAATCTAGATTAACACAACGTGACAGGGTAGTTTGATTGTCTGTCACCCAAGTGTACTTAATTTTTTTAAACTCAAATGTGATTACGTTTGCTGTAGATAATTTCTTTAGAAAACGAATTTGTTCTTCAGTAGGGTTTGGATTATCGTTAATCACTGGTACTTTATATAAATCATCATCCATTCCTAAAGTAGAAATAGAGTGTTGTTCACCATACAATGATATTCTTAAAATAGTCATGGCTTTTAAGTCCTGTATGGTAAATTTCTTATCCTTACAAGTCAATACTAAAGCCAAACCTTTATTATCCGATAAGTAATAAGAATCTCTATTATCAGGATAAGTTTGCGTTACCCAACTGACCGTTTTACTACGTGGTTTATGTGAGAATTTTCTTTCTCCATCAGGATACATATAAGATAAAAAAAGAAAGCAACTCAAAATAAACACCACTATTATCATGACTAATAAATCTTTTTTATGTGATTTACAATAGACACAATTATCTAATAAATTTTGTATCCATTTCATTCAGAATCTCCTAAATAATCTGCGTATAGTCATACTTATTACACTACAGCACACCCGATTTAGGTGTACTGTAGCGTTAAGTATTTTTAACCTTCTAGTGAAAAAGAAATAGCTGGGTGTGACTGATATCCTACTACTTTAAACCATTCAATATCAATATCACCACTCAATAATTTTTCTTTAGTGAGTTGTTGAGATAAGTATAGTTTAGGAGAAGGATAAGGAGTACGACTTAGCTGTTCTTTAATGTTTTGGATGTGTGGTAAATAGATGTGTGCATCATGTACCATGTGGGTGTGTTCACCTGGGTGACAATTAAGAATGTGTGCCAAGATAAAATTCATACAAGCATATTGAGCAATGTTGTGTGGTTTACCAATAGCCACATCATTAGAGCGCATGGTTAAAGAAGTCATGAGTTTATATTTAGGCAATGGTCGATTATCTACTTCACCAAATTGCTTGGCTTGATTCTCACGGTAATTGATGACTTCTTCTAATTCAGTGTCTGTTAGAGGACGCAAAGAAACAAAGAATTCACGGTGACAGGTATCCAAAGCCATGTGCCCCATCTTAACATTAGTAATAGGGTCTAGTTTCTCAAATGGACGCATACCTAGGTTAACGTTTGAGATATAGTGACGACGTGAAATAACATCGTATTGAATATCTCGTGCTAAACCAACTACCAAGTCTTTTAATTGGTCAATTGTTTTACAACTTACCATATGGTCATCTGCTTTGTCTGAACCTACTTCTACATTGACATTTGTTACTGAAAGCTTACGCCAAATTTCAGGATACATAGGACCGATAGTCTTAAATGGTTTCTTATCGATTTGAATATTACGCTCAGTAGTCCACTTCGTCCAGAAAGGCACTTTGTTTTCTTCTAGATAAGTAACATCACTAGTACCTTTAATAAACCAAATCAATTCATGTAATGTTTTAGTGAAATTAATCTTACGTGTAGTAACCAATGGGAATGAACCATCTAAAAGAGGATATTTTTCCATAATACCAATAACAGAACGCATACCTGAGCCACTGCGGTCTGTTAAAATAGTTTCACCGTGTTGTAGAATTTCACGGATGGTATTCAAATGTTGTTGCATATAGATTCCTTTAAGTAAAAAAGAAATGAAGATTTAGAAAATACTACTCTATCCATATATTCACGGATAGAGTAGTATTTTATTTTAGAAGAAGTTACATGGGTGCTTGTTAAAAATCTTACCATCACCTACAGTCAGCTTAGGAATGCTGGAAATCAAGATAGGTTTAGTCTGATTGACTTTACCATTGATTTCAGGTACTTCAGCAGCCTGACCATTAAGTACCGCAGATTCAGCTTCACTAAAGCGACCCAAGTACATATTGTCATATTGACCATTGTACCAACGGCTGATAAAGTTCTTATTTGACATATCGGAAGAGTGGGTAAACTTGTTTTTGTTTCGCAAAACCAAGCTATCAAAATCACGATAGTTCACATCGATAGTGTTTTTGTTAAGGTCTGCACTAGCGACAATTTCCAAAGTACCATTAGGCATATTACCACTACGAGCAGGGCCACCGTTAGGACCCATAGAAATGTAACGATACTTACCTTCTGGATATGGGAATGATTCCACACCTGCACTAGAGAACTCATCACCATTTGCCATGGCGAAGAGCACAACTGATGTAGCAGGTTTAGTAGGGCGAGCACAAGTGAAAACCATGGTAACACGATTACCATCAATGTCACCCATGTAACGATAGACTGGACCAGCTTCTTCTACAATCTTACGAATTTCGAAGTTAGTGGTACCTTCTTTAAACAAAGTCCAACCATTGCCAAAGTGAATGGTTTGACCATTATCTTCAGCAGTCAAACCACTACCATCGTCCATGGCTTGTTCTTCAGGAGTAAGCTCCGTATCATCCACATTACCTGAAGTATCATTGTTGGCTACTTCAGTAGAACCAGTACCTTCTTTGTCAGATAAGGCACGCAACACAATTGCTTGCGCGTCTTTATCCAGATTTTTAAAGTCATCAGAAGAGATGGTCTCTTTGATAACTTCGTCATTTGATTTTTTAGCTTCTTCTTTAGAACAAGCAGTCAATGCAGCCAATACGGCGATAGATAAAATCAGTTTATTCATTTTGAATTTCCTTTATATAAGATAAGTTAAAATAGAGAAGATTACTCTTCTCTTTCAATTTAGTAGTATAGGTTTAAAATATTTTAAGATTTAGTCTTTTTCGATTTCAAAGTCTTGTTTCGATGGAGTACCATAATCAACAGGATATCCTTCGTCTTCCAGACTATCGTGAAAATCCTCTAATGGGGAGGATAAGTCAAGACGAATTTCTTCCGGTAAAGTCTTAAGCCACAAGTCCTCCTTTTCTTCCAATGTGAGAACTTCTGGATGTGGGAAAGAACCAATTTCCTTAATGGTTTTATCACGAAGTTCCTCTAACAATACATCTGTTCTATCATGTAGAGCCTCTAACCATGAATCCAGATGGTAATAAATGGCATTTTTCTTGCTAGTGGTACGAGGTTTATTCATCAATACTTCAACACCACGTACTACACTACTAATGTCACCTTTATTGATTAAATGTTTTGCTTTTTCAAAATCTACTTTCTGCAAGTAATTTAATTCAATAAAGAATTGACGTTGTTTACGTTTACTTTTAGGGATAACCATTTTCATATTCCTTTTAAGCTACGATGTATTCAATAGAATAGAAATAACGTTTACCATTTAACATAAACGATACTTCCATTGAGCTATTGGTACAGAAGTCTACTTGACGTGATTTAGTCAAGATAAGATTAGCGTGTTTTAATTGAGCAATCAGCTCATTGTTTTCTTCAATAAAATCACGCAAGTGTTGTTTGAAAGGTTCTTTGTAAATTAACATCTTCTTACGAATAAATGTGTTTACTTCAGATTCGATTTGCAAACGTACAGAGAATTCTTCTTGACAATTAATAAAGAATTCTTCGACTTTACTTTTGAAAGTAATCAATTCATTTTCATTCATCTTTTACACTCATTATCTTAATTAGTTCAGAAACAGAGATAACACCTATAGATACATTATTCCACACTATGGTATCACCATATGTTACCGTAATGGATTCTTTACTATAGCGTGGTTTGATAGTCAATGTATTAGTGTGTGGATAAGACTTTACACTGTGTGGAAATTCTTCTGAATTGGATAGTGTATAAACATATTCATCCAAATCAAATCCAGTGATGGTTAAGATATAGGTAGGTAAGTCTTTTCGAGTGATTTCAATTTTTGCGTTGTCCATATTGGATTCCTTTTAAGTTTTAATACGATAGAATTGATGGTGACCTACACGTACACTTTTTATAGCACGTGGTGCAGGGCGTACACCATTTGAGCTAAAGAAGATACTGCCACCTGTATTGTCGACACGACGACCTGATACGTGTTTCTGATAGATATCGCGTGCAATAGCGCGAGCTTCTTCTGTAGGTGCTGTACGTGAACGCAGCTTATGGTTATGGTACCATTGGAATTGTCCGCGTTGTGTAACGACTTTACGAACAGTGTTAGGAAAGCTTTTGTGTTTTACTCGATTGAGAATCACATTAGCTACTGCGTATTTACCACTACGAGGTTCACCACGAGCTTCATTGTGGATAGCCAAAGCCAACATATCGACTTCACTGTTAGGCGATACATTCTCTTTTTCATGTACTACCTTTTGGTGAGTATTCTTTACCTGTTTCTTCAAGTGGTGTTTCACAGCGTGATGCTTCGCTATCACGTGATGACGCACGTGTTTCTTAATCCGTGGGTGTTTCTTCACTTTGTGTTTCTTGTGAAGTTTCACTACTTTGTGAGGTTTGTGTTTAGACTTCTTTACCTTATGCGGTTTTGCTTCAGCCGAATAAGCTGTAGCCGCTAAACCTACTGCCACCAATGCTCCAATAAACTTCTTCATTTGATACTCCTATTTAATGGTTTTATATAAATCATCTACCACATCAATGTGGTTAGATACCTTCTTAGAAATACGATGGCAAGCATCTTCCATCTTATCTAAGATATCTTCTGCCTTATAGCATTCGTTATAAGTAGAAATAACGTATTCATCTTGAGCAAACTTCAAGATAGAATAATGTTCATGATTGCTGAATCCTGCATTATCATGCAATTCAAATTCAATAGTACCAGTATGTGCATCTTTAATATAGACTTTAATGTCTACTTTAAGGATACAGCCATCGGTACCATATACCGGTTCAGCTACTTTAAACTTCACTTGTTTACAGCGAGGTTCTTCTTCGTTTAACCAGTATTGGATATTCCTGATAATATCTTTATGGATGTCCTTTGGAGTATGGTAAGCATTATTAAAATACTCACCAAATTCTTTTGGTTGGTTTTTATTAACTAAGTTAATGATTTGATTTTTGATATATTTAAACATAATAAAATTCCTTTATATAAAGTGAGACAATAGACGATTATTATTAATCGTTTTCAATATAATAATATAGATTTGAATTAATTTAAGTAACTTCTTTACTATGAAAGGAAAAAAGAAAGACAATGCTAGTCACACTGTCTTTCTTTTAGTGTAGTTAGTACTAATTGTTACTTGCCCATGTATCTAATGAATTATTTTCTACACGTAATAGTGCTTCTAACCATTCATTTTCTTCTTGGGTTATTTCTCCAAGCATCTTCTTAATTTGAAGACTTTGGATAAGATAACTAGAATCCATTATTTTTACCTCCTTTCCGCGACATGATTTACTCTATACTCCTGCGTCAACAGGAGTATAGAGTAGTCGCTTTTATACTTTATTTTTTTATTAAACTTAAATAGAGAAAGAGTAAAACTCTTTCTCTATTACCATTTAAATAATATATGCTTAAATTAAGATAGTTTATTACTCTACTGGCCCCTATAAGAGGTCAGTAGAGTAAATAGTTACATGCAAGGTAAAGTATTAGTTTTACGCGGCTCAACAAACATATTAATTCGTTGAGAGTTTTCTAAAATCAAATGAAATTCATTGTGAGTATTTAAGTCTTTCAGAATTTCTTTCACTTTAGATTTATCAGTTACTAAGTAAGAATTATCACCTACATTAATAGAGCTGATAGCAATAGGACGTGAAGTTTCAGTAGCACCTAAGTCAAACATAAAGTAACGACCTTTGGTAGGTAGTACAGTATCTTTAGGAGAACAGATATAATACATCACTCGTTTAAACTTACCATTCTTAGAAGCAGTATTGAAATAAGAAACAACTTTATTGTCCTTATCATCACGAGTTAAACCTAACTTGGTTTTAATATCTAAGACAGGTAATTGATAAGGTTTAATCACATCCTCTGTTTTATTTTCTACAGTAGATTCTTCTTCTACAATGGTATTACCAGTTTCTTCTTTAGGTTCTGGTTTTACTTCTGGTTTAGATTCAGTAGGTTTACTTTGTTCTACCGTAAGTGTGGTTTGGGTTTGTGGCTTATCCATTTTAGCTGAACAACTTACATTGATAAAAATGATACCAATTAAGAGTAGAGCAATGATACCGAGTGTAATAAGTGGTTTTTTATTAAATGCAGATTTTACTGGCATGTGTGTTTTCCTTTCGATGGATGGATGGTATTAAAACCACCTGCGTTATTGTTAATATCAAGAACTGGTGCATCATCACAATGACAATCGTGAGATGAATTATCCCAGTATGCTTTATTAAAGAACTGAATTTGTCCTTTTTCGTCTTGCCAAGAGAAAGAATGTACGCTTAGCAATTCTTCTAAATAAGTACGTTTACCATTTAAACCTAATACTTGATAATAAGGTTTATTAACCAAAATCTTTACTTTATCAGAAGACATAAGATAAGATGGGCCACCTACTGCTACATCTACTAACATATGGTCAGTAGAGAACATCTGCCAGAGTTTAACAGTAGAAGAAGTAATAAGTTCAGTTCTTAGTTTATTGATACCATTTACTGGTTTTGCAGAAATAGTATAAATTTCAATGTCCTCATGTACAGCACGTTTGAAACTAAAGTCTTGAGAAGGCAGGTCTCTTTTTTGGATAAGTTTTAGTTTATGTAAAAGCTGTTCTACTGTCTGGATAGGACAAGGTGAACCTGCTAATACTACTTCACCTGTTTGTGACATATGCCATGTAGGTTGATTAATGGAATCGTACAGTAATTTATCTTTGGGCATTGAAGAGAGTTCTTCAATCAACATTCTTAAATTCATTTAGGATACTCCTATTAGGGGTGTAAATATAAATTCTCATAGAATTGCCCGATAAATAGACAAAAAAATAATAGACTACTACGAGGTTTTATCCCCGTAGTAGTCCAGTACTTATTTACCTAACAAACCAGAAGCTTGAGATTCCTTAGTATAGTCTCGGTTGATGCTATCTTCTACCGAGAATTTATTAGGATAACGAGCTTTCAGTTTTTTGATGACACTGTTAGCAACAGATTCTAAATCCATGCCATACTCAAATGCAGCTGTATTCACTGTAGACACAACATCTTGAACCAACATAAAGAAATCATTAATCAATACATCAGACAAAGGCTGACCGTAGAAGTAATGTTTCTTAAAGTCATCAATTACAGAAGCTGTACGTGATAAGCGGTTTTGGAACAAACCCATTAAGAAGTTATCTCTATTTTCATCGTTGAAAGTCAGTTTATAAACAGTGTTCAGTTTATCAAATGCGATGTAATCAACAATTAAAGCTTTACAGTATTTGTAATTAATACTATCAACAATGTTTAGTTCTTTAGAAGAAGAAAATTTATCAGTAATTACACGATCAAGGTCATGAAGTGCAATCGCACAATACCAAAGTACATCACCCATTTCAGATAACATACATTGTTTTTGTTCAAAGGTCAATGGTTCATTAGATACGATAGTTTGTGTGGTTTCAGTATCGTAAACTTCATTAACTTCACCTAAAATACCTACCAAGCCATGGAAGAGTGATTTACTGATATCACCATTATAAGTAGAGTTAGTACTATTAGCCAATTGCATGAATTCATACCAATCCATACCACTAACGTCCACTTTATCAACCATACCATCCAATTCAGAAGCCAGTACATCTGGTTCTTCATCACCCACATCAATCGTTACGACTTTGTGATTACCGATAGCGACATCAAAGAAATCACGATAGAGCTTTTGATATTGATTATGTTTAGACATAGATTCATGGTCAAATGTCTTATCAAACTCTGCACCATTTTGTTTCGCTTCTGGGAGATTAAATGGTTCATTACGAGTAACATTGACAAATACATCTATCATGTTTTTCACACCGAGTACTGATTGATATTGTTTATTTACAATCAGTGATTCAAGATTACCATTACCATTATAAGAGTAACCATAAATCAAAGAAGAAATCATGGTTCTGTCTACCAACAAGTAAATATCTTTATCGGTTACGATATTGTTCAAAAGCATACGTACTACGTGTAGTTGTTCGATTTTACAACGACAAATAACATGGATAGCAGCATGTTTATCCACATCGTTCAGATTGGCATCTTTACTCAATAGATAGTCGATGCTGTCAGCTACATTTTCACGTGCTTTTTGGTAACGTTCTTGATAAGGTTTTGCATAATCTTTATCCAAACCTTCAAATGAGAAGATATCGTACTCTTTACCATACGTAGATTCATCACCTGTAGGTTTGTGAATAAACACCAAGTTACCCTCATTTTGAAGTTTCTTAGCATATGCTTTAATCAGTGTAGTTTTACCTACATTAGATGCACCTTCAAATGCGATTACTTTAATCATTTTAGTTTCCTTTATTTAAGAGTTTAATTGGCTTCTTGCTGATTAAGAAGCTGTTTTACACGTCTAATAACATAGAGCGCATTTTTATCGCCAAGGAGCATTTTAGTAACCTCCTTGTCAATAAATTCTTGTTGACTGTTTTCTTCACTGTTTACAATTGCTTCTGCTTTTGCATCCAGTTTTTCAATTCTATCACTCTCTTCAATAAGTTTATTAATTTCATCAAAATAGAATGAAAGTTTACCTAACCTACTTTTAGAATGATGTCTCGTTAACATTGGTCTATCACCAATATTTAAACCATCCTTTACATCCATTTTATATCCTTTCGTGAAAATAGATAGGTGTATCACCAGAATGTATCATCAATTAAATAATATATACCTGAATTAATTTAATACAGATACCCCAAGTAATAGGGTATCTGTATTAGCTGTTAATACTCTTTACAAAAGATAAATAAACCAGTAGTGGTTTCGTAGGAAGTAGAAGTCATGCCTTGACCAGTAGCTTGTGTATAGTGGTGTGCTTTTAATAACACACCTTCAAGCATTAACTGCTCATTCTTCTCACCAGTATAATGTATACGCATGATAGAACCAGGCTTAATTAAATCAGGGTTTGAATTATTCCAAACCACAGAATAAAGTTTACCTACTTTACCTTCTAAAGAAGAGACTTGTTCGTATACATTAGTATTGGTTTTAGTCTGCGCCAATGGAGCATGTAGTACATTGTTTGGTGATTCATTAACAATAAACTCATTAACAGATTGACCACGGGACACTAATGCTTTATTACCATCTACTTTAACCGCATCGTCTGTATCTTGTACATTCAGATTAACTGTCCTTAAACCATTACCGTGATTTAATAACTTAGCTGAATTATTATCTACCGATTCATTTTCTATCGTACCAATAATGTAAAGGTCATTACCTTCTACACGATAAGTTACAGGAGTATGTTGTAGTAAATCACGAGAAGTTACAAAGATATTCACATATCGTATTTTATTATCTCTTCTATCTAAACCAAACTTAGGATAGATATACCACATACCATTTTGGATATAATGACTTAATCCTTTTTTATAAACACCATAAGAAAACTTTTGTAAGTAATTTGGTAGATTAATTAAACGGGTAGTATGTGGTACAGGAATATTACGATAAGTATCTTGATTATCTGGTTCGACTATATCAATACCTTGTAATGTATCTTGATTGTCTAAACCTTCAATCTTAGAACCTTCATTCATTAACATGGTAGTCATTGCTTCATCTACACGACAATCTACAAAGTTTGTTCCTGCTTGAATAGTCAATAATTTTTCTACTAAGACAGGTACTAATTGAAAGTCTATCTTAATCACATCCATTTTATTCAAGTCTTCAGTAGAAGCATTTTGAGCAATAGCCATTACCTTACGAACATTGATTGGATTCTTACAATATCCTTTATATCGCTGGATGGTTTGATAAGTACTAATCGCACTAGGAGACTTTTGTACAGTGATTTCAATATCGTCGATATAAGGATAAATCATGTCAGCCCAAATACCAGGAGATAACATTACTTCGATGGTAATTTCATCAGCTACATTTTTATCATAGTCTCTCGATATATCTAAAGACAATACTTTCAAAGTACGATAAGTCACATTCTTTTTAATAACGTGTATATAAGCCTGTGTGTAATCGTAAGAAGCAGGTGAATTACCTTTTGCAATTTTTATAATTTCACCATTAGCTGGATTGGTCATGTTATCAAACATACTTAACCTCTAACCTTTTCCGAAATCTTACCCATATCTGCCAAGTGAGGAGCCATCTCTTGTTGATTTCTTATCTCTTCAATAAGATCAGTTTTCTCTTTCTCACGAGTAAATAAATCGTAACCTGTGTATACACCAGTAACACTAAAGGATTGATTAATCGCATTAATGGTTTCAGTAATATCTCTATCATTGTTACGGTCACGTACTTTATAGATTACTGTAGCCATTTCAGATAAATCCCTTAAATCCTTATAAGGGACTTTACCTAACAAATGGTTAATCCCACGACATTCCTCTACATATTCTCGCCATTCAATTAAATGTTCGTGAATAATCGTATACATCAAATGCTCTTGACTAGAATCGACTAAGTAAAATGGAATCTGTTTTCTAAATAATTCCAATAGTTTAGGAATCTTTAAAGCTACAGTAACTTTCTCGTGAGCATTGCATCTATCATCATGTTCATCACCTGATGTAATCATCCCATAACGTTGGATTTCACCAATATCAATTAAATCAATATAAGCCACTCGTACAACAAATGGTGTATTGAATAAACGATAAACAGAGGAATTCATTTCATCACGAGTAAGATATCTTCTTTTTTCTTCCACTTACATTCTCCTTACACCATAGTGGATTAAAATCATCAAAGTAGGAATAAAATAGTATTGTTCCATTTCACCCCAATTTTCTACATCTTTTACCAATGCTTCTAGAGTCTCAATATCTAATGTATCGTCATTAAGATATTTTCTTAGTTGTAATTCTAAGTGAGATTGCCCTTCTAAAGAATCTTTATAGAAGTCACGAGAGAATACATAAGAATCGTTCATCAGTACTTGATTGATTAAATGAATTCCTTGGTAAGTATGCATTCTGGTTTTAGAAACATCATTGTTAATGACAATAGCTTTACCAATAATGTCTTTATGGTTTAGATAGAGTTCATTGGTATAACTTACCTCTACAGGCATGACAATACAACCAAAGCCTGAAAAACGAATCATTGCAAACTGTGGGATATTACTAAAAGAACTACTCGGTACAGCTACAGCTTTAGTGAATATTTCTTTTAATAAGTATTTATCACGAGTATGGATAACATCCCAGATACTAGGATTCTTTAAGATAGAGAATTGAGAATCATCGAAGATTTTAAAATACATCATCTCAGGTGTATTGCACACACTAAACCATTTACGAATAGCTTTCATGTAAAAACCATCGTAAGTGATATGTGATTGATTCGGTAATACACAAGTCTCTAACATACGGGAATAGAACTTACGAAACCACAATACTCTTAATCTATCGTACTCTTCTAAAAGCTCTTCAAACAAAGCTGCTTTCTTAGGAGAGATTAAAGGATTCTGTCCTGCTTTTAAATAGTCTTTAGAATACTTAAATACTTCAACAGTTTTCTTATTTAAGTCAAGCATTCTTGGGTCATTTAATTGGTCAGTAATTTCAAATGACAAAGAGAACTGGATTTCGTATAAAGTATTGGTACGATGGGTCATACGGCGGGTACTGTTAATACCAAACCAACCTAATGTACCTCTACCAAAGTCCATTAACATAATATCCCCTACATTAGGGATAATAGGTTGTTCAATGAGTGCTTCACCTGTAATCTCGGTAGTTCTAATATCACTACCATTATTGGAAGTAGACAAACCAGATTGCATCACAATTTCTAACCCATCAATTCTTTCGTATTGCTGATGAGCAGCAGAAGTATCTTGAGAATACTGCGATACTGAATCGTCTCGACCTAATCTTTGTCTAAAGTAAATAACCTTTTGGTGAGAACCCTCTACATAACGGATTAAGGTATCTAATCGATTAATTTTATTATCGACTACTGCAGTTTTAAAATCAGTCGGAACAATCTTTGGTTTTTCAATAAACTCATGTACTGGTTTTGCCTGTTCTGGTTTATATTTGTCAGTAATTAAAGTAGGCATTTACCTCTCCTTAGGATGGCTAATATTGGTTGTATTGAATGTTTGTACAGTTTTGTGTGTATTAAGAATAGATGGGTGATCTTTACCCCAATTTCGGTTATTCTTAACCATATCAGGCATTCTGTTACCTGCAATGTATTCAATGATTCTAAAGTAAAGTTCAGAATACTTATCATTAACACACTCTACTTCTTTAAAGAATCTATCATCTGGATGACGACGAATACCCAACTGACATTCGTTGTAAGCATATCTATCTTTAAAGGTAAAGAAGTGACATTTACCTTTCTCACGACACCATTTCTTCAATCTATCAATAGCGTCTGTATCCAAGTATTTCCAGTCATGATAAATACCTAAACGAATATTGTAAATCTTAGAAATATCAATCTCACCATTTAAATATACTTTACCTGTTTCATCTATCTTAATAAAGTCTCTTCTTAACATAGCGTTATTTTCGTAAACACATAATTGGAATACAGACTTTCCTTTATGTAACATGTAATCTTTTTCAGAAACAATGAAAGCTTTTAAATCTTCATCAATATCGTAACCTTGTGGGTTATTTAAATCTAAGATTAAATCACCTTCTTTATCTTCAGGTAAGAATAATACTAACTGGTCTACAAATCTCTCTAATCCTACAATAGAATGTGATTGTAATGGTTGGAATTCATTCCATCTAGGTACGGTAATACCATTATAATAACCCCATTGAGCATTATCACGAATAGATGAATACTGGTCTAAGAAATAACCTGAATTGGTATAATAAGTTTGATTTTCAGGAAACTTCACCTCATCTGGTTTAGTAGTCTCTACCTCACCTTCATCATCTACACCCATAATGGAATCAGGTAATACTTGATTGTAAATAGTACGAGGTACCCAGATAGAAATATCGGTAGGTTTTTGATAACGTAATAAGTAATCAAAAGAAACTACCCAAGAAGTAGCACCATCTGCTTTATCACCTTCTTCAATCATACCGTCAAAATTAAAGTAACCAAATACTTGTTGTTGGATTTCAGATACTACAAAGATAGTATTGATACCTGCTGAATCAGAAGCCGTACCAAATCTTCTAATAAAGTATTGCTGAAACCAATCAGATACATTACCAATAGTTTTATCTTGATTGTGAATCAAACGATAGACTTCTGTCAATGTGTAAATGAATTGTTCAGGTATCTCGTATGAGTATTCTAAGTTATGTGGGTATGCGTCTCTGTATCTTCTAATCTTTGATTTGATGCTGTTTAACCACATTCTAGCAGCAGCCTTAGAAGGTGCTCTGTATGAAATATTCAAACGCATTTCTACATCTGAATAATAAGGTGTAATGGATGTTTGAGTTTTATCATGTAAAAAACAAGGATGGAATTCTTGGTCGTAATGTTGATATTGTAAGAAAGTATTATTACGATACTCCTCAGTAACCGATAAGGTAATTAAAGGATTAGAAGTCGTATTGATTCCTTCTTTACCTAATTCATGTGTAGCAGTACCATTCTCTTTACGTACACCTTCTTCGTCAATGTAAATAATATTAATATTATCAGGAAAGATGTCTAAGTATTCTTTTAAATCTCGTACAACCTTTAATACAACTGGACGAGTAATACTGGCTTTTTCATTCCTGATGGGTAATTGTAATAACATAGTATGTCCTTTACTATATAATTAGTAGTCATACGTTTAAAGGAAATTATAAAATGGATAAACAGAGTAATGTTAGTACTCCTAATAAGCATCTAACTGATATCGAAGAATATGTAGATAATCAAAAACCTAAGGTGAGAAAGAATATAGAGATTGTAAAAGCCAATCCAGACTATCCCTATATGTTACATGGTTCGGTAAATGGAAATATTAAAGAATTTGTGCCTCGTCTGGCAGAAAGACCAGGACCAAAAGAAGACAAAACAGTACCTAGAGTACATGTGTCAGATAGTGTCATTGGTTGTGTAGAAGGAATGAATGAATTAGTTTGGCATTTAATGTACGGCTATAGTGGTTATGGTAGCAATGAGAAAGTAGACTTTAAAAATGGTTGGTATATCTACAAACTACCATTTGAATATTGTTTAAAACCAAATGAAGAATTAGTATACGATGTTGGTTGGTCTAATGAACATTGGTTAGTACCTTACAATAAAGAAACCAAAAAATATAAAGGTGAAATTATCGCTAAACTGATTGTATCTGAAGTAAAGTATACTAATATTGGTATTGATGGTGGTAAGATAAGTGATGTGGTGTATGAATACTTATTAGAAGTAATGTCTGATAAAGTAAAGATAGACCGTTATCGTGAGCCATGTTTACCAGGGTATTATCGGATAAGATATTTCCCTAGATTAGACAGTAAGACTCTAGAAAGTAAGTATATTCCGGAAATGTGTCAGGTAGAGAGAATTTCTCAATCTGAATACAATGGAACTAAAAAAAGAATAGCTCCTGACTTATTTACTAATCTAGGTTTTATAGACAAACTAAAAAAATCATTTACATGGTAAAAAAAAGATACTCACCCCGACAAAGGGTGAGTATCTCAAAGGGAGTTTACTATGTAACTTTCAACACAGAGCAACTAAGGTGGAAAGGGAAGAGGAAACACCTCATTCACTCTGAATTAAAGATAGTGCATTCTTCGTCTCACACCTGCACCAGGGTGTGTATTGCTTTATTTTACGTCCTGCAATATTCAGACGTAGGAGAAATGATATGAAGAAAGATTGGAAGATAACTCCACTCTTTCACTTAAATAGTATAGATTTGAATTATTTTATAATTCAAGCGACTTATATACTTCGTATCGTAAGTTACTTGAATTAATATTAATTAATTCTTTAACTTCTTTATTATGAAAGGAAAAAAAGAAAAGCAATACTGATAATATTGCCTTTCTTGGTGAGGTTAGCGATTATTTGCTAACCAATTATCGAACACGTCGTTTTTCGACTGTTCGTATTTCTTTAGGTACTGCTTTTCATTTTCTGAAAGCTCTATACCACTCAGAACTTTGTTCTGAATTAATTGAACTAAACGCATATCCATTTTTTCACCTCCTTTCTACGACATGATTTACTCTATACTCCTGCTGTAACAGGAGTATAGAGTAGTCGCTTTTATGTTTTAATCTATAAATAGTTAAACTCTTTCTCTATTATCATTTAAATAGTATGTACTTAAAATTATTATATAATAATTTTAAGCGACTTACAGTATATAATACTGATATAATACTGTAAGGTATTTAAACCATGTTATATTTCAGATACTTTTACCTTTAAGAATCTGTAAGAAGAATGGGCCTTTAGCATTACAGGAATTACGGATAAGTTTAGGACAAGAATAATATATCTTATCAACATTATCTTGTTTTAGTTTATCTAAACTATTTCTTGTAAAGCGATTATGGTGTTTATATTGAAATAGGTATTTCTTAATAACCATAACAACAGGACGGTAGATGAAAGTATACTTTATTTATTGACCTCCTTTATATAAAATAGGTAATTGCTTAATGGATGATTGGTTGTTATTACGTACTGCACCAATAACAACTGCCTGATTTGGTTTAAACCCTGTAAAGAGTTTCTCACCTGTTGATGTTTTACTACCTTCGATATAACCCATCAAAGTAAGGTTAATACGAGAACGGTCTACCCAGTCATTGAAGAATTCTCTTTCGTAAGTATCTTCAAATGAGATATTTCTATCGAAATACCATTCTTTATATACCATTCGTTTAACTGCTGAGTATTCGAATCTGTTGAATCTTGTTTTAGATTTATACTTACAAAAATATTTATTAAAATATTTTTCAACTTTACGTGCTAAACCACGACGGTATTTCATTTTGATTTCCTTTATAATTATAGAGAGTAGGGGTAATTCCTACTCTCTATAGTGTTTATGTTTTAACCCACAAACTTCTCTAACCAAGGATAGGACATATGTGGTTCATTGTGTAGATATCGGTAGGCTGCGATAATGATGTCGCCATCAATATCCAAATACTCTTCGTATTCTTCACCATCGGTGTCTTCAGCAATAATCCAGACATTATCCATATCAAAGTACAGAGTCTCATCACAACGTGGATCTTTATAAAGACCATACGCACCTTCAATTTGACCATCGGATGAACGCCAGTGTTGAATACGGCGAATAATATTCAGCGCGTCTTTCTCGTCTTCTAACAGAGATTCTTTAACTACTTCATCTGGTACAGTGAATGTACCAAAGATAGTAGAGACAACAATATCAGCGATACTGTCTAATTGTACATCATTGTGGTCATGGTTACATTGACATTGATTACACATTTTAATTTCCTTTAAATAAAAACTTTTGAAAGTTCACCAAGATTATAAATAACAATCGTATTTATGTTTTTAAAGATAATTTCAGGTATTTCTTCACCAATAATAGCTAACGGTTGTTTTGCTGATGGATCATCTTTGTAATGACTATAGATAGACGATTTAACATCATCTATAATCGTATTATTAGTTACTTCAATATCGTTACTCATTAAAGATAAACTTCTCACTTTACTAACGTGTATTGATTTTAACTGAACATTCTCTTTAGTCAAGAATTTAGATACTGTATTTAAATACTTATATCGTGGTAAACTAGATAAAGTCATTTCAGGAAATGTAATATCTAAACTGTAATCACAATACAACTCAGAGATTAACAATGTGTCTCTTTCAATTTTAGCTATAGTACTATAGTCGAGTTGGCTAATTCTATTAACGAAGATATAAAAATCTTCTTTCTCTGTACAAATACTATAAACTCTCCGATATAAATCTAAAAACTCTTTATCGAGTTGGTTTTTATGTATTGCTACAGCTTCTATGTTAATATCCAATGATTTAATCACAGCAATACTCCTTTACCATAATAACCACAAGCCAAACCTAGCGCAAATATTGCGACTAGGATGATTGCTGATAAGATAGTATCAATACTGAATAATTGTTTCATTTTTTATTTCCTTTATATAAATTTTAAAGAGAGGTTGATGGAAGGTTTTATTTCGATATTATTTTTAATAATATCAGGAATCTTATTTTGAACAAGATTGTAGAAATCGAGGATAAAAGATTTAACATCTTCATCTTCGGTGTAGTTTTCTTTAGCGATTACTCGCTCGACAAAATCATCACCATTACTAAGTTCAGATAAGATATTAGCATAATCACCTTTACTAAATTCAAATAAAATATTAGCATGATCTCTTAACGTAATTACATTCTTCTCTAAAATAGTAATTACATTTTCAGAGTTATTTATCTTAAATGAATAAGTACATGTATCTTTGTCTTCAGTTATTTCAAATTTATCTGATGTGATATTAGTACAGATTTTATATCGACAAGTCAATATAACACGCCCTGCTTGTACTAAACGAATCAGAAATGGATTATCGATTTCCGATTTATCTTTTAATACACTGATAAAGAAATAACGATTATCTTGCAGATAAACGTGGTCTACATGAGATTTTAAGGATTCTAAATCTAAACCAAGCCAACTATTATGCCAGCTATTTACTTCTTTTTCAATATCTGATTTATCCGATACTGCAACTACGACATAGATTGGTTCTTCGTATACCGGTAATTTGAAAAGATTGTCTAGATTACTCATCATTTAATCCTTTAATAAAATTAATAGCATTATTATGTTTTCCCTCATTAGTTGAAGCAATTAAACTGATTGCTTTTTTACGAGATTTGATAAACATAGCCTCGATGTATCTGTATTCATCTTTACCTGGATAAAGATATATTCTAGACACAGGTACTTTATTTATCATGTTCAAGTAATAACCTTCTATTGGTCGATGCTTCTCTATTTCGTTAAAGTTAATTAAATGGTCGTTATGGTAACGATGGTCTAATACTGACAAGAGATAACTCCCATCCTCATTCGCTGTAATTGATAGTACAACGCCAGCGACCACATCACCATAATCATTGTAGCAAACTTTAAATTCATTTTGCATGACAATAAATGAAGAACCAGTTATATCATCTTTATTGACCAATGCAACAACACGGAAACCATTGTATTTTTTATGAATTTTATCAATGTCTAACACCCATATGTTACTGTCTTCTTCGTAATAGATTGGTGTATATTCATCGATGTTTTCTTTCTTAAGTAGTTTATCTATTGTACTAAAGATAAACTCCATGGCTAAATTACATTCTTCTTTATTGAAGCCATCAATAAATTTTCTCATTTTTAAATTCCTTTATATAAAGATTAATCTCACTTTAATAATATAGGTTTGAAAAATATTCAAAAAAAATATACACTACTAGTAGGAAGTTACTTCCTACTAGTAGTATCTTAATTAAGCTTTTCCAATGGTTAAATAAAAACTACCATCAGTATATGCGATGAAGACGGTATTATCATTGGGGATATCATCGAGCATATCGTTTAGACTGTATAGAAAATCAAATACATCATCTTTGATTTCATCAATACTACTGAATGTTAAATCTGCTTCGCCCATTGATTTATAATTAGCATAAAGACAAGTAATGTAAATAAACATCAGATTACTTTTCTCACGGTCTTTATCTAATAAGATAAAAGTTTTATCACCATCATCAACAGCGATTCTTTCTAAAAATATAATAAAAAGATGATTTAATAGATTACGCTCTTCATTGGTGAATCCAAAGACGTTATCGATGATAGTCTTTTTCTTTTCTATTTTGGTAATAGTGTCTACATCAAAAGTAACTTTCATTTCAAACTCCTTAAAAAAGTAAATATCACAAAAAGTAAATAGTGAAAAAATAAATAGAAATTAAAGAGTAGTAGATAGGATATCCTATCTACTACTCCATGAGCCACTAACTGATTATCCAGGAAACATCTCGCTGTACTTGTCCATAGGCCAATTAAAACCATTAGGTTTTGGAGATTCTTCTTTCTCCTTACCCGTGGTAGTATCTTCACTGCTTTGTTTTGATTCAGCTTTTTTAGCTTCTTCAGCAACTTTCTCTTTAACTTCCTCCACAACCTTTTCAACTTTTTCTGTTGATTCAGTTTTGGTAGCTTCTTTAATTTTATCAGAAGCTTTTTTGTCAAGTTCGGCAGCTTTTTTCTCAATGGTTTTTTTAGCTTCTTCCATGAGGTCTACTTTCACATCAGATTCTTCAAGCTTTTCTTCAGTCTCTTGAACCAAGTCATTAATGGTATTAAAGAGTTGACCATTTACCAACTCTTTAACCACATCTGAAATGAGTTCCTGAGTTTCTTCTTTACTTAGAGTAGCCAAGTAGCTACGCAGAGCAACCATCGATTCCTCAGTACACTCTTCAGTGATTTCAGCCTTCCATTCTTCCAGAAGGTTATCAGAGATTTTAGCACGAATCAGTTGGTAACATTCTTTCAGAACATTAGCTGACATAGCAGAGATTCCTGGATTATCCAGTGCTTCTTCCATAGTCATTGATTCCAATTCAGTTTGTTGTTCCATTTTAGTTTCCTTTTCTTCAAATGGTTTGGTAACTTTTACTTCATTTGCTTCTGGTTTTTTACCAGAAGTTACGTTTTGACGATGCAGCATATCTACATATTTGTTCAGGTTTTCTTTACGGGTGTTTTTACGATTTGACATAATGATTCCTTTCTATAAAATAAGTTAATGAGGATAAATATTAAATAATTTTCCTCTCTTTCATTATAGTAGTATATATCTGAATTATTCTATATTATATAAAAATAAAATATAAAAAAGACTCTGCTAGAGTATCCGTGTAGTGTCTAAATATCATCAGATTAAACTAATTGTTTTATCTTATTTATTATTGTTTGTTAGGCAGAGCCGGAACTGAACGAGCGTTTTCTGTATCAACTGTTTTACCAGAACCTTTACCATACAAAGCTGCTTGAGCGTTGATTACAGACAGAACACCGTAACTAGAACGCAGAGCGAGCTTAACAGTTTCTTCACCTGGTTTACGCAACAAGTAGATTTGTTGTTTGAGTGTAGATACACCAGTACGGATTACTTTGATGCTTTCCATGTAGCTACGGTCATCACGTGCTTTCTTAGTAAATGTCACGTATTTCATACGGAATTTATTAATAGTTGATTCCAGTTTCTTAATGGTAGGATTCATTTTCTCTACCATAGCACGGATTTTCTCACAGTCATCCAAAGCGCTGTTAATAGTACCCAAAGCTTGAAGCAGTTCAGATTTACGGCTAACTTCGACTTCTTGTTTATGCAGGCTGTTAAGAGCTTTATCGTTGACTTTACCTAGTACGATTTTAACTAAGTCACCATTTTTACCACCGATAGCCATCAACATGAAATTACCTGGGTATACCACAGTACATTTTGCAAATGAACCACCAGCAATTGCTGGGTTAGTAATTTTAGTTGATGCCTTAAATGGGAATGCGGAATCAAATTTCTTAATATCGATGGTTTTAGAAGTTTGACCGATGCTGTTGATAGAAGTAGTATCAACTTTAACGTTAGCTGCTTGTTCACCGTTTTTCTCCATCTCATTCAGAATATCGTCAACGATGGTAGTGTTCTCGGTAGCTACTTTGGCAGTGTAGTTAGCATCCCAACCTTTAATCAGGTCAGTAGTACCTTCTTTAATAATGTTGGCTGCATCAACTACAGTACCAAGTTTAGCAGCATCGTTGTTTTCACCACATACCAACCATTTGTTTTTGCTTGATTTGTATTTGGATTCTTTAGGAGTATCAGTGCTGATGCTGCTTACTTTTTCTTTCAGGTCAGCGGCATATTTACGCAGTTTAGTCAGTTGGTCGAACATTTTGTTAAACAGTTCACGACCTTTACTCAAAATCCATTTAATACCAGAAGCGATACCGTTAATGATTTTCATAATGAAATCTTTAACAGATTGGATTGCACCTTCGGTAGACATAGCAATTGCACCGGCAGTCGCAAATGATTCACGACCATAGTCCAGAGCAGGCATGTCTTTAGCAGGCATACCAATACGACGACCAATATAGGTAACGTGTTCGTGAGCCAATTCACAGTGAGCAGCAGTCAAACCACCAGTGTATTTAGCAGCAAACAAGTTAGCCAAGAAAGCTTCAGTAGCAACAGCAGCTTCTTCAGCTTCTTCGACTTGAGCTTCTACTTCTTGAGCTTCTGCTTCGTCAGCTTCAACTTCGAGCAAATCAGTTTCGATTTCATCAGCTTCTTCAACAAGCTCTTGACCTTCAGAATCAACAGTAGTTTCTACTTCTTGTTCTTGTTCTTGACCTTCAGTTTCAGTTTCAGTTTCAGTAGTATCTTCAGCTGGGGCTTCTGCTTCAGCGCCTTCACCTGCGTCTACTTCAGTACCTTCAGTATCAACATTGTCCAGATTGTCTTCAGTGGCATCCAGGTTAGTCACCTGAACTTTGCCTGCAATAATTTGATCAAATAAAGACATAATAAATCCTTTTTTAACTAGTAAAATAAATTTGTTTGGAATTTGTTTTACTCAGAATCTTTTAAAGTATTACTAACATAGAGTTAAAATACGTTTCGGTATAACGTACTTAACAGAAAATAATACTTTAGCTATTTACCATATATAAGTAGTATTTTACTAACACTGGTGTTTTTATAAAAGGAAATCAAAATGGAAGATAAACAAATTATTATTCCTCAACAACTCTTGGTTAAAAAAGCAGAATTAAAATTACAGCTAATTGGTATTAATCAAAAAATAAAAGAATTAGAAGTAATAGAATCTAAAATCAATAATAGAGACTATCTACTTACTTCGAATATTAAGAAAACGACTAATGTAAAAGACTTCTTGGATAATTTACTAACTATAAATACTAAAGAAGTTATCTCAGATACACGTAATCCAGACGGTAGTTTTGATTTTAAAGTAATTGAATCTATTGAACCTTCTGGTTATAAACCAGGTGATGATATTAAATTCTATACTCTGGATGGAGAATTTTATTATTTAAAACCTACTGGATATAGTTTTAAACTTAAAAAGAAATTCTTTAAAGAATACGACCTTAATGTAGAAGAAGAATACAGCGAATACATATCTGTTTGTAACTATCTTTGGTCTTTAAAATGTAAACTGTTAAATGAATACAAATACAATGGAGTAGTTTATTTTACAGTGAATGGTAGTAAAGAAGTTACAAGACTTGTTATTAAACAATAAACCAATAGGTGTTAAAATGGAAATAAATGAACTAGATGAAAATCTCATCCCTGATTATTTAATTGATGAAAATAGCTATCTAGAATCTACAATCGCAGATTTGAATAGAGAACTTAAAGAAAATGATAAGAAGGTTGAATCTATACTGAATCTTAAAAATATCTCACGGGATGATATTAAAACTATTAAGACAGAAAGTTATGCTAAAGTAGCTAGATTAATTAGTTATTGTAGGGTATCTGAACCTAACAGTATCTTCTATTTTTATAATGGCGATGATAAAGAACTGACTAGAATAGATGCAATTAAGTGTTCTGATTTACCTAAGTATAAAGATAATTTTGAGATATACGAATTAGCATTTGATAAGATTAAAACCATGATTAGTGATTCTGGTGAAGGTAATCTTTATTACATTAAAGGATTTATTTCAAATAAAGAATTTAATATAGACACAAGCTCTGTAACATGTATTGGTACTATGGTTTGTACAGATATCAACGTTATGCCTAAGATTGAGTCTTAATTTAAGGATTAAAGTAATGGATACTAAAGACGATATCAATATTCTTTCAGCAAAGATAGATAAGTTGAAAGAATCAATTAGACTCAAAAAAGAATCCATCGAAAAAGAAGAAAGTGAGTTAGCTGAATTAATTAGTTGGTATAATGATTACATTAAAGAAGCTATTAAATGTATTAAATATAAGAAAATACGTTCAATAAGCTTCAAACGGTTTAATTATCTGTTGTGCCATTTCTCTAAAGAACACGGTGATTATATAACTAACTTCAATAAAGGCGACGTACTTACATTCTTCGGTGAAGATAAATATGGTAGAATTACAGAATTGTTTAATATTGAAATTTCTACTATGTTAAAAGGAAACGGTTACTGTAACATTAACTACAAAAAATTTAATCTTTTTAGCATTACTAGTAGACTTGAGCACGGTTGTGTTTCTATTTATTATACAAAAAACACCAATGAGTATATTAGAAAGATTGATTTTTCTAAATAAGGAATTAAACTAATGGAAACTAAAGATAAAATTAATGATTTTTTGACTAAGATAAAAGATTTAGAAGAATCAATTAAAGAGAAAACTAACGAATTAAATGAAACAATGGGTAACTACGAAGATTACCTTACAGAGCTTTTTAAATCTAGTAAGATAAGTCAGATTAGTGCTGATTGGTTTGCTACTAATTTCTGTCGTTTTGAAGAATATATTGGTGAATATATCACTGAATTTAATCACGATGATGTACTTACTTTCTTTATTGAAAATAGAGATGGTAGAATTTCACAATTATTTGATTTTAAGATTTCTACCATGATTAAAGAAGACGGTTATTGTAATTATAACTTTAAAGACTTCATCTTAAAACGTATTATTACTAATTTAGATATTAGTGGTAGTACCAGTAAAATTTACTATATGTCGGATATAGACGAAGATATTACCGAGATAGTATTTAATGCTAATCAGAGGGAATATTATAATGTATAATATTACATTAAATGATTCCACAAAATCAATTAAACAAGGAAATTAAAATGGCAGGATTAGAATTATCCAATGTAGTAATTAAACATAGTGTTGCTAAGACCTACTCTCTTTATCTTTCTGGTGGTATTTACGATGATACACAGAAAGAGTTCTTAAACGATTTACATATCATTACAGAACACCCTACTAACGCAACCATTAAACTCTTTATTAATTCACCTGGTGGTTATGTACACATCATGAATGAGATTATTTACTGTATCTAAGAATATAGTAAGAAAGGTGGGTGCTTAGAGTTATACATTACAGGTCAAGCTTGTTCAGCAGCGATTGTTATCTTTACTAAGCTACTTCCTTTAGCTTGTAAGTACGATATTAATCCAGACTCTACTATCATGATTCATACGTCGTTCTCTGGTATGTTTGGTAAAGCTAGTGATATTAAAGACTATGGTAACCATTTGGATAAATCTGAAATGATTAAGTGCTTTAAAAACATCTTACCTAAAAAGCTTTATGAAAAAGCTGCGAAACGTGATAAAGATGTTTGGCTGACTGGTAAGAAATTTATGTCTTACTTAAAGAAAGCTACTGAAAAAGGTCATTTACCTAAATTAGATTAAAAAAGAAAAGGTAGAAATAGAGTAGAGATAACCGTTTGGTTATCTCTACTCTATTAATCTTATCCTTTTACAACCCCTTTCAATACTGCAAAGGGATTATTCTCTTGTGCGAACTTGCAGTCACTGCGTTTGCGGTTGTCGGCTGCGCGCTTTTTGGCAGCTTCTTTTTCAACTGCCTTACGTGCTTCATATTCGTCCTTGATTTCCCACCAGTGCATGTCTGATGGGGCCGCTGACTCGTGAATAATGATGTTAGCGGTTTCCTTCTTGAACGAAGGTTCGGTATCCTTCATCATGTTGATGAAGTCTTTGATGCGGCTGCGGCGACCACTGAAGTAGGCAATATATTTATCACCTTCCTCTTTCATGCCCCACACATTACCGCCGCAAGTTGCATACTGAATGAAGTCAGTACCAAATGACCAACCGCACTTCACATCTTGTTTAGGATGATAAGTGCCCTCAATTTTACCTACGATTTCTGGAAAATGTTCTCCAGACATTACACGATATCCATGTGGGGTATCGTAGTAATAGTCAGCTTCGCGAATAGTTTTTGCTACTTCGTTCCAGTTTTCGAAGATTTCTTTAGTAACGTTTAATGTAATTAACATAATAATGCTCCTTTTGGTTTGTTGTTGAAAAATTTAAATTAGAAAGATTCCTCTCTCTTTCCATTTTAATAGTATATATCTGAATTATTTTATAATGTATTAAAACATAATAATAAATAGACACTACACGGATATCCGTGTAGTGTCTAAATATCTAAGTATTAGATTTTATTAGATTTACCAATACAACTATAGCTATAACTCAATAAACCATTAGCTGTTGATTTAACGAGTGCATAAAGTTCACGATAAAGACCAATAAAGAATAAAGTAATTTTATTCTCAAAAGACTCATTCATCTGTTTAAGAACTAAACCTTTAAAGACAGTATTGGTAAAACCTTGACGGAAACCTTGGATATATTTATTATCATGACCGTTATTCATAGCATCATTTAAATAAATAGATGAATTAGGATTGTTATTACCGTCTACCGCCGCTGCTAACATATTAACATCACTAGCTTGTTTCATGATATAAGCACCAACACCAGCGAAACCTGTTGTCGCTAACAAACCAATAGGAACAACTAAGGAACCAGCAAGTTCTTTCCAGTTATCCTTATCCCATTCTTTTTTAACATTTTGTTTAGCTGCTAAAGAAATATTCTTTTCAGTTAATCGCTTAATGTCTTTTTTCATATTACGAGATAAACCAGTTAACTGGTCAGTATTAGGTAAAGAATCCAAACAATCTAATAGATTATTTAATGCTTTTAATAATTTATCTTTATCCATAACTGGTAAATTACGAGGTTCAGTATTTCTTACTTTACCTTTAAAGCCAGAACCCATATGGTGACCATGGTTCGTAGAATAAGGTGTACTAGGAATTAAAGATGCATTGCCTTTAGGCATTGGAATGGACATACCATTCAAATCAGAAACTTCCCATTCGTAGTAATTAAAACGATCACTTTTCTCACTGGTTTCTCTAAACGGAGCACCTAATGTAAAGAAGTTCTTTCTACTAACAGCAGCAGCTACTTCTTTTTCATTAGTCCAATCTAGTGTTTTATAGAAATCACAAGACTTCTCTAGATTAGAGAAATACTCATTCATGATTTTACCATTACCAAAGTAACGTTTAATACCTTCTTCAATGTTAGAGATTACTTTTTCAATAGCCAAATTACCACCAATTGTAATGGCTTTAGGGTTTCTAACAGTAACAGTTTTATCACTGACGATGTTACCTTTTTCAACATCTTTAATCATTGACTTAATAGTGTCTTTAACACGTTCGATGCGTTGAAATTCATCACCAAAGAATTCTTTAGTATTACGCCAGAAGCGAGCTAGGAAGTGGTTAGCTTCAGTAGACAGTACAGCAATACGGCTATCTAATTCTTCTAGTGCCAGTGTAATGGCATTACGAGAACCATGTAATGTAGAGAAAGATTCTGTAGAAATATGTACAGGGAATTCTTCCTTCAAACCATTCATTTGGTATGCCATACTGATGCGTTCAGAAAGAACTTGGTTAATTGTACGCATACTTTCAGCAGAGTATTCCATTTCATTTCGTTTCATGTCCATGTAAGTAACACGGGCAGATTCTAATGAATCAATGGTGTTTAATACGCGTGACAAATGTTTAATCTGTTCACCTTCAGCACCGGCTGCTTCTGGGTGTACTTCTTCTGGCTCTTCATATTCACCTTCTACACCAGAAGTTACCATGCTTTTATCTTCTTCTAAAGACAAATCAAATAAACTCATTTTATTTTCCTTTTAACTTTTTAACTTATTTTTTAACCACTAGGCGAGTACCTAGCAACATATAATCATTTTCCATTATTCTCTACCTTTACTTAATAGTCTTTACTATTATTTAATAGTAAATAATAAGGATCAGAACCCATGATGGTTCGAGTACCATACAGTACTTTCAACAATTCTACCAAATAACCAATACCACCAAACCCGATACAATGACGAATCAGATTAGCAGTATTGATTTTATTTGGTTCACCAAATACAATGTCATCAAAGTTACCATGTAGTTCTGGAACATACTTAATAATAGAACCCAGTTCAAAATGAGTAATTTGATGTTCAGTATAAAATTCATCTTGGCGACGAGAATGTTGTTTCAATGTATATCTTGGTTTGTCTTTAGGTTGACGAACAATACCGATTTCTTTTAGAGCATCAGCAAATGCCATGAATTCATTATAACCCAATTTACCAGTAGAAGCGTAGTTACTTAACAGATTATACCAGTCACTACTTAATAGATTATAAGTAAGGTTGTAAACAGTCTCACGGTTTTTCAGTGCTTCTAAAGAACTACCTTTAAACCAGTCTGGATGACGTGTATAAGTTTGATAAACCATATCAACATCACCAATACCATTTAGAAATACGATACCAGGGCCTTTACCATTACAAACAGTATTAGGTTGGTTATAACCATTGTATTTCTTAGTATCTTGTTCAATCTCGTAGAGAGCATTGTAAACCAAACCATAAGTGGAATGAGTATTGTCTACTGGGAAACAGCGGACATTATCATCCGCACAGGTATTTCTTTTATTTAATGGGTACTGTTTACGTGGAATATAAATGACTTTCTTTTCTTGAATATGCATTTGTTATTCCTTTCTTAGTATTGGGTATTTCGTGCTTTTTCTTTGTATTTAGAAATCTGATACTCTAACTTCTGCATACGCTCAATAGCTAGGTCACGTTGGCGTTCAGTATAAGCGTCTACCTGACCATTAGCCAGTTGGCTATTCATGGCTTCCAATTCAATCTTAATAGATTCTACTTCTTCTTTAGCCAATTTGTATTTATTGTGTTGATAATCTACAATTGCCATACCAATATAATAGAATGGGTTAGTAGAAGCAGATAAGAAGTTATTCAAAGTACCAGATGGGTCTAGTTTATGTTGTTTAAACATTTTTGTTTCAGCACCATCTTCACTGATGACCACATCAGGAATCTCTTTTAACATCTTCTCAATTTCACCAATATTAATACTGGCCAAAGAAACCAATGCTTTGTAGAATTCTACAGTGTTTTCTTTAATGTAGTTAATTTGTCCACGTGAAATAACTTTTTCAGCTTTCAAACCACCTGCTAACTCATTTTGTTTAACAATAACATAACGGCAGTGTTTAGGAATAAAATCACCTACGAAATCAATTGTCTTACCTAGAGCCATGATTTGACCACGAGCATAAGTCATGGAATCTTTATCCACTGTTTTAGTAAAGTATTTTGTTACTAAGCCAATCAATTCATCTAAGTGTTTATCGCAGTTATTTAAGATTAAACCATAAGCTTGGAACAATTCCAGTTTTGCAGTACCACGTGGGTAGTTACGATGAATTGCTGCAAGTGTAGATTTATATTCCATGTTTTTACTGAAGTCTACATTTTGAGTATCTTGGATACAGCTTTGTACCACTTCAAGAGCACCATCACGAATACGATTACGTGTATCGATTAAGGTATCTGAAATATCATCAGATTTAAAGGTATTCATTAAACTACTTAAAATATTACCAAACATGTTAAATATCCTTTTTAAATAATAGGTGCAGAACCTTGAGAGAGCATTTTGAATACATCCATGTCGAATGAATCAGATTTAGCTTTCTTCTCAAGATAGTTCATAGAAATTTCAGATACATCGTCAATACCGTGATTGTAAATGAAAATACGTTGGTAGTCTTGATTATAAACAATCAGAGTCATGATACCGGATTCTTCGAAGAATTTATCACGAGCACGTTTGTTATCTAATTTAGCACCAATGGTTGCTTGAATACGTGTACGTGTAGCATCGGAGATAATCCAAGTATTAGCAACAGTACCTACAGAGAACTCACCAGTTAACATAGCGGCAGTTTTATTATTTACATTGCGGTTATGTGTTTTCTCGTAATAACCAGTAGTATCTTCTACTAAGTTACGACGGTGTGCTTCAATCAAATCACGGCAAACCAATAAGTCAAAAGCAGAATTAATGGTACCACGGTCAAAGTAAGCAATTAAGCGTTCGCGCATGGATTTAGGTTTCTTAGTAATACCTGCAATCTCAACCATCATGTTAGAACGAATAGATTTCAGTTCTGGTTTCAACAGGATGTTTACTGTGGCTTTAGCTTTATCACGAGAGACATCTACTGTCAAAATACGACCAGCACCTAAGTTAGCCAGTTTATTAATTTCTTCAGTCACATCTTCGTGAATAGAAGTAGATGCTACTTCACGGTTATTACGTTCATTTAAAGCAATATCACCAAAATCATCTTCTGGATTAACAGCAGGGTGGTAAGTAGTCTCTGTAGATACCTCTAATTTAGCCAAATATTTACTCGGTAAATCAGGAATCATTGCTGGTACACTAATCTTATTACTCAGTGTAGATAAGGTAGTATTGCCACTAACGATGGCCGGTTTATATGAAGATGTGGATACAACTGCTACTGTATCGCCCATCATGCTAACAGCTGCACCTACCGCATCGCGTGTAGGTGAGTATTTACCCAGAGCTTTACCAATGCTTACACCATTGATGGTATTATCAATAGACAAAGCAACAATATAATAACCTGCGTAGTTTGCTAGACCTGTCTGAATTAATGTACCCATATTCGAGTCATTAAGTAACTCTGTCTCAATAGCAAACGTAGGTCGTAATTGTAATTCTGTAGTGTATTGTGATAATGATTTTGAAGTGGCGCTATTGTAATCAGATGCAATCATTTTAGCAGCATTTGCTTTAAGCTGATTACCGATTGCATTGACAGCGGTCATACCCATATTTACAATATCCATAACGAATTCCTTTTTAGATAGAAAGGTTAAAAATAAAATGTCAGATTCTGTACATAGTGTCGAAAAGTTCTTAGAGCAAGAACTACGCGAAGGTAGGCTAACAGGACTTTCCGAAAAATTTCTTACCAATACCGTTGATTTTATAGACCATCTTGTAAAAATGAAACATGGTTTTAGTGTGTCAAGTGCAATGGCAGATACCTTTAAAGGTCCTAATATTCTTGCTAACACACCCATGATTAAACCAAATACCAATCAACCAGGATATATCTTTACTACTCGACCAGATTTAAACTTATCTTCTGCCAATATTAAAATTGAAAGAAAGATGATGCCATTACTAACAGAGAATAGAAATTCTCTTATGCACGCTATACGAATGATACTATCACCACGTTTAGCGAAAAGAATGGAAGAAATTGAATATGGTGGTTCACTAGGTAAAAGTGATTTACCACGTCATCCTAATTCTAATCTGGTCGACCCAAATTACCCTTTTATTGCTGTTTCTGATAACTTAGTAAAATCATTAACAGGATGGCCTTCTAGTGGTCTAGGTATCCATAGTACACCTGCCGGTATTCTAAAAGAAGTACACATCATGGCAGATGGCCCTAGTACCTATAATACAGAATATAGTTTAAACTTAAGTTTGCACGCCATGAAAGGCAGTGCTACTTTATATCTGTATTACTATTGGATTCAATATATTGGTTTTGTCTTATATCAAACATATGGCATGATGCCATGGCCTGAATATTTAGGTAACGGCAGAATGGACTACACTTGTAGAATCTATCGCCTCATAATGGATGAGACCCGAACGTTCGTAGAAGAAATGGGTGCGACTGGATATGCGATTCCAAGAAGCGTAGACATCGGTCCTTACTTCGATTATTCTAATCCAAGTGATAATCCAAGACCTTATGTTGATAGAACAGTAGATGTTGAATTTGCTTGTTCTGGTGCGATTTATTTGGATGAGATTTTAATTAAGCAATTTAATAATACTGTGACATTATTTAATCCAAATATGGCAAATGGACGACGTGAAAGATTCTACGTTAAAGTGTCTAAGAAATACCAACCAATATTTAATAACTATTGTTATCCTAGAATTAATCCTATTTCACGTGAACTAGAATGGTGGACAACTAAGGATATGGTAAAAGCCAAAAAAGATATTATTCTGTTAAGTAATATTGGTCCTTATTAATTATTAGAGGAATTAAAAAATGACTGAAGCTATACATGCCGATTTAATTTCGGATATTGTAGAAAATGTATCTAGCTATTCTGCTTCTCCAGCACGATTGCAACGAGATGCATTAAAGACTATTCAAAAAGTATTAGACAATGAACTCGGTATTATCTCGGCAGAAAACCCTGTTGCTTTATGTCTTGAAATGTCTGCCATGCAAACAGCAGGTGCTGTCAATAAAGCATGGTTATTAAACCGTAGACAATATCCTGTATCTGCTCAAACACATGAAGACTTATATTACCACTTAAGTGATTTAGATTGGGTAGGTGTATTTGGTTTACCGGCTAAAGCTAAGTTTGCTGTTTCGTTTGACTATGGTGAAATCCTACAAGTATTAAAACCTTTACCAGATGGTAGTGGTAACTTATTGCGGATTCCACGAGGTATGCGAATCACTGTAGGTGAAGTTGACTTTATGCTAGATTATCCTGTCAACATTTTACAATTAAAACATGGTGGTTTTAGGGTAACTTACGATACTACTGAAAAATCACCTATCCAAACATTGTCTAGTAATATTGCTTATCACGAAGTATCTCAAGCAATGGCTGGTGCTAAACGTCTTTCTATTGTATTGGAAATGATTCAAGTACGTGAGATTACTGTTGAAGATAATATCACTGCTAACATGAATATTACATTGTCTAAGACATTTGATGACTTCTACTACTATGCTCGGGTATTTCATGGTGATGGTGTTTCTAAATGGAAAGAGATGACGACTACCCATTGTCCTGATATTTACGATTTATATAAACCTACTGCTGTATTAAAACTAGTAGAGAATACAGAAGACTTTACTTTGTCGATGTCTATTCCTAAAGTATATAACCAATTAACTAATCCAGCTGCAAGCCCTGTGGTTTCTGGTTCATTAGGTGGTCGTGTTAAATTAAATATCTATACTACTTTAGGTAAGATAGACATGAACTTAGATGCATATACGCTAGACCAATATAGTTACGACTTTTTCCCACAAGGTTCTAAAAATCGTGACTACAGTGAACTAGATGAATTCAGTAGTGCGCTAACTTCTTTACATAGTGTTATTATCTTTAGTAGAGACTATGTTAACCAAGGTCGTGACCCACTGACCTTTGAGGAACTACGCAGCCGTGTAATTAATAACACTGTAGGTCCTAATGAAGTTCCTGTTAGTCATGTTGCATTAACTGACCATTCTTTAGATAGTAGCTTTAAGATTATTAAATCTGTAGATTATGTTACTAACCGTGCTTATTGGGCAGTACGCGGTATGCCAAAACCAGAGAACTCTGATTTGATTACACCTGCGGCGGCTTCCATTGAAACACTGACTACTACTATTTCAGGTTTAGTGGGTACGGGTACAGTGAAAGACAATGAGAAACGTGTAACCATTATGCCTAACTCCATCTATTCCATGTATAATGGTAAGATGTCTATGTTAGACCATACTGAAATCAAACGTATTTTTGACTTGAGTGCTGAAAATAGAGCAAAAGAAGTGAATAGTAAAGAAATGTTCTATTCACCATTTCACTATGTTGTCGATAATGAAGATGATACTGTTAAACTACGTGCTTATTATTTAGATTCACCTAAAGCCATTACTAAATACTACAATGAAAGTAACAATAAGATTCCTATCTCATTGACTGTTTCTGATAAGTATAGTATTCGTCGTTCTGAAAATGGTTACATTATCCGTGTGGAGATGAAATCTAATTCCGATTATAAGAAATTACCAGATGATAGACTTTGGGCACAATTGTTAGTTAAGCCTTACCAAGATAAAAATGATGTTTATTTAAATGGTAGATTAGTAGGTAAAAACAGTGATGAAGAACCTATTTTCGAATTTGAATTAGTGACTAATTTTGACTTAGATGATAACCATTGTTTGATTGTTAATAACTTATCTCTAAAAGGTTCTAGTGATTTAGATATTCCTATTGAGTTAGATAATAATTTTGAATTGTTATTTGGTTTTTATGGTAATGTAGATGGCTGGAGTCGTATTACTTTAGATGATAAAGTAGGTATCCATTTGTTAGAGAATGACGCTAAAGTCATTTTGAGTGAAAGTATCCGTATTCGTTTAGGACATCATTTGAAATGGTTATGGTCTCGTGCAAGAACATATGCTGATGAAGTTATCTATAAACGTTATACTGAAAACATTCCTATGTTATACGAAGAAGATGTATATGCTAAGGATGCTGTAACAGGTTCTATTATTAACATTGTAGATGGTGCTGTTAAATATAATCTAGTACACCGTAAAGGTGAGCAGATGGTAGATAACGATGGTCAGTTGGTTTGGAAACACCGACAAGGCGATATTATGCTGGACAATAACGGTCAACCTATTATTGATAGACCTCGTGACATTATCCGTCGTTTAGAACTGATGGTGATTGATGCTACTTATTGGTTTGCTACTGACGATATTGCAACAGAATATCGTAATGAATTAGTAGACTTGTTTATCGACTGGATTGTTTCTGACTTAACACCGATTAATGAGAAAACACTAGAGCAAACTGGTATTTATTATTATCCTTCAGCGACTATGGGTCAGTTAAAAGTAATGTATAACGAAGGTATTGAGACTTATATCAATGCATCACAATCGTTACAAATTAACTTAACTGTATCTCGTCAAGTATACAATAACATTGATGTGGTTAATAAAATTAAAGAAGCTACTATCCGTGTATTGAATGAAGAAATCAGTAAAGAGACAGTTTCTGTTTCTACTATTGTTTCTAAACTCGTAAAAGAACACGGTGATGATGTTATTGGTTTAACATTAGGTAACTTAGGTGGTAGTGACCGCATTATTTCATTTACCGTACTGGATGAAGGTAAACGTGCTACTATTCGTAAGAAACTGACTATTCAATCAGATGAAACATTATCTGTTGATGAAGATGTTACTTTCAACTTCAAAGTACATAGCAGCGAAGAAGAAAGAATTAAATCACTATAAGAAATATTACTCTACTACCCAATTAAGGGTAGTAGAGTAATTATCTTTATGCTCTAAATTCTTCAGCTACTGTTTTACATTGTAAACCAAATTGACGTACTAAATTATTAATCTCTTTAGAGAACGTTTCATTTGGTTCAGATTCACTGTATTGACCTAAGAAGTCTAATACCAACGCCATTGCATCTTTACAGCTATTATAGAAAGTATACAATTGATTATAGGCTACTACTTTGGTCAAGAATGAATAACTAATATAACGAATTACTTCTTTAGTTAAATTATTCAAAACAGACAATGCAGCGTAAGTATCATCATCTTGTCCTTTAACTAAGTTATCTTGAATAGATTTAGTTAAGACATCATTATACCAATCTAGATAAATCTTAGTACTACTTACGTCACTAATTAACAAACTAGAAGCACCAACAATCGTATGTTCAAGTCTATTGAAGTTAGAATTCAGGATTCCTAAGCATTGCTTACCAAATAAGCTTTTACCATTGGTATCTTTTACTATAGGTTTAAGCACTTCATCGATAGATTTACGATTCCAATAGTTACCAAATAGCAATCTATTCACTGTATTAGTTGTAATAGCAATTTGTTTTTTCATTTCTGTATTAGCTTCAGAGCTTCTTATTTCAACCCATTGTGCAATACTATTATACAAACCACTTAACTCATGTCCACAGTTATCTAGTTTCTCTGTAAAACTTTGATCGAATATATCGCCATTTAAATAGATAACATCCATTAAATCACCAATGCGACTACTATTTACCATGTAAGCAAGATAACTAAATGGTGAATTAATTGTTTTAAAGTTAGACTCGATAAACTCTTCTAATGTTACTTTATTAACTTTAGGATTATCGTATTCGTTGAATAAGAATGAATAACCAGCTACCTCTGGGTCTTGTTTAGTATATTCAGCTACACAATCATGTCGTGTTTCTACAGCTTCTAATACTTCTTTATCGTAAATGGCTAAATTAAGATCTTCACGAGCTTGTCGTTTTTCTTCTACTAATTGTGCGTAGATTTTATCTAGAATAGTACGAACAGTAGTTAAACGAAGTGACAGACTTTCACCCTTACCATATACTTTACCCAGTTTATCATTAATCACCATAATGGCTTGAGGCTCTAAGCTATCACCTTCCATTGGTCGGTTATCACCATAGGTTAACAAACGCAATGCGGTATTATAGTAATCATTAGCCAGTTTCTGGTTAATCGCACATTCGTTTGTACAAATCTGTTCTTGAATAGTCTCTTCAGTTTCATCTAACAAATGATGAGATGGTGTAGAAGTATATTCACTTGCTTCTTCTAACTGAATATCTGGTTGAATCTCAATTATCGTAGTACGGTCTTCACGAGAGATACATCCTTTATCTTTAATAAAGACTAACATATTTCGTAAAGATTCATTAGAAGATTCTAATTTACTTACTTCATCTTCAGAATGTTCTACTTCTTTTAATTGCTCTACAGTATTGTTAATTGCTTCTGTAGGGGCATTTAGAATCTCTTCAATAGAAGTATTGCTTTTATTAGTAGTAGGTTCAGTATCAGAAGACTGACCTGATGGTTCGCTACTTTCTTTATGTTGTTCAATTGGGGTGGTGGTATCTACATCATCCCAAGAATACTTATTACTAGACATAATAGTTTCCTTTTTATTTCTATGAAAATGGTTTTACACTCATAGGTTTTAGATAGAAAGGTTAATAAAAATGAATTTATTTAGTGACGTTGTGGAGAACGATTATAAGACTGGCCCGTATTTCATTCCTAATCATATTGGTTTAAGTGAAGATGACCAAAAAAGATTAAGTGAGATTCGAGAAAACTATATCAAAAGAATCCAAAAAGAAAACAATAACACTCAATCAAAATAGTTTTAAATATAATTAGATACTCCTACTTAATTGTAGGAGTATCTAATCTATTTTACGTTTTACTTACTAGAACCAGTGGCTAAGTTATAAGCAACACGTGCTACTTCTTTAACACCTTTGCCTGTAGCTTTTGCCGCTGCAACTAAATCAGAACCTAAGTCTTTCAATGCTTGTTTACGATTTTCAGATTTACGTTCGTCTTCAGCTTCTTTCTCACGCTTTTTCTCTTCTTCTCTTTCGTGACGTTTTTCAATCTCTTCATCTGTTTCTTTATTCAATGCTCTGGAGTATTGGGCATTTTCAGCCTGCTCTTGATAAGCATCGAGTTCTTTAGCAAATTGAAAGATACCACCTTCGGTAGATACATTACTATTTGTATCTAAATCATTATCGTTTTCAGGATAATATTCTTCAGGTGTATTTTGTTCATCTTCTGCACCAAATGAATCTAAACCAGAGATAAACGGTTTATCAGTATTGTCTTCTTCAATATAATCAGATGCATTATTTTCCATATCTTCACTAAAAAGATTCATTTCTTAATCCTTTCAGTCTTGGTTTAAACGATTAAAGATATTGATAATACCTGTTTTATTGGATTTAAAGAATTCTAAGTATTCTTCAGACACATAATCTTCTACGCTAAATAATACTGACAGTAAAGAAGTACCATTACCATTAACTACTACAGGTTTATATTTAGCATTGTAGAGCATGGTAAATAACTTTTTAGTTAAATCCATACACATACGGATATCCATTAATACATTTTCATTAAATGTAGAAATTGTTTCAGATACAGGGCCTGTTACATATTGATTATATGTCTCTTCAGCAGTATCATTACCTTCTACGATATTAATGTATTTTACAGATAGTGCTAATGCTAATGCAAAAGAAATACCTTGTAAGCGAGATTCTTGTTGAAAGTTAGAATCAGCTAATGAACGAATATCGGAATAAACTGACATTTTTATATCCTTTTTATTTTAAATTTCTTAAATCATGAGCGGCAACAAATAAACTATTGGCGCTTAACTTTTCTAATTCTTTATAGAATTCTGTTTGAGACAATAATCGACGGTGTGGACCAATAACCATATCACCCAGCATACCAACAAGCGATTTATTTTCTCTGTATTTAGAAACGATTTTATCAATAGTAGCAATACCATCACGAATACGTTTACCTACTGCTTTATCAATTTCTTTATCTTTAAGCATAGACACCATATCGTTACGCATACGACCAAAACGATTAATGTCTGTATCATAGGTGCCACCACCAGAGTTTGTGTTGCCTGCTAAAATATTAAGTATACCTAAACTACCAAGCATTAACATTATTGGAGTAGTTACAGGGTTAAAAGCTACGACACTACCAATTACCCAACCTACACACATGAAAAGAGAGAAACCAGCAAGAAACTCATTAAAGAGATAACTAATAGTATTTCTAGTTTGTCTAGTACCATAGACGACAAACATCTTATTCAATGCTGTAGTAATTTCAGCACCTGCACCACAACGCACTGCGAATTTATCAGCTAAGTGTTCAGCGTTTACTTCTTCATACTCTCTTTGTTTCATCAGAGTTTTAGTATCTTTAACTTGGTTAGAGACAAGTGCGGTAACAATCACTTGTTTATCTTTACCAGCTAATTCTTTAACGTCTACTTTTGTTAAAGTATTGTCACTATCATTCCATTCTTTAAGAATGATTTCTACTTTTTCAGTATCTGGTGTATTAGCAATACGGTTAAGTGTACCTAACATTGGTAGGTTAATAGAATAAGTATGTGCAGCTAATGCAAAGTAAGAGAACATATGTCCTACTTCATGCAAAATAACAGCAGATACTTCAGCAGGCGTTAGAGCTACACGATAAACATGGCTAGTATCCCACATCATCGCTGGGTCTAAGAATAACTCTACTTTAACATCTTGGAAAACACCACCAATTTTAAAGTTCTTAATATCTACGAATGCTTCTATTGTACCTTTTTGTTTTTTCAATTCTTTATTTTCGTAGTATTGTCTATAAATATTATCAATCAGAGTATGGTTTTTATTTAAATCAGGCGGCATCATTGCAAAGCATTTATATTCTGCTGAAATAACAACATTAATACCTGTATATTTTTTAATGACATCAGTAATCTTTTTCTGATTTTCTTTATCTCGATAAAATGTACGAGGTGTTTCAGTTTCTACAATATACTTAATCGTACTTGTCAATTCTTCATGAAAACCTGATTTTATCATTGACCAGTTGTTTTCATTAACCATCATCTCGTTAGATAACTCTAACGACCCATCAAATAAACTCATTTTAACTATCCTTTTAGTATAACGTTATACGGTGTTCTCATATTATCTTTCGTTTTATTTGGCTAATATATATTTTTGCATTTAAAAAAATATGAATAGACTTGACTTTATAAAGGAAAAGAAAATGGCCGAAATAGTTGGCACTCAATGCCGTAATGTTATTTACTTAGCAAACAATGCTGCTAAGAATGCCGTCTTAAGTGAAAAGATTGGTAATAGAGAAACAGATGTACATTTGGTTAAGATTACAGACTATCTCGATGATGGCACAGTAGATAGAAAAATCAAATTAATTAAAAACTTTAAGAAGACTTTCTGGGTATGTACGCCTAAGAATAGAAACCATAAACAAAAGAAAGAGCGTTTTCCTATTTCAGAATGTGAAGAGATTCGTGTACCTAGAAAAGAGATGTTAAATGCAGCAATGAATTCTCTAGGTATTAAAAACTTTGGTCAACGTATCTCTCCTTCTGATATTCTAAGAGGCCCTTATGTTTACGGTACTGATTTAAGTTCATCTGCTGAATTAAAGTATAAATATAACCATGGTGAATTAGCCAGTAAAACCGAGAAGTTAGCAGACGTAGCAGCATTTGACGTGGAAACTAATATCCGTAATAAAGAGAAATACGAGCATATTGAAATGGCGACATTATCCATGAAAGATATTGTTGTTACTGTAGTAGATATTAATTTTATCCGTGGTAAGTTCCCTAATATCTCTAAAGAGAAAGCATTAGAAACTTTATATAAATACGATGAGATTTATCTAGGTGAAGTAAACAAAGAAAGAAACATTAAACAAGAGTTTTATGTAGTGGATTCTGAAATCGAAGTCGTTAAGAAAATATTTGAAAGAGCACATGAGATTAAACCTGATTTCATTAGTGCTTGGAATATGGATTACGATGTACGCAGAACCATTGAAGCTTGTGAAAGAGCCGATGTTAAAGTATCTGATATATTATCCGACCCATCTGTACCTCCTGCTTTTAGATTCTTTGATTATAATCCTGGTAAAGAATCTGCCTTAAGTAAAAAAGGTGTATGGAAAAACTTAGCTAACTTTGAAAAGTGGCCACAAGTCAATGTGCCTGCTAGTTTTACTTTTATCGATAGTATGTGTTATTACTATAACTCTCGTAAACATAAAGGTAAGTTACCTAAGTATTCATTGGATTATATTTTGTCTATTGAGTTTCCAGATGAGATTAAACCTGGAATGTCTGAAAAAGAAATTGCTAGGGCTAATCGAAACAGTAAGATTCGTAAGTTAAAATTTGACGAAAGTAGTCATTTGATTGGTACTGTGGATTGGCATATTTTCATGCAAAGTAATTATCCATTTGAATATGTTATCTATAATAAATTCGACTGTATTGCATTAGAATATTTAGATGAACAAACTATGGATATTTCACATAGTGTCGTATCAGCATGTGAATCTAGTGATTATAAAAACTTTGATTCTGAACCTAAACGATTAGCCGATGACATGCATTGGTTTAATCTAGAAAGAGGTTATGCTTATGGTACAGGCGGTGCAAATAATGAAATACCATTAGACAGTGAGTTAATTGGTCGTGATGATTGGATTATTACATTGCGTGCTGATTTATTGATTGCTGAAGGTAATAATCTATTTGAAGATGCCCGTGGTTTAAAAACATTAGTATTTAGAGACAATGCTGACATTGACGTAACATCTAGCTATCCAAATGGCAATAGTGCCCTAAATACTTCTCGTGAAACCATGACTAAAGAGTTAATCAGTATTGACAATGTAGATGAAAGATGGAGACGACAAAGTGGTATTAACATGAGTGGTGGGTTTGTTAATGCTGTAGAAATATCTTGTCAATTATTTAATGCACCTACGATGACTAGTATGCTAGAAGAATATAGAAGACAAAAAAATAACTAAAAAAAAAATAGACTAGGGGATGTTCTCCCTAGTCTATTTACTTATCCTTATGTTTAACCCATAATAGGTTTGAACATATGGAAGTTTTCTTTAATGTACTCTAAGCGATTTTCCACATCTGTTTGAACTTCATAGCGGTCTTTACAAACCTCTAACGATTGTGGATATACTGATACAAGAACGTCGACAATGTTCTCTACGGTTTTGAAACCAGTATTACCACGAATCAAGTCAAAACAATATGCGTCTACTTCAGCTTCGTACTGAATCTGTTTGATTTCATTAGCGAGCTTTTGTTGTTCCACATTGTGGAAGTATAAATTAGACAACTCTGCATTAACTTCACGAATGGTGCGACCACCAATGAAGAAATTACGGAATTGAACCACATGGAGTTTCTCATGTGGAATGATGTTCTTATCAATGTTGCTGAACTCTTTAGTTGCATTTCGTGCATTCTTAGAGAACAAGCTCATTGTCTTAAAGATGATGTTAAGAGTTGGGTTGATATATTTAACAATGATTTTATCTTTGTCAGTAAGATAACCACCGAAGAACATCAAGTTTGTCATCAACTCTTCTTCAGAGTCTTTATGTAGAAGAGAGATATTGTTTTTGTTCAGGTAACGCTTCTGTATCCATTTTTGTTATTGTTTTTGTTCAGGTAACGCTTCTGTATCCATTTTTGTCTTTCGACTTTAATGTCGAGGTTAGTGAACATCTCTTTACGATATTGGAAATTGAATTTGATAGCCATAGTAATACTCCTTATTGATTATTAAAAGAATTAAAGTGGAAAGTTTCCTCTCTTTCCACTATAGTAATATGTATCTGAATTAATCTAAATTAATTCTTTAACTTCTTTACTATGAAAGGAAAAAAGAAAGACACTGTTAGTAGCAATGTCTTTCTTTGATTTATAACAACAATTATTACTTTTAGTTTGGATAGTAATAATTGTTGTTAGTCCATGAATCTAATGTTTGGTTTTGCGCAGCTAGTGCTGCTTCCAGCCATTCATTTTCCTCTTGGGTTATTGTACCCATCATCTTCTTAATTTGAAGAGTTTGGATAAGATAGCTTGAATCCATTATTTTCACCTCCTTTCTACGACATGATTAACCCTCTACTCCTGCGCTAACAGGAATAGAGGATTGTCGTTTTATGTTATTTTTTATTAATTAACTTAAATACTGTATTTATTGTTTATCTTTTTCTTGGTCTTTCAACTGGTCTTTCAACTTGTGAAGAAGATTACGTGTATTCTCATTGATGAATTTCAAACGAACTTTATCGGCAATCATTTTATCACCTTGTTCTTTCAATTCATTGTGATGTTTTTCTGCTGCGCGATATACACTAACATCATCGGTATAAGCGTAGTAGAAATCAAAACCATCGTACTTCTTAACGTATTCTTTTTCTACATCAGTCAATACGAAGTTTTCCAAAGTGTAATTTTCCATTTTAGTTTCCTTTATATAAAGTTTAAGAGGCAATTCTCAATTTAATAATATAGGTTTAAAAATAAATATAATGCTATTACTACTAGACTACCTAATCGGTAGTCTAGTAGTATAGTCTTTTTATCGAAGAGCTTTTTGTAGTTTATCTACCAATGTAGAAACCGTATCTTTAATTCTTTGGTTAGAGTAATTGTTGATTTTCAAAATCTGGTTAATCTGTTTTGCACAAACACCAATTATTTTGCCCATTGCCATGTAATCGACATATGTATTACTACGTGCAATATAGATATCTGTAAACTCAATACCTTTTTCATGGTCTTCGTAAATATCTACAACTGAATTAAAATGTTTAAATGAAGTACGGATAGGAATAGGAGTCATTGCCAAACTATGGTAAACATAAATACGTATTTGCTTATCATAAGGCATTTTATTTCCACGGTAAGATTTACCGGTTATAAAGAATTCTCCATTCTTACTAATCTGGTACAACATATCAATTGTAGGGGAGATACGTTTATCAATATTGCGAAAAACTGGAATTTCAGGTTTAGGTTGTTTCACTTTAAATTTCCCTATAGTTTTTTGAGTAAGTAACATTTTGTCGATTCCCTGGGTTATAAATAAGTTATGTTAAAATGTTGTCATAACTTATATCTTTTACAGGGTGCATTTTGCCTTTAAAGATACGGGTTCTTTTGGCTATATCATAATTACGGTGGGATGGAATATTATCACAGACTAAATAAACAAAACTATGTTCTACGTTTTGAGATAGTTTACGTAAACGACCAGCAATCTGTAGATTAGTTTGCGTAGAGTTAATGGCATTAGTCATGATAACAGTGGCTAGTTCTGGAATATCATGTCCAGTACCTGCACCTAATACCGTAGATACGCAAATATCACTGGTGTATAAGTTATCTACTGTATCATCTTCAACGTAACTGGTTACTTTCTTATTCGGGTATAATTCAGATAGATACTTAGATAAGTCTTTTGCCATCTTAATTGTACCTACTGTAATTAATAATTTAAAATTTGGATTGATTTCGTATTTAGGGAAATGAATGTCTTCAATAATCGAAACAATCATGTTATAGTATTGCTTCAATAATGTTTTCTTTTTCATGAGTGATTTCTCAAATGCTGTTTGAGAATATCCTCTAAAACCTTCAACACGAATACCGTTTAAACTACCTAGTTTATATTTAAATGCTATAGGTTGAATATAAGATACATGTACTTTTTGCACATAACGTCTCTCTACTGGGAAAAGTAATTTAGACATTCTGTCTACAAATTTATCATCTGCCACCGGTGTAGCCGATAAACCAAATACTCTTTTAGCACCCAAGTAAGAAACAAACTTACAATTTAAATGATGGTCAAAGTGAGCTTCATCAATTACTAAATCATTTACACCTAGTAGTTTTGGAAATTCCTGCGGTGTGCAGTTAAACCCTAAGTCTTTAAATTCCTCTAAACTGTATTCCTCGTAATACTTAATAAAATTCATTAGAGTCTTAGAAGAAATTAAAACAGCTTTATAAGGATTTCTATTTTCTGCTAAACAGATATTGATAAATGATTTTAACTCATCAGAACCTTGGATACGGATTAAGTCTTTCTTTAAATCAATATCGTAAGTTTTATAAAAGTCTTTAATCCAACCACTGTCTTGGTTTTTACCTAGGTATTGTGGTCGCATGATGCCAACAAATCGTTCTTTCATTTTTTCGATAACAAACATCGAAATAAGACTTTTACCTTGTCCTGTTTGTAGGTGTCCCAGTACACAACCAGAATCAAACCCTAACAAAAAATCAATGACATCTTGTTGTTCACCACGTGGATTCCACCCTTCTTTAATAGTAGGATAGTAATCATCCACAATATTATTAATATCTTTGTATTCTATCTGAAAATCAATTCCTTCTCTATATCGGAACATTTTCAAGTGTCCGATTAAATCGTTTAGCATAGTACGCATGATTCTTACTTCACGTCTATCGTTAGTAAAAAATACATACCCTGCCATGGGTACACGCACTTTCTTTCTTTGTCTTTTATCGTAGTATTCGCTCCATCGCATGTAATTTCTAGCGAAAGAACGAAGCTGTGTAATGTCATCCGCATTTCTAGGATATATAATAACCTGTAACGGATAGACTTCAATCTTCATTGCACTCATGTGTTATTCTCCATAAGGGTGTATAACCACCACCCCTATGGAGGAAGGGGTGGTGTTATCTTAACGTTTATTTATCAAATCGCTATAGGTATATTCAGGTTGTTCTAATAGATTAAAGTATTCCAAGTCCATTTGTTCTGGGACGAAGAATTCATCCATAGGACAATCTGACCTATTCGTGTGGATATAGGAATTAGGGCTTGCCAATGTCCTACCTTGTTTTTCATAAGAGAGAGCACCAGACAAACTACGACCCCAAATCAATTGGTCCATCGTACCTACACCATGACCTGTATGTGGCTTAGGTAGCGAGAAGTCTTTATTCACAATATCCGTACCTAGCATAGTATATGCTAATACCTGAAGAATTGATAGATTAATACCCAGTTTACTATTCACTGCATCTGATAATTCCATTAAGAACATTTCAGGTGTTACAGAAATAGCACGCTGTTTAATTTCTTTAACTGAAGACTTAATCATCTTTTCCAATCCTTTTGCATATTTATACATATCGGATTGTTTCGGAGTGATTTCAACAATTGGTCGATTGGTATCAAAATCAATCATCTCAATTTCTACCATACCATCATCGGTAATCGTCCAACCATTATCTTTCATGTACTTCAGTGTTTCCATAGACAGATAACCTACGTCTGTAATTGGAACAACATCAATAATCTCTTCTGTTACAGAACCATCTTTTGCAGTAAACAGAAGTTTAATACGATTGATGTGTGAAGTACGTCTTGCTGACAATACACCTACATCGCGTACATTACTGATATCAGAAATACCATCAATAGCTTCTTCGGAAATGACTAATTTAATAGAAGTAAAGTTCTTCTTAATGTCGTCTTTCAAACCAGTAGCCAGACCATCTTTCATGATTTTCATGAACTTCTGTACGTGGTCAGTCAATTCAATCAAAGCACCAATAGCTGAAGAAGTATGGTGTTTTGTAGACAGTACTAACTGCGTAATAATTTGTGTAAACGAAATAATAGCAAAGTGCCCTACATTACGATATTTTGGTACACTACGTGATGCTTGTCCAAAACAGGTAGAACATACACCTTGTGGGTCAGAATGCTGACAACCAAAGATAGTTCTTACTTTAATTCGTTTACCAATTAAGTGATGGTCTGTTTTCTTAATAGGTTTTAAGATAGGTTTTAATTTACCATTTACTTCTACTTCATCGGCAACATAATACATACCTTCTAGGAATTCCAAATCTGAAATCACATAACCATCTCGGTTATCACGTACCTGGAATTCAAAATAGTATTCAGAACCACAGTCGCCAAAATGTAGATTTCTCAACTCCATGCCAATGAATTGTACACGACGAGAAAAATACTCTGTAAACTTCAGTGGGGCAGATTGGTTATTCAAAGACATTGCAGCTGTACGTGATTCAATTAATCTATCGTACAATCTGTGGAAACCATCCATATAACCATCTTGAATAGGTTCGTTAAAGATATCAGAGTTGATATCCGTTACAGAACCACGTGGTCCAAAACATTGCATCAATTGTGGAATCTTAATTACACTTGAACGCATCATGATGGAAATGTTATTGAACTTGTGTCTTTCTGAAGTCATTACCTTTTGTTTACGCTTATAAATACTGGCAATGTAATGTGGGTCTTTTACCGTATTAGCGTTAACTGGATAATCCTTCTTAATCTTAATAATTTCAGGGTCAAATTCAATATCTAAGATGTCTTCAATATTCATCGACATATGGTATTTTGCACGATGAATTTGTACATCATTAAAGATATCATTAAATGCCCTCATGTATTCTTCCCATACTTCAGACTGTAATGCCCATGCTTCTTCATTGCTATCCATTGGATAGATATCAAATACACTGTTCACAATCTTAGAAAGAAATAAGCGAAACGACGTTGGTGTAAAAGAGAGTTCGTCTTTCATGTAAGATGAAATAAAATGCTCTTTAGTGATTGGGACATTGGGAAACTTTTTAATGATTTCCCATCCGTATCGTGAGATAGCAACTTGTGTCCCTGTTGTATCGATTACTTCGCCATCGTCAAACTGTAGTTTAAACTTACCGACAAAGTTCTCTAATACATCGACAGGACTTGCATCTAGTATTTTCCTTGCAGCTAATTGCATGTTGTTTTCCTTTATAAAATAACAGGTCTAACATATTAATAATATATATCAGACCTATTATTCATTTTTAGTCGTTATCGTTGCTTTCAGTTTCAACTGAATCGGAATCATCAGAATCATTTGATTCATCTGAATTTCCATCCAAGTCTACTTCTTTATCATCGTCATCGTCATTTGATTGTTGATTACTGTTACCCCTACTACCTTTTTGTTTAGGTTGCTCATCATCACTCTCATCAATTTCCATACAGATTGCACCTGTAATAGGATCGATTTTAGACAATACTTGTTGACTTGGGTCAAATGGAGCATACACCATCTTCGTACCATTTGTTTGGATAAAATGTCGAAGGATTTGCAATGGTCTATTTGCACCAATATTAATCTCATTAGGATTAATTACATCGTCAATATCTGTTGGTCTGTCTGTTGTATAAATCGTTGTTAAGATTTTATCAACAGTTTCTGGATTATTAGAACGGTCATGTAGGACTGCTGCTAAACCAGAAGGACCACTACCTACTAACAAACGACCTTCAGACTCACCTGGGAACTTAGTAGCCTGTTTACGGATTTGTTGTGTAGTTTTATCTTTAGATGTCAATGGAACAATAATACCATTTGGCTGTGTTGCTGCTGTAGATACTGCGGCTGCATCATCACCAATCTTTTCAAGACAGATATAGTATTGTGGGCCAATACGCTGTGGTGTAGCTGTATCTTCAAAACACTGTTTATAAGGATTCCAGAATCTTAAGCAGTTTGGGTCTGATAAGAAACCTTCTTCTTTTAATGCTTTAAATACATGCAACATACGACGATTATTACCATGAGGCATCCAGATGATTGGCGTCTCGTGAATCATGTGGTATAAATCTACTGTCTTTTCTTGGAATGACATTGATTTATAGAAATCGTAATGTTTGTTTGAACAGATTTCGTAGAATCTTTCCAGACGCGCAAAGATAGGTTCAAGCACATCACGTGGTAATCGAATCACTTTATCACGTAGATTAGGCGTAGACTCATTTAGGTTAACTGTATTACACACCCATTGTTTCAATTCCAACATGGCTGCTTTTAAGCTAACTTCGTAAGTCTGACCTTGGTTCATTCGGTTAAAGGTAGAGTTTACACCAATACAAATATCTGCACGAATACCTGTGATAGGGTCGTAAGGCATTTGAGATGGTTCTACTGTAACCACATCTGCAATCACACCTTTGTTACCATGTAAGCCTGTGATTTTAAAACCTGGCCCTACTTCTTTCGTATATTCTGTCGTTACGATAATAGTAATATCATCTAACTTACGATTGAAGTTTGAAACCTTTTGAATAGGTACATTACGTGTACGTTCATCATTGGTTTGTTCATTGGTAATAGCCATACAGTGTTTAATCAGTTGGTCAAAGTCATCTGTAAACTCTGCATTACCATTAGTCTTAGCCATGATTTTACGATATTCGCTAACAATGCGTTCGCAAAAATCACGATAAGCATTTGCATACTTATCTAATTGTTCCATGACTTTAGGTGCTACAGCTGTATTGGTCTTAGGTTGTTTGTATACAATGATATCAATTACACGAGCTTCTTGTCCATTACCATCCAATGGTACATCTGTTACTGAATCAAAAATCCGTGTAGATTTCTTTGTAAACATAATTGGTAATAGGTCTGGACGATATTCTCGTTTTGCCATGACAATACCCGAATATGCCTGACCTGTAGGGATACAGTATTCACCAATATCTGGCATGACTTTATAGTTGTCATCATCACCATAAAGATTCAATGGGAATTCTTTTTCACCTAATTCAAATACACGTGTGGTAAATGTTTTGGTTTTAAGTAATGGTGCAACATCTTTTGCAATCAGAATCGAGTCTTCAATCGTGCCTTCTAAGGAAGAATATAAAGTATTTAAATCAATACCTGGTGAATACAAACCATGTTTATCTTTTGCAGGTGTATCGTATAATACTGTTCCTTTTGGAATACTGTTACCTACACGAATCTGTTGTGCTTCTTCTGTTGGTTTATATTCAAAACCAAACTTAGGATGTGATGAACTGAAACGTGTAATATCGATAATACCAAATAATGGACGAGAACCTTCGTCGAATGTTTGATAGATAACGACTTGTTGTGGGTTCAATTGAATGCCGTTATGTTGGGACGGAATATAACGGTTTACAATCGAAAATACTACCATGTTATGGGGTGTGGTAATGGAATTAGAGAATCTACCATACTCTATATCCGCACCAGTTTGAATCATATTCGGCTTACACCCACTAATCACATAGTGTTGTGAAATGGCGTTTGCCTGCATTTGACCACGTGATGAAGACGTGTATTCGCTAAACGGATTAAAGGCTGTCGCGCCAATTAACCGTATATCGTTTTCATTATAGACTGTTTCAATTTGTTCAGTCATTTTGGTTTCCTTTTATAAGTGCTTCACTATACTAAAAGATAGAATAATACTATTCTATTTCTTCCAATTTAATAATATATACCTGAAAGGTTTTACAAATGGCATCATCATTACTTGATTCTACATTCGATGATGGCGATTACGTATCTGAAAGTTTTAAAACAGTATTAGAGGACCATCTATCCATCTTAAGTGATCCTAAAAATATTGAGGAATTTAAAACAATCTCTCCTATTGACGCAAATCGCTTTGAATACGATTTCTACGGCTTGTTTAGAAAAATAGCTGTACCAGTACAACACCATTGGATTACAATGAGAATTAATGGTTATTCATCACCTAGTGAATATAAAAAAGATAAGCTAACAATTAAGATTCCTCGTTCTGAATTAATTAATAGTTTACTTTCTTACCATAATCAAATTGTAAAACGGACAGCTAGTTAAATAGAACTACTCCTAGATAATATCATGTTAAAAAAATATATAGTAATCTAGATACACTACCATTTGGTAGTGTATCTAGTTATTACTATTTATCGTTTACTTATCGTTTACGAGTACCAAACAATGAAGCAGAACCATTACGGTTAAAATAGTTATTGTTGTTATAATTGGTAGTACCACCATTATAACCACGATTAACATTATAACCATAACCATTATTATTGTTTACATTCACTGTGTGAGATTGTCCAGGAACATATCCGTTAACTGCTGCTGGTGCAACGAATTGTCGGTAATGGTTATTAATCTGATTCTGACGATGCGCTTGGAAACCACTGTATTGACCATTGTTTGGTTGATACTGTTGTACTGGTTCTGGGCGACGTAAGAATTGATTACCTACTGGTTGTGCCTGTTGAGCTGGCTGATATTGTTGTACATATTGTACAGGTTCTTGACGTTGGATGAACTGGTTACCTGCTTGATGAGGTTGAGCCACTGGCTGTGTTGATTGAACTGGTTGAGTTTGTACAGGTTGTGCTACAGGTGCTGCTGGAGGTACACTAGCAGGGTGACCACTTACCTGTTCTGTAACTGCACCGTATTTACTACGAGAAGAAGCTTCTTGTTTCACTTCTTCTTTAGTTACAGCTGCTACACCTTCATTACCATCTTGCAAAGGAATCAACAAATATTCTTTACGCCAATCACGTACTGTAAAAGTACCTGTTTCTGTTTCTTTTACCAATTCTTCCAACCAATCAATATCGATATGGGTGACTTCATGACACTCTTTCGATACTTCTTTGGCATGAACCATACCTTTACCAGTATAGAACATATCGGAAATGGCATTCAGTCGTTTAGGCAATGTCAACAATGAGCGAACAAATGCTTCGCAATATGGCGCATCAGTAGCATCTGATGAACTATAGAACTCGTGGTTCTTTTCATCAATGTTACCAAAGAATGCACGGCATAAGTTTTCATATGTTTTCAAATCACCTTTACGAACGGATACACCTAAAATCTTAGGAGTAGCTTGAGTACCTTTATTCACTTGTTCAATACAAGTCATTACTTCTTCCAGCAATGGTGAAGACCAAATAGCTGCACGTGAATGTGTTTTACCACCCCAGTTTACACCTTTACGTAGAGAAAGATATACTGGAGTATTACGGGATTTACGACTAGCCAGATTATTAATAATCTTATCAAAGTCTTTCACAAATCGCTCATCTACTTTACCGATAGAACTAATAAACTTACGTTGTTCTACAGTTAAGTCACTGTGGTTTACAGTACCAGATGAAATAGCTACGATATCGCTCATCAGTGCAGAAACAGAAGCACCATAAGAATGGTTCAGTTCACGGCGTACAAAAGACATCACACGTGATTCACCACGCACCAAGTTTTCTTGGAATGGGTGGAAGAATACGAAGTTCATGACATCAGGTGAAGTCATGTTTTCACGTGTAGGCAATACCAAGTACCGAGTTTCACCTTCAATCTCTATTGATACTGGTAGTTCTTTACCAAATTTCTTACGTACACGACCATTTTCATCTACAACATAACCACAAGTAGTTAAGAGTGCGTCGTAGACATCTAACATATTAAATTTCATTTGATTTCCTTTTATAGAAAGAGAGACAGCAAATGCTGTCTCTTATAGATTAATAGACATTACCTGTATTGGCAATACCTGGGTTATATCCAGACTGCATATGGTCAAATACATCACCCATACCACCACTATATCCAGTGATACCACTTGCACCAATAACGGTTTCTTCAACCAAATCCATTACTGTACCAATATCACGAGAATTGTTACGATACACTTTAGCATTGGTTGTAATCATCGGTGAAAGTGCAGAGTCTGCAAATGAAGGGAAGATGTAAATTTCTTCTGGTCGACCCTCGAATGAAATAGTAATACTGATATCAGCATTCATTTCAGCAGATACATGGATAGAATAACCAATCTCACCACCTTGAGACAACACCATACCCAATTCTTCACCAATGATATTCTCAAGAGAACCAATGATGTTATTGAAGTTGATGTTTTCTACAAAACCACTGATATTAGAAATCATTGTAGAGCTTGAATTAGAACCAAATCCACCGTGATTTACAATCATGTTTGTTGATGAGAATTCCAACATACGCAACGAGTAATTCAACATCAAAGTTGTTACCATGTTAGAAGCAACTAATGCCATTTGGGTTTCCAGTGTAGGGGAATCCCAAGGAGCGCTGTATTCCGTAGTATGGTAGCCACTATCAAACACATCGACTTTATCATCAATATTTGGGTCAAGTGCTTGCAGCCATTTGTAATCAAATGTAGAGCTAGAACCACCCATGGTAGAGATAGATGTCAGAATCTTAGTTTGTGTAATGCTTGGGTCAGCACACGCACCACGTGCTTGGTTATACACATCATCAGAGCTATAGTTGCCTGAATTAGCAAATAACTTAGCTTGGTCGCTGTAAGACTCAATAATTTTTGAAGTGATTGCAGTAGGTGAATTAAACTTACGGTAAGACAATGTAGGATAACCACTTACTGATTTATAGTCACTACGAATAGTCGTAACGCCACTATTATCAGGAATATCAGTAATACCGTCTACACTATTAATCTTACCTGATTGAATCAAATTCATCGGTGTCATCTTCATTGCATTTTGGTTATGGTAAGTTCCTGTACCTAAACCACCACCAAATACAGAGAATGAATCTTTAATTACCGGAATAGCAAAGTTATTCAAATAACGTGTACCGATAGTTGATACGGAGTTAATATAGAATACTGTATCTGGTGCAATGATGACATCTTCTGTATTTTGTACATAACGATTAGTGCGTGCTACGTCAAATCGGTCAGTATAACCTGTTACCAATTCTGTCGTTTCAATATTACCAGAAGTAGTACGGATTTGCATCATGAATACAAAGCGGTCTTCATTCCAACCAAATGGAATAGCTACTGCATTGGGTGCTACATTTTCTGCAAATGATAATGACTCTGGACGAGACGTAGGCAAGATAAAACTAGCTGTTGTCTTAGCAATCACTGAACCTGGAATCTTACCATTGAAGTTACGAATCATGTTACCAATTTCAGCAACAGCATCACCTGTCATTGTAGTAACATTCGGACGTAGATATTGGTCTTGGTACCCTGCTACCTTAATAAGATTAAGATAATCTACTGTTATTGGTGTATTACGATGCGAACCAATAAATGTATTAGCCATTTTGAAACTCCATTATATAAATCAATTAAATTCATCTTGAACAAATTCTTGTTCAGACTCAACTACCAACATTAATTCACCAATCTTATTACGAATGTCTGAAGGTAGAATCAAACGCTTCTCACGAGTAACCAGGTTAGATTGTTCTAACCATTTCTCTGGTAAGGTTAATAACCAGTTATATTCAAACAATCCTTTATGGATTAATTCAATACAACCAATATACGACATATTGCGTTTTTCTGATTTAGTAACACCACCTAAATCATATGTTTTTGCCAAGCGTTCGGATAGACCTGCTTCCAGATTCTTACGATAACTTGGTTGAACAAATGTAGAATCACGATTAGGTTGCAGAGCAATTGCTGAAATCACTGCTGCAAATTCGTGGAACCCTTTATGCCAAAGAATAGCACGAACCAAACCAATTAAGTTAATCAGTTCATTTAATTCCAAGTGATCAAAAATCACTGTGTTAACTGAACGATGTACTACCCATTTGGTAATGGTTAACTGTACATCTTGAATTGGTTTCATGTACTGTCTATCTTCCGACAAGTAGCTGTAGTTAGTGTTCATTTGCATGATGTCATCCATGGATTCCAAGTATAACTCTTCAGGCAAATCTGGACACAAAGATTGAATCAAACGTTGATGGTCTGAAATCGCTAATTTCAAGAACATCTTCTCATCAGCTAGTAAGCGCGAGCGAACAAATCCAACATCTAATACAGATTGGGAGTTAGATTCATTACCTTTCTTATCCTCTACAGGATTCTTCTTCATCTGGATTTGAGTAGAATCAGCACCATATGATTTTGAAGCTTGTTTGATTTTATTGGATAAGAAGAAATAAGTTTGTGCAATCAAATGATACGAATCATCATTACCGGAAATATCACCTTGAGCAATCTTCTTCAAGATAATAACAGAATACAGGTAATTATAGAAATCGTCTTCTGATAAACCAGATACCAATACAGCATTAGTCTCTAGTTTCAGTTTAGTATTTGCGATAAACTCACGTAATCGATTCTCTGCTGTACAGATATAGTTTTTCTCTGGATTAGACACCATGCATGTATCGTATAGAATTTCCATCGAATACACTTCTTTAGCATCTTTACCAAATTCACTATTTAATCGATTATGGATATCGCCCCAGATAGGAGCAACAAATCGCAATGCGAGTGAATAGGTTACCAAGTCTAAATAGTCTTGATAGACGTAAGTCGTTTGTGGGTCGTAGTTAGTTTCCTTTTTATTAGAAACATACACTGGCGTATTAGGGAGGGTAATCCAGTGTTTCATTTCATCTAGATTCACTTTAGCGTAAATCTTAATAAAATGTTTATTCAACACACCAATCAAACGATTAACATCATTGATTTCAAGAATGGATTGTTTGATATCTTTATAAATATCAAAAATCTCTTTGTGCCATGCTGCTGGTTTAGTCTTTAACCATTCATTAAATTCCAAGAATGGTGAAGCTGCTGCCATCACATCGTGGTTATCTCGACCTTTCTTATAGTAGGTCATTGAGAATGACACAGATTCATTCTGATAACGAACAAGTACATTGGCCTTTGTACTGTCCATTTCAAAAGTAAGATAGTTCATTTTGATTTCCTTTTAATTAAAAGAAGTGGAATGTTATTACTAACAACCACCATTATAATATTATATACTTAAAATTATTATAAAAATAATTTTAAGCGACTTAGACGTATAACGCCGTAAGTTACTAGAAATATTATACAATACTAGAGACTCTCCGAAAAGAGTCTCTAGTTTAACTTTAAATTTAATTAAGGCAGGAAGTCATCTTCAAAAGAATCAAAATTACTATTACCACCAGAAGATTGGTTATTAGGTTGGTTATTAGATTGATAACCACGATTACCACTAGACTTGTTATCGTCTTTCTTAGCATCTGGGTCAACAAACTCTTGAACCAAGGTAGAGATGATTAGTCGTTTCATGGTTTCAACCCAAGAGAGCATATAGCAACGGGATTTCCATGCCGCATCAGCTGGTTCACCTGTATTAACATTGTAAACTTCAATATCACGTTCAAATGTCAGAGGGAACATTACTTTACCATGGTAACCATCAAATGCTGTGAAATAGTAAATACCTTTTTCAGTACGACCTACTTGAATAGTACCGATTTGTTTGCGTTCTGCTTTTTGAGCATCACGTGGTTTAACATAACCGTATACAGGACATTGTACTGTTTTCTTTTCACCGTCGTCTTGTTTCAGTGCCAAATCATGAAGAATATCCAAGATAGCCAAGAAAGAAGGTACTTGACCGTCTTTAATTTCTAGGCGGATATTTGGCTGACGTTTTGCTTTATCTTCAGTCAAACCAGTGCCAATATTCAAACGCAGTTTATTACCAGAAACATACATTTTGCAATAAGCTACGCTTTTCTCTTCATTTCGACCCCAAAGAGTAGTCAAGTTAATATTGGTAATATTAGGGCGATACATTGGGTTAAATTGTTGCTTTTCAGCCATTTTCTTTTCCTTTAAACTAAGGTTTAAATAATTGTATTCATGAATAAGTAAGTGATAAAACTATTAACAGTATTCGTTTTTAATACAAGCTAATAGTCTCATTCTTATCTGGTGGTCTTTGATATCAGAAATATTGTGTCTAATCTTATCCGTGGTAGTAATACTAGACCAATGATAATCTTTAGCCATTCTGATAATTTCTTTTTTAAACTTAGGTACTTTGTTTCTAAACAATGTACCGTCGCCTAATAAAGTTAGTAAATCTAACCTAAATGGTAACTCTGGTAAATCTTTACCATTGTAATATTTTGTATACCATAACTCTCTACCTTTGGCTTTGCCTGTATGGGTTTCGAGTAAAGTTAAATTCTTAAACTTTCTAAAAGACAGTAAATCAAAAGCATAATGTGTAATCATTAATGTATTTTGATTTTCTATATCTTCTATAAAATTATCATATATTCGTATTCTATTCGGATTGGTTAACTCTTTTGACTTATTAAACTCTGGCAAAACTATCTTTAAACAGTTTGTCATTCGTTTTGTGTAAGTTTGTTGTAGTGAAGTATTATCTAATCTTAACAAAGTTTCATTATTAAAATTATCTATCTTCACATAGTTTGGACAATAGAATACCGGTTCAATACCATTTGCTTCTTCTCTACAGATATCTTTAATTAAATCAATCTCACTAAACATAGCATCTGCAAATTGAGAATCTGATGTTCTATCGATGTTTTCTCTATGTACTGAACCGTATATATTACGGTAAAGTGTTTTGATGTTTATCCACACTTTACCATTTCCTACATACAGTGGTTTATCATGTTTGATAATCTCACTGGTGTTTAGCATAGATTCAAATGCAAGTGATGTACCAATAGATAAAGGAAGTTGACCTCTTTCTCTTTCATTCACATAGTTCATTTCAATCTTCTTTCAGAATTTCATTTAAGTAATTTGGAATGGTTTTAATCACTTGTGGTGAATATCCTTTTTGTTCAGCTTTCAGTAGAATTAGTTCTTCGATATTATCAGGATTAATAACCAATGGAACATAATCATTTTCAATACTAAATACTTCTTCTTGATTAGCAATGATAGATTTATCTGTATTGATTTTAATCGACCAATAAATATCGATGTTTTCCATTTTTAAAACCATAAATGTTTTATCTAAAGAAATAGGGTGCCCTTGTTCACACTCTATCCTTACTCTAGATAAAGGAGGAAGAGGTTCTACATTTCTTCTGATTTTATCAAAGGAATCTTGTAATGAAAGTTCTGTGATGTTAATGGTTTTATAAATAGTCGCTGTTTTATTCTCAATGAATTTTGCTTTAAATTCACCTGATGGCTGTAAGATAATTTCTATATAACCTTTAGGTTCTTCTTCACCATGTGTTAATCTAGAAAAACTACCTGGAGCGATAATCTTACCCTTAGAGGAATGTTTGTGAATATGTCCAATAATAATTGGGCCTTTCACTATACTCTCGTAATCTTCCTCATTATGTTTGTGGTCTGGGGCTAACTCTGGTAACTGATATTGAAAACAACCATGCATGATAGCAAAGTCTACTTGTTCAATATTGTGTTGTTTTAATTTATCTTGTACGATACTGAATGTTTCAGTAGGTGTAGTTCTTGGTCTATCTGGTACAAATAATACATTGACATCGTATTTGGAAATATAGACAATATCAATAGTATCTACCAAGATAACTTCAGCATCAATTTTAGCTTCTTTGTTAATATGTAAAAACTTTTGAATCTGTCCTGCATCATGTAGAGGTGTGCCATCTACAATACAGAATACAATATCATGGTCTTTACAATATCGTAACAGATAATACATAGTAACTTCTGTATCAATAGCATCTTGGTGGTTATTAGGTAACAACTTATCGTACCAGTCACCATCTAATACCAAAATATCTGTACCAGCTGCATCTTTACCATAAGGGAAACACTCACGTATCTCTTCTGAAATTTTAATAGTAGGAGTAGAAGAGTGTCCATTGTGGACATCACCGAATGCTTTAATTTTAAGTGGTCTTAACATTGGACACTTCCTTTTAAACTAATCTTCAGAAATGGTTTTTAGTAAGAAATAAATGGATTAGATTCACCATTAGCTATACTGTCATCTTCACTATTAGTTTGTTGCTCATTGATTTCGTTTGTTGGTTTAAATAAACCCATCTTCACAAAGAAAGCATTCCATTTTGCTTTGTGTGCTTCAATGACATTTCCATCAAATCTATCTAGCATACTCTCGTATAAATCTGTACGAGACTTACGTGAAATAGTACGATAGTTATCACCTGTATTATTAATAATCTCAAACTTACGACCTAGTGAAGTAACACTCTCGTCAATCTCTTCAACTTCGTCATTTAACAATACATAACTATTGTTAGGATACATAGACGGAACAGTAGCAACAACATTACCATCTTTGTCTACTAAGTCTACTTCGTTATATGGACCACCAGCAAAGTCCAACCAATCTTCAATAGTGAATCTATCTTCATCCGTAACGTAACCACAATGCATGGGTAAGAAGTTATCAATATATTCTAACACATGAATTACAGAGCGAGATTCTTTTTTAAGTTTTGCTTCATTGTTTAATGATTCGATTACTGGTTTAATACCATTTATCATAACCGATTGTTCATTAAACTCTTCACCAGGACGGACTACTGATAAATTATTAGCTGTTTCTACTAAGCTATATTCTGCCATTTTAATTTCCTTTTACTAATTAACGTGGGTCACGGTAGTCTTCTGAAATAGAGAAACCTGTATTGAATTTATCCAATACGTAATTGAAGATACCTTCTTTATAAATTACATTCTTCTCAAATACCACGAATTTATCGTTATCGTAATATTGAATATTCATTTTAATACCCACTGCATTTTCAGCTTCTAATTCGTGGATATCTTTAATCACACCATCTACTGTTGTTACATATACTTCGACATTCACGCTTTCCAAATACTTTCTTAAGTATTCAGTTACATTTGTTTCTAGTTGTTCTCTTAGAGTCGTAATGTCTTCTATATTATCAGCTGCAATAGATTGATAGGTGGGTATAGTACCATAGTATAATGTAGACTGTGATGCTTCAGAAGTAAAAAAATAAGCCAGCAATCGATCTAGTTTATTCTTTTCACCATATTGTAACCACCCTTCTTTATCCAGAGTAGGAACCAGTTTTAGTTTTGGGTTATTGCTTCTAGGTTTCATGATTCACCCTAAAAAATAAAAGTTATAGAAAGGCTACTACCACTATTACTAGTGGTAGTAGTCTGTATCAGATATTAAAGGTATGCACCATGTAAACTAGATGGATCTTCTTCACCTTCGGAAATCATGCTGTAGAATCTATTCCAGTTATTGCGTACCATGACTTTCTGATTCATTAAGAGTTCAGGAAGTTCATCTAATGCATCGTTAGAATAAATTACAAATTTCTCATCGTGTTCTTCACCATCGTAATTCTCATCAGCGTATTGAACCATACCATCCACAACTTGTTGGTAATATGGATTATTTTCACCAGTAAGATTAGGATATCTGTCTTCTTCAAATCCCCAACCTTCGATACGTCCACTACTGTATTCTTTTTGGAAATACGGATTAGAGAGAATGTATCGTTGGTTATTACGTGATGCTGACCTAAAGTCATCAATGCTAAACATTTGGCGGATACCATCATCGAACACACCACCGCTATAGCGCATATTGTTTTGAGCAATATTGATAGAACGAATAGCACCTTCGTTAAATCTTTGTTGCAGTTTATCTTGAAACCACATTGCTTGGTCACCATAAAGATTAGTGATATTGTCAATTCTATTTTGAATAAAATTGACTGTATCCATGTTCATGGTACCGTACATATGCACACGGGCAGCGTCTCGTCCACCTAAGTGTAATCTAGCCATATTCATTCCTTTCTTTATGCTACAAATCTAGACATAAAGGTAGCTTGTGCTTTTGTTGGTTGTTGCTCATCGTGTAGCAATAACGTATTTGCTAAAGCCATTGCTGTTTGTTTAGAAATGGAAGTCACACCGTCTGCTTCGTAGACATTAATTAAATCACCTACTGAATACTTAGCATCAAATGGTTCAAATGCTTTTGACATACGTTTATCCAGTACAGCTAAGAAAGTTTCTTGGTCACCGTCAAAGTCACCATTATACCATGCTGCAATTTTACCAGATGTTGAAGCAGACATATCACGCACATCTGTCTTAACACCTACTACTGGAGGAATACGTAATCGGACAATCGAACCATGTTTTAACGATGGGTTACGGTTAATGATAATGGTAATACCTTTGTTGCCTTCAGAATCTGTGGATTCATCAATTAACTCCAACATGATTTCATGTAACTTAGGGTGATACACCTTCTGATACTTCGTCATGATTTCATTTACTCTTGATGAAGACAAACCATACTTGTGGTACAGTTTTGCACGGATTTGTGGAGCAAACATACCCATAAACCCAATCCATGGTAAACGCACTTCTGAATAGTGGTGCGGGCCATTGATTGCTGTTACTACAAAACGGCCTGTAAAGTTAGAGCGTGTTGCAATAACGTGTTTACGGATTTCACCTGGTTTAGAACCCAAGAACTTAGGGTTAATTTCCATAGATTGATATTCACTAAAATAGCTCAAGAACTTAGAAGCTCTGGCTAATTTGGTTTTAGTAGAAATACCACCACGGACATTATCCTCATTGTCAATACCTACCATCAAACGAATAGCTCGTAATAGTTTTGGTGTACTTGGGTCAATCCATTTTTTACCATTTGAGTTTTCGATAATGGTAACAGCTTTATTTGGGATTTGGATGTATTGTTGCCAAACAATATCTCGATTTTCTTTGAAAAGTTTTAGTAATGCTTCACCAGATACGGATGTTGTATCTGAACTGCGTCTAAATTCTTTTTCTGTTAAAAGCAAGTGAATATAGGTATCGAAGTTATCGTAGAAGTGTTGATAATCTCGAACATTTAAACCTAACTCATCTAATCTTTGCAACATCATCGAAATAGATTTGGTGAACTTTGTTACCTTTGGTTTATACGTAGGGTCGGTTAGCCATTGTAACAAATTAAACTTATACGTTGAACGTTCCAAATAGGTTTGTAATTGAAACCACAACATTGGATTCATTAATGCAGGAACACCGATAGGCGCGCGAACCCACATTTTATTATCTAAGTCGGTAGATACAACCTCTTCTGCGACCGAATCACATTTACTACATCGTACACCTTTGTAGATGTTCATTGAAAGAGCACCACACTGACAACTAGGGATATTGTCAAATGCTTCACCTACTTCCAACATCAATAAACTATTTACAATCGCTTTATCTCGGATAGTACGATTAGATAATTCATTGATGACGATTTTGCTGTGATGGGTTCTATTAAATAGCTCATCTGAGCTAATATATTTTAAATGTACACCCATTGATTACCTCTCTTTAAATTCCTAGTTTCCTTATATAAAAGCAGTATAAACTACTCAAATATATCGAATCTTGAAAAATTATACAAAATAAAAATAAAATACTACCGAAGGGTTTTATCCCCTCGGTAGTATTTACTTCTATTTCAGAAGGTAATTAGTAAGTGTTACCACTGTTGTTGCCGCCATTACCCCAACGTGCACCAAACAAAGAGCTACGTGGACCATTGCTTGATGTTTGGTTAGACAGGATTGAACGACCCAGGCTGTCAATCATTGCAGAACCAATGTAGTTCGCAAACATATTTTGGCCGAAGGTGTTTGTTACGTTACGGTTAATCAGGCGTGGGCCTACTTCCAACATACATTGGTGTACGGCACGTGCGTAGATGTTTTCAATCTCCAAACGTGCACCGTAACCTACGATGCGAGAATGTGGCAACAATGTACCTACGATTTCTTGTTGGATACCGATACCTTGTTGTACTTCCAGACGTGGGTCTGATTGAGCACCTACCAAGGCACGAGTAAACTCAAGATTCTCTTTAATGCCGTTAACGTTATTGTCCAAGAACAAACGGTCAACGTCTTGCAATGAGCGAGTATCGCCAGTTTGTGCGTTGTGGTATTGACCTACCAAGAAACGACGATTTGGCAGAGTAAATACTACACGACCAGTACCACCCAAGGAAGAGTATACTTCTTTAAAGCGGCCACCGAACAAGTGGTCAGTTACTGCCAAGATTTTAGCATTTTCAGAATCAGGTTGGATTGCAACATGGTCTTCTTCAAACGCTGCGTTTACAAAGTCAGCCAACATCCATTCAGTCGGAGTACCCAAACCTACATCGATTGCGAAAGATGTAGAATCCAAGAAGTAACGACCAATGATATCCAAGTAATCATTTTCAGATACATTTGGGTCAGTGGCTGGAGTTGGGAATGGAGCGAACTCAGGCATACGGAACATTTCAGATGCTTCGTAACCCAAACCAGCAATGGTGTGTTGCCAATCAGGAGCACGGTTCATTGGGTTCAATGCTTGGTAGATGTACCAGTAGTCTGCAAAAGTAGCACCAATACCTACACCCAATGCGTAGATGATGTTACCCAAAGATTGTGCGCGAGTTGGCATCAAGCTAGTAAACACGTTTACTGGTAAGAAGATTTGCTCATCAGTAGATTGAGCCAATTTCTTACGTGCCCATGGAGAGTCAACGTGAGTAGTGTTAGCTGGGTTTACCATTACTACGTCAGTGTAGCCAGAGATAGAGAATACTTCTTTAGCTACAGAGCCGCCCACGAAGCCAACGTTGTTTTGTTGTACTTGACGTGCGTTTACAACATGTTGCCAGTCAGCACGGATTGGGTTACCGTGGAAGTCTTTAACTACGCCGCTAACCAGTTTGCGGTCAACTTCGAGGGTTTCTTTCTTGTTGTCGTATTCTAACAAATTAATGTCTTCGAGTTTACCTTGTGCTTCGTTAAATGCAGCGAATGCTTTCAAAGTACAAGCATTAATTGCATTCAGAAGAGCTGGTTGGATTTCTTTCTTGTCTTCGAAATTAACGAAGTCAGTAAAGATTGGGCAACCACCAGCAAAAACCACATCATTGCTACCCAAGCAATCACGAGCAGCTTGCAACAGGAATTGTACAATGTTATCTGCTTCGAAGATTTGAGATGGGTAAGTGTTAATGGTGTAGCTACGTTGACCTGGGCCAGCTTGGGTGGTTTCTGTAGTCAGAGTAGTATCTGATGTACAGATTACCAAAGCGTAAACGCCATGTGGGCCTTTCAGTTCTGTGTCACGGGTAGTAACCAACAGAATGTCCATACCGAGGTCATGGTTGTTTCGGTCCAGTGGATAGAAACCCAACTCCAAACGGTTAGACTGGGTGTTCTCTTTGATGATGGTTTTCATTTGCTCAACCATTTTCATCAAGCCGTCATTTACAACGGTGAAGGTAGAACCAAAGAGACCTTCTTGAGAAGCAAAGGTGAAACCACCAGTACGTTTAGTAGATGGTTGTGATTGTGTTGCTTGGTTGTTAGAAGTGTTGTTACCAGCAGTGATTTTGCCGATATCTTCCATAGAGTTTACAGAAGGTTGAGGTTGGCGTTTGTCATTGATTGCCATTTTGATTTCCTTTTTGATAAGAATGTTAAATTAAGCTTAATTAAACACGGCTGTATTAGCCTTGTTTGTAATATGTAATATTGACATCAATACTACCTACTACACTTTAATGATATATTACCATAATTTTTTTAAATACATTAAAAATTAATGTTTTCTCTGTATTTAATAAACTAGATATTATATCTCCTAGGGTCGATACTCTCTTGAGTATCTAATTCGTACATATTCATATATAGGTATATTCAAGTTTTATCTCGAAATAATAAATAATAAAATCTTATGATGATACTTTTATTCTATTACCTATTTAAATAAGAAAGACTACAAATATGTTTAATCTAGTCGGATTTCCTACACGGTTTCGTAAAGAGGATGTGTGGCACCTAAAATTCGCTAATCGGGTTATTGATAACCGACTAGCTAAAGCCATTAACTGGTATCGTAACAATTACTATTACGTAGGTGGTTACCATATTCTTCACCGTATTATTGAATCATTTGCCATGCCTAAAAACATACCTGATAAGTTTGTATCAGCATATGTTTATAATAACGATAAAGCATGGTATCATGCAAATGCATTAGGTTTATCTTCAGACCGAAGTATTGGTAAATTACACTATGGTAACTTCTACGGCCCTACTACTACTGAAATCATTACGCAAGTCGATAACTACTGGGATTGGGAATATGTAAAAGAAAACTGGCAAGACTTAGTACCTGTTACTGTTTTACGACATGACCAAAACCATATTAGTTATAATCTAATGACCAGTAAGAATTATGTAGATAGACCTGGATTTGCTATTATTCAAATTGACATCAATTTATTACATTTACAGTATGCTGCGTGGCTAAGACACCATAGAGAAATAAAGTTAGTCAATCCTGACCATAAATTACCTAATACAGGATATTTCTTAGGAATGTGTGTTTTACCTAATATGTTACCTAGCCACATTAACCAAGTAATTATTAATAAGAATATCTTATTGACTGATGACTCTATGGCTAAAACGATTGATTATGCTGGTACTTCTTTTTATATAAACAATAATAGTAAAGAGTTAGATAAAGATATTGAGGATATCTGGATGATGGCTAGAAAGGGTAATTATCCTATTGAAAAGATAGCTGCTAATATCCATGGTGTAGGTGACATAAGAGCATTAGAGTTTATGGATACTCCTAAGATATTATTAACCAGACAAAATAAATGGATATATGTATTGGCAATTTCTAGGTTCTTAAAACATTGTCTACTAACACCTGGTATGCAAGATAAGAATGTGAATAATGGTTATCTAACACGTTTAAGACAAGAACTGATTTCTTTAAATGGAGGTCGTGTATTTAAAGACAGTAGGATATCTGATTTACATGATTTATATGTTGAAGAAATTGAATGGTTGTTTAATCTATAAAAATAAAAACATAGATAAGTATACTCTACTCTACCTATTAAGGTAGAGTAGAGATATATTTACTTACTGTCTTTAGTTTCCTTTTTAATTTCATTTAACTCTTTATCAATCTTCAATTCTAAGAGTTCGATAGTCTTTTTAGCAACAGGTTGGTCTAAAATAACATCCGTGGTTTTAACACCCAACATGATGTATATGGCTTGCTTACTAGGTGTGACAATACTGATAATAACAGAAACAACCAATACGATACTAGCTGTTACAAATTGCCATCTAGGTACATCAAGTTTATCCGACTTCATGCCCACTAGTATCCATAGAACCAATGAAGATACACATATCAATACTAAAGCAGCTATCTTTATTGCCCCTACGATATCTGCCAGATATACACCCCAGAAGATATTATCCATTTTAGTTTCCTTATTTAATAATAATCTGAAATTAGTTTAGTTACATTCTTATCCAAGAAGAACATACCTACTGCTTCTAATGCGATATAATAAGGGCTACAAATATTTGCCACCAGTTCTCGCTTAGCTACATAAGGGATAATCTCTTTTGGAATAGACTTACCTACGAATACTTCATACGGGATATTGATGGTACCCAATACATCTTTACCACGTCTTTCCATATTCTTTCTAATTTTATCTGCTAATTCTTGATTTTCAAACGAATCTAAGAACTCTTTCATTTTAGTCTTATTGTTAATACTTAGTTTTACATCAAATGCACTATAAGGTGGAGGTGCTGTAAAACCGTAATAATGACCAAATGTTTCATTCCAGAAAGTATAATGAGCATAAGGTGAATTCTCACCATCATTCTTATACGCTTCTTCGTCTTTAATCTGTTTAGACCGATAATACTCTACATCACCTTGGTCTACGATTCTGAAAATCTTTCTTTCTTCATCAGCAATTTCTTTAAGAATGCTGGTTAATTTAACAGAACAATTATCTAGTTTTCTTTCTGCTCTCTCTTTAATACTATAAAGACGAAGCATAATATCTTCACCATGGTTAATGATTTCTTGAGGTGAGTTAGAGTTCTTTAAGTGAACGCCTTTCTTCTCAATAGAAATCTTATTATACACGTTGCCTTCTTGATAGTTAATCGAAGCAATATAGTGTTTGGTTTTACCCATGGAAGCAAATGTATCAAAACTAAATTCATTCTTCATGGAAATCAAAGACCATTTCTTCTTAGAAACACCTAGATTAAAAGACATAATCGCTAAATGATGTTTTAAAGTAGCGTCTACTAAACCTACGATATTTGCAAATACAGGGAAACGTAAGGTTTCATCTTTAGTTTCATCTACAATCCAGTTTGTCCACCCTTGTGTAGTAAACATAGAAGAGTCTGTATCTGACATTAGTACTACTTTCCTTAAGCTATTTGGGAACATAGCTAAAGATGGTGGAATATGGTTACTTCTTAAGAATGTAGTAATGTAATCACTGTATAATTCAAATGTTTGGTAGATATTAACAATACAACTACTGATTTTTAAAATAGTATCTGTATCTACGTATTGGTCTTCTTTCAAACCTTTTACTAAATCAGCATTAATCTGGATACCAATATTACGAATAGATTCTTTTGCTTTACTAAAGATGGTTTTAGCATCTGCAATGGTCATATCGGAATCAGGTACTTTATTAGTTGCTAAACGAATAATAAACTTTTTCATGAATTCTGGGTTATACTTACGCATTAAGTACATGTCGTAAGTAAATGCAATAGAAGCTCTTTGTTCTCTGTTACATTTCTTTAAGAATTCTAAAATGATTTGTTCTTTTTCAGACCATCTCCAATATAAACGTGTAGAGTTTAAGATATCTTCAAATAACTCTTCAGCTGTTGGGACATAAAGGTTATTATCGTTAAGAAACTTTTCAATCTTATCTTCATTAATTCGATAAGTTAATACACAAAGGTTATTAATGGTAACGTCTGGATTATGGTAATGGCGATTACCACCCAATAGCTTCTCATTATTAGCGTTAGCATAGCCTGAAGTCATGCGACAGGTAGAAGTAAGGATAGGGTGCATAGAGGCCATGTAGATAGGCGTAGAGACGATAGAAGAAGCTCCTGAAATAGAGTTAATAGAACGTTTAATATTGTTCTGTCCATTGTTAGCAAATGCTTCGCCTACTTTATCACCTTCTTGTTTCTTTTGGAATTGGAGTTTCTTTAATTTTTTACGCTTAGGGATTTGATGGTCTACGTATTCTGAAATATAAGATAGTTTTTTATCTTGGCTAACGAATGTTGTAAATGTTGCTGTTAATACTTCATTCTCTTTCAAAGTAGAGTTAATATAACCCAGCAAACTGGTTCTGTCTTTAACTCGGTCACCATATTCATCTTTACGTACATAGGTTACCATTGGGTTTATAATTGGATATTTACCTTCTTTACCAATTGTTTTCTTAACAAATGTTTCTGCTTCTTCGAGAGAGATATCTTCCATGATGTGGAGGAATTGAGATTGTTGTTCGATATACTGACCAATTGGGTCAATATCTCGTTTATATTCATCTACTGGAAGAATGAATAAATCTCTATCAAAATCTATATTTATTCTATCTAGATAAGACATAGTTAGAACTCCTAATTATTAATCACTATCAAAAAAGATAAGGTACTAATAATATTTACTATACACCAACCATAAGGTCGGTGTATAGTAAAATTAATTTAGATTAAATATCAGAGTTTGTCTTTAAGTTGGACGGTTTTAGGATCTTCGGGAGGTGCTATTGTTGGTTGTTTACCACTACGGCGAGATTCCTCACCAGTTACAGCATCACCAGCACCTGCACGACCAGCTTCAGCGTTTACTGGAGGTACAAAGTTAGCACGACTAGCGGCTGCTTCACCACCTTCAGCTGTATGGGCTGCTTCACCGCCAGCTTTTTCTTCTTTAGCTGGAGGCAATTCACCACGATACATTGCTTTACGATTTTTTACCAGTTGGTCATTGTGTTCATCTTTAGGCAATGTTTCATCGTTGTAAACAACTTTCAAACCAGCAATCAAAGTAGAATCAGATTCCAAAGGTTTCTCTGTAGGTTCTAGCTCAATAGGGAGCTTAGGGTATTTCTTTTCAGACATTATAATATCCTTTTTCAATTTAAAGATTAACATTAATCGAGTATCCATCGACCTCATAAAAACATAATAAACTAATTCCCTCTAGAGTAGGATATCCTACTCTAGAGGTACTATAGCTTTTTATCATCAACTTCTTTTAAAAGGAAACCAAAACGATTCAGTAAATACCGTCCCTATTAATTCACTGATTAAGGTGGTCGTTAGGTCATTATCCACCTATGGAATATTTTCGGTACTTGTATTCGCTTCCATGTATAGTCTGAGCCGGCGGAGGAGTGAACGAAGAATGACCGGATATGACTAGTTTATAGAATTACTATCTATCGTAGAACTTTGTTTAGAAGTGTACCGAGGGATTACCCTTACAATAGATATTCAGCCTTATTGTTTCTTCAACTATCAAAGGCAAACGAATAAAATCAACTTTAAATAAACAAACTAGGAAAATACGAACGAAGCAATTAGTCTTAAAAATCACTTTATTCATATATAGTGTAAATTATCGTTCTGATAATACGATTGAAATATCAGTATATCCTTGCATGGTTAATGCTTTACGAATAATCTCAACGTCATTATTAGATACACCATTAATTGTAACGGTAATCTTATTAGGAGATGTTTCTTGGATAGTAGAACGATTAATCCAATCCATAGCGTAGATTGTTTCTTTACCATCTACACTGACTAGTTTGACATAAGTCATGTCGAATGGATTATTATTATAACCTGCTGGTAAATGAGGTTTCATTCTTTCATGGAATGACTTGATGTCTAATCCAGAGGAAATGGCAGTTTGTGCATTCATTACTGCTAGGCACTCTACGTTAATTAAACGAGTACCTAATACTTCTGGAGAGTAGGTGTCAAACGAATAGACTTTACCTACTTCTAGTTGTCGAATAGTATTTGTTGGATTTGTCATGATTTTATACCCATGGGTTATATTTAATTAGAGTAATTGAAAACTGATCCCAATTACGAATGCGATAACACATTATTGGCTGACCATTGATTTCAATATAAAGCTTTTCATTAATAATGGTGTTAATAATGGTAATAAAAATATCAACACTGATTTCTTTCAATGTTTCTACTTCACCACTGTTTTTACTAAATTCAAACATTTTATCGTAAGGTGCTTCGTATATCGTACGATAGATGTTTTCTTTATGGTAGAAATACTGAAAGGGGAAGCTATTTAATAGAGTATTAAAATACATCATGTAATCAAAGAACTCTTGAACATTAAATCTGATTTGTTGGTTTAACATTCTAAAGCATTTTAAAATAGCATTCCCATCGGTTAGGATAAACTCATCTGGTAAATTAATAAATGTATCTACTATTTCACTTTCGAGTTTTTGGTTCCTTTTTTCAATTTCATTATTAATTAAATTACCGATATTATTACTTCTAAAATGATTTATATCGTAAGTTCGGTTACTCATGGATTATCTCTAATATAGTTAAGTCAAATACCGATACTACTTTGTTTCCTTCTAAGAAGCTACTTCGATAATGACTCTTTTCCAAATATTCTAATAAATAACTAACAATGTCTATTAGACAAGATTTTATTCGTAAGTAAGCTGATGATACTATTGGGGTATTTTGATAAAGAGGTAAACTCACTGAAAATGCTTCTGTAAACAAAATAACTTCAGCGATTTCTGAAGCAATTTGTTTAATATCTAAATCTTCATGTAATTTAGAAACGGCTTGGCGTATGATGAAATCAATAACTGCCAGTTTATTAATAGATTCCTGTACGATGTTTTCAATAATATTACATACAGTATCTAGACTATCTGGAATTTCTACTTTATTGATTTTAAAACTTCCTAATGACATAATGGTTTACCTCTTAGAATTAATAAAAAAGTTAAGTTGGTTAAGTAGTATTCAAGTAACTGATTCGCATAGTCGGGATTAAATCTTTCTCATTTGACGAAATAGAAGCAAAGAACTTTGTCTTATCGTCAAAAATTACTTGGTTAAAAATAGGTGTAGTTACGCCAATTAAAATATCTACAGCCTGGTCAATTTCAGATAGTGAAAGCCCCATATTGACTAATACATCTGTAAAGTCAGTATAAGCATTACTATCTTTATCTAAAAAAACTTCATCGAATAATCTAGGTACAAATTCTCTAATCAAACTATCTAAAGAATCGTAACCTAATTCTCTTAAAAAAAAAGAACCTTGCTTCAGTTCTCTGTTAGAAAGAACGCGGTGTAAGTGTAAGTATAAGTCCATTACGGAAACATCTACTACACCTACTACCGTATTCTTTTCAAATGAATCCAGATAAGGGATATCAGTTTTCATTTTACTGTCCGTTTTAAATAGTTACACTAGTGTTAAAAGTAAGCTCTCGTATCTAACTAAGCATTCTTTATTTGTCATCTCTAAATAACTATCCAAAATATTTAAAGTAAGCAGTTGTGGCATGGCTGAAACCATACTGGTATTAGAGGCATTAAACGAATCGTCTTGACAGACACTGGTTGTTCTATCTACGCTTAACATCTTCATGAGTTCCCATTCCACAATACGGAAATCACCGTAATTGATTACTAAAAGATATCCACGATAATGCATACATTGACACAATATCCGTGGAGTCTTATCTTTAAGAACTGAAATGAAATCATTAATATCATCAATAACTGACATCAGCATTTTAAACACTGGATGTGTGTTTAAACCACATGGGATATTCAAGCTAGGAATGATTTCTTTTACTTTAGAAAATTCAGCCATTACTGGTTGGAAGTATTCTCGAATAATATCTGTAATTAATCGATACTTATCTATTCCACCATATTGTTCTGGTAAGTGAGTAGTTGTTACGTATTGGCAAATCTTATTGATAATAGAAATACTATAATAGCGAAAACTAGTAGCAATCGTAATATTTCTATTGTCTTTCTTACGATGAATTAGCTTATCTTTAATTCTACCATCAACAAGATAGTATACATTATTGCGATAGAATCGATTCATCATTTCATCTGTTTGCTCAAAGACAACTACTTCGTTATCTGTTTCCAAATAATAAGGTAATCCTTCTTCGATTAGTTTTTCACCTGTAATAGGATTATAAAAACCATACCCACCATATGCTTCAATTTCTTGATGTTCATTACCATGGTTAATCAGTGTAATGTCCAATGCATCTAGAATATGGGAAATATTGTGCACTGTAACTGTAGGAGTGATATCGATGTAATGGCCGTTCTCTTCCAGTAATTGTTTTTCAAAACTCATTTATTCCCTCACTCAGTGTGCAAATATAATACTAAGATAAATTGGGTCTATCACGAACGTGACAGGAATAACCAATCCGTTTTTATCGATGTTTCTTTCATCTAAGAAATAAGTAGATGTATCAGACATCTCGTAAGCATCATTCAGTGCTTTAATGGTTTCTGGAAACACTTCTTCTAAAGTATTAGTAAGAGCTAATTCCTCTAAACTACCTAATGTAACTTCACGACTGATTTCATCATCTTTGCATTTCTTAATTTCATCCATTAGATTATTGGCATTAAGAGGATATCTTCCTAAGTTATTAAATACCCACATTTGTCGGTATTTAGTTAACCAATAGCCAATAATCATCTCTAAGACTTTAAGATAATTCCATCGACTAAGATGAATATCTAGTTTCAATAATTCTTCATGGTAGATGTGGTTAATACCAAGATTTGTAAACCAGTTAACAGAAGTTAATTTATATTGGTGGTCTTTGATATTAGAAGCAATAGCTGCAATAACTTCACTCCTTCTTGTTTGTTTAGGTTCGGTATTAAGACCAGCTTTTACCAAATCTTCTTCAAAACCTTCTGGATAATCAAGTAATACAGTAGCATAATACATAATACGCTTAACTTCTTCTAATGGATTTGGCCATTTAATAATTTCTTGGGAGGGTAAAATATCGGACATTCTATTTCCTTTTTATAAATAATTACTCTTCATAATTTTCTTTTTCCGTAAATATTTCTACGAAAAACCGTCTTCAAGTTAATAATATATACGAGAATAAAAATAGAGTAACGTATGAATATTACACAGTTTTATAAGGAGTTTTGTGATGAGTATGTTATCACTTTCAATTAACAATATCTATAATGAAATACCTGATGAGATTATTGAAGAGGCATTTGTTATTCCTTTTCGTAAGAATCGATTCGCACCTGTCAGTGCTGACGCAATGATTATCCAAGAAGTAATCAATAAACGAGTTATGCCTGATTTGAATATTGAATATGCTACCAAACTTAATGTACCTATGCGTGATTGTAAGGTAGAGATGGTAACACCTACTGACTGGATTGTTACTGTACCTGATGAAGTAACCAATAATCGAAAAATTATTACTGTATTGGGTGTTAATCTATTAGACCTATATGCAGAAACAGGTGGTCTTGGTACAGGTGGTTTAAGTATGCCTACTTCTAGTGGTGGTGCTATCTTAACTGGTGCTCAAAAGATGGCAAACAATACTGCTGGTATACCTCTGAACTACGAAGTTAAAGTAGATATGATTTCTGGTAATTCATTTAGAATCAGACGTACTAGCTATATTACAACAAACTGCTATATTGAGTTAATTATTGAAAACGACCCTCAATTAAATAACATCCCTATTACTGCTGCTGACTATATTAAGAAATTAGTATTGTTAGCCACCAAAGCTTATATTTATCGTAAGTTAAAAATTAGAATTGGCCAAGCTAAATTAGATGGTGGTGCTGAACTGGGTGAGTTTTTGCAGTTTATTGACAGTTATGCTGATGCTAATGAATTGTATTTAGAAGAATTAAAATACGCTTCTCGTATCCAATGGTTGGGTAATGAGGAAATGAAATACGACTTCATGCAAATGTTAGTCCCTAATAATATTTAAAAGGAATTAGAAATGTCTATCCATGTATTTGGTAAAATGAAATATATCGGTGATTTGAGTTTAGAAAGCATTAACTCCGATATTGAACAAAATAATTACGATGTACCTATCTACGGTGATTTTGCAACATCTGTGGCTAAGAAGCTAAATGACATGTATGCAAAAGACGGTAAAGAGGAAATGGTAGAATCACTAGGTCGTGATTTAGATGGCAGTTCTGCTGATTTTAATTACAAGCTAGGTCGTAATGATGTGGTTACAGGTATTGCTGATTCACCTGCTGCTGTACATGACACACACCTATCTGTTGAGAGTGTCAATCCAATGGGTGTAGGTATTTACAATATTATCCATGAAGTAGCTGGTTTGGCTAAAGGTGTACCACACCCTGTTATCTTTACCATGGAACACCATTTGGTAAAAGATGAAGATGTAGAATTAATTAAAGACTTAATTGTACGTGGTAATAAACACGTTATCTTGATTTTGTTTATCCATGGTAATCTTGGTGTAGACCAAGTGAAGATAGGTGCTCCAGCTCTTTACGAGTTAATGGAATCTACCAATCACCTAACTGTATACTTAACGTATAAAGTAGACAAAAAATAAAAGATTAAAAGATAGCTATAGTAGAGAGGACATCCTCTCTACTATAGTGTCTATCAATTAACATGTTTTTTACTTTCTCCATTATAGAAAGTATCTTTAACGTATGTTTGCCATTTCACTATTTCAAAATCAATGAACATTTGATTATACAGTTCATATCCTGGGTTATCTATATTCTCTTCATCTGAAACTTCAGGTACGTTAAGATAATTATCTATAACTTTATTATGTGCTTCATTTTCCTCACATACTAAATCAGTTGCTTCTTGCGGTAGCATGTAATACACAGTATTAGATGCAACTGCTGCTAGTGTTTTATCATAGCCCAATGGCAGGGTAAGAAACACAAATCCATATTTCATATTCCATTCTTCATCTTTAACAATGATAACACGTCTACAGAAATCTAGGATTTTCACTTCCTTAGTATCGAGGTCTTTACAGATGTGATATAAATTGGTATCAACAGAATACATCCATCTAGCATATGTTACATTGATGTGTTCAGTTTTCCAATTAATAGTTTCACCACCTGATATCTTATTTAATAAAGCATCAATGGTTTCTTTTTCAAAAGTGAACAATGTACGCGAATAAGCTATTGATATCATACCCATTGGATAATAGTATTCGCTAATGTTTAACTTACCTTTTTCTTCGTAATCGATTGTACTAATGTCTTTTCCTCTTTTAGAAAAAGCACTGAATGCATTAACCAATACATTCTCGACATCAATAAGACATCTGTCTATTCTGACGACTTCCTGTACATCCTGATTTTCACGGTCTGATACGAAAACAAATTTCTCCATTTTACCCATTACAGTCACCTTACAGAATGTAATCGGAAATAGAAGATATAGTTACCTTATTAAGTAGTCGTTTCATTTTGTTACCTAAGCGTTTACCACATTTGGTTGTAATAAACTCAATTGATTCTTTAGTAGGATAACAGTTACTAAAACAACTATTAATGGCTTCTTTAAACGCAATATTTACTTCACGTTGACCTAACGGTGAATCTAAACCTTCAGCCACACAATAAACGCTGATAGATGAAATGAGAATCAAAAGATTTTCTTCATCGTTATTCAATGGTTTCTTACGTGCATTAAGGTTGTTGACTTCACGGTCTAGGGTTTCATTCAGAAGACCTTGGAAAATATCCAAAATCTTAGAGTCTTGCCAAGAAGTAGAACTGGATTCTTCTTTTAAGAAGATACGGATAATAAACAAAGTAGAAACTACCCAATCTTTGGTAGCTACTTTAATTTCATCACTACCGATTGATTCGGTAAAGTCCGTATCCAATAACAAAGAAGGTAGATATTCTTTATCACCGTAGTTTTCTACAAACTTACTAAACTTGCTAGACAACTCATCTAGTCGGTTATGGTATAATACGTAAAATGACGTATTCATCACTTTGATAATGTCTGTAATGACATTATTCTCAATACAAATATCACGATAAGTTTCGCGTTTTGTTTTACTGGTGTACTCTTTAAATAGAGACATCAGTTCTTGTTGCTTATTCATGTGGATTCCTTTCATAAAAAAGAGAGGAGTACCTGAATTAATCTAAATTAATTCAGGCGACTTAGGTGTGTTACACCGTAAGTTAATCCTCTCTTTTAATTAAGACTTAGATTCTTCCGATTTAGAAATATTCGCAAGTCTTTCTCTAATTTTACCTATTTTGTTAAATGAGCTTTCAAGAAAATTCTCCAGTTCTTTTATTCTGGCTTCACTTGCAGCTAATTTAACAGATTGAGTATAGAGCTGTTGTTTGGTTTGAGTGAAGAGAAAGTTTAGTTTAACATTCTCTTCTTGCAACTCGTTTACTTTATCAGTAACATCGGTTTTTGTTTTGTAGATTGGGTTTACAATCTCTGCTTCTGGTAATACAGAACTGATGTTGGCACCAATTACACTACAAACAGCGTACGCAATGTCAAGTACAACAACGGCATCATTACCACCTTCGGAGGTTTTGTTCAATTTTAATACATTGAACAAATAATGGGGAAGGATACCCATTTCACGTGCAACTTTAGCAATGGTGAAACCTTTATCGTAAATCAAATTACGCAAGTTAATGTGTAACTCATTGTTGTATTTACGGAACTTAGAAGTATCCGTTCTGAATGTGCGTGGTTTACGTGGTTTACGAGGTTTGTTTTCCACTTTCTTAGTACGTGGTGACAATGTTGATTTAGCCAATACTGCTTTAGCCGAAATCTCTGGAGTTTCTACTGGTTTTACAGGGGCCTTGTCGGCCAGTTTAGCAGTAGTTTTACGTGGTGTTTTTACCGGTGTTTTAGCAACAGCTTTAGTTGCTGCTTTAGTTACTTTAGGTTTAACTGGTGCCTTAGTAGCAGTAGGTTTTGCTGTTACTTTAGAAGCTGTTTTAGGACCGGTTTTTGGTTTAGCTACTACAGTTTCTTTTTTGCCTTTAGATACAGCAGCTACAGTTTGTTTAGTGAGTTTAGCCATTTTAAGGTTTCCTTTATATAAGATGCAAACATTTTAATTAAAAAATATTCTAGGTAGGGTTTGCTTCCTACCTAGAATACTATACAAATGTTACTTACCCAATTTCTCTTCGCCTTGGGCGTACAAGTGGTCACGTACGGCTGCCAAGTTAGCAGAGCTACGAGCTTTAACACTGGATACTTCCAGTTTAGTATCCAAGCGACCATGTTTAGTAACTGGCTCTACTTTCTCACCATTACGAGGAATCGGAGTAACTTCATAGTCACGTGAAACAGTGTGTTTCACTTTTACTTGTTTGGTCACACCGAATTCAGCAGTCAAAGCATCCAGAGATTTGTCTTTCTTCATCTCTTTGATACCAGCTTCACCAGTAGCCAAACCAGTACCTGCGGTAAACAAGCTCAATGCTTGGAAGGTGTTCTTGATTTGTTTTTCATCCAAACCAAGTTTTTCTTCCTCGTTAATCACTGCCAGTGCAGATTCCATTGCATTGCCAGTGGTTTTCAGAGTACGAGTCTCTGCGTCGAAAGACAAGTGTTTTTCCGCTACTACGTCAGCGATTTTTTTAACGGTTTCATTAATAGCCATTTTAAGGTTTCCTTTTTAAAGATTAAGTTTAAATAAAATACTGAAGGAAATCGATATTGACTCCCTTCAGTAAAATAGTATAGGTTTGAAAATATTTTATATACCGATTAGTGGTTTAAAAGACATGTCGAATAAAGGCTTTTTCACCATTTTCATTAAAAGCATAATCCAAGAAATTATGGTTATATTCCATATAGAGTTTACCATTAACTTCAACCACATTGCTAAAGCTAATAACATCTTCTACAATGCAGTAGTGTAATGGGTTCTTAATGGAATCAACATACGCTTGTGCTTCTTCACGTGTTTTAAATGCAATTACATAGAGAGAATCAAAACTTGGGATATCTTTGGTAGCACGAATCACATTACTGTTATCAATACCATATTTTACAGCAGTTACTGGATTAATGGTATAGACACAATACAGACTAGTATCGACTTGGATATCAGAATGTTTAGTATTGTGTAATTCCGCTGCCGGTACAGATTCCAAATAGAGGTCAGTTAAGATACTACCACCAAAACCTACATATTCTTCATGTAACGAATCATGGAAGCGATACAGTAAGTTTTCTTTGATATCTGTTAACTTAGTGCCTGGTTTCAAGAGTGGTAACATACGAATCAAATCAATGATTTTATCACTGTTTTGTTCTACCAGATTTTCAATCAGACAATGATGTTGGATTGGTTCAAGAATACCAGATACAACATCATGTGTCATTCCGATATGTGGGACAATTTCTTTAACATATGGTTGGATAATGTAGAACACATTACCGCCACCTACTGGGTTAAGAATTTCAGCATTAACCAGTCCTTTTTCTTTAGGCAATGTTTCGTACACACGTGTGGTTATTTCACCAAATACATCGGTAAAGTCATTTGGATTCATCTTAATGATGTCATTACCATCAGTATCAGTTACTTCAACCACTACGACATCGTAATCTGTATGGGTATAGTGTTTGGTAGTAGATTTGAGAGATAATTTCTTAGTTGCTTTTGCGGTCACTTTACCAGCAGTAGCTGAAATATCTTCTACATTTGTACCTTCCAGATTTTCCATACCTTCAGTAATACAGTTATCACCATCTGGATATACCAAATCATCTGCACTAATAGAGAATAATTTAATTTCATCATTATACCAATAGTTAGACTTCAGTGTATCGATGTCTACTGGTACAATAGCCCAATCAGGTTGAACCATTTCACCAGAAGCATTAACTTTTTCCATTAATTTCTGGAAATACTTAATGATACCAAAAGCATAATTGATGTCAGTATACAAAGACACCATATCATTAAATTCAACCAAGTCGATATCTTCTGCTTTACGCGTTGGATAGAAATCATAATCACCTTCCTTAAATTTGTAATCTACCAAATCGTATTTGATAGGTTCCCATTCATTTTTGTCATTGGTTAAGAAAATAGTATAAGCCAATGGATGAGCAGATTTATAACATTCTGGTCGGTCGTACGTCTTCTGTTCACGGAAGAGTGCTACTGGACGGAGTGTTTTCATATCAGCCAGATAGTAACTGTTTCGGTCTTCAGAAAGCAGAGTAGTATAACCATTATCGTTTACTGCTTTGAATACTTTTCTCAAAATAGCATCGATAAACACATTTGGTTGATAGAGAGCATAAAGCTCTTTATATTTATCCTTATGCTCTGTATCTTTAGGATTAGCAATAGCTGTATTAACAGAATTAAAGATGGTAGCTACATTGATTTTAGTTACATCTTTATTGGTTTCTGCCAAGATACGAATATTTTCTTCATATGTTTTATCAGCACCAGATTCTTTAATGATTTCGGCAACTACACCGTCAACGATTTCATTGAACAATTTTTCATGAATTGGGTTAGGGTTTACTTTGAGTTGTTTTTGTTTATTTCCGTATTGCTCGATTTGTTTCATTTTAGATGGGTTAATAGGTTGCATTTTGATTTCCTTTATTTAAAAAATAAGAATAAGGTTACCCTATGGTTTTTCCATAGGGTAATCAGATAGCTAAATTACTTTTTGTTTTGTTCAAAGAACTTTTTGTATTTCTCGTAATTGGTTGATACTTTATAGATACCAACACATACGAGAAGTGAGAAGATAAAGAGGGCAATCACAATTGCAAAAATCAATTTAATCATTTTGGTTTTCCTTTATAAAAAGTTAATAAGATAAGGTAGAAAGATTCGACTCTTTCATGTGAATAGTATAAGTTTGAAATATTTTAAAAAGTTATGAATGACTAATTTATTTTACTATTTAATACATTTAACATAAAGGACAGAAAATGGATAAACATGTAAAAGATGTATTTAATGATTTGTGCGGGGAATTGTCCTTCGATAACAAATTAGGTGATAAGATTATTCGTTACATGAATAGTTTTATTTCCAAGAATGTGGAACATGCTTCTTTCTTTGGCGGTAATTTAACAGGTGTTTATGTGGTTAAATTTACTAATTCAGACCGAAGTGTTTGGTTTGATGAAATACTCAACATTAACGAAGAAGAACTCTTACCTAGACTTAACGATATTATTAATCCTGTTTACTACGTAGTAGCTGGTGATGCGTTTAATTTAAGTTGTGTCTGGTTAAGCCATATGTTCTACAAGTCTTCTAAAATCAATGAAAAGCGTAAAAATGAGATAATGTCAGCTATCTATAATGTCTTACAATTTCGTTTTATCACTTCTCGTCTACAAAGACACTGGCCTTATCCTTGCTCTAAAGAAGTTGCTGAAGCAACTCTGGCAGCAATGAGTAACAAATATGCCATTAAACAGAAAGGCACTTGGATAAAAGTAGTACAAGACAGAAGTGACGATATTATTGACATGAAACACTCTATTCACCGATTAACGATTCAACGAATGGAACACGATATTCGCAATACTGGTGAATCAGTGGGTTATCTATTAACAGATACACAAGGTAGGAATAAAGCATTACTTAAAAACATTTACGGCTTACAAAAACAAGTCCAAGAGTCTGGGATGAGGGTGAACAGTACTTCTTCTACATTTATCGAGATAGATGGTGAAGCTGTTCTTAAGGATAAGACAAATGCTTTAGAAACTTATCGTAATTACCTAGCTGGTGTAATACCTGATAAACCAAGTTTTATTAAACTGGATTTGATTTCTATTATTGAAAGTTCTAATAAGACTATGCCTGTTTCTATGTTCAGAAGCACACTAAGTTGGATTAGTGACTCGTATGGTAAAGGTGATAAAGGTAAGTTAGAGATTGATGAAGTGGTTAATAAAATCATGAGTCATTTGTTGACTTATTTAAACCAAAATCGAAATGCGATGAAAAATAAATCTGACATTAGTGGTTTAATCAGTAAGATGAAAGGTGTTTATACATCTTCCCGTAGTACTGATGAGTTATTATTATCTATCCGTGATGATGTGGAAGAAATCGTTAAGAGGGCGACTAAGATTAAATCTGGTCCATCAATAGCAGCCACACGCACAGGGGTAATGTTATATATAGTACTGAGAGCCTTTACAATGCGTTATTATTCCGGCTAATAGGAGCACATTCGAAAGGCTGACTATGTGTCTAATAGAAAAACTACTCTCAAAAAGTTTTAGTATAATGGATTACTTCTCTGGTAATAGAATATACTCGGAAGTAGAAGAACCTAATGGGGAAACTAATGTAAGAATTATTAATTACGAAGGTTTTCCTTTAGAGATTCATGTTACTAAGAAACATTTTATATTAGAGAGAACTGGTTGGTGGTTCTTTAAAAAGAAACATCTTATTCTTTATAGAGTTGATTGTGTTAAATCTTGGGATTTACCTATTACTTCTACTGTCTTAAAACAACCTGTTTATATACCTCGTTTGTTATCAAGATTATTAGGTGAAGAAAAACAAATTAACGCAGTGATTTCAGCTTATTTAGATATTCAAATAACCAGAATCAAAAACAATAAATAAAAACTAATAATACTATCGGGGTTAATACCTCGATAGTATTATTCCTATTTTGTACGTAAATACGATGATTTGGTTATATTTTTGAAATGTGCTTTTATACTTAAAGGATAATATCATGATATTATTTTTACAAGATTGGATTAAATATCCTAATGCTATTGTTCATACTTCGACTAAAAACCAGTCGTTTATTGATTTAGCAAACATCTATAAAAAGATGGGGATTAAGAACTACTACTTCCATTTACAACTACACGATAGACGCTTAGAGTTTGTAGACCCTTACGACCCTAACCTAACACAAGAACAAAAGATTTGGATTGCTGCTGAATGTGCCATTAATCCATTTTATTATTTTAGAGAAATTGCACCTACTCCTGAAGGTAATCTTAAAAATAGATTTAGAGCCAATAGGGCAAATATCTCTTTATTCTGGTCATTCTTTAATAACTGTCAATATCTATTAATTCAACCACGTCAGACTGGTAAGTCTTATTCGACAGACGTACTCATGACTTATCTTCTAAACTTCAGTACTGGTCTACGTATGTTACTATATACAAAAGATAGACCATTGGCTGTGAAAAACGTGATTCGTTTACGTAAGCTATTTGAACGTATGCCTAAATGGTTAAACCGAATGACTAAGAAAGACAGTAATAACCAAGAGACTATTACTGTATTGGATAGACGTAACTATTACAATACCATTGTGGCACAAGACTCTGTAGAAGATGCGGATAAAAAAGGTCGTGGTGATACTGTAGAAATTCGACATTGTGACGAGATTGCTTATTGTAAGAATAACTTTATTACGATTCCTACCATGGGTTCTGCGATGAACGCGGCAAAAGATGATGCAATGCGTGAAGGTAAGTTCACTGGTTCTATCTTTACTACAACTGCTGGTAAGAAAGACTCACCTGAAGGTAAATGGGCGTATGAATTATTTACTGAATCTGCTCAATGGGATGAGAAATATCTTGATTGTAAAGATGTGGTTGAATTTGAGAAAATGGTTCGTAAAGATTCTAATCCACAATCTGAAATTGCTAAGATTACAGGTACATTTAGTATCCAAGGAACATTCTCTCATCGTCAGATGGGTTATACTGACGAATGGTTGATTAATAAGATTGTAGAGAACAGGGTTTCTCCTGAAGCAGCTCTTCGAGATTATTATAATGTTTGGACTTCTGGTAACGAAGTATCTCCATTTACTACTAAACAATTACAAATGATGACTAACAGTAAAATGGAACCAGTATATCGAGATATTGGTACCAATGGTTTAACTGTTAAATGGTATTATAACCAAGATGAAATCAATCATTTGATGAATACTGTTCCTGTTATTGTAGGTATGGATAGTAGTTCTAACGTAGGTCGTGACTCTACGACATTGACTTTTGTTAATGCGATTAATCTTGAAATTATTGGTTGTGCTGATTGTAATAATGTTAACTTATACAATTACGCTCAATGGTTAGCTGACTTAATGATACGTTATCCTAAGATACTCATTGTTCCGGAGAATAAATCTTCTGCACAAGGTATTATCGATTACTTAATTGAAGTATTACCTAGTTACAATATTGACCCATTTAAACGAGTGTTTAACATTGTTGTCAATGAACGTGATTCTAATCCTAGACGTTTTGATACTATGGATTCACACCCTAGCCGTATGTCTATTGCTAACCAATACAGACCTTTATTTGGTTACATGACTACAGGTACTGGTCGTTATACTCGTAATAACTTGTATAATGAAACACTATATCGTGCTGTCGATATTGTTGCAGATAAGATTAAAGATTCTAGATTAGTAGATGAGTTATTAGGACTTGTTGTATTAGATGGTCGTATTGACCACTTAAAAGGTAAACATGATGACCAAGTAATCAGTTGGTTATTGGCTTGTTGGTTTATCTTCAATGCTCGTAATGTATTCTATTACGATATCATTAAGCAAAGATTCTTATCTGATGTTGTTGAAGCAGGTACTGCTGTAGACCCAGTTAAATTAGCTTATAATCGTGAACAAGAAAATATTCGTAATAAGATTGAATCTCTTTATAACGATTTAAATAATACTGATGATTATTTTGAATTTAGTAAGATTGAGAAATCTATTCGATTATTAGAACAACGATTGAATCCAGAGGAACGTAATAAGATTATTGGTATGTCTGACATGATTAATGAATTGAAAGAAAACCGTAAGATTAACATGATGAAACAATCACCGATTATTGTGGATAATATCTTAGGTAGCTTAGATTCCATTCGTGCTGAAGCTATGTTAGGTAATAAGCCTAATTACTTTGGTAGAAATGATATGTTTGGGTTTGGTAGTTATAATGCTAATGTTGATACTACGTATTCTTCTGATATTGATAGTTTAGATTTTGGAAATTTTTTAAAAAACAAAACCCCCTAGCCCCTCTAGTCCCCCTAGGAGTACTAGGGGCTATAGGCTATAGGCTGGAGGTATCATGTATTTTGCATTACATTCAAAGCATTCGCGTCATCTTAACTCGCACGATGTTTTCTCAACCTTATACTTATTCCGAAGTTACGTATAAGATATTAAAAACACAGATGGCTACATTGTGCAAATCGGAGTTCCTCTATATGCTATCCTAATTCTCAAAAGGAGAGTTATATACAGAGCACGAAATAGGAGAGCTACTTTCTATTTCATATAAAGGTAGTTTTTAGTAAAATTCTTTAAGTAACTTACGATACAGAGTATCTAAGTCGCTTGAATTATAAAATAATTCAAGTAATAATCACAGGCATTGGAGCAATAGAATAATAGACATCATTATCTTGAGTTCTACTGAAGAACAATACCTTAACCACATCTGTTGCAGTTACTTGAGCACTGATTTGTAATTCTGTATTCCATTTACGGATTGGGAATTCATACTCATTGTTTTTAATGATTAACTTAAACATATTTGGTTTAGGTGCGTTAGGTTCACGACTAGTACGATACTGTGGTTTAGTCGTATAGTATACTTTCTCTAACCATTCTTCTAACACAGTCTGACCACAAGAAATATTGTATCTATAGTCAGTAGCAGAAGCAATACGTACTTGACAGAAGATATTGTCACCATATGCTGGATTCTGATAAGCATCAAAGCCTAACAAGAATCTATCACCAGAAGCATCTGATGCTGGTCTTAATAGACGAATATCGACTGTTTGTGGATGGATATGTTCTCTAAATGTATTATTAATTACACCTAGGTCAATAGCGACATCCAGTTGCTGTAATGGGCCAAACAATTTACCATTCAGGCTTCTATTTGGACTATTCTGCGTAATGTATACACTATTGGTTACATCCAACCATTGGTTTCTATCTAGTGTAAATAAGTACCAGTCAAGCTGATAACCGATATCGTTATTAATCCACTTAGGTACAGGATAGAGTTTAACAGAGTAAGCACCATCTCGTTCAACAATTGTATAGTTAAACGAACGTACAATTAAGTGTCGGTTATTGTTATTAATAACATGTACTGATTTCTCATTATCTGCTAAGTAGTATACTAAAGACAGAGAACCTTTAGTAGAAGCTACAGATTCAGCAGCTTTATCCAAATACAATAATTCAAACTTATTACCATCTACTGGATAAGTAATGGTAGAACCATCTGAATAATGAACTTTACCCATTAAGTTAATGGAGTTTTTCAATACTTGTTCTGGAATCAAGAGATTAGAATCATCTGTAGAATCGATATAGAACGACTCAAGAGAAATATTATTAATAAACTTATCTGCATCAGATACGTCACGAAGCAATGCTGAATACTCAACAATCCAGTTAGTACGTGAACACAGGCCACCACGGTCATCGTAGATTAAGATAAGAACCATCTCACCTTCTTCTAACTCATGTGTACAGTAGAAGTCTGGAATATACCATTGGGTATGATTATTAGAATCACGTTGAGCTACAGGCATTAATGGAATTTCATTACCAATGAAGTTAAAGCTTTGGTCGTATCGTGCTGAAATCGCTAAACCACCTTGACCAGCAATAGTGCCTTTATAAGCAACAGCATGGTGTGGTGTCGTACCTTGAATATGGAACTGTGATGGAATCTTTAGTGTAGGACGTGCTACGGAATTATCGTAAAAAATCTGACGTGAACAAGGTGTTGCTAATGTACCGCCAGCAAAGAATCGTCCTTCTTCGGAAGTCATTTCATCAACTGCAATCTTATTAGATTGAATCAGTCGTAATTCAGGTACTTGTGTAGTTGGGTCAATAGACATTACTTTATAAACTTTAGGTGGTTCTAAACTAATGTCTTCAACATAGTCATTTACTTTAGGAATCCATTTACGATGGCCTTCTCGACCTAAATAGATATCGTGCATTGCCCAGCGACGCCATGTCTGGGTATCATCGTAGATAGGTGGTTCACCGTCAATACCTACGATTGATGTATCCACAGCATGGTTTCTGGCATACACAGGTAGATTAGTTGGGATGTCCGTTGGACTAGGCATATTGTTCTCCTATTCTTACAAAATGAGATAATTCAATACTGTTTCGATAATAAATACGAACAACTTGTTTTAACCATCTCATTTGGTGATATGTAATATCAGTAACAGTGTTTTTATAAACAGGATGGATTGTAACGTGTTTCAGGCTAATCAAATCCAGTTTAAACGATGGTTCAATTTTAAAGAATTCTTGATAATTGGCTTCGATATAGTCAATAACCTCTTGGTCTAGATATCTAGATTCCATATTAGGGAAGTTAACCAGATTCTCTGATAAATCGTAAATTAAACGACTTAGTAATGGAGAGAATAACTTATACAATCCATGAATTGGAGGATTGGTTGTTGTTCTTGTTTCTGGTAATAACATTGTCATGTAATCGGAAATCTTCTTATCTAATACTTCAGCTTCTTTCTTAAACTGGTAAGTATCCTTAGGATAAGTATCTCGTTTACCAGAAATCACATCAACTATCTCGTATGGTTTACCTTCTAACACATCTCTTCGATTAGGAATAACTGAACCATCTTCAGAAAAACCTAAATCTTCTTTTGCAATAATACCATTACCTACTTTAACTAAAAGATTCTTTTCTTCCAAAATATCCCATTTATTATTCTTCGACAACATACCGTTATTTACATAACCTACTTGTCTATTGGCATTTAAAATACCAGTCAACTGAGTAATAGTACGTTTGTCTACTGTAGTGTGGTTTTTAGTATCAGGGAAACCATACATTCTAAATGTAATCTTTTGTTTTTCTAAACTAAAGTCAATACAGCCTTTGCTGATAATGTGGACTTTAGGAAAATCTACGAAATAATCAATACCTTCAATTAAAGCATAACCGTTTAAGAATACGTCTAAATACCCATAGGGTACTTTAACAGGTTGTTCTTTTAACTTCTCTTCGTCAATGTCCCAATAAACTTGAGTAAGTGTAAACGATAAGTTATTCTTCACTACCCTTGTTTCTATATCTCGACACAAGAAATCATCATCTGTACGATAAATAAAATATTTATCTACTGTATTGTACATAGGTTCACGAGACGATGGTGTTTCGTACTTATCAGTTAACCAAATTTTAGTCTCATCTGTTTGTTCATCGTAAGATTTATTTAACATCACTTTATCGGTAATGTCTTCCCAAACAGTATAGTCATTTTGGTTTTCGTTTAATAACTCTTTCTTACAACCATAGAATCGATATTCTGAATCCTTAGTAGCGATAGTAAATTTGTTCTTACCTTCACCAAAATAATGGTATGGTTGTCGTGTACCTACACCACCAATAAATTCAACATATCGTGTACGAGTATCTTTAACTGGATATTGGTTATAGTTACCTAAACGTGACCATGATAATAATTTACCAGTTTCATCGTATTCGAAGATTGTGGACATATGCCTAAAGGTATAAGGCACATTAACTACTTTACCACCTAAACCATCGTTAACAAAGTCTTTATAAGGATGTACTGATTTTGCAGTATACCAAGTAACAGCATTATAACCATAAGCATTTTGAATACGCTCAAGGTCGCATATAGGTTTATCCAAAGAGACTAACTTCATTAAATCAGAATTTTCTAATACATCAGCGCGCCATTCTTGGATATTTGAATTTACACCTAATAGTGCTGCTGTACGATTACGATAAGGTAATTTATTTAACTCATGTAGTCGATGTGCGTTATAAGGGAATCTGATATTACGATATTGTTTACGGTAATGTACTTGAAATACAATTCTACCTTGTGCTTGGTCAATAAACTCATGGTCATGGATTAATTCCTTAACCAAGTTAGTGCTAATTGAAAAGTCACAGTTCGTTACTTGTCGTACATTAGAAATATTATTACGATGTAACAGAACACCTTTAAACATCTTAGGTGAGTTTTTGTGATAGAATGACAAATAGAAGTCACAATCGTCGAAATATTCAAATGTATTAAGACGATAAGATTTATCATGGGTAAACAAATACTTACGAATACCATCTAATATAGATTTAAACGTAGGCGTTTGATTTATGTTAATTTCTACTGTTTTATAAATTGTCGAATCGTAAATAAGCTCTACCACATCGCCTTCCAAGATAGGATAAGAGATAGGATTATCTACAATATAACCATTGATATACGTAAAAATCTTACCTGGTTTTCTCTCGTACTGACGATAGAAATCGCTAATGATAGTACGTTGAGACATCCTGATTAATTTAAGATATAAGATATCTGTTTTTTCAGCTGGTTGATTTGGGCCAGGTGTTGTGTATAATGCATTTCTATAAGTTCGAAATGTGATGTCTTGACTATCCATATCCCAAGGGATTTTTGTTTCTTCTCGGATAACGATAACAATATTCTTCTCTACCGTAGTGGTAAAGTAAATATGTGTTAAAGGAATCATGATGCCTTTTACAGTATAGAACTGAAATAACACATTAGTTTCTTTACAGTATTCTGCCATGTTCACCCATTCTGAACGTTCTGGGTACTCAATAAACGGCAAGTTAACAATAGGTTCAAATACCTGTCCTAACACATAAGCATGATATCTATCGTGTTTAGTAGGTAAGTTATAGTCTTCCGAGAAAATATGGACGTGATTACGCGCTCCACCAAATGGGGTAATCCTAGCTGGTCTAATGATAGACTGGTTATCTTGGTGAGGCGCACCCCAAAGGTTATAGATAAAATGACCGATAAGATAAGGTACCTTCATCTTCTTTTATCCTTTCAGTGTCTTATCGTCCAGTTACAATACCATTGACACCTAGGACGAATTGTTGTTTATCTCTTGAGAAGTTTCTTAATGCAATTTTAGTTAAACCAGCATTCTTAAATGGTTGTTCTGTCAAACACATTGCTAGTACAGCAATAAATGTAGGGATATGTTCCATGGAGATAGACAGTAATTCCATCTTATCTAGACCAACCCAAACTGCACTATTTAAGTTTTTAGCAATAGTAGTATAGAACATACCGATATTCAAACCTTTTAATGTAGGGTTATCAATCTTCTCATATACATCTTTAATAAAATCTTCTACAGATTTATATACTAAGCCATTTACATAACGTGAAATATAAGTAGCTGGAATATTAATATCACGAGATAGTTTAGCAATAACAGCTTGTAATTCTAAGTCACCGATTACTTCTTGTTCGCTAAGCATAGAGTAATATAACCATGCGCCTAATACGCGCAATGTAACGATGTCATCTGGGCCACAATGAAATGCCATAGAGATAGCATTGGTAATCAAATCAGAATACGTCTTCATTGCATTTTGAGACAATGATTTAATGGCACGTGGGCCATTCTCTACTAAGTCTGAAGTCAAACCACTACGTAATGTTTGTAATGAATAAAGGCTACGGTTACCTACTGTATATTCACCTGGTTGCATTTCACGTACAAAGGCAGTTAAGTCTGTTGCAACATATTTTAAATTACGACCTAAGTCAACCACTACAGGATGGTCAAATTTAGGGATAATGTCATTTGGGTAAATTAAAATAGTACGGTTATTTTCATCTACTTTAATCCAAGGGTAGTTCTGTGCCAATGCAGTACGAATCTTTTCTTCCACACCTTTAATATTTAATACTTTACCAATGGTGGTTTCGTAAGGAGATTGATAAATCATTTTCAGTATCCTTTAAAATTAAAAAAAATAATGTTTATTTTAGCTAAAATACCTATTGTTTTAAATAGGCTACATTCATACTTTCTACTTTTATTTATTGCAATTTAATTATAAATAAATTTAATACTGTTTATATATATCAGTATTTCATTTTGATTATTATGAATGTCGAACTGCTCGTTTGATTTCAAATACCATTTAAAAGGATTGTGTGCACACACTCTTTACTATTCAGTTTAAAATGGTAAAACGACTTTTACACTAAATTATAAACCAAAATATGGAGACTCTGAAATGAGTAAAGTTGATATTTACGTATCCAATGCTACCCCTTATAGCTTCCATCTTGGTACTGACGATAAATCAGGAAAAGTGCAAACATTAAAATCATTGCCTCGTCCAATGCATTTGCCTTTCTTCCTGTTCTATGGTCAAAAAGGTACTCTAGATGAAGTCATGGTAGATGGTGCTGCATTTGCTAAAATTTACGGTACTGAAACGCTTCGTGAAAATAGTCCTTACTTTAACCACGTATCCCCTTTTATTAAAGGCGTGCTTGAAGATGGTGGTACTATTCTTGCTAAACGTATTGTGCCAAAAGGTGCTGAAAAACTCGCCTCTGTACGTGTTTCTTTAGAATACGTAGAAACTACTGTTGATGAATACCAACGTGACCGTGAAGGTAACTTCGTTAAAGATAGCCGTGGTGGCTTTACTACTACAGGTAAACAAATTCCTGGCGTACTTTATCGTTTCGTAACAGATGAAATCCCTACTACTGAAGTAACTGCTGGTACTAATACTTACAAAAACTTTGAATTTGGTATTGGTTCAGAATCTGTTGGTGACTTAACCGATGGTCAAGGTGCAACTTCAAAACGTGTTCCGTTATTTGACTTTGTAACTAACTCACCAGGTGCACATGGTAATCTGTCCGGTATCTCTATTTGGAGTCCTACCAGCAAAGACGGTTCTCCTATTAACCATATTGCATTCTCTGACACTGGAAGCTATCCTTTCCGTATGCAATTGGTTACTAAAGAAACTCCTACTTCTAATCCTGTTGTAGCGACTACTGTAGCTGGCGCTCGTGAGATTGATTTCTCTCTGAAACCAGAAGCTGTTTCTAAATCAGGCTTACATTATCACTTAGGTGAAACCTTCATCGAATTGTATAATGACTTAACTCCTGCTAATCCATTGTTGCCTCCTACATTCGGCCCATTCACTCGTCTGTATGTTTACCAAAACAACATCGATGCTGTTTTGGAACTCTTTACTACTAAAGAGATTTCTGCTGAACAACGTGGTGACTTCTCTGGTGCTACTAGCACTGATGTAGCTGCTAAAAAATATTTGTTTAACCTGTTCGGTGGCCGCCACAGCGATGGTGATCCTTATCAAACTTATCGTCAAGGTGAGTTAGGTACCAATGGCGTTATCCTAGGTAGCAACAGCGTTATGTGGGCTAAAGGTGGTACCGATGGCGACATGAATGATGCTGACTTTGCTAAAGCTGTAGAAGCTTGGTTAGAAGAAGTAGCTGACCCTAATGGTAAGTACATGGATAATGTATCTTACAATGACTCTACCTTCTGGGATACTGGTTTCCCTCTGGAAACTAAGTTGAAAATGGGTAAATATATCGCTACCCGTAAAGACCGCTGGGTATGCGTCAGCACTCACGTAGCTGGTGAAGAACAACCTATTAGCATTGCTGAAGAAAATACTCGTGTAGCAGCTATTCGCTCTGCTGTACGTCTGTTTGCCGACTCTTCTATCTACGGTACTGGTGCTTACCGTGCTGTAATCGTAGCTGGCTCTGGTCGAATTGATAAAACTGTTTCTTCTTATAAGAAACGCGTACCTAAGTCTTACGAATTGTGCCGTATTGTTAGCAAATATTGGGGTGCTAGTATTGGTCGTGCTAATAGCACTTACGATTATACTGAAGGTACCAATAACTTCTTCAAATACCTGGTTGACGTTACTAACTCTTGGGCACCTTATCAAGTTCGTAATGAAACTTGGGCTTCAGGTGGTATGTGGTCTGAACGTTCTGACCGTAAAGTAGACTTCTTCCCTGCGTTCCGTACTGTATACGACAATGACAGCTCTACTTTAACTACTCTGCGTCCAATGTTGGTTCACGTAGAACTGAACAAAATTGGTTACGAAGGTCACCGTGCATTCACTGGTAAAGACTGGCCAGAAGACCGCTTCTTGCAAGAAGCTACTGATTGGTATTACGACCAAATTAAAGACTACAAGTTCGGTGGTAAAGTCGAAGTAGAATGGAGTATTGAAGTAACTAAACTTGATAAAGAAAAAGGCTATATGTGGCATACTGAAGGTATCGTATACGCAGATGGTCAACGTACTGTTCAAGTATTCAATACTACTAACATGCGTCGTTCTGACAAACCTGAGAACTCACCTGCTATTGTAGCGTAAGGATGATAGTAGGGTAACTTAATACACGTTACCCTACTTATTGATTTTTTAATTAATGTACAAAAGGATTACAATAATGGCTCGCGTACAACCCGTCTTTATGGCGAAAGGCAATGGTGGATTTGCCGATGGTATCCAAACCAATGTATCTCACCTGATTGAAGGTGGTAACTTTGGTTATGCTAAACAATGGCATTCTTGGGTCAATAACCACCAATATACTTCACGTCCACTCTTGACGTTCTTGTTAGAACCACCTATTGGTTTTAAACTATTACCTAATAAAGAAGACCACATTGGTGCACTTCGTTCTCTAGTAGAAACTGTACGTCACCGTTGGACTGGTTTACAACACAAACTGACTGTTAACGTGGAATCTTCTCAATCGTTCGGTGGTAGTGGCCAAAAATACGAAGTATTCACTAACGTAACTGAAGAACAATCTAGCGTTTCTCTGTCTGTATGGGAACGTCCAGGTTTGGCTATTGGTCGTTTCTTTAAATTCTGGATTAACATGTTGATGATGAACCCAGAAACTAAATATGCTTCTATTTCTACTGTAGCTGGTGCTGAAGCTGAAAAATACGATTCAATGCCAGACATGTATGCCATGTCTATGTTGTTCATTGAACCTGATACTAACCACCGTCATGTTGTTCAATCTTGGATTGGTATCAACATGTGGCCTAAAGACTCCGGTGATAATGAAGCGAAACACGATAAAGATAACCCGTCTGAAGTTCGTGAATTGACTATTGGTTTCACTGGCATCTTTCAATATGGTCCTGGTGTAGACTACTTCGCGCAGAAATATCTAGACAATATCAACTTGATTGGTGCAAATGAATTCCATCAAAAAGCTGCTATTCAAGGTATTGATGCAATGGTGGCTAACGCTAGAACAAGTTATGTGGATACAGTAAAAAATTTGAGTCGCAGTCAGTACAAGTAGTGTGGAAAAAGTACTTATTTTCAAATCTGCAATATATGAGTAAGTATTAAAACATAGTAAATAATTATCCTTGCTCTCCTTAGTGGGGGCAAGGGTAGTTGTTATTATGTTTATGCTTTTTATACTAACTAGAAGTTAAAAGGAATAATACAATGTCTTTTACTGGTGATATTGAATATAAAGAAATCAAAAGTTTTGAGAATTATCTAATTTACGAAGATGGTACTATTATTAATACCCACAATAATAGCATTCTGAATGGTGAGCGTATTGCATTATACAACAAAGGTAGAGTTAAGTGGTTCAGTAAATCTGTTTTAATGAAAGAATACTTCCCTACTGTTAATTTAGAAGGATTTAAAACGATACCTGGTTTCTCTGATTACATGGTAAATGATAAAGGAGACGTATATAGCAAACCATATAGAAAAATACTTAAACCGACTGTAACCCATAAAGGTTATCATGCTCTTTCTGTCTATAACGATAAAAGAGAAAGGATGACTAAGAAAATACATCACTTAGTGTTAATGGCTTTTAAACCAGATGATTATAAACTAATTACTAAGGATTATAAGAATAACCACAATGCTGATGGTGAATTTTATACTACTAACCACATCGATGGCGTAAAGACTAATAATCGCTTGGATAACTTAGAGGTTATTACACATCGTGAAAATGTGCAGCACGCTATGGATACTGGGTTGGTTTCTACTGTTAAGCCTGTTAAAGTTAAGTTTCATGATACTGGGGAAATAAAACACTATCCTACCATGATTGCTGCTTCTAGAGCTTTAGGAATGCAAGAAGACGGTGTATTACAAAGACTAGAGAATCCTAACTATAAGTGGACTTTATGGAGTGATAATACGCAAATTATTCTTGAGAGTGATGGTGAGTTTGAGAATATAAGATACATTCCACGTGAAAGAGGTGGTATGTATCAAAATATTGTCGCTATTGACTATAAAAGAGACCCGTTTGAAGAGATTATCTATCCTAGTATTAACGAGTATTGTAGGGCTAATGGGATTAATCCTTCGACCGTTAAGAAAGCATTTGAACATACTGGTCATCCTATCATGCGTAATCTACATAGGATTAAGAAGATGGATGATCCGAATAACTGGGGTTTACCTGTTAAATTAGACCCGATATTTGAATTAGCTACGAGTAGTTACAATAAAGGAAGAATCTACGTATTCTTGAAAGAAGGGAATGTACCTATTGTTAAATTACCTAATGAGGATTTTAAAATAGAAAGTGATAGTCGATTTTCTAATACGAATATAAATAAGATTAGGGAAAAGTTAAGATGTAGAGAAAGATATAATCTAGATGATGGTTATAGTGTAATGTATTATGAAGACTTTATGAAAAATGAAGAATATAAAAAATGGAGAGGATTATTTAATCAATTTGAATACTTAGGTGTATAATGATTGATTATTATCAATATAAAAAAATAAGGTTATATAGAAAATATACTACTCTCTACTCCTATCATGGAGTAGAGAGTAGTATATTATTATGTTCTTCTTATTCTTGGCGAACCTTTGCTGTCTTCTCTATACCAAATATTAATGCATTTACAAAATCTAAATGCATTTCGTATTCAGTATAGGTGTAACTATGCATATCTAGATATTGATATTCCTCTAGAAAATCCATAGCACTGTATTTAGAAGTAATACAGATATCTCTCATTACCTCTATTGACAACAAGCTATCGTTTATAACCATTTCGTTTTCCCTTTCTTTGGTTAATTAACTAACTGTTAGTAGGATTTTTACCTTTAAGCCAACCATGGAGTTCCTTATCAGCCATAGCAACGATAGCTGAAGCACGTACTAATCCTTTAATAAGTTTAATACGGTCTTTTTTAAGGCTTTCTTTAAGTTCATCTGCTACCCTGTAATAAGAACATCTAAACAAATATTGGCTAGGAGTTTCAAATGATGAATCAACAGCGATATCTTCTGGTGTAATAGATAAACCATATTTATTATTAAAAGCTTCGAGTACAACTAAAGGATTGTCGAAGTATTTATCAACATATTCTTTAATAGTATCTTCGTCTACCTTAACAATAAATTTAATTGCGTTAAATAGGCCAAAATCTCCTTTAACTAATCGAACACTGCCTAATGGTTTATTTCTATTCCATGGTTGCATAGTACTATCGTTAATGCGATACAGACGATCACCATCTACACGAACAAATGAAAATAATTCTTTAAGATTGTTTACATCTAAAGAATCTTTACATAAGTTTGTAGACGGATAGATTTCTATACTGCGAGAAATCATCGCTTCTTCTTCTGTACGATTACGAAGTGTTTTATCTAATAAGTGTTCAGAAGAATGACGAATTGAATATTCAGATGACTTTCTTACCTTTTCGTTAGCAATTTGATCATAGCGAGATGTAGAAGCAAATGGATTACCCAAGATTTCGCGTTGACGCTGGCGTTGCTCTTCAGTAAACTTCACTGGTTCGTAAGGTTCTGGTTGTTCTTGAGCTTTCTGAATATTGTCCCAATTAAATTTAGGCTGTTCTTCATTTTGCTCATTTAAGCTTGTAATAATCTTATTACGCAATCGAATAAGACTTTCTATCGCTTGGTTTACTTCATCGATTTCTTCGCTATTAGCCACATCTGGTGCAGGTTTGAAATTAGGAATTTCTACTTCTTTACCCTTAAGTTCACGTACTGTTTCCTCTGTGGCTTTACGTATTGCTTCATCGATAGACTCCAATAACGGATGTTGTTTATCATGCTCTTTAAGCATTTCAAAACGTTCTTTTTCAAGATTCTCTCGCTTCTGAAGTTCTTTCTCCACACGCTCTTTAATAATCGCTTCCAAACGTTTTTCGCCGAACTTTTTAATCAAAGCTTCATCACAAAGATATTCTTCGTGAGCTAGTTTAGATTCATCGACAGTTTTCTTGGTGAATTTGCTGAATTTAAATGGTGAGTATTGGTATACAGACGCAGTTGGTTTTAAGTTAACTGGTTCTGTTACAGTTGATTTCTTCAGAATCAAATCAATCACCATTTGGATTCGTTCAACCAAGTTAAATGGCTCAACCAAATCTTTTACTTCACCTTTATGTTCTACACGCACAATCTTGTCAAGCGGTTCTGTCAAGATTTTGTGGAATTCATTAACTTCGTCTTTTTGTTTCAACATACCTACGGTGATGAATTTGATTTCTTCTTTAGAGTAGCCCATAGAGGCTGCAATATAAGATACAATTGCCAAAGAACGGCGAGTACTTAATTCAAATTTAATCATTTTTGGTTTTCCTTTATAAAAAGTTACCTGAAAGGCGACTTAGGCGTTATACGCCGTAAGTTAATAATAGATAAAAGAAAGATTGAGGTTAATCTTTCACTATAATAGTATATTTTTATATAAAAATAAAATGTAACACCACTATTGTAAAGAGTTAAAATTTATATATTCAATGGACAAAAGTATGAACTAATTTATTTCAACTAACCCTACAATTACGTAGCAATTAACAGGAGTTCATCATGCTAGAACAAATGAAAGAAGACTGGGGAAAAGAATTAAAAAATGCTTCAAATAAAGAACAACTAAGGATAATTAAAGATTGCCTTACTAGTATAAGGGATGATTTAAAAATCTCTAATGAAGATACTATTTCTTTATTGCTTTATATCGATCCTTATAACATTAATCCACCTATGGGGATAGATGAAGAAGTAGTAAGTGAAGTATATAGAACAATGCTGAAGTTTAACTACTTCATTAAATTTTATGTATTCAATAACGATGTTTATTACCACTTAGATGGTAGAAAAGTTTCACTTAGTTATCTACGTAATTATCTATCCGAAGATGATTCATTTGGTTGGTTGAAGTTCGTAACACGTCGTAATTGTACTAATCAACATTTGTATCTTTGCTGTGTGAAGAAAAACATTGCTAAAATAAAAGCTGCAATGGTTGATACTTTTACTAAATTACTTAATTTAAATTAAAAAGGAATTAGAAAAATGACATCAGAAATGATTAAAGTCACTAAACGAGACGGACGTCTAGAGAATTTAGATATTGAGAAAATTCACCGAGTAGTCTCGTGGGCTGCCGAAGGGCTTGACGTCTCGTCTTCTGAAGTAGAATTGAAAGCTCAAATCCAATTATACAATGGTATCCACACTGAAGATATTCATGCTACTTTAATTAAATCAGCAGCAGACTTAATTAGTTTAGAGAATCCAGATTATCAATACATGGCTGCACGATTGGCTGTGTTTAATATTCGTAAAATTGCCTATAATGGTTATACACCTCCTAGACTTTATACCCACATTCAATTAATGATTGAAAAAGGTATTTACGATGAAGAGATTTTAGAGAAATATACTGAAGAAGAAATTGACTTAATTGAATCTTTTGTAGACCACAATCGTGATATGAATTTTGCTTATGCTGGTATTAAGCAAATGGAAAGTAAATACTTGGTACAAAACCGAGTGACTAAACGAGTATACGAATCTCCACAAGTTGCTTTTATTCTAATTCCTACTTGTTTGTTTGCGGATTATCCTAAAGAAACTCGTTTAGATTATATTAAGAAATTCTATAATGCATTGTCATTGTTTAAGATTTCGTTACCTACCCCCATCATGGCTGGTGTACGTACTCCTACCAAGCAATTTAGCTCATGTACAGTCATTGGATGTGACGATAGCTTAGATAGTATTAATGCTGCTACTTCCTCTATTGTTAAATATATCTCTCAACGAGCAGGTATTGGTATCGAAGGTGGTCGTATTCGTGCATTAGGTAGTGAAATTCGTAAAGGTGAAGCCATCCATACTGGTGTTATTCCATTTTGGAAGATGTTTCAAGCAGCTGTAAAATCATGTTCTCAGGGTAAACTATTCTGCCCAGCTCTGTAGAAATACAGAGTTAAAAATATCACTCTTAATTGCTGGGAAATCTATACTTAAGTATAGACAATCAGCAGCCAATACCTAAATGTATTTTAGGGAAGGTTCAACGACTAGTCGAAAGACGTACCACTCAAGTGAGGTCTCTGTAACGGAGTTTGGGGAAATAGAGTGACTACCGCAGTGGATTAATGTAATCCTCTATGTGGTTTCCTTATATTAGGAATCTTACCAGGTAATGCTGGAGAAGAAGATATAGTCTCAACGTCTATGGTAACATAGAGCTGTCTTAATGGACAGAATACGGATTAACGACCCGTATTGAAGATATTTGGGAATTCGTGGTGGAGCCGCTACCTTATCTTATCCTATTTGGCATTTGGAAGTTGAGTCGTTATTAGTATTAAAAAATAACCGTGGAGTAGAAGACAACCGTATTCGTCAGTTAGACTACAGTGTGCAGATTAATAAGTTAATGTATCAGCGTTTGATTGAGGATAAGGACATTACATTATTGTCTCCTCATTCTGTAGAAGGTCTATACGATGCTTACTTTAACGATCAAGAACTATTTGAGAAATTGTATTTAGAAGCTGAAAATAATCCTCTTATTCCTAAGAAGACAATTAGAGCTACTGAATTGTTTACACTATTGATGTCAGAACGTGCTAATACTGGTCGTATTTACATCATGAACGTAGACCACTCAAACACACATTCTTCATTCATTGAAAAAGAAGCGACAATCTATATTTCAAATTTATGTGTATCTGGTGATACTAAGGTATTAACTGATAAAGGTATGGTTAAGATTGGTGAGCATGTAGGTGAGAAATTCACTATCTGGAATGGTTTTGAATGGTCTGAAAATATTGAGTTTGTTAGAACTAATACTAATCAAGATTTATATCGTGTAGAATTGTCAAATGGTCGTTATTTAGATTGTACTAGTGAACATAAGTGGATAACATATGGTAAACCAGATTACGACTTTGTTCGTAGAAACTCTGTACAAAGAGTAGCTACAAAAGACCTTAAGATCGGTGATTGGTTACAAAAATGGGATTCTACAGTAATAGACGGTAATATCGAGTTAGATAAAGCATATACCAATGGTTTCTATACAGCAGATGGATGCGATGTAGGTAATGCAAATATTATTTATCTATATCATGGCAAAAGAAGATTATTTAAAACTATCTCTGAAGAAATCAATAATGATATTATATCAGTACGTGATGAAAATGATAGGATAAATATCAGAACCAAAGGTTTAAAACCTAAATACTTTGTACCAGATAGTTCTTACACTGTTAAATCTAGACTAGAATGGTTTGCTGGATATATGGATGGTGACGGTGTTGTATTTAGAAACGATGGTTCCGTAACGCTTTCTTTCTCATCTATTAATAAAGACTTTTGTAACGATGTGATGGATATGTTATTATCATTAGGTATTACTAGTAGATGTAGTGTATTTGCTAAAGAAGGTATGAAGATTTTACCAGATGGAAAAGGTGGAAAAAAACCATACATGTGTAAAACTAGCTATAGAGTAGTTATATCCGGTAAAGGAGTATCTAAACTTATTGATTTAGGGATTAAGTTCAATAGACTTGTAATACCTAATAATAGACGTATTCCTAATAGATGTGCTACACATTTTGTAAAAGTTAAATCTATTACTAAGTTAGAAGGTAAACACGATACATTCTGTGTATTTGAACCAAAAAATAACTCAGTTGTATTTAATGGTATCATGACAGGTAACTGCCAAGAAATTACGCTACCTACTAAACCTTTGAATAACATCTTAGATGAAGAAGGCGAAATTGCTTTATGTACTTTAGGTGCTTTAAATCTAGGTTCTGTAGATAAAGATAAGTTAGAAGATATTGAAGAATCGATGGATTTAATTGTACGTGCTCTTGATTCTGTATTAGATTATCAAGACTATCCTGTTAAAGCAGCTCGTAATTCTGTAGATAAGTATCGTCCATTAGGTATTGGTGTAATTAACTATGCTTATTACTTAGCTAAAAATGGTGCTCGTTATAGTAATGCTAGTGGCCATAAGTTAACTCATGAGTTATTTGAAGCTATTCAATACTATGCTTTAAAATCATCTGTACAATTAGCTAAAGAAAAAGGTAAATGTGGAGCATTTGAAAATACTAAATATTCTAAAGGTATTTTACCAATTGATACTTATAAGAAGTCTATTGACGAATTTGCTTCATTTGAGTATAAATTAGATTGGGAAAGTCTTCGTAAAGATATTATAGAACATGGTTTACGTAATGCTACACTGACTAGTTTAATGCCATCAGAGAGCAGTAGTCAAGTAAGTAATGCGACTAATGGTATTGACTTACCTCGTGGTCCTATTACTGTTAAGGCTTCTAAAGACGGTATTTTAAAACAAGTCGTTCCGGAATATGATAAATTAGCTTATGATTACGAATACTTGTGGTACGATAGTAATAATATTGGTATGTTGAAACTGGTAGCCATTATGCAAAAGTTTGTAGACCAATCTATTTCTACAAATACACGATATAATCCAGCTAATTATCCAAATGGTAAAGTACCCATGAAAGAGATGTTAAAAGAGCTATTGCTTGCGTATAAGTACGGTGTTAAGACTTTGTATTACCACCACACTAATGATGGCTCTGATGACACTCAGGATAGCTTAGATGATGGTTGTGCAGGTGGTGCTTGTAAAATCTAACTAAAAAAGAATGGGCTAAGGATAATTCCTTAGTCCTTTCTTTATATGAAGGGACGAAAATGAAGATGGTATCTTCTTAGTAGCGATAATTGTTGTTCTGTAACCAAGAATCTAATGTTTGGTTTTGTGCAGCTAAAGCTGATTCTAACCATTCATTTTCTTCTTTAGTTATAGTACCCATCATCTTCTTAATTTGGAGTACTTGAATCTGATAGCTAGATTCCAC